GATTCGAACCCACGCACGCTTTTACACGCCTGACGGTTTTCAAGACCGTTCCCTTATAGCCAGACTTGGGTAATCTTCCATGAGGGAAGGTTTCAACCCGTGAAGATTGAAACCCCACCCTAAATTCTAAGAGGATTCATGGAAAATGTGTAAAACCATGAATTTTCCACACAACAAAGTGTGGTATAACGTAAAAACCTTTGACAGTCTTTACGTTTGAATAAAATTAAGAGGTATCTTGAAAGCAAGTCCTGATCACGAAACTCACTTATCAACCAAATTCCCCTTAGCAGTGGTTTAGGACATGACTTCACAAAATCCTTGAAAGACATTGTTACTGACTCTAAATTTTGCAACTACTAAAGCTACGACTCAGCAACCTTCTTCAGATTGCCAAACCTAAAGGATACAAATCTCACCTACCGAGAAAGCACTTGCAAATAAACTCAGTAGGCTACGACTCAACAACCTTACTCAGACTGTTGAGCCAAAAGGACACACATACGAAAAGATATGTGATACGTTTGGCATCGGAATTGCAGGATTCGAACCTACGACCCCTTGCTCCCAAAGCAAGTGCGCTAACCAAACTGCGCTAAATTCCGATAATATAAAAGGTAATGAGGATAGAGGGAATCGAACCCTCGGTCATAAGGAGTCAGATGCCTTACCTCTTGGCTATACGACAACAAAGTTGCGTAAAGGGAATCGAACCCTTGGTCACTAATCTCTCACTGCCTTACCACTTGGCTATATCCTCGATTTAGTTAATTATAATATAAAACCCTTTTGGGGTGGAGGTAGAATAAAACAATCTACCTCACTTTTCCCGTATTGGTTCGGGATAACGGTTTTCTTTCCCAGTAGTTTTGTGTCGTGCTTAGGACAATTTTTGCCAACTTTAGGTAGGTATGGTATCACCTTATTTTTTGCCAACTTTAGATAGGTATGGTATCACCTGAGTCTTAATAAATTTAGATACTGAGGTATGATGGAATCGAACCACCGTATTCAAGTTGCGCACCTTGAACTCCGTTGTACGGACGGAGGACACACTCGCCAAGTCCTGTGTCTGGCTACCTCTAACATTTAAAAATACGAAGAGCAAGAAACTTGCTCTAAGAACTTTTGCACACCTCTCTCAAGGAATGCACGCCGTTGTGGCACAAAACAAATACCACCGCAAGGATTCGAACAGTTTTCAAAGAAAACTCCGCTGATCTACCGGCTCGTCTATTGAAGTCATGACTCATCAATAAGCACCATGCTATCGGTGGTAATCAGAATTTAAACGTTTAAACTTTCACCTCACGATGAAACTCCACCAACTGGTCTCGAACCAGTGACAACTCGATTAATAGTCGAGTGCTCTACCAACTGAGCTATGGTGGATTGAACTCCCTAATGTACCCGTTCGGTAAGAAGCTGACAACTACTAATTGAACGAAAGTGACATAAGGAAGAGTTTGGTTTGAATAGAAGCGGAACTTGGGTTTTCTTTGATACCCTTTGACAAAAGAGGTATCGTGTTAAAGCAAGTTCAAAATAAACCAAAATTTTGTAAACGAACGCGTTTCGTTTGTTTATTGTTCTTTTTGTCTTTTGTGGAGTTCTGTTCCTAAAACTAAAACTAAACGTTTCGAAAACAAGAACAGGTTCCATTATTTAAACTTTGCGCGCTACAAGTTTAAATAATTAAGATTTAACAACCTTATTCAAGTTGTTAAACCGAAGTTGCTACAAAGAATAACAATCTTTCCGGCAATGGTGCGAGACAGAATCGAACTGCCGACGCATGGAGCTTCAATCCAACGCTCTACCTAACTGAGCTATCGCACCTAATTAGGATACCCTTAACACCTCTGGTACCTTATGTTGGAGAACCTTACAACCAACAAGTTTTTGAACATCAACCGAGTACAGTCAGATTGAGATTGTTCATGCGTTTTATTACCTAGAAACTGTACTTCTAAGGTAAAAGGCTTTTAAAAAACGACTTCTACAACAAATTTGAGACCCATAAGTGGAAATGTCTCCATCGTTTTGCAACTGAGTTTTATTCTTGGTTTACTGAAAAAGGAAACTTTGAACCTTTCCGCACGCATATTGCTTGGACTTGGGGCGCAGTAAACCTCACCAACCTTATCTTGACTAGCTTTAGTCTGCTAATCGAACCGTTGGCGTCACCTCGTTTCGCTGAGGGGCGTTAGTAGAGGACTAACCTTCTACTTAGGTGTTCTTACCTAATTAGATAAGAAACTCAAGCACTCACATAGTGGTTGCACATTATGCTTGTACTATAATGATTTAACAACCTTTGACAGTTGTTAAACCTAAGTTGCCATGAATTACTTCAAAACAATCTTTCCGGCATGACTCGAACTGGGCTTGAACCAGTGCAACTCAGATTAAAAGTCTGATACTCTACCAACTGAGCTATCGAGTCTGAATATAGCATTATGTAACTATCCAAAACGTGTCCATCACTTTCTTGTTAGTTTCGAACCTAACGCTGAAAAGCTCATCCACACATCATCCGTTTTAGCTACCACCCCTTCACAATAATTCAAAAGTCAGCTACACTTCATCACCATTATTGTCGCCCTAGTTCAGTGATTCGAGCAGGGAAATAGTTACAAGTTCATCATTTTTGATTTCTTAAACGCTTTGTCATTGTTTAAGAAACTACACTTCCTTTATGTGTCTCAGAAAGACAATGATGTGGGTTTATACCCAAATCTATAATGAACCGAGCAGGGTTCGAACCTGCGAAACCCCCCGATTAAAAGTCGGGTGCTCTACCAACTGAGCTATCGGTTCTAAATTAAAATCAACTCCACATAGAAAAACAATAATAGTAAGTTATAAAAGCCAAGTTAAGTTTAAGTGTTTAAGTCCTTATGTTTCTTTGCCCAATACCCCATTGGAGGTTTACTTAAACCTAACTGTTTAGCTCGTTTTTCTATCGCTTTATCACTAACTCCAAATAACTTAGCTATTTGCACCATCGGATATCTCCAAAGTAAATCTTCAAGAACTTCCTTTTGCACTTCAAATTTTCGTCTACTTAACTTATCGCAAAGCACAGAACAAAATTTTCGAGATTTAAAATCCTTAGACCCAACCACTTCAAACTCTTTTGCGCAATGCTTGCAAACCTTTGTATAGTAAGTACAACCTCTTTCAACAGCGTGTATACGTGCATGATCTCTGGCATTAGTTAACTCTAAATTCTCAATTTTATTATTTGTTCTATTACCATCCTTATGATGAACAACCTCATCAGTGGTTAACCACCTACCTAAACGCTTTGACATCACATATCTATGTTCATACACTTTCCCTGCTTTATTAGCTAGAGGATGGGTAGGATTATAGCAATACATATACCCTACACCTTTATCTATCTTAAAATCCATACATAAACCCCTATACACAACGGAGGAATCGAACCCCATACTCATCCTTCCCACAGTTTTACGAGATAGGTTTAGAAGACCTATGTGGTTACGTTGTGCAAATTAAAAGAAAAACCTTAACCAAATTTCAAACGGAAGTTAACTTCCGCACACATAGTCCGCTTAGGATTACTTTATGCGTTTACTTCTTCTTTTTCAATTAAAGTATGCGCAGAGAGGGAATCGAACCCTCATGAACTAATGTTCCTAGGATTTTAAGTCCTATGCGTCTGCCAATTCCGCCATCCGCGCTTGTGGTAATGTACTCACTTCATGCGGTTAAAAACCTAAGTACATTACCTTATTAGAAAGGGTTGTTTCTTCTGAAAGCTAAGCTAGAGAGAAAATATTCTCTCTAAACAAACGTGAGGATTTCAACCCCATAAAGTCAGCAACTTGACCGTTTGCGACTAGGTGCAGAACTAGTAACCCAAAAGAGCGTTCGTCCTTCATCATCGGGACCTGTCGCATCCTTGAACAACCAAACCAATGACTAAAGTTTCCAAAAACCATTTAATTGTTCGATGCACACCTTATGTCTTGTGTATGTTGTAAATGGAAATGCCGAACCCGACAGTTCGGAGACTCTTGGCATGAGTTCAAACCAAGAGCGTAAAGTTGACTATTCGGCTTTGTGCCAAGCTTTACGTTATGCCTAGCTCATGACAACCACGTGTTAAACGAAGTTTTTCAATTCTAGGAAAAAGGCTTGCAGTCGAAAAACTGCAATGAGTATCTAACGGAATCAAACCGCTAAGAGGTGAAAACCTTGCAATCATGCGATACCCAAGAGTTAAAGACGAAACTTCAACTCTAAAACTGATAATTACTAATTGCGAAAGTTACTTTCTATTAGTTTATTATTTAACTGCTTCTTTAAGAGCTTTACCCGCTTTGAAAGCAGGAACTTTAGTAGGAGCGATTGTGATTTCTTGACCTGTTTGTGGGTTACGACCTTTACGTTCTGCACGTTCGCGAACTTCAAAGTTACCGAAACCGATAAGTTGAACTTTTTCACCTTCAGCAAGGAAATCTGAAACTGCTGCGAATACAGCTTCAACTGCACGTCCAGCGTCTTTCTTAGTAAACTCAGTAGCTTCTGCTACTTTTGCAATCAAATCTTGTTTATTAGCCATTATGTGTGGCTCCTTTCTTTTTAGTTAGCTCTTTTGCTAACTTACAATAAACATTATATCACACAAACCCAGTTCTGTCAACAGTTTTACTTAAATTTCTTTAAAAAAGTGTTGATTTATGAAGGTTTGTGCTGAAAACGTTGATATATCAACGTTTCTGAGACTTTGAAAATTCGAAAATTTTCCTTAATTTGAATGTTTTAAGGTCTTTTCTAAAATATTTTTAACAAAGTCTGGTGCTTGAAGAGTTACAACCGTCCGAATTGTGGACGAAGGGAAGATACCGCTCTTACGAGAGTCCTCTGAATTTTCTCGATTATCTCCCATAAGGAAGTATTCATCTTTACTTACAGTAGTTGTTAGACCTTTGTGCGCACCTAACCAAGTTGTTGTGTCTTCCACCATTTTCTTAGTTTCAGTTGAGTTATCTTCTAAGGCACCATTAACGTAAATACCATTGTCTAAGACCTTTATTTGGTCTCCTTCTATTGCTACAACTCTCTTCACAATGCGAACTCGATCCAAGACATTATAAGCAGTTACAATATCTCCTCTGTTTGGGCGTTTGAACTCTTTGATGGTGCTAAACCAAACTTGACCATCTTTCATAGCTGGGTCCATTGACGAACCTGAAATCTTAATTGGACTAAAAGTCAACTTCAAAACCATTAAAATAGCAAAGACGAAAATAAAAGATACCGTGAAACCTCTTAAAAATTTAAAGACAACACTCTCTTCTTTTTCCTTCGGTTTCTGACTGCGAGTATAAGTCGGTTCTTTTAAAGGTTTAGACTCCAACTCAAATTCCTCAACCGTTAACTCACCTAAAACGCTTGTTTTATCTTTGGACATAAAGCAAATCAATCTCCTTCTGTCTCAGATTGAGTTTCAGTTTTAACTGCCACAGAAGTACCCTCAGAAGGCTCAGATTTGTCTTCTGTACCGCTTGTAGTAGATGGGTTGATAGAAACTTCATTATTAGGTAACAAACGCTTAAAATAGTTCTCTGGGCGTTCTAAGTCATCTGTAATTGGTTTAAACATAAAGTTTAAATAGTTGCGGATTTGTAAGTACAAAACTGCGTGGTAAAAGACAGATACCGCAAGACCTAAGATAATCACACCTAGCACTACAAATAGTGACCACTTAGTAAACCCAACTGTAAACCCATAGTTGACAGTTGAAAACAGAGCAATGATAATTAGCATTAAGTTTGCGTAAACTCGCTCTCTGATAGAACCGTAGTAACTCAACATTTTATCGGTACTATAACCTTCAGTTTTCTTTACTAATCGTTTTAAGACCAAAGGTAATACAAAATCTCTAATCATAAATGAAAATCCCTTCTAAATCAAAAGAGGACTGCCGCTTAGACAGTCCCCGAACGTACATGCTAAAGCTTAGTTTTCTTTAGTCACTTTTCTTCTGCGAGGTTTTCTTTTCTTAGCTTTTGGTTTTTCCTCCGCTAAAACCTCAGTATCTTCTGCAAGTACAGAAGTCTTCTCTTCATCTTCCAAAATAGAAGTGTGTTCTTCATCTTCTAAAATAGAAGTTTGCTCTGCCGTTTCTTCTGCTAATACAGAAGTTTGTTCAGCAATCTCCTCGTCAAGAATTGAAGTTTGTTCAGCAGTCTCATCTTCTAATACCGAGGTTTGTTCAGAAGTCTCTTCTTCCAATACAGAAGTTTGCTCAGAAGTTTCTTCTCCAAGAACATCTGTGAACTCATCTGTTAATACAGAAGTTTCAGCAACCACACCTGTTTCATCTAGTGGAAGAGTTGCAGTCGAACTATCGTCAGTTGTGACATCTCCCATAGTTGGAGCAACTACCACTGGTTCTTCTTTCAAAGAGTCAAGAAGCTCAGAAACGACTTCTCCACTATCTTCTAATTCGCTTGTCTCAGTTACACCAGTTTCCTCTGGTTGACCTGTTGAAGCAGAACCACTACCTGACGATACCAATCCTTCTGCTTCAGTGACAATATGCGCACCAATACGAAGTTCTTCTAATTCTCGTTCTTTACGTTTACGCTTGCGAACTGCTGCAAACCACCAAGCTAACAAACCACCAAAGAAACCTAACCCTAAAGTGCCTACTGCAAATTTAAAGTTATCAGAACCAAGAAGTGCTTGAGCAGTTGTAGCAGTAATTGTGATACCCTCAACCTTTTGGGTTGTAGTATTTCCTGCTAAGTCCACTACCTCAACTTCAATCGAATAAGGTTTATCAGAGTGTTCAAGTTCAATTAACTTCTCACCTTTTAGCAATTCTTCTTTGGTGAACTCATAAACTTTACCGTTTACCAACACACGCACACGTGCTAAACCAATGTTATCTTTAACTAAGACTTTAAATTGGTGTTTAGCAGTGTTGTACTTACCATTGTTTGTTACACCCTCAATCTTCAACTCAGGTACAATGTTATCCAATACAAATTGGAATTGAACCGAAGCATTTGAAGAAGAAGCATGACCATCAACGTCTACGGTTGCAACAGATATAGACCATACCCCATTTTCCTTGAAGCCGTCTTTATTAAAAGTATATGTATAAGTGTAAGAACCATCTTCCTCTTTCTTCTCATCTACTTTAACGAGACTTGCATCTACTGTTACTACTTTACCATCTAATGTAAAGGTAAACTTAGTCTTGCTTGTATCTAGTCGTGTAGTTGAGTGTTCAGAAAGTTTCAAGTCCTCACTCAAACGTTGGTAATAAGCACCGTTTACATCTTTATTCAACCAATCGTAAGTTGAACCGTTTTTGTTTACCGCATAAGTAATGGTCTTTTCAGACACTTGACCTTTATCGTCTGTTACTTGCACTTTAACAGTGTAAACCCCATCTTTTTCTGGGAGACTATCTGCTACAAATGAACCATTTACCACTCGACCTGTTAATTCAGTTGTACCATCTTGTGAAGACACAGTTGCTTTAACGTTTTGGACAGAACCACCGGATACCCCAATGGTAATCTTATCTGGGCTTTCGACATAGTTCGTTTGGTTCGAAACCCCACCAATGTTGATATTATCGTTAGGTCTTGGAGCGTTTGTGTTACCATTCGTATTATCATGGTCTTGTGGTTGTGGGTTAATGATAGTTGTGTTCCCACCTACTGTACCATTGTTATCACTTGGAGTAGTTGGAACTATAGGAGCTGGGGATGGAGCAATCGGTGTATCTGGTACAATCGGAGCAGTTGGTTGAGTTGGAGTAACTGGTGCAACTGGCTCAGTTGGTGTAGTTGGAACTACTGGTGTTGTAGGTACAACCGGTTTTTCATCACCGCTAGGAGTTGGTTTCACATCTTCTGATGGTTTAGTAGGCTCACTTGGTGTTGGAGTTGGTTTAGGAGTCGGTTTAGTATCCTCACTAGGTTTTTCCGGTTCACTAGGTTTACTTGGTTCACTTGGTTTCTCCTCAGAAGGTTTTGTAGGTTCTTCTGGTGTTGGAGTCGGAGTCGGTGTTGGCTCTGGCGTAGGTGTTGGAGTTGGTTTAACCTCTGGCTCCTTACCTTTTAAGTGGAACACTTGATTACCAAATTTTCGACCAAAGCGAGATACCGCAGAGTCACTGATTGTGAAATCGTATTCACCCTCTGGAAGAACAGAACCATCAAAGTGATAAACTCCATTTACTAGTGAAACAGTCAACGTAGTTTTACCATCTTTAGTAGTTAAAGTCAGAGTTTCTGGGAGTGTGTCACCCTCTAAAGTAGGTGTTACAGTCAAATCCAATGTACGCTCTTCGGATTTAGCAACCACTTCGTGCGTTCCTTTATCTACAATAGTTCCTAAAGGCTCTCTATGTTCAACTCCATCTTTGTCTGTATAGACTAACTCCAAAGTAGAGTTTACTGGAAGAACTTCCCCTTTAGCACCTTGAGACTCATTAACTGTACCATTTACTAATGTTTGTACAATTTTCACAGAGTCTGGTGAGATACCTTCTGGTACAGTAACCGTAACTTTTTGTTTGTCGTTAGCTGTTACATTGTAATTATTGTCTTGTTTTTCTACCACTTTATCATTGTCGAAAGTCAAAGTAGGTTTAGTTTCAGTAGGTTTCTCTTCTTTAGGTTTGTCTCCATCTTTAGGAGTTTCCTCTTTAGGGTTTCCCCCCTCAGTTGGTGGAGTGGTTGGAGTCTCTTCCTTCGGTTTATCTCCATCTTTTGGTTTTTCACCTTCACTTGGAGGTGTTGTAGGGTTTTCTTCCTTTGGTTTATCCCCATCTTTAGGTTGTTCACCCTCATTTGGTGGAGTTGTTGGTTGCTCTTCTTTAGGTTTGTCACCCTCAGTTGGAGGAGTTACAGGCTCACTCGGGTTTTGAGGAGTTTCCTCTTTTGGTTTTTCTCCTTCACTTGGTGGAGTTGTTGGCTCTTCTGGTGTCGGAGTTGAAGGTTGCTCCTCTTTTGGTTTTTCACCCTCAGTTGGGTTACTTGGAGTTTCCTCTTTTGGTTTTTCGCCTTCTGTTGGAGGTGTAGTTGGTTCACTTGGAGTTGTTGGCACTTCCTCTTTAGGCTTTTCACCATCTGTTGAAGTTGAAGGTTGCTCCTCTTTTGGTTTTTCTCCTTCACTTGGAGGTGTTGTTGGAGTTTCACTAAGTTGACCTTCAGACGGATTGGATACCGGACTGTCAGCTTTTGGTGTTTCCTCAGCTTTTGGTGTTTCCTCAGCTTTTGGTGTTTCCTCAGCTTTTGGTGTTTCCTCAGCTTTTGGTGTTTCCTCAGCTTTTGGTGTTTCCTCAGCTTTTGGTGTTGATGGACTCTCAGAACCCTCAGAACCACTTGTAGGAGCGCTTGGAGTTGACCCCTCATTATTACCCTCTACTGGTTTTTCAGAAGAAGCTGGGGCATTCTGAGAAGGCTCAGAAGTGCTTGGTGCAGGAGTCTCACTAGAAGACTCATTATCTTTTGGAGACTCAGCTTTAGGCTCTCCATTAGCGTTATTGGGAGCCTCTTCTGCTTTAGGAGTGTCTTCAGACTTAGGTTTCTCTTCTGCTTTTGGAGTTTCCGAAGGTATTGGAGTCGGAGTGGTTTCCGAATTTGGAGCGGATACCGGTGTGGTAAGTTCTCCATTTGAATTTGTTGGTGTGGTTGTACTTGGAGTTGTAGGCTCAATCGTTACCGTAGGCGAAACTCGGTCAAAACCTTGCTCCTCTGCACCTACAGAACCTACAGTAGCTACAGTTGCTACCGCTGCCGCTGCAACTACCCCTCTTTTTACACTCAAACGTAAGGCTTTCTTACGTTTCATCTCTTTTGACATGTACGTTGTTCCTCAGTCTTTCTGCTAGTTTTAAACGAAAAAGGGAGGTAAGCTCCCTTTACCTAAACTTTATTATAGCACAACTTACTTATTATGCAAGTGTTTTCTACATTAAAGCTCAATATTATCATAAATTGTCGCCACTTGGAAGATACCTTTGGTAGAGATTGGTGTAGCTAAAGACCGTTTAATCTGCGATTTTATTTGTCTTTGCTCTCTTTTCTCAGCTAGAGTTTCTACCTCATCAGAGTCCAAAACACCTGTTTGCTCTTCTTCATATTCTTCCTCATGGTAGTTCAAGGAAATAGACTCATCAACCTCTAAATTTGAAGTTGTTGCTGAGTTGTTCTCCATAAGAACACCCAATAATTCATCTACTTTCTCTGGGTTTTTAAACAAGTCTTGAGTTAAAGAGCCTGTCGTGTGAGCAGAACCAAACGCTCGACCTGTAGATACCCCCTCCATAGCTGAATACTTCTCTACCAACTCAGCAGTTTGCTCTGCTCCAATTAAACCTTTGCGAGCTTCAATACGAGACAAGAATTTCTTCTTCTCCCTACCTGTGTAAATGTCAAGTGTGGATTTAATACCGTATTTAGCCGAAATAATTAACAAACCTACTACAGAAACCGCAATGAGTAGGATTCCTAAAATTGTAAAAATGTTCATGAAACCCACCTCCCTAACGTTTTCCATACGTTGTGTTCAATTTATTTCGAACGGTGTCAACTCGGCTCTGCAACTCAGCTTTCGCTTTGTTCTGTGCATCGGTTTTGCCTGTGTAGGTCAATACCGATGCAACTGCTTTATCAAATACTGTAGTCAGCTCTTCTAAAGTCAAACCGTCCGCTTTCAAACCACCTGAATAAGAGTCGATTACATCAAAGACACTTTGTAAGTAAGTTAATTGCAACTGTGGGTCAGAACCCATTTCAGACTCTAACTCACTCAAAGCAATCCAGTATTTCTTATACATACCACTATCTGAATTATCCGTAATCGAACTTAAAATACCCTTCTTGAATGTACCTAGTTCTAAGTAAATTGAAAGCAAATGCTGATTTTTATCAGATACACCAAACTCTTTGGCTTGTTCAAACCACGGTACAGACTTCGTTTGTCCGTTTTGTGGGTAATAGAACCAATATAACTGACCTACTTGATAAAGCAAGTCTCCTGCTCCTTCTTTCCCTTTCAAGCTAGGAATATTAGACTGTAAGGCACCCAAGAGTTGAAACTCATCTTCACTTGTAAAATGACCACTTGAACGGTAGATTTGAACTAACTCCATGTAAGGTTCTACCTCATTCGGTAAAATCTTACTTGCTTCTAACAAGGAGTCAATGTTCTGAGAAGTTTTACCTGTAGCTAACGCTTGCTTATAAGCATCTGTTGTTGCCATTTGCGAATACAAGACACCTGTTCCTAATAGCAAACCACCCAAAATCAACGTTCCAAACAAGCTATAAATGGTTGTAGCTCTCTTCTTAATTTTCTTAATGTAACCTTCAGACATCTTATCAATGTTCTTCAAGTCATAAATCATTTCCTCTACGGACTGATACCGGTCTTGTGGTTTAAAGGCAGTTGCCTTCTCAATAATCTTCTCCAAACCTACTGATCGAGTGGAGTCATATTGACGAATTGGTAAAATCGGCAACTTCCGACCATCTTGTAAAACCTCTATAGAAGGGCTGTTACGAGTTGCTAAAAAGTACAGAGTACGACCCAAAGCATAAATATCAGAACGCTCATCAAACCAAGCTTCTTTTGTGCGCATCTCTGGCGCAGCATAACCTTTTGTACCTAATTTTGGTTCTTTACTATAGTCAAAATCAGGACCTACCTCACGTGAGATACCGAAGTCCATGAGGAACAAGTGGTTCTCATTAGACAACATGACATTGTGAGGTTTCAAATCTCGATAAATGACCTTTGGATTGCGATTATGCAAATACTTCAAAGTATCACACAAAGCTAAACCCCAACGAACAATCGACTTCTCATCAATGTAAGACTTCTTCGCAATCAGGTCTCGCAAAGAATAACCTTCGATATAATCCATGACAATCAAGAGAGAGTACGCATCTTTTGTCATTTTAATAATACGAGGAATAGAAGGATGTGACAAAGATTTCAACAAGTTAACTTCTGCAATTACCGCTCTTGCTTGTCTTTCACCTTCTTTAGTTCCTCTTACTGGGACTTCTTTCAAAGCCAAAAAACGATTTAGTTCAATGTCTCGTACCAAATAAACAGTCGCTGAACCACCTTGTCCAATCTGCTTAATGACCTCCCAAGAACCTTCAACTATATCGCCTACTTTTAAGTATGTTCTAATAGCCAAATTAAACTACCTACTTTCTGCTAACCATGAATTACATAACCAATGGAATCCGAAATAAACTGCCAAATACTACCTGCGGTTTCATACATGATACCCGACACTCCAAGTACCCCAGCTAAACTGAAAATCGCAGCCCAAATCAATGTATCACCTAAGCCTAAACGCTTAGTCTTCAACTTCGCATTTTCTTTCTTGTCTGCGAACCATAAACCGCCTGAACCGTTTCTGTTCTGCTCAATCGCTCTATAATTAAATGTTACAACCCTCATAGCTGGACTATCAATGTAGACAAACCAAGAGTCAAACACATAAGCTAACAAGAGAATAGAAGGATATACCAAAGCTAACATGGACAAGACCATCACTACCAAACGAGCGCCTTTAATGGTTCTCTTTTGAAGTGAAACCTCTCGCTCTTCTTTCCATTTAGCAATACTAGTTGCTTCATCACCTTTTAGTTTTTCAATCTTATCTAAACGACCTTTAAAACCTTGCTCTTCTTTACCGTAGTCACGGTCTTTAGGCATATTAGGAATAGCGTCCTCAGACCAACGTTTCAAATTGTCGGATACGGATTTTTTCTTTTTATCTCCGCTTTCATCTGAACCATTAGTTGTACCATATTCGTCTTTGATTTTTTCGTAAATACCCTCTGCCATTTTAGCACGTTTATCTAACGTGTCTGCTGCAGGTCTCTCAAAAGCAGCTACGAAGTCATGAGTTGCACCTTTTACATTCGTAGTCTTCTTGAACTCATCATAACTCTTAGAAGTTTGATTTAGCTCAGTACGACCCCAAACTCCATGAATATAACTAGACCAAAAGGCAGAACCAAAGTCTCCACTACCTTGCATCTCTTTATCCATATACTCAATAGAAGCGGCACCTGCCGTAGCTGGGTCTTTGATGTCATAACCCTTTTCTTTTACCCAATTTTCATATTGAGTTCTTCGAGGGCTACCCGCAGTATCTGTCCATTGAAAGAGACCGAGACCTCTACTTGCTACATTACCCTGCTCTTCTAAAGTTGCATCAAAAGCTGACTCCTCATTGGCGTTCCCCATCATACCAGCGAAAGCTTCTGCTGAGATACCCAATTCTTTCGCTTTCTTAGCAGCTCCTCGAATAGTTTTCCAACCATCTTCAGTAATATCTTCAACATTATTATACCCTGCGTAAACTGAGGATATCGAGCTACTTAACGTAAGTAAAGTAGCACCCAGTAAAGCACCCGATAATAAACGTTTCTTTAAACTTGAACCCATAAAACACCTACCTCCGTTTTAATTGGAGTGTAAACTGCTAAATCCTCCAAGTTACCACCTTTTATATCGTCTTTATTTGAGGAACCTACTTGTCCTCCAAATTCTGAAAGAACTTTGTACGAACCTGTTGAACTATCTTCTACTACAACAAAACGAACTCCTACATCATATAAGGTAAATGTACCTACAATAGACTCATTTGAGTTCAGTTGCATCAATTTCTCATCAACTTTGCTATTTTTATTTAAAGCAAACTCTACACCCGGCGTATCTTCCAACAAACTACTTGAGCGCAAGCCGATAGTCAGATACCCTTCTGCACCTTTCATAATTTGTTGAACCCCTTCAAAACCATAAGGTTTAGACTCTTTTGTCCAAACTGCAACTACTTTACCTAACTTGTTCACTAACACTTTTTGACTATCTGATCCAACTGCATATAAACCATTTGAGGTTCTTACCACAGTTGCCCCATCAAATGACCAACCAAGTTTTTTAGCAAATACTGTAGCTACTGCAACTACACCTTTGGGTGCATTAACTGAGTCTTTTTCAAAAGTTATCTTACTCTCAGCAAGACCTTTCTTCCAAAATTGCCACCACTGTTTGTCTGTGTTAGGGAGCAAAAACCCAACACTGTTACTTTCAGCTAGGCGCTTTTCTCCAACTCGCTCAAAAGCTAAAGAACTGTCTGCTTGTGACTCTTCTTGTTCTTTCGGAACGTCAGCATCTTGATTTAATGAAACCCAAGAAAGTCGGTGTTGTTTTCCAGTTCTCAACTCATCTTTGTCATAAAGAGGTTTAATTCCTTTAGGATACACTTCTTTATCTAAACCTTTCACATAAGGTAGAGATAAAGCTGAGTTCATAGACCCTACAAAGTCACTTTCTGAACTATATTTATACTTAAACAAGAGAGCTACTGCTTCATCAGAGCTACCCGTTTCTAACAATCTCTGAGCTAACTCAGAGTTGCTATTTACCAATTCCGAGACGAAATCGGATACCGAAAATTGATTTGGATTTAAACCAAAGTCAGTATTTCTTACCCAAAGAGCCATTAAGACACTAGGTAGAAAACCAACTTTCTCTGCTTGTCTCTTAACCTCCTCCTTTTCTTTATCCAGAGTCTTAGTTAAGATATTTGGAGTTTGACTTGCCTTCGTTTGCTCTTCTGCTAATACACGTGTTGAGTTCAAAACAAAAGGAGAACTACTTAACACAAGACTACATAAACCTATTAAAGCTACTTGTTTTTTCATGTTTTCTCCTTTCTAGTTCAACTGAAACTTAGGGTGAGCAAAATAGTGATACCCTGTTTTAGTTGTGTCAATCTTAGTATAACCCTTACTTTCCAACTCTGTCACTTGTTTCCCTCTAAATAACTTCGGAATCAACAAATCGAGTTTTGTAGAACCTTTATATCCCACTCCGACTAGACCTTTAGTTAAAGAGTAAGTCAACTCATAGTTGTTTGAACGAAATGTTACTAAAGTAGAATCTCCCTCAACTTTACCTACTGATTGAACTAAACTAAATTCTTCTCCTAGTTTAGCCAAAACACTATCTAACTCAGCTAACTTATATTGACCCTCTAAACGACTTAACTGATATTCTTTTGTATAAAGAAAGTCAGTTGTTGGCGAACTTTCAGATACCGAGTCCAAACTTGGAAGTTGGTCAAAAGATAAGTCCTTATCTGACACACCTTTAGCAATCGTTTGTTGGCGCTCTTGGTTCTTATCTGGGGCAATTTCTTTCACTGGGCTAAAATACCCTGCAAATAAAATCAAAATTGCTAGGAATACAAAGAAAAACCCAATTAAGAAGTAAATCGCTTTGTATTGAATGACCCTTTTTCTTTCATACATGAAAGGCTCTCCCTTCTTTCAATCTTACTAAGGAAAAAGAGGATAGTGTTTATCCTCTTTACTTGTTTACTTAGTGTAATTGTACCACAACCATTTCATTTATTCAATAGTTTCGGCAGTTTCTTCTGTCGGAGTGGCAACTACTTGATTTGAAGAGCTAGGATAAGAACCGGTATTACTTGCATCGTAGCGATTAAACTGCAGTTTGTAGTTATCAAAGGCGACATTCGTTGTATCCCCCAGCTCAAGTCCTTCCACTTTGCGCTGCAAACCTGATACCCTTGAATCTAGTAGGTCAATAACATGAACTAGGTATGCATAAACTGTTTTAGGGCGCTCACCGAACTCTCCGTGGTGTTCTAAAATAATAGCTTGTAACTCACGATAGAACATTTCATTGTAAGTTTGTTCAATCAACTCTTTATACTTAGAAATAATTTCAATTCCTAAATAAGTGTGAGGTACAATCGAAATCTCAGTATAAGCACCATTTTTCAACTCTAAAATTTTACCGAAATCATGAACTACCAACCCTAACACTACCAAGTCACGTTCTTCTGGACTCATAGTATGAAGTAGTTCATATTCTGTCATGGCAACTTCCGCATAACGCAAGAGTTTACGAATATGGTTAAGCAAACCTCCAACTTTTCCGTCATGGTAGCCCCCATATTGAGCAGCCATAGCTACACTCAACTCTTTACCTCTGTCACTTAACATGTGTAAAGTTAACTGAGCGCCTTTTTCAGTCATGAGCTTACGAACCAAAGCTCCAATTTCATGAGCGTTTTTACTTGGGTCAATTATCTCCATAAACTCAGCAGGATTATAGTCCGCAGACAAACCACGGATACCCTCAAGTTTCGCAGATAAACCTCCGTTGTAGTCTTGAATCGTAACGTCACCATCACTTACATAAATAGTTGTGACCCCATTTTCTTTAAATTGAGACACAATCACATTGTCAAAACACACAAAGCGAATAGAAGCTCCACCTCTTACAATAATCGACCCTTGCAACATGTCTGAATCATTGCGAGTTTTACTGATGCTCATACCTTGCAAGAGAAAAGACCCTTGCTTTCTACCTAAACTATTAATGTCAATCGTCATTTACTGCTACCTACCTAATCTATCTAAACCTAAACTACCAAAAGTTATGGCATGTAAAATATTGCCGAAATATTGTCTTTCTGACCTTCACCAATCATCATACGAGACATAGACTCTAATTGGTTCTCCTTAGACCAAATTAACTTCGCTTTTTCTTTGGTCAAAAACTCTGAAAAACCATCTGAGGTCAAGAGGATACCCTCTCCTGCTTTCAACTCCAAAAGTGAAGATTGTTGCAAACGGAAACCTCTACTTACCCCTACTGCCTTTGTAATCTTATGGCGGTTAGGGTGTTTCTTAATCTCCGCTTCTGTCATAGTGCCTTCTTTTAATTGATTAAAAGCCCATGAATCATCTTCTGTCTGCAAAATCAACCCTCTTTGATTTAAAACGTATAAGCGAGAGTCACCTACTTGAAGAGTTAAAAACTGAGAGCCTTGGACGATACCGACTGTACAAGTAGTTGCAGATGTACCTTTTACATTTGCAAACTCTTCACACAAACGAGCGTGCGCTCTATAAATACCTTGAGAGACAACCTCTGCGATAGCTTCTAACCATGTACTTGCAGAACCTTTATTCTCAATAGACTCTACTGCAGAGCGAATGGATTGAACAGTAAGAGAAGAAGCATATTTACCTCGAACTCCCCCACCCATACCGTCACAAACAACTAAAACATAAACTGGTTGTTCTCCAAGCTCTACACCTGAAACCTTGAAACAACCAATAGTGTCCTCATTTTTTTCGCGATACCCTTTGACCCTTGAAGTGCCGTTGTACCCACCTCGGTCTGAATAATATTCTAATCTCATCAAATCTAAACCTCTTTTACTTTAAATGTTACTTCTTCTTTAGCAATCTTCAAAGTGTCACCATCATGAAGCTCTTTTAAGTCTCTTGCGAAAATACGCTCTTCACTTCTCCACTCAGAACCTGAATTTTCAGCAGATTTGAGCCAAGTTCCATTTGTAGAATCCATATCCTCTACATAAAATGTGCTTTCCTCTTCCTCATAGATAATCTTGAAGTGAGTACCTGACATATACTTGTTTTCTCTAAAGGCAATCGACTCTTCTACACCATCAATCGCTTTAGGACGCTTGCCGAACACCCAAGTATCAACACCACTTCGACTATCTAATTCAAAGCTCTCTCCCGTTGGACGAATCAAATAACCAACCTTGTGGTGTCTACGAATAGGTACTACAGAGTCAGAATCATCTAATACGGAAGTTAACTCCCCTTCATCAAAATCATCTGAACTTTCATCAAGCAAACCAGTACGCTCAATCATCTCAGTGTCTAAAGCAGTCAAATCTAACTCGACACCCCCTACAACCTCAGTTACAACCTCTGGTGCAAGCTCTTCTTCAATCGCTTCAACACCTTCTAAAATCAATTTTAACTGAGGAGAGCTATATTCTAGCAAGTTTTCTGAACGATACCGCAGAGACTCTTGACCTAGATTGTAAATAAAGTTCTCAGGTTCGACTTCTTTCCGCTCTACCATTTCTAAGAAACCTAATAAACGTTGTAAACCTTGTTCATCAACAGATTGAAACGGTTTCGCATTTTTCAATAAAGTGCGAACTAAACCGTAAAAACCTAACCCTTCAACTGTTTTTAAATTCAAAGGGTAAACCAAGAAATAAATATTTCCCACAACATCTAGGAAAATACTGTCTGGTGACCAATCTAAAAATGATGGTGGAATTTGCAAATCATTTGAAAGTTGTAAAACCGAGCGATACAAGTTTGCAATCAACAAATAAAATTCATTGATTGTAATGGCTGAACCTAACCGAACTCTCAAAGAAATTAACCCACTCAAATCATAACGAAAGGCACGTTTTTTCTCATTGTACTCAAAAGGTACACTTGTCATGAACCCACTTGAACGCAGAGCATTAACTATACCCTCATTGACTTGCTCTTTCTTACTCAATTCCAAAATAAGAAAGTGCTTATCTTCTTTTGAACTATATTTTAATGTTCCCAAATTGCTACCTCACTGTTCCTATCTGGACATAAGGGATACCTTCTGTTACTTGTGACACAAGAAGTACGAACTGTGTTTCTAACGTGAAACCACTTTCTCCTCTTAACTTCTTCATCACCTCACTCATAGGTAAAGCACGACCTCTCAAATCAAATACTCGTAGGTTGCGACCTTTAACCTGAGACTTCAACCACTCACCTAGAACATCTGGTTCCAATATCGTTTCATTTTCTACTTGAAGTTGTAAGACTGGAAACGTCAACATGTCTTCTAAAACCTGTTTTTGAGTAGAAGTTAAAGGTAAATGTGTTGCGCCCAGTTGTGGTTTTGAATGTTCTAATTCACTACCTACAAGGCTATCCAAAACACTATACATCACTTCTCTATCAAACCCAATCGTTCGAGGATACACCAAATTGGAAGCACTTGTTAAAGCGTAAGGAACTTCTGGCCACTTCTTTAAAGTCTCTACTGCTAATTTTTCCTTGTATGGACTCTCTTTATAGGGTTTACAAACACAAGCTCGAACTACCCAACGACCATCAACTTTAGCAAATCTTAGTAAAGAAAGCTCTGGGGAGTAATCTTCAAAAGTTACTGGACTTAACGTTCCAGTTAAGTGAACAATCTCACCTAAAGGTTGGTCTTTTGGAACACTTACATATAAAAAACCCTCTGTAATCAATTCACCATGTGCTTTGTGATACCCTAAGAGTGCTCTTGCTTGCACAATCTTAACTGCTGAAGAGACCTTCACACCATCTCTAAAGAACCTTCGAGAGTCTACCTCACTCACTAAATACACAGAAAGAGTGAGCGATGACACTCGCCCCTCTTTTGCTACTTCATTTAATAAATCAAATTGTTTCATGTACTTAACCCAAATAAGTCAAGGTAACAAAGATGTTCCAATAGACCTCTTTATCTACCATTACCAAATAAGAGACTGCATCCAAAGAGTTGCTTTCAACCTTCTCTCCAAAGCGCTTTTCAACCACTTTGTACAAAGATGCATCTTCTCCTAAATACTGATGGAAAATTGCTCGGAACTCAGATACCAAAGCAGAAACATCATCACAAAGCAAACCAATGGTCTGTACTTCTCCTTGTGCTTCTAAGGTTACTGAGAGTTTGTATTTAGAACCACCCTCAATCATATCTACACTTGTTTCTAACAAGTTCTCTTGTTCTTGTTTAAAAGCTACTTCATCTGCCAATAAAGACTTGAACGTTTCTTTTAACTTATGTGTATATGGAAAATCTGTTGCTACGGAAACCATTGATACCGCGACCTCACTTATCTACAAAATTGCTAACATTTTCTGACCGGAGAAACCTCGGTCTTTATCTAAATAAAACTTGTGTTCTAAATTGCGAACCAACTGATACAAATGGCGCAACTTCTCTTTCTTGAAATAACCAATCACTTTCTCTTTTGGAGCTTCGTTAGGGTCTACTGCAAGAACCAAAGTCATGCAAACCTCAACGGACTTTTCTCCTGTTTCTGACTCTTTTTCAAAGTCTTCAAAGTTCTTAGTGTCTCTTGTACTTGAAGAAATGAGACCCTTAATCGCATCCATCGTGACTGTAGACATCTGAGACTCTGGAGTTAAACGCACTTCGAACAAAGGATACCCTTTCTCCAACTCAAATCCAATTCGAGCTACTTGTTTCTCTTTACTTTGTAACTCTGCTACGACCTCTTCATTGGTTTTAATGGAATCTGTTGAACCTACTTCTAACTCTTCCAGTTCTTCTAATTCAATACTTACTTCAAGCTCCTCAGAGCTTGTTACTTCTAAGTTGTCTAACAAATCGTCTATCACACATAACTCTCCTACAATAATCAATTATCAATATTATAGCACTAAACTCCAATAAATGCAAGAAACAAGAGAAAATTTCTTGTCAGAATAGGCATTTTACCAACATAGTCTATAAGGCTCTCATTTGCTCTTTAACGCATTTTAGAAAAAGAGGGTAACTTTCTACCCTCTAATTCTTAAAATCGCTCAGAAGCCTAAATATGACCTCTGAGACCTATTTAAACTCAAATTACAGAACAAACTGTCGTGCAGTTCGAACTACATCAGAAAGAAGCGCTTGTGGGATACCAACTCCTGTGAGTTGTGTAAACTTATCTTCTCTCTGTAAGTAGAGAATAACCTTAACCAAAGGAACAGAACCATCATCTTGTAAGAGCATAGTATTTAACTCTGCGTAAAGACCTTCACTATACTGCAAGTATAAGACAGAACCATCTGCATTTAGTTTAGAACCAAAGTCCATCAAGTGTTCTTTCAAGAGTTGAACCCTACGTTCACGTTCTTTTTTCTTCTCTTCTGCTTCTTGACTTTCTGTTGCAACCGCTCGTTTTTGAACTGTTTCTAAATCAGACAAGTCTCGATACTCTTTGATAATAGATTGTTCAAAACCATTTCTCATATTCCAAAAGAGTTGCAAACGCTTATGAATGTGCAAGTCAGGTAGGTGTAAGTAAATAAACTCTTTACGTTCACCACCACTCAAATCCTCGAAATTATCTGGAAAGTCGAGGATACCGCTGGCTTGTTGCCAACTATGGTCAGTTTTCGTAAGTTCACCTAACAAATACTTGTTCAATTCCAAAGCGTAGTTTACTGGGAACACTCGGTCTTGTTCAATCGTGTCTTCCGTAAAGGCAGTAGAACGTAATTTATTCTCAACATCTTCTGCGTTGAACTCATGGATGCGATTTTCAACCCAGTTCATGAACTTATCAATGTCTCCATCCCAATCATAAGCGTCTAAGTTCCACTCCATTAACTCTTGAAGTCCAACTTGCCACTCGGTTTTCTTCGCAGTGTACCATGAGTGACCCACGCCGAAACCTAAGTCTAATGGACAACCACCCTCAATTTCAACCATAAGGTTCTTACGAATCAAACCAAGAACTACATGAGGGTGAATGGTGTTGTGAACCTCAATAGTCGCTTCATCATGAATGAAACCAGTGAGCAAAATCTTGCCAAGATACCCTTGTTCTTTCAAATCTGAGAATAAATCAACCATTCCCTTTTTATAAATATCCGCTGCTGAACCTTGGATTGGGTGGTTCAAAGCGTAGCGTCTAATCTGACTCTTAGACACTCGATCCTTATTGTAGAAACGTTTACTGCCAAAGATTGTCGTAGAATACCCTTTGCTAAGAGCCGTTTTAACGTTGTTCTCAAACCAACCTTCAACCGAACGTTGGAATGAGAAAAACTCTTCTCTCTTTTGAGCAGCCTTGCGAGCATTTTCTCTTGTGCGCTCTCCAAAGAGGACTTCTCCGAGCGACATGTCGGACATGCCGAAGTTGATACCGAAAACAAGACCTTTCGACATCTTACGCAGTTTGTCTGTAACCTGTTCTTGCAAGAGACCATTTAATCGAGCAGACTGGAAACGGTGGTAGTCATTGCGCCAATCTTTGAACATTTCAATCAAGGACTGTTCTTTTGACATAATCGCAATCACTCGGTTCTCCTTAGAAGCATAATCTGTATCGACCATGTAATAACCGTTTCGAGCAGTCATCTCTTTCTTAATGGTGTCATCGAACCCTTGAATATTCGGTTTCTTAGTTGATAAACGACCTGTAACCTTGAACATGTCTATTTCCGGGAAACAGAAACCTTCAATAAAGTTATCTTCAACCTTATCTAAGAAGTTTGTAAACAAACGAGCAGTATTACGAGGAGACTCCAAAATAACGGTAAATGGGTGAATAGGAGCATTTTCCTCTGGTTTCACTAGGAAACCTTTCTCCCCTTCAAATTCAATCTGAGTCTTATATCCGAAAGTCTCTCCAAAAATATACTTAGTTGCAATACGAAGAGTATCTTTATCTAAGTCTGTGAACTCTTTAAATTGTCTATTATCAACCAAATGAATCAAACGAGCAAGACCACGTACAAGTTTCTTCTGACTTGTATCTTGTACTAATTCCTGCAACTTCTCTTTACTTTGAGAATGACCCAACCAAGTAGATAGCAAGCTCAATGAACGTGTGATAAAATCATCAAAGCTCATTCTAAAGTTCTCTTTATCTGGTTTAGTACCTTTGTTTAAAAACTTCAAAGCATTTTTATCAAGAGTAGAATTACCTGATTTTTTACTTATCTGTTCAGGATACCCTAGATAATCATAAGCAATCGTTTTGTTCATTGGAGAGTTTACAGAGTAACCACTCTTTGTTGCAATGTACACATTAGGATAATCTTCAAACTTGTAGTGAAGAACCTTTTCTCCCTCTGGTAAGTCATAATCTAAACCAAGCACCATAGAGTTGGCTTTTCCTTGAATAGCAAAGAGACCATCTTCTGTGTGTTGAGGTACATGAATGGCTAAAAACTCCAATAAGTCTCGGTACTCTGAAACTAACTGTTTCCCATAGTGCAAACGAAGTTGAGGAACAGACTCCAAATTCAAGTGCATTCCGTAAAACTCAGAATAAGCTGCCACACAAGTAAATCGACTATCATGTACAACTGCTTGCATCATGTCAAAACCAGACTTACCAAGTATATCATTCTCTAAGAAATAAAGAGCAATACATAAGGTATTATCCGCATCGGGGCAAGCATAAAAACCTACAAGCTCTTCTTCTAGTTCATCAAATGTACCACCACATTTTTCATAAGAACCACACTTTGTTAAGTCATCAAGCTCTACCGCTTCTCTATGCAAGAATTTATCTGTTACAGCTTTCAAACCATACTCTTCATTGTCTCTTGCTGAGTAAGTTTTACGCATAGCAACGAGTGTATCAAGCCAACAATCGTAGACCAAGCCATGTCGATACCCTACCTTCCAGTCGAAGATGTTGTTGTGGGCTACAACCTTTTTATCTCCTAAGTAAGGTTGCAAGTATTTCTCTACAAAAAGTTCAATATCACCCCCACAGACATTTGGAAACTTCTTATGCGCTAGAGGGAAATAGTAAGAGGTTCCGGGTTTTGCAGACAATACCGCACCTACCATAATAGAGCCTTTACCATAAAATCCTCTAAACGTAAAATCCAAACCTGTGGTCTCCGTATCGAACGCAGTGAGTTTTGTTTTCTTGTAATCTTTTTCCAACTGCTTGAAAACATCTTCCACTTCATGAGGTTTAACTACTCTGTATTTACCACTTAAAACCCTCTCTCGAACCCACTCAAAGTTTCGAGGAGTACGTTGTTCGACTTTGGCTCTCATATTCTCTACTTCAATGACTTCTGCCATTGTAGTATAGAATGGGTTTACGGAACTCTCTAACCCTTTCAAGTCAGTTACAACTTCAATCTTAGGAAGACCTAACAACTGTCTTCGTAAGTTATTTGAAATCTCAGTTTTATAAGCCGTACCAATCGAGTCCATACGGATAACATCTGATCCGAGGAGGGATACCCGTTCCTGATTTGGTAGGAACTCAAAGGATGAGTCTTCTACAAATCCGAACTCTAAGGACGTTCCACTTGTTAAATCTTGAGTTGCAAAGCGCAAAGAACGAACCAAACCGTATTTACGCTCAATAACACCTTTTCCAAATGGAACTTCAAATTCAACCCTGTCTTCTACATTTTCAAGTTCTTTCAAACTCAAAGCTAAGAAACCTTTGCTACCCCTCATTTCATTTTTGAGGGTTTTAGCGTAGCTATATACTGCGTACAAATAAGCAAACAAAGCAAATGAAGGGTGTTTTTGGAAAGACTTTGCGATAGATAAATCAACACCATCTTCTCCAAATAAAACCTTTGGTTTAATTAAGCGTTCTACCGTAAAGGAAGCTCTTGAAAAAGTAGCCGTTCTATAAGTTCGACCTAATTGCTCTGCTTGACCTTGCATAAGCATCTGAGCAGACACACCATCTTGAGCCACCAAACGCAAGAGACCACCGTGGGTTAAATCGGAAAGATACCCTTTGTAGTTGTAGTTTTGACCTTTGTAAGTAAATTTAATCTCTGAGGTAAGCACACTATCTCCTTTCAAATTCTAATTCAAGCTAAGTTAATTAAAGCAATGAGTTAATCTTCAACTTCATCAAACCAATCCAAAGCAGGAGTCTGTTTTACAACTTGTTCTGTTATATACTTCTCTTTGTTATAACGATCTGCAATTAAAAACCCTGCGTCTTTATTGTATTCTACCTCAACAGAAATTGGAAGACGGTTAAAAACCTTCAATAACTCTTCCAAGTCTTCTACATAAATTGAATTGCAGTAACGCTCATTCAAATAACGAGCAATTACCTTACGACCTACCTCCACAGACAATACCGATTCTGTATTGTACGGGTGTTTTTGAGTGTCTAAATACTTCAACACCGAAGTTAGAGCTTCTTTCGTAAACTCAATCAACCTCTGAGTATTTGTTTCTCTAGGAACGGACACAGATTTACGTTCAACCAAGCGACCTTCTGCGTAGAATACCCAAGTCATAAACCCATTGTTTTGACCTACACTTACTTGTAACATTTTACAAGACCTCAACTTTCTATTTCAACTTCCTTACCGCAAGGAATACATTCGAATTGGAAAACCTCTTTGAAATATACCAAAAATACAGGAAAACTACCATTATCTTCTTTGAACTCTAAGTACATAGCAGAACCCACAACCCCAATAAATCGACAGTCAAAGTTCAAAACTAACCAACTTGCAAAGGTTTCTAAACTCAATTCTTCTAAGTTACCCTTTAAAACATAACCTTTGTAGGGAATATTATAAAAGGTCTGAGAACCTAAGTCAAGTCGGAAACTGTTGGATACCGAACTCTCTCCGAAGTAATAATCGAAGAGTCGATCTACATAAGGTTGAGTTTCCACTTTATAAATGGTATAGGAATTAGTACCCTTAACAAGTAATTTACCCTTATCCATACGAGTTTTAATAGGTTGTTTTGTATAACACAAATTGCTATCAACCAAACTACCTTCAACCTTCAAGTACAAAAGACTAGCTTCAATAAGCGCTTGTTCACACTGTAAATAATAACTCAACCACAAAGAAACTCTCTTCTCAACTTCTTCAGTAGGTAAACCAACTCGACCTACTAAGGACACTAAGAATTGTGACCACCATGTGCGATACCGAACGGAAGAACCATCAACTAGTGAAGATTTTTCAGTCAAACCTTTAGACTCGATAAAACGTAGAATTAAGACTGCTTTTAATAAATAAAGCAACTCTTCCTCATTTTTCAAAGGTTTCAAAGGTGTTGTTCTCAAAGAATCCAACCAATTAAACCAAAAAGACTCAATACCTTTGTTTGTTTTAACTGTACTTGGAGAGAAATCTTTATCGAAGTCATACACTTCAAAATCATCTACCAAAACCTCACTTGGTTGGCTAATATTCTTCTTAGCGAGGTGTTTTACATAACCCTCTAAACTAGCTAAAGCAATATCTTCTAAATTCAGTAAGCGATTTAAAACTACATCTTGAAAACCTTCTAAAGTCTTATATGAACCGAGTTTTTTAGCAAGGGGATACCACTTCTTGCTTAAATCTAAAGCTACAACTAAAAGTAAAGACTTGTCTAGGTTTATGTTCTTAGAGTAAGGATTTAATATCAAAGCTTCACACATATAAAGCACCCACCTCTAAACTCTTATCTTCTTCACTATAAATAAAATCTTTAAACTCATCATAGTGTAATAACTCACCTAATGTATCTACAAAGACTTTATCGTTTTCCTCAGACAAAATATCTACTAAATACTCTTGACTGTCTTTATCGCCCTCTAAAACCCTCTTCAAAAGTAATCGAAAGTTTAAACCATAAGTATTCTCGAAAAAGCGGGATACCCGATTGTATTCTTCAATAAGCTCTGCTAACTCTATACGAAAATCAAAGGTGTCTACAGTCAATTTATTCAAAAAGACTTCCCAACGGTGTAGAGACTGAGGTACTAAAGACATCCCAGAGCTTAAAGTGTTTTCATCAACCACACCTGTCGGTAACTTCGACTCACCATCTTCTCGAACTCCAATATTAAACTCACCCTTTTTATATTTGTCCAACTTAGCGTGGACACTAGCTCGAACGCTCTCATCCCAACCTGTATAGATAAACTGCTTTTCGGACATTCCAGACCACTCTTTATCCAAGCGCTTTGTAACTAAAGTGTATAAGGAGTCTTTCACATAATTGATATGTTTTGTTTTTGGTAAATATTGACCCACTAACTCCAAACTATGCTCAGACAGAGTAGTATTCATACTCTCCATAAAACAACCAGTTAGGAACATTAGATACCACCTGTTCTAACCACTGGAGGGTAAACACAATCTTCAATCGGAACTTCTCTTGATGAGTCTTTACTTAGAAAGACCTGAGTGGCTTTATGAGGTTCTGAATCATAGACCCAATCTAATTTATAGTTCTTAACGTAGTTAGGTGAAAACAAACCACAATACTTTTGACCTTTATACTTGAAGACACAGTTACCTACTAATCGAACTTGTTCTTCTGACAATTTCTGAGCTTTTAGGTAAGTAGTCAAATCATGAACCTCAGTATAACTTAACCCTAAGTTTAAAACGTAACTAACCCCTTGAGTTAATTCTGCACCCTCTAACCAAGCTCTAACTTCTTCTACACTCCAAGATGTTGAACTCACAGAAACAAAGAGAGGTACACCCAATGAAAGCCAATATTGAGAATTAGACTGAAACTCAACTAAAGATACCCCAACTGCACAGACAGATGAGTTTATTTGAAATTCCCCCTCAACTTGCTCTTCCAAGCTACCTCCACTTGCAAGTAGCTGCGATAAAGCAAAAAGACCTACTTTATTTTCTACTTTAGGTTTTACATACTCTTTAATCGGGGTAAGCCAATCTAAAAAGACAGAACCTCCTTCAGAAACCAAGAACTGCCAAACTGGCGATGTATTCACATCTAACTGCAACCCTTTATCTGCTCTATAATCATCTAATCTTACTGCTTTTACTCTCAATCACACAACCTCCATTTTTCAATCCAATCAGTTTAGTCGCTTGCAGGACAAAGGATACCACATGGAAATCCTCTGACCACTTGGAAATCCCTACAAGAGACATAAAATTTACAATCTCTTTCATAGATAAAGCATCGATTTGCTCCAAAGAACGAGCGTATTTACCAATACGGTAGTTGTTATACTTACTCATATCTGGTAGTAACCCTATCTCTGGGTAAATCTTACCTTCGACTAACAACTCTTTCAATATTAGTATCGCTTTAAAAGACTCCAACAAAGACTTGCGAACAGTCTCAAAACTTCTATTGTGAGACAACTCTAGTAAGCTCTGAAGTTGTTTCTTTTTGTACTGCTCCAACCCTCTCTGTGTCTTAGTTGTAGAGGTCAACATACTGAGAGCAACCCTCTCTACCTGCAAAGAACCTACTCCAGCTAATTGCACCAAAGTAGCATTGTCTCTTATTTCAATACCATCTTTTAAACTAGATAAAATCGTGAAAACAGCATCGATGTCTCGAAGATACCGCTTGGTAACTATTCCATACATCTTCTCAGATAATTTAACTGAACCTTTAGCTTTAGTCGTTACATCATAAATGTACTGAAACTCACTTTGAGTCATATAGGTGCTGAACATTATATCTGGTTGAAAGTCAGCTAATTCTTTATTATACCTTATGTTTTGAAAGAGTTTATAATTAGTGTAACCTACTACCAAACGAGTGAACCTTGAAATCCCTTGTAAAAACTTCAAGGTAGTCTCAGCTAACTCAGTCTTTTGTTCATCCACAATAAATAAACGGTAAGGAGAGCGAAAAGGACGGATTTGAATAGAAACATCCATCTTTGGTAACTCATTTAAGTCATTTACTCGGACAACTGACGAACTATCTACTTGAAAACGTTTCTTAACTAAGTTGGAAACCAAAGACAGATACCGACTGCTTTTTCCGTAGACTAAAACAGAAGCGAACTGCGCCTCTGGATTTAATAAATCATCTAAATGAATTGCCAAACTCAAATCTCCTTCTATCTTTATTTTACAAGCTCCATTATAGCAGAAATTCCCCTAAAGGTCAAGTTTTAGGGGGATTTTTGTTATATTTCATAATTCAACGTTTGCAACATTTTCACTACTTCTGCTTTCATTTGTCGCTGATGGTCTAAAAAGTCTTTTACCTCAGCTTTAGAAACTTCTTTTAGTTCCTTTACTTGGTGGAAACCTAAATCTACTGCACTTGTTAATCTATCCTCCGAATTGACTCGGCGATTTTGGATACCGCTCAAGTAAAACTCTTCTAAATGCTCATAAACTCCTTTAAATAAAGGGAGCAACTGTGGAGATTTGAGCGCATCTGCAATAACATTTCTATAAAACTGAGGACAAGCTCCTTTCGATACCCAAAGGTTGTAGTCTTTCAGCAAAGCAGCTCTTGACTCTAAATCTGTGTTCTCTTCAATCGCGTGTTTTACTTTTTCCTCATACACAAAGAAGAAAGGATTGATGTAACTATCTTTATTCATAAAACCTACATTTCTTAAAGCTACACCATACAGTTCTCTGTTGATAAAGAAGAGCAAAGCAAAGTTAGGATATACTTTCTCCCATACTTCATCAAATTTAGGTATCTTTGTTTGGGAAGTTGCTACTTCTACTGGTATATCTCTAGTGAACTTCAAAGCGTATAAATAAGTCAACATTGGGAAATACTCTTCCGTTATCGACCTAGTAGCTCGACTTTCCATACTGAATATTTCACAAGTTGTAACTAAGTTCTTAGCTAAACTTAAATAAGACAAGCTGGAGAATTGAAAGACCCCTAAAGGAGTGTATTGTCTTGGAGATAAATCATTTGAGACGATATTCCCTTTACTATCTATACTCTGTAAAGAAATGTAGTTACGAGTTCGGATACCTTTGACCCAATCACTTGCAGTTTCTCGCCTAGTTTTTAAATACAGAGGTTGAGTGTAAAGTAATTCACCCTTCTGAGAATATACAGGTAGCTCCACCAAATCCTTAGAACCCCTTTTATTTGTAGACCACCTTGTAGTACACAAGTAATTCGCACTTACATTTGAACTTCCTTGAAAGTCTGCAAGAGGAGACATAAAACCACTGTGAAATTCAAATTCTGTTGCGTAATCTTTACGGACTTCAAAAGTACGCTTGTTGAGAAGAAAAGAAACTGGCACCATCCAAATCAACTCAGCTTGAGTTAAGTGATGTACTTGAACTAAGTTCTTTACTTGCCACATAAACTGACTGTAAAGGTCTGCTGCATAACCTTTCAAACCTAAAGAACCTAAACGCTTTGCGACCGGTGTTGATACCCCTCTAGTTGAGTAAGGTGGGTTCATCAAGATAATCAGTTTTTCATTGTTTCTCAAAACTTGTTGTAAACTCTCTGGGAGTTGTCTTGAGAAGTTCTGAATAAGAAAAGAGTCCGAAGAACCTAGAAAATCTAACTGAAAGACAGTCGTTTCTAAGTCTGGGCGTTCTTTCTCAAATCGTTCTTTTGTTAAGTGAACATCTTCCTCATGAAGTGTAGACAAGTACACATGTTTACACTTAGGAAACTCAATCAGTAAGTTTCCTGTGCCACACGAAGCGTCCCATACTACATAGTTTTCCAAATCTGGAATATCACTTAGCAGTGCATGAGCTTTTCGCCCCCAAAACAAAGGAGTATAAAAAGAACCCTCCAACTCCCGCTCTTTTTTGGACATACCTAAATCTTTTACGGAGTGTTTAGTGTCATACAACCCTACCGATTTAAGGAGTTTTGCATTTTCTTCTAAAAATAAAGCTTGCTCTTCAGTTACAGTATCTGAATTAACTTGAACACTTAAAGAACCCTCTCCTTCAACATATTTATCGAAAAATGCAGTTAGATACCGCAAGAGTTCTTGACCTTTTTGACCTAATTTAACCACCTAGTATGCTCTCCACAAATAGAAATTCTGGTATCTTCCCAGTACGCTCATAATAAACCATAGTCGCTTTTGTAGGTACAACCAAAACTGTCACTTTTTCATGTACTAAATCTTTTAATACACCCTCTGGTATTGGTTCTACAACTACATCATAAGCACCTTGGTTCAGTTTACGAGTTAAGTCAATTCGCGTTTGTAAATCCACAGTATCCTCAATATACACGTTAGGGTTGGTAGTTTTCCAGTCTAAAACCACATAACGTTTATCTACTACAAGCATCATCTTATGCTCACCACCTATCTAATTACTCTAAACTACAATTTGTACCCAAGTAAGTCTCTTCTGTAAACGTTGAAAATTTCGAGATACCGCAGTATCAAATCCTCAGAACCTACACTCAGCCCAAAGATAGTTAAATAACCATCAAAGTCCAATACAATATCTAACTCAGCATAAAACTCTTCCAAATTATCGTAGCGATCACAAATCGTTGGAATAATATCCTCAATCATTGGAAGAGCGAGTGAGGTTAAATACTGTTCTAAGGTTAAGATTTGTTTCAACTTCTCAACCTCAGATTTAAACAAGTCAAACCTAGATTGAAACTCTAAATCTGAAATCTCAACAGTCAGTTTATCCAAATTGTAAAAATCTGAAATAAATTCCGACTTCCACCCAAATTCTGAAACCAACCTCTCAAAGAAACTATAGCTGAATTGAATTAACCCCAAACTTTCACAAAATAAAACTGCACGTTTGTAATACAAACCCCTACAAAATGGATTTGGACATTTCAAAACAGATAAGTCTAAACTCAATTCATATTGCAAATCACAATGACTGCACGTTTTTGGGAATAGATACCCAACCTCTGACGAAATTCCAACTTCTTTTAATCTAGTTTCTACACTCATCTGTTTACCAATCTTTCTCTGGAAAAGCACCTGTATAGCTGATTTTTACTAATACCGTAGCACTTTGCAAAGTTGCTGAACCATAACGATTTAATTCACTTAAGAATACCCTTAGAGTCGTATCATCAATTTGACTAAAATGCGTGAAAATAGCATCGTATAAACTATCAGTCGTAAATGTTGATAACTCAGACCAAGCACAAGGGTCACCCACAGTTGCTTGGGTATAAGTTTTTACTGTAATTACTGTTGACATCTTTTTCTCCTTTCTATGTGTTTTATAACGGTCAATTTAAACTATTTTACCACAAAACATTGATTTGTGCAACAAAACAAAAGAAAAGTGAGAACTGAAGTTCAATCACTTTCTTTGTCTGTGTTATGCAGTCTGTTGTTCAGTATAGCAAACCTTAGTAGGTTTGTCAAGGAAACCAACTAATTAGTCCGAAACTTTGACCGTCTCAGTCATGTTTCCTAAAATAGCAAAAACTACCGCATCAGACTCAATAGAGGTTGCAGACTTAATCTTGTTGATTTTATCTTGGACTTCATCTGCAGAGTCCGTTTCGGAAACCACAGGTTTTGTACGATACCGAACATCAACTACCAATTTTCCCAGTAAATGTGCCAATTTGTAATCTTCATCATCATCCACAAAAACAAAGTTGGACTTACTCAAGAGACTTGGGTTATCTTTCAAATAAGCTACAATTTTAGACTCGTCTACACTCAGAGGATTTGTTCCTAGTGGAATTTCAATATCAGTAGAAGTGGGTTGAGCTGCACCTAGAAAGGTTGATATCCAAAGTGCTAATGTAATATAAAGTTTAACGAACATCATGAACCTCCTTGATTTTCTTTAAAATTAACTCATATTTACTGCTGAACTTTTGCCAAACCCCGTACGGAACTAAGTCAAAAGCAATGCAATCCTTCGCAGTTAGTTGAGGGAGCTTGTCCCATAAGAAGTCGTACAGAGCTTGACTGTAATCGTGAACCAACTTGTTCTTATCTGCTTTTGCTTCTTCTAGGTGAAACCTCACCACCCAAATTTCGTTTGGATGGCGCTTCTGTCGCCAAGTTCCGCGGTTTCAGCTTCGTCCTGATGACAGAATTCCTTCTCTTACCATACGACCTAAGACTGAGTTCTAACTGTTAAAACAGCTAGTTCACTTCTTAGGTTAATGAGGTGTGACAAGGTGCAGGTGTTCCTCTTAGCTACTTGAGGAACTTTTGCCTCAAGTGCTAACCTTTTCGTCTCCGAAACGGTTTTTAATAGGTGTCGTATCCAATATCGAGCACCGATGTTATATGATGCGTTTAAATCTGCATTATAGATTTTGCCACTTGCAAACTGGATAATACTATAAGGAGTTTCTTTACTGATTTCCCAACCTCTTTTGACCTTACCTGAACCATCAAAAGCCAAGCGACTAGTGTTGCGTGCGTTTACACGAGCAATCCGTAAGCCATACCTATGAGCTTTCATTCCCAATACAGAAAAGACACGTTTATAGCGCCAAAAATGAGCACGTTTAACCGCTTGTTTTCCTTTAAAGTCTAAAAATTCAAGAACAAAAACATCAACTCCGCATTGACTTCCAAACTCAAAAATAGCTTGGGCAGTTTTATCTGCAATAGCTTGAGAGATACCGGAAACTCTTTTCCACAGTCGAGTATTCTTCTTGTTACCACGTTTTTGGTTTCGCTTAATGCGACCTAACTGAGTGTTTAATTGGTCGTGTTCTTCGCTGAAATGAATGAATTTTCGAGCGTAAACCGTACCATCGGCACCCATAATGCAACAAGTAGCATCTGTATTCAAACCTAAATCAATAGCACAAATCTTTTCAATCTTATCCTCTGCTATTAAAGGAACATTTTCCTCATAAGAGAAAGTAGCGTAAAAACGACGACCTCTCTTCGTAATTATTGGAGCATTTTGTTTCTTATTTGCGAGATTTCTCTGATAGTAAGTACAATCAGAGGTTTTTAAGGTATAAGTCTCATAAACCCAATCTCCATTTTTAAACACTTTAAGTTCTATGGTTTGGCGAACTGGGTCAAAATCTCTAAATAAATTCCCCTTATAATAAGCTGGGTAGGTATAGTGGGTCAAACTCAGTTTTGGAGCTTGACCTTTTGGTTCCTCTCCCCAATGTTTCAAGTTACTACGATAAGAAGAGACGATACCAAGAGCTTTTGCAATCGCACTTCGTCTAAGGTAGGTTGGAAATTTCGGAAACTGTTTATCAAAATCAAAGCGAGCTTGGTTCTTCGCAGTAGAGTGAATCCATTTCTCAATCAAGTTATACTTTTGATTGGTATATTCAAATTCACTCAACACTTCCCATTCGTCATTAATAATGGGAATGATGAAACTAAGAGCTTGACGATAAACTCGAATTGAAGTTTCTAAAGCTGTTAAATCACCTTTCAATTTCATTCCATAAGAACTTGTGATGCGCACCTTGAAACCCTCCGTTCTTTTTGTTATGGTCAAAGTAGTTAGAGGTCTATTTAGTTCCTACCTTTATTATACCAAAATACATTCATAAAATCAAAGAGTAAATACTATGATTGGTAAAAATTTACACGCGGTATTCAATTTGGAATATCATTTGGTCAGCGTGACCAAGTATCGCCATCCTGTTTTAACCGACGAAGTTAAAGCTAGTTTGTTACGACATACCTATCGTTTGTTTGAAAGCAACTTCGATTATAAGATGCTAAAAATCAATACAAATAAAGACCATGTTCACATTTTGTTTAGTGCGAAACCTCAGGTTCAACTTATCAAATTAGTAAATTCTTATAAAACCGCAACACCTCACCTCTTGCGAAAAGAGTTTGCTGAATTTCTAGAACCTTACTATTGGAAACCTTATTTTTGGTCTCGTTCTTACTTTATCTGCACTGTCTCTGAACGTTCTCATGACGCTGTGATAGCTTATATTAAAAATCAGGGAAACAACTAGTATGCGTTCAGCGTGATTCAATTTCAGTTGTTGCTTGGAAGACCCAATCGTTAGCGTTGCGATAGCGTTCATTGTAGTCTTCTATTAGTTTGTCTAAATCGTCATATAACCTTGTTTTACTAACTTTCTAAAAATCTTTTCTTTGTGAACTCACCAAATACAGTTTCTAACTCTGTTTTAGTGTCTATATTATTGCAATCTACTGGGTAATATTGAACCAATAAATTTAAGAAACCCAACAATAAGTTAGTCTTTGGAATATTCTTACCCACCACCTCAACAAAATAACGGACATCAAATTGAAAATAACTTGGATTGATATAGGACGAAAGTGTGGATACCGCTAGTTCATAAGGTTTAATTTTATAACCGAAACCTCTAATTAGGTTGTCTAGGTCGAAATAAGCACCCTCTGAGACCCCTAAAGCAAGCCCGTTGTCAAATATAGGAGCGAACCTTGCAGTACCGTTAGGAGCCAAAATAATGCCGAAATTGGAGAGGTGTCGGTCAGTGTTTCTAAACATAACATCTAAAGTTAACAATCTCAACATTTCTTCTCTAAAAGATTGTCCTACTGTTTGTTGGAAAACGGAGTCGATAAAGTCTAATTTGGAGTCGAAACCTACTAGTTTTTCTGTAAGTGGACTCACTTGAGACAATAAATCCTTAAATGAAATAAACTGCACCCCTTTTTGTAAAAAATTTGGAGAGACACAAGTGCTTAAATCAAAAGAATTGACTGAAGTGTACTTAAAGTCGTAAAGTACAAAATCTTCAAAAGTTAAGTATTTGCAAGACCTTAAAAATGTAGAAACTAAAACTTCCGCAAGAGCTTCCCCACCCTTAAAATCTTCTTTGTACCAATAACCACCATTAGGAGAAGTGTATTTTGGTTGATACCCTTGTGTGATTTGAACTTTAAACATACAGAACTCTCCTCATAGGACACTCAGCAAAGGAAGAATAGACCGAAATCTCATCTTCCATTGTGCGACACCAACTTGGGTAACACTCGCTTCGGTTGGCACGTGAGTCAGTTATGGTTAAATGTTCTTTCATCCAAGCTCGAATTTCTTCTGAGGTGGAGTTTTCGCTCAAATTCAACAAAGTGAACTTGTGGTGAATATTTTCAGATTTGACAAGCGTAAAGTGATACCCTTGTTGTGATTTGGTTATATAACCTAATAAGTCATCAAAGCAGTAAATCTCTAATCTTGAATAGACTTCTCCATTGGATAATTTAAACATCTGAACCTACTTCCAGTTAGGTAAACCTTGTTTTAAATCTTTTTCTTTTGTGACTATCATCATAAAACAAGACTCTGGGCGTTTCTCTCCAAGAAATGAAAGCTCTAATTTAAAGACAATCAAAGGGGAAACATGAGAACCACAATCAACAACTCTGGGTTCTGTATCAGAAACCTTACTGAAACAAACATTTACGGTAAGACCTCTCTCAGAGTTTACAGTACCGTATTTGTAAAAACCTTCAGCATCTGTGTCTAATGCTAATACTTCATTGAAAATCAAATCAATTTGACTTCTAACCGTTTCTTTATTTTCCGTGAAATCCGCAAAAGTAGTATTAGGAGTTAAAGCACTAAAAGTAAAACCATCAAAGTAAGTACAATAATCTATAAAAACCCTATATAATTCTTCGTAGTTAATCTCATCAAGCGCAAAGCTAATCCCATAAGACTGATATGGATAAGTAAAGGTTGCTATTGCTTTTTCTTTGCTTACTTTCATTCTTTCAAATCTCCTTCAGTTTTCTTTTATTATACCACAAAAACCTTGAGAAATCAAGAAAAGGAGAACTTACGTTCTCCTTAACTCCTTAATTTAGAATACTTCAAGGTCTTTTTCCGCTTTATCCGAAGTGTCGATACCCAAAACCTCAGTTGCGAAAATGGTATTTGCTGCAATCACATAAGGAGTGACATACAAACCAAGCAAACCACCTGTTACAAACACACCTATACACCACCAAAAGAAACTTAGGTTCTGAACAAACAAAGTCATTTTATGACCTTTCATTTTCTGTTTACTTTCTTTCAGAATTGCAAACAAACCTAAGTCCTCACGAGCTTTAGCGATATAAATTGCTAATGCGTATTCGTAAGTTTTTATCAACCCGATAAAGCCACCAAAGAGCAATAAAGCAACACCAAGCCAAAATAGTAGACCAAAGCTATTCGATACCAAAGCAGCGACAATCAATCCGATACCGACTAGATAAGGTAAGAAGAACCACAATCCAATCATAAAGCCAACTAACAAACCTGTTTTGAAGGTATGAACAGTTAGACTACCAAACATGTCCGAAATCTTACGACCTAGTTGTTTTCCTACTGGGTGTTGTTTCGTTAGAATGTCAAAGACATAAAGGCTTGCACATAGTTCATAGAGCAAAGCTAGTCCAGAGATAGCCGAGGATACCCTTGTGGCACTTTCGTTAAATGCAAAAGCTAACTGCACTAAAACAAGTACCAAACATGGTAAACCTAGAGCCAACCATAAATTGTCTTTAGCAATCATCTGTTTGGCTTGCTTTTTAATTTCCTGTCTCGATTTCATAACAATCGGAACTCCTATTCTTTAAGTTTTCCATAAGTATAACAAAACTTGAAAACATTTGCAATACCTTTCTTAAATGTGGCAAAAAGAAAGAGAGGGTTCCCTCTCTTTACTTAAATTTCAACAAAAGACTTGTCATAAACGGAACTATCTTTCAACATCAGCTCTAACATCTTATCCGTATCGCCATCAAGTTCATAGAAATCAATACCACGGTCGATTTCCGTACCATCTGCAGTTTTAATAACATAGTGGTAAGTTGCGCCTTTAAGATATTCATTATAAATTGCTAACACATAGTTTACCATATCTAAAATATCACGCTCAATAGATTTTGTAATACGCTTAGTGTCATACCAACGGTAAATTTCTTCACGTGTTGCGAAGGCGAAACCTACAAAGTCTCTATGTGGTTCATATTCAGTTGTAAATTTAAGAGTTGGATAGTAGTCTAAAGACATTGTAGGTTCACTAAATAATGGAACTGCATAAACATTAGCAGTCTTATAGAAAGATTCAACCATCTTATCTACAAACTCTATTAAATCACGACTCTTCAAACGTAATTGTTCTGTAAAACCAACCTTAATGTAATCATCTATAAAGTCAGCCATCTTTGGAAATCTATGAGGTTGTATTGAAGTAAACTCAGGAAACCATGTGAAATATCTACACAAAGTTCGAGTCCACTCTTCACTCAACGGAACAACATTTGGCTCGTCTCTGTAAATTGTCATTATGTCGCCAGAGTTGTTTTTCAACTCAAAGTAAACTTCTTTTTCCATAACTTACACCTCAATTGTTAAATCTAAACCATACTTCGCCAAATCATCAAAAGCTCTTTGTGGGTTCAAAGCAGACTCATTGATTTTAGCTTTTACCAACTCTTTTAACTCATCCGTCAGATAAAGACTTACCGATAAATCATTCTTTACCAAAGCTATAAACACAGCATCACTCATATAGTCAGCATGTGAACCCCCTAAGTTTGGGTACAAGTAAATAAATAAATTCGTAACAAGACGAGCATTTTTCTTCACTAAGTCTTTGTTGTTAGGTAAATGCTCCACAAAAATCGATTCATCAAACTCAGATACCACTGAGTCAAAGTTCCAAGCATCTCTTGAAATATCAGAGTCTTTCGCAATTTCCTCATGTGCTTTTTGTTTGAATAATGCTTTTAATTCAGTCTCATCAACCTTATGACTTAATTTCTCAAGGTAAGTTGCATAAGACTTAGCTAAATCCCCAAACAAGCGATTTACTTGGTGGATTTGGTATTCCTCAGTTAAACCAAAGTCTTTATCTTTAAAGTCTGCAAAGCGAAGAGATGCGATACCCTTAGTTAATGACTGAACAGAAATGCCATATTTCTTAATCTTGCTATGAAGTAAATCTCCTACAATCATATAACTTTTCTCAGCGGAATATTCATTATCTTCATGTAATACAGTAATAAAATTCTCAATAGTAGCAAACTCTCTATCATTTGCTCTAAAGGTGTGATAAATAACACCTTTGCTATCTTTAGCTAAGTAAGCAACACCACCAAATTTAGTACCATCAGAAAATGAAACTGGGTCAAGTAAAAAGGCAAAATCAGTTAAGCAATTATCCTCCAAAATTTCATCTGAAATGGAGACACCGTTGTACAAGTCTGCGGCTTGTTTACTTGGTTTTTCTACGATTTCGTGCATCATCTCTCCATTTAAGTCTCGACCTACTGGAATAAGCTCTTTTCCTTCAAGCTCAGATTTTCCACCAGTCTCTTCAATCGTAACAGTAAAACCACCTGCTTTTACTTGGTTTGGTGCAAGTTCTTCTTCTTGTGTGTCTTCCGTTAAATTGGTTAAATTAGGAGACTTCTCATTTTGTTGTATTTTCGCTACTTCTTCTCTTATGTGAGGAAACTGAGTATCAAAGTAAGACAATACCTCTTCAGTATGGTTAATCAACCACAAGTATTCAAATTTGTTGCCATAATCAGCTAAACTTTCAGTAAAACTCACTCTAGGAAGTACCGTTACACAGTAAATCTCAAAAGCACGTGCGAAGACCTCAGTTGGAGTTAAGAAGTAATTCAGCATAGCACCTTTGTAGACACCACCGTCCGAGAGATTTTTCTGATACCCTTTAAGGAGTAGGCGGAACTCGTCAGACATAGATAAGTTTTGGTCTTTATCATAAGTAAAATCAATGTGGTGTCCGTATTCGTGGAGCATAGAATTTACATTACGAACACTAATCGTAATACAATCAAATATTGGGAAATACACACCATGAGCTTTTCGATGCTCAATCTTACGGAAACGTAACTCCGGTTTGTTCTCTGAGTGTGGTAATGCTTTGTGAATCAAACCCCACTGCTCTTCAATGTCAGGTAGTTTTTCTAAATCAAACTGCTCATCGAACTCTACAAAACCGAAACCATACTCTAAGAACTTCGTTGAGTCCATAGCAGCTTGAATTTTAGTTGGGATGTTACGCTTTGTTTCAAAAGACTTAGCGTAGTCCGATTTTTGAACTCTATCATACTCTTCCATAAGAGTAATATTGAAGTCGTCCAAGTACAACTCATACAAATAATCTGCCATGACTTTCAACATAGTCTTATTTTTAGCCGGTGAACCTAACAAGTAGTTACCTAAACTACGCATAAAGGCTTTATAAATCAAGTTCAGCGAGTTCTGATTTACAACCTCTTTAAACTCATTACTTTGACGGTCTTGTGGTAAGTTTGGGTACCGAGTGGTGTATTTATCTTTGTTCTTAGAAGCATCATAACCTGCTATAAATTGTTGTGAGTTAAAATCTACCCAACTCTTCAATTTTGTAGCTACAACTTCTTTTGTAATCAAGTCTAAGAAGTCCAAAACTGAGGACAGTTGTGGTGCATAATAAATACTAAACCTATACTTAAAGAAATGGTTAAAACCAGTTGAACGAGTGATAGAAAGTTTTTGGACAAGCGTTTTATAGTGAGAAGAACGAGTTTTTGGTTCTGCATCATTGCTAATAAAGAAAATATGATTGTAGTCTTCTTTCTCTTTATTGAACCAACCATAAACATAAGTATAGAAAATGCCATTTTCACAATTATAATATGCATTCATGGCAAATTTCTTCATCTGTCCTACATAAGACTCACGTTTTTCTTCACTCCAAACTTTCTCATCAGAATTTAACTCCATAGTAGGAACTTCATCTGGAGAGTGACGATACACCACACCAATTTGACGGAGTTCTAGGTCTGGTTGCTTTCCACCAGTTTCTGTGCTGAAAAAGTCCAAATTAGTTTTGTCAAAATAGGCAACCAACTTTTTCATAACATCATCAACAATAAAAGACCTATCAGTGTTTGTCTTATTTAAAGCGTTAAACAAAGACTTAATAAAACGCTCACCATTTGTTGGGTTGTAGGTCAAAGACACCCCTACACCATTTGCGAAACGCTCTCGCAATAAATTTTTATGTAATTTCATGACTAGTAAAAACCTTTCGATTTAATCTACTAACTATCAGAAAAGGTATGTGGAAAAATCCAGCATACCCTACCCTTAAACTTCAAATTTTATTTAGAACTCACATCTAAAGCAGTCCGCAAAGCTAAGTCATTCTTAATGTCTTGTCCGGGGAACTTATGAACCAAACTTTCTTGAGCTTTCTTAGCACGCTCTTTACGAGAATAACCTTTCTTCTCCCCTGCCTTAATCGCAATATACGCAAGAGACCAAGCATTTAAAATCCGTCTGCGGAACTCTTCATCCATAGTGTCTAAATGCTCTTTATCAGTGGTAAGAGTTCCCATTTTCTCCATAGTGTGCAACAAGTGATGGCAACCAATACACAAGGTAATTAAATTCTTTTCATCATCTGTTCCACCTGCATGAACGGGTACTTTATGGTGTACAACCAACTGAGACAAGAAAGCACCTTGATTCTCAACCTTGTCTTTAGAGCAACATTGACAAACCATTTTATCTCTTGCTTTAATCTTGTTCTTAACTTCTGGAGTTAAGTCGTCATCACCATCACCTTTACGGTCTTGCACAATACCTTTATCTACTGCATCTGCTTGTTCTAAGGCACTTTCCAAAGTCAAGTTATCCATAGAGTTATCAGCCAATTCAAGAAGCTCATCTACCTCTTGAGCGCTCAATTTGTTACCACTTGAACTTTCACCTTCATCAGAAGAACCATTACTCTCACTTGAACCACCCTCTTCATCTGATACAACCGCTTCTTTACCAAGCTCAGTCGAAGAGAGGATACCCTTATTGTCTTCCTCTTCGAGAACATCACGTTCTTTTCGTTGTTTTACCAACTCTTTATAAGCTTTATCTAATGTGTACTTCCCTGAGAACAACTCCGTCATAGGCTCTGGGTAAGTGTCTGACTCACTGCAGACCTCTTTCAATTTCAGAATGTCGCCACTTTCCAGATATGGGTATAAGCGCTCAATTTGTGAGAACTTCAAACCATACTCATGTTCCAAGGTAGAAAGACCGTTCCAAATCTCTTGGTAACTATGCTGTTGTTGCTTGTTTAAAATCAAACCTAGCAATGGAACTAAACGTTGAGCCTTTTCATAATCAGCAAAGTGCCACACAAAAGCTGGAATTGTCTTGTAACCATTTCGTGAAGCACCATAAACTCGACGGAGACCTGAAATTAATGTATACATTTCAATCTCTTCACCATCAACTGAGGGTAAAGCTAAGACATCAATCGGATTTAACACTCTACCAAAGTCTTCAATCGAAGCAGTTAAACCGTTTTTAGTTGCAAAGCGAGCTTTTTTGTCGAACTCTGTAATAACAATAGACTCAATCGGTAAGTCCATACGCAACTCACGGTCATACTTCAAACCACTTAAAATCTTATCAATATCCTCAAATGGACTGAGAGTTGAAGGAGTCTCGGATACCCCTACAATATCTACTGGAACATCTACTTCTAACTCATCTAAGTCAGAAATAGTCTCAGAAGGTTCAGTTTGCTCTGTATCGAGTTTTTCCTCTGAGTCGATAATTTCCACACCTACTTCTTCTAAATCGAAATTGGGCGATTCTGAGACATCTGGTGACCATTCTACAACTTCTTCTCCGACCTCAGAATAAACTGCGACTTCTTCACCTATTGGAGCTTGTTCAGAATGTGAGGATACACCTACCTCCAACTCATCTAAGTCACCCCATAAATTATTTTTTTCCAAAATGACCTACTTTCTTAATAATTGATCCACTGTCCTACCTAATGAGTCACAAACTGTCACAATATTTAACTCTGGTGACGACCAAAAATAAACTGGACTCTCTGGTTTCAAACCTAACACTAAAATATCTAATGGACTTTCTAAAGGCAACTCTACTAACTTATGACCTGCAATTTCCACACCTAAATCCTCAGTGTTTTCAACATAAGAACCTAAATCCAAAGCTCTATCCACTAACTGTAACTGATTAGTTGCAAAGTCATAAAAACCAATACTAGACTGACCATCTACCTTGAAATGCGAAGTTACATCTAAGTAAGATACAACTGCAAAAGGTTTCAACCCCTCTAAAGTCTGTTTCCAATGAATGTACTGCAGTTTCGCTTTCTGAGGATTTACAGACCACAGAATTGGATTAATCACAACACTATCAAAACCGAACTCTTTAAAGCGGTGACTATGATGACTTGCAATACTTACTCTCAAATTAGTTGATAAGGCATTCACATCAGCTAAGTCTTCGAGTAAAGATACCCAATCTTCAATGATAGAGCTAATTGTTTGACCTGACTCCAAATTGTAGCGAATGTATGGTAAGGTGTCAAAACCTAAATCTTGTACAAATTTACACTCATCATCACGTTTTGCAAAGTTCATACCAAATTCAATGTAGTCAGAAGCGTAGAAGCGAATAGTTGAGATTAACTGTGGAGTTAAATCTAACTTAGTATAACTCATACTTGGAGTTATCTCATCTTCCACAATAGAAGTGTACAAATATCCGCAAACTGCACTTTTTGGAATTTGAGCTAAACTAACTAAAGTTGTCAAACCTCTACGCTCTAAATAAGGCAAAACTAACCGTGTACAATCAACACCTTCTCTACCTTCTTCTAACGAAATAGCACGTTGAAAGAGACCATGCTCATAAACCAAAGAAACCTTATTACTACTTAGAAAGACTTCAACATACAATTCTATATTATCGTTAGCTGCTAATTCTAGCAACTTTACATAATCATCATAGAAAGGCTCTGCTTTTGTTAGATACGGAAGTTGAGCCATTTTTTGACTCTCCTCAACCAAATAGGTGTCACCTTTAGGTAAGCGAGCCTTTAATACATCTTGGTACTGTAAATAATCTCGACCTAAAGGTGTGTCTTCTGCTCTCAACAATAACTGCTCTCTCAAAGATTGTAACTCTTTTTCGAGCAGATAATAGGATACCACACTGTGTTGACTGTATGTTCCTGTAGCTAATTCTTTATCTAACTTGTTTACAAGTTCTTCTCTCTTACTTAGTAACTCTTTTAATCGGGTGCCAATTTCAACTACGCTTGGCACAACTCCTAAAAATGGGGAAACTTCTATTTTTGTCTGCAAAGAATAAACATCCTCGCTTTCATTTACTTTTTGTTAGTTTATCATTTTTCCTACCAATTTGCAATAAGTAAAGCAAACTTAGAAAAAAGAAAAATAGTAACCTTGCCAGTTACTATTTAATCACTAAATAACAAAATACCATTGAAGCAATACCGAGTGCTATAACCACCATGATACCGAGAAGTCGAACTAACTTCAAAAGACTAAGATTTAGTTTGCTCAACTTACTCGTTTGATAAACTTCTCGACCGTTCTTACGAATCGAGCTTGCAGCAGATAAGAAGATTAAGGCTGCACAAACCATTAACACCATTTCAATAACGGTAACAGTTAATGCGTAAAAGTTTGTAATACGAGCAACCGTTGTAATTAAGGTAATCTCACCACTAATATAGTTGCTTGAAATGTTATAACCTAACGTGTAACCTGCAGTTACTAAAATCATTGCACCTAAGAAGTACAAGAAAGGTGCGTTTGAGATTGTTTTTAGTTTAAACTCTTTACTTTGGTTAAACAAACTTTGCTTAAACAAAGATAAGCGACCACTTAATGAACCATCTACCAAAGACTCATATACAAGAAAAGCAAGCCAATACATAGCAATCACAAGGACAATCCGAACGAACCAACCTCCTGATACCCCTATCAACTGTCGAAATACTTCTCCTCTAATACTTGAAACGTGTTGTTCCATGAAGGAAAACCTCTACTTTCTAATTTCCTAATGCAGTCAAATCCAAACCATTAATTAAAGCTTGACCTGATTGCGTAGGTTGATATTCAAGTACATAGTGAATATCTTCCACCTTACTATACAAAGAACCGCACAAATGACACATAGCACAAGAAACGGTAACTTGCGCTTCACTTTGACCGTTTGAGACTTGTACGGTATGCACATCTGACGGTAAATAGTGAAGACCATGTTGGTCGAAGTGTTTTATTGTTTGAGGAAAAACCTCATCTTCTGGGAACTTTGTTAATTTATTTTCGTAACCTTCTCCAAATAAATAGAGAAAGGTTTGTCTTATCAATTCTGTTTTTGAACCTAAAGCCATGTAGACCTACTTTCTAGCGAAACGCTAATGTAATCTATCGACCTAAACTGCGAGTTTATACGGTTACTAAAGTTACATTTACTACAATGTAATAAACATCAGACTCTTCAAAGACTTCTGCTTTTACGCCAAAGCGACCAAGGGAAGGAGTTTCTAAAATGTAAGACTTAGATTCAACCTCGTCTTTACCACAAGTATCAACCCACGTGTGAATTTGATTTTTGGGGATACCACTGACTCTTTCGAGTGGGTATTTTACAAATTTCTCAGCTTTTTCCTTATCAGTATAAACCTTAACCGTAGCTTTTCGGCTTAATACTTGAGGTTTCTTGTCTAACCCATAAGTCTTCACACAATGAAGTGCTAACCGTTAGTCAAAAGTGCGAAAAATCAGAAATTGAATAACACGATTGACATTCCCATCTTGAGCCAAATTTTGCCGAAGCTACTCTTTGTTTGATATACTCGTAATTTTCAGGGCGTGTATATTATAGTGGTTCGGCTTTACGGCTGACCTACCACTGAAACTAATTACCTCTAGTTTCCAAAGGCAATAAAACAAATCAACTAAGCTAATACATATCTGTCTGTTCTTGCAATATTTAATGAAGCATTAAAATCTCTATCTATCTTCTCTTGGCAGTTATCACAACGATACACTCTATTATTGAGTTTTAAATTCTTCTTATAACTACCGCAGTTTGAACAAGTCTTACTAGACGGATAAAACCTATCTACCAACCTGACTGCTATATGGCGCTCAGTTGCCTTTCTAATAAGATGTTCTCTGATAGTGTAAAATGAACAATTCGCAATATCTTTTGCAAGATATTTATTCTTCCTCATTCCGTTTACATTCAAGTCTTCTATTGCAATATATTGTGGTTGTGTTTTAACCAAGTCTGAGACAAATTTACGAATATGATTGATACGGATGTTCCTTAGTGAACGGTGTATCAATTTAATTTCTCTTTCTAGCTTAATAATGTTCTTTGTTTTATTGTGTTTGTTGCATTTATTGATAAAGTATTTACGAGAAACTTTACGTTGTAATCGTTTTAAGCGCTTGTTCAAGATACGAACTCTCCTAAAATCTTTGATATTGGGAACAGTTGTACCATCAGAAACAGTTGCGAGAGTTTTGATACCCAAATCAACCCCTACACCATCTGTAGAGTTGGGTAAGTCAGTTACTTGTGTATCAACATCTTCTGTATAGGACAAGTACCAATATTTTCCATCAAAAGAAATAGTAGCAACTTGTTTCTTACAGGATAAATCGAAACCTTCTCTAGTGGAACCGAAATCAACCTCTCCTAGAGTTGGTATTTGTAATTTACCGTTATCTTTCAGATAAATTCGACTAGGACGTTTGTCTGTAAACCTATCACAACGAACATTGAAACTCGGTTGAATTTTATCAACACTTCTAAAGTTCAATCGCCCTTTGTTTTGTCTCTTAATTTTTATTAACTCTCTGACAAGAAAAGCATAAATAAAAGATTGATTAAGTTGATAATACCAAGCCCAAGCTTCATAATCTTCCTCTAAGTTCTTAGCAACAACAATTTTAGCAAGGTTGAGATAATCAGATTGACTGAGATGATACACTTCTCTATCGTAGAAATTTGAATGATAGGTTTTATTCCCATTTTTACTCAAAATCTCATCAAACTCACCTTTGTTATTTCGCTTATCAATATCTACTAAAAGGTTCCAATAGTTGCGTGAGACTTTACTGAACCACCATGCAAATTTCTCTTGTTCTTTGGTTAGTTTCAGTCTAAGCTTCTGACTTCTCATCATGTGCTAACTTCTCCAAAACAGCTTTGTTAATGTACGCTGACAGACTCATATCCAATTTATCTGCCATAACTTGCGCTCTCTCCTTATCTGCTGGATAAATTTTGAAAGCAGTATGTACTTTAACACCCTTTTTAGATTTAGGTCTTCCTGTCATATAGGTTTTCTCCTTAAATAAAATATTTGATAAACCTATTGTATCATATTATGCAACTTAATGCAACAAATTTTTATCGTGTTATTCAATTTTCAATGTGCTTTTCGTACTTTTGACTGTTTCCATTAAGGCGCAACCCCTAATAGCTAGGTTAAATCCTAGTCACTCCCATTACAGAACGTGCGCAGACTATATGTCAATCTGAACCACTCTAACACAACTTTACTAAGTAGCCAGACCAAAGATTTTTCTTCCGCCATCAGCTTGCGGCTTTACTCACTGATATACTATCAGCTTAGTGTTAATTCACTCCTCCATCAGAGGATAGTCGTTAGAGGTTATCCATATCTCTTTTCGAGACTTAGGACATTCCTACCGAAACTAACCCTTGTTTGTATTGACTTAGCACTAACGTTTTCTAGCAGTCACCATTTTCTTTTTACTAGACACTGATTAGCTTTTATTTCAGCTTTACAATCGTTCACTCTTGTGTTAGCTACTAGACTGTATCAACATCCTGTTTCTTCTTTCTGCTTTCGCTACCTTCACGCTTGGATTTTCACCCTACGTTGTGGCAAACAGGCTTTTAGGTATTTCCTCGGTTTAACTTTTGTAATGATACACACTCCTTACAGAATGTGCAGGGCTTTCTAATTGTCATCGTTACATAAAACATAGAAAATTATGAGAATTTTACTAAATTTTCTATAGTTGTGTAAACTGTTAGTTTACCCTACTGCATCTAATTGGTCTTGGTAGCCACTCTTCAAATAAACTTCAAAAGAGTCATATTCTCGCCACTTGTTAGACCAAGGATGCGCTAGTTCTTGTAGACACAGAAGAACTTCTTCTTTTTCTGCATTGTCTTTCGACCAAACTGCTTTCTTCAAAGGTGCTACACCTGTTTCAGAACGTAAGGTAGCTTTCCATGTTTTGTTAGATATCCTAAAAAATCGTTTGGCTTTTAATACACCTTCTGCCAACAAGTAATCAAGTGTGAAATTGAGTGCGTAAGCTACGGAAGAGGTTTTCGCATTGTTTCCTAACAATGCTTCCTCCACACACAACATATCAAGCTCTACTTCTCCCTTTAGGACTTTTACAAGCAAGAAGTCTTTCAACTCTTGCATCCGAAGACCTACAGAATAAGGACTATCTAAATCTTTTATGGAACTTTTTAAGTTAAATGTTTCCAAGGTTTGACCATTCCAATAGGCGATACCGGTGGAGGTTTTAGACAAGTCTAACGCCAAAACACTATTTAAACCAAAACGCTCAGAACCTTCTTTGAAGTAGTCTAAGTAAGTAAAACAAGGAGAACCACCAAACTCTTCCATATCGAATGTGAACATTAAGTCGTACCCCCTTCACTTCTTTTAGCAGACTTCACTTCTAAGACTTTATTTGTTAACAAAGTTAACTGTTCTTTCAATCCAGTTAAAGATAAAGAACCTTGGTTGAACTTCTCTCTCAACGTTTCTATATTCTCTCTGTGAATAGAGACAGTGTAAGGAGGAACTTTAGAAAAGTCAAATTGAGACTTCTCTTCTTGAACCTCTACAATCGTATCAGTTAGTTCAATACCGTAAAGTTTAGCCAAACTCTGTAAGTAACCAAAACCGTTCAGATAGCGCTCACCTAAGTATTGTTCTGCAAAGAGTTTATGAAAACCAATAATTGTACCCTTCACACCACAACCAAAGCAGTTAAAGACTTCAATGCCAGTTGCACCGTCTTTGACGATACCGAGAGAGGGTTTTAAATCCTCATGGAAAGGGCAAACAACACGACTATTCCCACCACTGAACCTATACTCAGAATAGCGAGGTTGATGTTTGCACACAACAACGTCCCAATAGTTTGAAATAGTTACATCAAAATGTCCAAGAAAGTTTTTATGATAGAGCAACTGTTCTTCTAACTGACGATAAGAAGCTTTAACCGTTCTTCGTTTTACTCTTGAAGTACCAATCATTCAACATCACCTACAATCGTACAATGTAATGTAAGAGCTGACTGCAGTTTATCCGTAATCAAATCAATGTTCCGTTTAGATAAATGGTTAGGCGCACCACTTACATACTGTATAGACCCTTCTGCAACTAAAAATAACATAGAGTCACCGACATAGAGCATAGTAGATTCAGAACCCTCTAAATAAGTAATCTCACGTGAACCAACATACGAACCTAAAATATCCAACAAATAAGGTTGGTTCAATTTTGAAAAATCGTATTGCATCAGTCATGCACCGACTTTCTCTTAGGATAAACACCTCGTATAAAAATTGCTGAAACCAATTCATCAACTCGGATACCGCTAAGTGGATTTTCAAAGTAACCTTTAGGTTCTTTGAATTTGTGGTGTTCTTGACCTTCCCAAAAACCATAAGGGCGAAGTTGCACACTCTCTAACAATTTGAACAACTCAGTTAAAGACAAATGGAAAGTGGGAACTAACCGTTTATCTAAGCGCAAATGTTGTTCATCTACAAGACTAGCTACTGCAAAAGGTTTTAAGTCGTTTTGTTCCCCAATTAAACTAGGTAAGTAATTCAAGAAACGAACAACTTCTGCTAAATATAAGTCTTTCAACTCTTTAATTGTGACAACTGCTTGCGCATCCTGATACCCAAGTTGCTTTGTGTAGTGTTGTAGTAAGTGTTCTTGCACTACCAAATCTACAACCTCAATGTAAACCAAAGGAGTCCCTTCAATATCAGCAACCCAAAGCCAATCATACGCTAAACCTAAATCAATTACAGAACGAGCTTCACTACTGTCTAGTTCCTCTTTATACAAAATAGTGTACTTATTGGTAAACTCCAAGACACCTTCCATAAACAAGTCGTAGAAATCCTCTACAAACTGGTCTAAAATTTCTTTTGTAAACTGTTTACTTGCCATACAAGACTTTCTCAACCTCCCCTCTCACTTTTTCAAACTCTAAAATTTCCCATGTGTTATAGGCACTCAATAAATCCTCAGAAACATCATCACTTGGAGCTAACAAGATATTTGAGGATACCGAAATCAAGGAGTTCCAACTCTTCTTGTTCATAGCTACACTTGGAACACCATCTGTATTGTTAATGAATATAGGCAAATCATAAGTGTTATTCGCAACTTTCAAAAATTCAACTAGACGGTAAACATTAAAGTAACCTCGATAAGTTTGATTCAAAGGTAAACCTCTTAAAGTATCTTTCAAGACCTCTACGAATAACTCTTTTGAGTAAAAAGGTAATTGCAAATGTTGAAAGACCTCTGTTTTTGAACCCTCAGCTACATACTTATAACTCGCTTTGTTTAAAGGGAACAACTTCAGTGCAAATACTCGATTGTATAAACTACGAAACTCAGAAACAGAAAGTACAGTTTCTAAATCAGCTTTTTCTAATAAACCTAAACAAATCAAAGCACCTAAGCGAGCATCAGATACCGAGCCGAGTTTCATAACTTTGTCTAAATACCTTACAAAATCATAAGGTACAAAGTCTTCACTACCCGTTTCTTTCCCTACAATAGCTGATTTAAACGCATTTGAAACATCAGTAGGTTGTAAACCAAACTTAGTCAAAAATGAATTATAAGAAATGTAGTAAGAACCATTTAACTCAATACTTTCATTTGAAGTCGTACCTCTCAAATACGTTAAAACAGAAGTTTCTACAAAAGTACCAACCCCTTTGACCTGCAAAGGTGAGATACCCATTGAAAAGAGTCGGCTACGCTCCGATAAAGTTAAATTTACCAAAGTGTGTCGAGTTAAAAAAGCACAAACAGTAGAGTAAGTCACACTAGGTAGAATATATACCTTTTTCTTAGACTTAGCTCCTATAATGTTACTTAAACGCAAGTCCAAGTACCGAACCAAAGAGTAAAGCTGACTTGGACTCAACTCTAACTTACTAGCTACTCTTTCCAAGGAATAATCTAACTGGCCTTGTAAGTCTTGCACAAATTGAAAGTATTCATCAGTTAGACTATCTGACCAATAGTACCAAGTACCTGTAAACAAATCTTTCACAATCGCAGTAGGTTCAGACTCCAAAAATTTATCAATAAATTCTTTCCTGTCATAAACCTCTTTCAACTGCTCTACTACTTTTTCTAAAGTATAAACACACAAAGAAGGTGCTTGTGAATACAACACCTTACTTAAACGAGGGTAAGTTTCCTTAGAAATAACCTCTAAACCGCCCTTTACTTTTAACACTTCAAACTGAGCCTGAGACCGAACAAAATCCTCAGATACCCTAAAGAATTTTGCCAAGTCACCTACACTCACACATATTTCAAATTTAGACATTGACATCCTCAATATCCAAGACGACAGCTTCCCCGTTGCGGATTTCTATCACTTGGTCTTTCATCTCAATCACATTATTTGCAACCTTATCCGTGAATACCGAAAGTGGAGCCATCTCCCCCGCTAAACGCGAGGGAAGTAAGTACATTTTAGCAATATTCTTAGCTGACATAGCATCATTGGTATAGAGCATCAAGTTCAAATCGGCTGATTTTGTCAACTCTTTTGAGTCCGCAGTAACGTTACGCAACTCACGATGGATACCCTTACCTAAATCTTGAATAACGTCAGTCGCCAATTGAGAAGGTAGCCAAACACAAATATCCAATAAACCTTTCAAAGTCTCTAAACGAATAGACAACTTCTCTAACATGGTTTTCTTATCTGGGTATTGACTGCTATCCATCGCTTGTGCGTAGTCAATAACAACAAACTTACACTCTTTTTCCTCTGCTGCTACTCGGAGAACAGTTTCAACTGACTCCAATTCAAACGGATAATCTGGTAAATATATTTTACCATAATTCGGATTACTTACCAAGTCCATCCGTGAAATTTTTTCAAGTTCTGCTACAGAGCTATCTAAAGTTCCACGTTGAATATCGATACCTGCTATCTTTTCGTAATTTTGACCTCTTTGTACATTATAGTAATAGTCGAAGTGAGTGGCACGTAACTCAGCCATTACTTTGCCGGCGCCACCTTCTTTTCCCCAAAAGCAAATACCAAAACCATTTAGGAGAATTTCATGAGACAGACGAACTGCAAATTTTGACTTCATCCCTTTCTCTGGTGCTGCAAAGACTGCAAATGTGTTGGTATAAATACCACCAATCGTAGCACTCAATGTAGGTAAGTGTTGTAAGTTGGAAAGCAAAGTAGGTCTGCGAGACTCTTCTTCCTCAAAGTCAATATCCGATGCACAGACAAGCTGATAAGAGTTCTCTTTACCTAACGAAGCCTTAATACTGTTTACCTTTTGTGAAAGAAAATCAAGCGCACCTTCGATACCGAAGAATGTTTTTCTCTGTGAACGAATAGGATTAGTAAGGGAAATCGAGGCTTGTTGTAATGTATCGTTAATTGCTAATTTGGCGTAAACCAACTTGAAGCGAGTTAAGGCATCTTCAAAGGTTGGCTCTTTCAAAAATGAGGGATTGCGGTATTTTTGGTAAACCTCTACTACAGAAACCAACAAACCTTCAATCGCAGTTGAACCATCACTTACATAAGACTCAAACTGAATACGGTCAGTATCTTGTGCAATCTCAGAAGCGTTCGCTTGCAAATAAACTTTCAAGTAGTCTATATCAAGCAATAAACCTCTTTCCATCTGTACTTTCTTCAACATAGAATAAAGCACATAGTTTTCATTACGGAAATAGTCGTTCTGCAAACGACCCATCTGACCTCTTAGAGAGTCAAAGTCGCGCAATAGATACCCCATCACTTGGTTTTCATAATACTCAAGTTGAACCTCTGGGCTTTTATCTGAAATCTCAGAAGGTGTAATGTCTGAGACATAAGCAGACTCCGTACCTTCTGCTTCGGACATTAATTCCCAAAGCTCTTTATCTTCAAACACTAAAGTCTAATTCTCCTCTCTAATTTTTATTCCATTTACAAACATTATTTCATTTTAAAACCAACCGCCACGCTCTAAAGCATCGAACTTCTCTTGCGTTGTCATGTTTGAGACATCTTTTGGAGGTCTTGGCACACGAGGTTCCAAAGGAGGTCTTTGAGTTTGGGATACCCTTGGTTGACTAGGTTGACGAGTAGGTTGCTTTGGAGATTCTTCTTTCTTCAATGGTTGACCAAAGCGGTCGAGACCCATCTCCAAAAGTTCTGCTTCCGTAAATGGTTCTCCTGTCAAATAATTGTAAGCTGGGTTGTTCGATTCATACATAGGTTGAAACCCTCTTTCTACTGGTTGTTGGTAATAAGGTTGTTGGGGTTGATAATAGTTAGGTTGAGTCAAGTGACTGCGACCTAAACCAAAATCAGTAATGGCATCTTGCAAAATACGTTGGAAATTCTCAGTATCCTTTCCCCAAAAGTCTGTGAGGTAAATATTATCATCAAAGCCCATAACAGAAATAACCACAGAGCCAAAAAAGATACCCCTACCTCTTTGAATACTTGCAATCTGAGGTAGATTTACAGTTAGTTGATATTTATTTAAAATTAGACCTTTATCTAAAATATGTAAGCGCAAATTAGTAACACAAACCAAAACACGTGCTTCACCACTTTTACAAGCAGTGATATAACGTAGCTCTTCATCTGATCTCAAGGTCTTAGCTAATTCTTTTAACTCAAAACCTGTACCAAAGAAAGGAGTTTTTACCAACATATTTACAACTTTATTCTGCTCCAAGAATGGAAGTATTTTTTCTGTGTAATAGGGATGCACCATATCTCAACCCACCTTATCATATTCATTTAACTAGATTGTTCAATGTCTTTAATCGAGAAAACCTCAGAACGCTTGAAAGACACCCTATTACGACCTACACTAATCAAGGCTTCCTCCGGTGCGCCAATTAGAAATCTGCGAATATCGGAGCTATTAGAGGTCTTTGATAAGCAACACCAACGACCTTTATAGTCGTCTCCAACTTCCCCAATCGTAATTTGATCTCCTGCTTGTAGTTCAACTTTCTGTCCGTTCACTAACAACAATTCAACAACTGAAACCATTTCATTGCACCTTATTTTTGTCCAAAAAGGTTTTTCAAACCCGCAACTACTACCTCTTTTAAGTCCGACAAAGCACCAAAGAGTGTTTTCTTGCTCTTTTCAGCTTTCAATGAGTTCAAAGTAGCTCGAACCTCTTGAAGTTGTTTTGATAAACCGTCTTGTGCGTTTTTTAAGTCAATCACTTCACGTTCTTTAGCAAGAACTGTTTCTTGGACTTTACTTAGCTTCGCTTTGTGTTCTTCCTCTAAAGTCTGAATGTACTCAGCTTGTTTTTTGTTTGCTTCTTCCAAATCAGCTTTTTCAGATAGCAACTCAGTTTTACGCAGTTCAAGACCTTTATTTTCAGTCTCTAGCGCAGCGATACGTTCTTCTGCTTTAGTCAAGTCCTTATCTTTAGCTTTAAGGTCTTTTTTAAGACCTTTCAACTCTTTATTCAAATTTTCTTTATCTGTAACTAAATTGTTATAAGAACCAACTAAAGTGTTATAAGAACCCTCTAAGTTCTTATAATCAGACTTAAGTGTTTCTAGTTCTTTTTCCAAATCGTTTGGTAGAACAGTCTCTCCTGAGTTGTGAAATCGAACAGACGACTCGTCTGACACCTCTTCTTTCTTCTCAACGTTTTCTGAAACGACCAATTTCTCTTTCTTAGTAACGGTTTTAGATTTTGGTTCATTTGAGGATACCCCTACAAGAGTTCCTTCATTTGATTTAATCGGTTTTCCTGCTGGTGAAAGCTCTCCGACCTTACGAGGTTGTGTTCCATGAACCATCAATTCCCCTTCAAGATTAGCAAACTTAGGTTTAGGACGACCACCTTTAGGTACATCACGATTTACTGCAGCTTCAGACAACTGAATCAACTCAATAGGAGAAATCCCTTGTACTTCAAACTCTACATCTTTACGCAAGTCATATTCTTGACGAATTTCCTCTACTGTTTCAACTGAATAAGCCAACATGAAGATGGAAGCCTTAAACAGTTGAGCAAAGTCTGAACCTGAAAGACCCCAACGCGCACCTGAGTTACTTACTCGAACTGCACCGTTTTTTGGATTTGATTTACTTGTTGAAATTCGCACATAAGGTGCATAAGTATTTACTACATCTTTCGTAAGAACAATTTTTAATTTCATTTTTGTCTAACTCCTAAAAATCAATATTTTCTTTATTATACCACAAAACAAAGTATAAATCAATAACAATAAGAGAGCAAGTTGAAAAATTTTCATAACAACTTGCGCTTATCCTTATTAAATCTAATCATTTATTAGGTAAATCTATTTTAATCGAACCATTTGCTAAATGCACTTCGTCTATCGAAACAGCGTCTACTTTTCTTTGAGCCGCACTTAATTGGTCTTGTACTACTTCTTTTACTAATTCTTCGTATTGTTTATCTTTCCTTGAAAACAATCGTTTAAGGAAACCTCGTTTTTTCGGTTTCTCTGAGGAAGGTGTGGATACCGGTGTGGTAGTTGATTTAACTACTACAGTATTAGACCACTCCTGTGAGCGTTCAAAGGATAACTCAGTTAGAACATCAGTTGCTTCACTTGAATAATCTAAACTAGTACCACCCGACTCTACAACCTCAGTAATCTCATCTTGTAAGTCTTCAAGGTCAATATCTTGACCCATTCCTTCTACAAGGTCTCCTGTATCTAATTCTCCTAACTCATAAGAAAGACGAACTGGCTCTAATTTCAAAGCAAGACTTTCAATACTTTGATATTGAGAGTCTACTAAACTACTAACTGCGCTTAAACTATCTTGGTGGAGACTCGTTTCCAAAGAAGCAAGTTCACTTAGGGATACTGAGGTGCTTGCATAAACTTCACTCTCCAAAGCTGATAAGGACTCTGAAACCGAAGTAGAAACACTCGCTTGGTGAGTAGATAAGGACTGATTTAACTGATTACTATAATCAACCAAAGAGTTAGAAGTCATCTCAGAAAAAGAAGTAGATTGACTCTCTACTGCCGACAAAGATTCACTAATTGAAATAGACTCACTCTCTGAGTGAGATACCGATAGGGAGTGTGAAACAGACTCACTCTCAGAAATTGAAGCGCTCTCTGACAATGACTTCGCTAAGTTCTCTTTAGCTAAAGCTACCAACTCTTGCAACCACTCTGACATGAATGGAACAAGAAGAGCCAAAGCCGTGTCTTCAAAGTACAACTCTCGGTCTAAATGAATAACCCCTTCATCATCTACAAATATAAGATGTGTATAATGTTGCGCTCTCTCAATACCTTCTGAATCTTTCTCCTTACGAATAATCGTTAAAGTTGAACCTACTGAACCTTCCGTCATGTCAGTCGTTACAACAACTTTTACAAATTCTTCATTACCGTAAAGGTTCGGATGTTCAACTAAGCGCTCAGTTACATCCTCAGACTCAAACTCTACCTTAGCCAACAAAGTGGTTACAAAACCATTTTCTGTTTGGACTTCTGCTTGGTTACTTCTAATTAATTTCAAGTTTTCTCACCTACCTATTCTGAGTTTACAATTTATACAAGTTCGTTTCACTTGCACTTAAAGTCGCTACAAGTTTCTTAGACTGCGTAGATTTAGGTCTCCTTTTGGCTTTCGGAGGTGCTACATCTTCTAGCTCAACCTCTGCCATATTCAAACCTAACACTTTATTTGAGTTACGAATAACACGATTTGTTCTTGCTACACGCTCTTCATCAGTGCTATTTTGACGAGGGATACCAATATAAAGATATTGTCGAGAGGAGTAACTATCCTCAGAACCTAAACGTTGAAGAACATTGTTAATCTGAGAACCATCCGTCAAAATCACATAAGTGGACTTCCCTTCAAAAGCACGTTGTCTTACAAAATCCTCAACTAAATACCCATCTTCTCTCATAGAAGGACTATACGCAACAACTACAACCTCACTCAACATGAGATTTTCATAATCCTCACGTTTTTGTTTGATACCTTGCAATCTAAAAGGTGTAATGAAAGGATGGACACTAAGACCTGCTTTATATGCTGAACCTAACAACCAAAAAGCTAATAACTCCACATCTGCTCGCACACCTAAATAGAATAATACCGAGGTCTTGGGTTTCTTACCTACTGACAACGAACCTACAAAAGCACCGATAGACTCTTCTATTGAGCTGTATTGGTCTTGGTCTAAACTCTCAGCAGTCAATTCACCTAAAACTAACTTCAAATCTACGAACAAACGAGAGAATACCCTGCGAAGACCTAACTTCTCAGATAAACCTTGAGTTGCACCCTCTTGCGACTGTACACCTTCTACTACATGTTTTGTTCTCAACTCCTCACACAACGGACAAGGAACCAACTTATTTACAACTGTGTCAAATACTAAACCGTCTGAACACTCTGTGGATTTACACAATTTCATTTCATAATCTCCAGTTTAATTATAGTCTTTTAGAACAGAAAACAGAACATCAAAAACATGGTGTAAGTCTGTTTCCTCAGTTATAATCGTAGTTATTTTTAGCCAACCATTACGGAAAGAAAACTCTAAGTCTACATCTTTGAACCCTTCTGAGTCTTCTGAGCAAAATTCACTACCGTGGTAAAGATAAAGTGGAAACTCAATACGGAAGTAAGCATAGTCTCGAACAACTTGAAAATCCGCTGCAAAAAGACCTGCATCTTCCCTATCAAAGTAAAAATACCAATTAAGTTTATTCACTTCCCACTCATAATCAAACTCGCTAGATTTGAAATTAAAACCTTGGGAACTATGGTCTTTACTTGTGTATTCTGTTACCAACCGTTCAAGGTCAATTAAATTCATTGGTGTTTTCATTGTCTAAACTGCTTTCTAATCTTATAAATCTCTGTTGTAATGTCTAAGTAAACCTTCAAAAACTAGTTTGAAATCGGAGTAAACCCAAGTTTGTGGATACCCAATCCAAATTAAGGAAAGAGTCATTGCAGAAATAGCGGATATAATAGCATCTTCGCTTACAAAGTTGTCTACATCAATAAAAGAGTCTGCAAAATCTCTTAAGGTTTGAGAGTCCATACCAAGCCAGTTTCCGTGAGGGTCAAAACCCAATAAAGTCATTTGTGTATTCAAGTTCTTTTACCTCTTTCTAATGAACCATCAGCTTTTGTTTTCAGAATACAAATGGAAACCACCCTCATCTAAATACCCTTGCCAAAGTTCATTTCCGTTTTCATCTAACTTCAATAAGTTAATACGAGAATACTCAGAACCTGACTTAGAACCTCCGTCAATAAAGTAACGTGTAATCAACGGTTCTCCATCTAATTCCAAACTATCTTTCAAAATCTGACAAGGATTTATTGAATGTTCATATTCTCCCATTGTGCAAGTCGGTGTATGACCTGAGATAATGATTTTCCCTTTAAAGTCTGGGTGCAAATCTACCTCAGTTAAATGATTTAAGGAGTCAATGTAAAACTCACGTGTCCAAACCATACCCTCAGTATCTTGCTTGTCCAAAGGTAAGTCCAATTCAAAACCTGCGTGGACTAGAATGTTCTTACCATCTTCTAAATAATACAGAAGAGAACGCAACCAAACGAGTTCATCATACAAGTGAAACAACAACTGCTCCCTCAAATCGCTCTCAGAAGCAAAAGGGATACCGAGGTTAGCGAGAGTTTCTTCTCGACCGTTCATGTACCACCAATTTGTAGTAAATGGACGGAAAGCACTATCTAACAAGAAAATATCGTGGTTTCCGACAATCGCTTTTGCTTTTCCACTATCACACAAGCTCTTTACAAAATGTAAAGTATCAATCGTGGCATTTGGTTTTAAATCAAAACCGTCTATATAGTCTCCACCAAAACGAATTTCACAATTCTCGTCTGTGAACTCTGGTAAACTCTCCAACTGTTTCAAAACTTCAAAATTTGCATGAACGTCTGATAAATACAAATAGGACTTCAAAGCACAATCTCCCCTTTTATAATTACTCAAAGAAAACAACTAAACTTTCACCATTTACCAACAAACCAAAAGGTGCGTGAGTCTTATCTTCCACACCTTCGCCAATCATATACAAGTTAGAGAACTTATCTGTTAGTAAATCAGATTGAAAGTTATGCATAGCATAAAACTCAACCGTAGAAGAACTCTCTAAACCTAAATTAACTAGCTCCTCAAAGTCTTTTAATTTCATCATTCATAACCTAATTCATCTAAAATCTTATCAACTTCTGCTACTACAGAGCGAATTGTCTTAGTGCTTTCAACTGACTGTAGTTCTGGTTTGACATAGAAACCAAAGCGTTTAGCGCTTTTACGCAGAAGGGGATATCCATGCACTTTGCGCCAGTTGTTTGACCAAAAGCAAGCATACTTGTAATCATTGTTCACTGAGGTGTAGAGAACCATTTGGTCTTCTGTTTCTTTTGGTTTTGGCGTAACATAAACAAAGAGTGAATCTTTGTCTTCATTGTAGTTAGTCGGTCTAAATAGTTTCATAGGGAGTCCTCCATCTAATTATTGTTCTTTGATTGGTCTGTGTTGAAAATAACCGCAGCGTAGAAGCGACCTTCAACATAAGAAATCGAAATACTTTGAACATAAAAATTCTGATTCTTATTCAAGATGTATTCAATCTCACTTTCCAATTCCCTAGTGGACTCCCCACTAAAAAATCCGTACTGCACTCTTCTTAGTCATTCAAAGTTAAACCCTCTTTCATTTCTTCTAAGCCATTCGACCACTTAGGGTAAGAAATCAACCCCATCATATTGTCGGTCGAATAGGATACCGCTATAATAGATGAACTTGCACCCTCTGAAATCTCTTGTTTTGCGACTTCAACAGTCGTATTTACTAAGTCTGGGTTTAAAAAGTAATTGTTCAGTAGACTCACTTCATGTTTTGTGTGAGCTAATCTATCTTTTGTACTCTTACAAGCTTCTTCTAAGACTTTATACTCTTCTCTTCTCGAAAGAATTAAGTAAATGTGTTTATCATGAATATCTTGGCTACGAACAATACGACCTTCAATCTGATTTGTTAACCCTGAGTTTCCTGTGAAAGAGTAGAAAATCAAGTGGTTCATAAACCCTAAATTCAAACCCTTCTTCAAGTTAGTTACAATCACTCTGTAACCCCCTCCATGGAACTCGCTCAACTTCGCTTCTTTCTTCTTAGGTGTATTATCCTCTCCGTTGATTGTAAGAGCTTTTATCCCCAACCCTTCTAAAAACCGAACCAAAATGTTCTGAGCTTCTACTGAGTGAACATAAATTAAAGCTTTATCTTGACCTATACGGTATTTAAACAAATCTTCAATCACTTGTAACTTAGGTAAAACCTCTGGAGTAATCTCTAAGTCAGGATCGAACCATGAAGGTTCATCCCACACATAACGCTTGTACCTAGTTTTGCTAAATAATTGATTTTGATATTGAGAAGGTTTGTATAAAACCAATTCACACGTGGAGTTTTTGACGGATACCCCTAACTCCTTACGAGCTGTTCCAAAAGCCATAAATCGAGTTGAGAGTTTAAACAACTCCGGGTCTTTATAACCTAAAATTTGGTGTGTTTGAAATGACTTCTTCACAAACAACTCTTCAAATTTTGTCTTTAAAGGCATAGAGTTTGGAAAGAGGAAATTTAACTGATTGTACATACCTTCAATCGACTTCTCAAAAGGAGTGGCGTTCATCACAACTACATGGTTTGCGAACTTTGTTCTTACAGTTTTACAAGCCTTATAAATGTCCGACTTAGTAGAACCTAGTATAGAACCCTCATCAATAAAGAAATAATCGAATTTACCATGTAACTTTGTAGTGTGCGCCAACCACAACATAAACTCGTGACTCGAAGACACTGCTGAGTAAGAAGCTACCACTCCACTAGGATACCCTAACTCTTTTTGCTCTTTAATAAAAGCACTTACTTGGTTAGCATCACCTGTAGTAGTAGCTACATAATCTCCTGTAAAGCGAATTAACTCTCTACGAGCTTGCGCTACCAAACCTACCTCTGTTAAAAACAAATAACGCAAAGGTCTTCCTTTAGTTCTCTGTTTTAAAGCACCTACATGGTTAATAACCGAAGCAACCGTAGCCGTCTTTCCTAAACCTACACTATCCATAATCAAAGCAGAGCGCGCTGCTAAAATAAAATGAACCCCATAAGTTTGATACCAACGGAGAGAACCTTTTGCAACTCCCTCTTTTAGCGAAGACTTTGTTGCAATTACATGGTCTATTTGCTCAGGTGTTAAATCTAATAAGCTACCTGCTAACTCTGGGAAACCTACTTGGTCTTCATCCGTAGCTGCTTTCTGAAGAATACTATCTAACAACTGGTAACGTTGTATAGGAGCTGATTTATCTATAAATCCACCCTTGTAAAGTGAGACCTCTGTTACTGCCACAAATTTTCGCCTTTCTTACTGTTTTTATATCTAATTTTAGCAAACTAAAAGAAAAAAGTCAAGGATTACCCCTTAACTTTTACCGTTTTCTAATGCTTTGTAAAATTCACTCAATATAATAGCATCTACTTCTTTCTTAAACGCTGGGTTCAAAGCAGTTACTACAGGTTTGTAAACATCATCATATAATCTACGCTCTGGGAACAAAACTTTATACTGTGAACCTTGGCGCTTCACTTTGATACCGTGAACTACAAGCCAACCTCCAACTAAAGCAGAGCAAATTCCGCAGATGCCGTTCGGGATACCCTCTGCATTGACTTTTACAAAGCGAATGTTTTCTACTAATTTCACTTATAAAACCTTTCTATATCAAGAGTGTGCAAAAATCAGGACTCCGTTCTTTCTCAACACTTTACCTTGTCTTACTGCAGATTCAATTTCACTTAGAGAGAAATAACCTAAAGCTACTTGCTCTGACACTCGTAAGTTCCTACGACAATAAGAAACAAAATCTTCATTGACTAATCGAACCGTTTTATCATTTACTTGACCTTGCGTCTGTGGCTGCACTTGAGGTTGAGGTCTCTGCACAATAGGTTTAGGTTTACCAACCGATTGTGATTGTGGAATAGAAACTGTTTGAGGTTTTGGAGCTGGTTTCGGTTCTTGAACGGTACAAGGTGCAACCTCTGATTGGGAGATCCTTGGCTGAGGTTGAGGTTGAGGTTGAGGTTGAGGTTGAGGTTGAGGTTGTTTTACAACCTCTCTTTCTTTCGCTACATAAGTCCAAGGTTCTCTCTTACCTACATAGTCCGAACGGAAAATCTCTTCTTTGAACTCCACTCTAGTTGGTTCGTTCTCAAAAGCACTCTCAGAAGTATCAGATTGACTCAGATTTGAGTTTTCTTGCGAAGGTGTAGTTTTACCGACCTCCAATTCAAACTCCGTTACAGACGATTGTGGAGTGTCTGAGAATGGGTCAGAGAAATCATCTGAAGGGTCAACCTCAAACTCTCTTAACTCTAATTCTTGCTCTTCCTCATCTGAGTTCGAACTTAAACCTAAACTAGCAAAGGACACTCCGTTCAGTGGATCTTGTTCCTCTTCCTCATCTCTATGTTCAACTTCCTCTTTGCTCTTCATAGAAGTCAACCAATCTGTATTTATGAGGTCTTCAAACCCATCAAACAAAGAATCCAACTCAACTGTCTCATCCTCAGAACTTTCGGTGTCGAGAAGATACCGAGGACTCTCTTCTACAACCTCTGTCTTTATACTTTCTTTTGAAACCGTAGGTAAAGGTCGAAAAAGTGAAATTCGCTCAAACTCCCTCTTTTTAACCTCTTCATACGTTTCATAAGCAGCCATTTTTCTAGCATACACTTGCATTGCAAGCAGAAACCTAGAACTACTAATTGGATATGTAATTTCCATCTATGTTACAACCTCTATCTTTCTGCTGTGCTTCTTTAAATGTCTCGGACATAGTAATCACGTACGCTATCTGATTTAGGGAAACGCAAGGAGTCTTCCTCAGCAAAATCTGCGTCCGAAACTGAGATACCGAGTTTCCCTAGCGTTTTACTTGCTTGTTCATTCTTCAACCTTGTTACATAAGCTGAACTTGCACCCTCTTCTGGGTAAAGTTTAGCCCACATCTTCCGTTGAGTTTCATACAGTTTGTCTAAGCGCTCTTTTCCTCCGTTCATGCTCATAATGAGAGGTGCGTGACCAAACTTAGGCTCATCAGAACCAGCTAAAGTATAAGCAAAGTCTCCTGTATTTGTAGTTGGGAAGTCAATTTGACGATATGAATCTTCCCAAATTGTTTTCTGAATTGGTTGACCTGCTTTAACCGCAAATCGATTCCCCACCATACGAGAAGCCGTTTTAGGGAAGTAATCATTATGTAGTTGGTGAGGTACGAAAATCAAGAAAATACCAACATTCGGAAAGGCGGTTAAAATTTCACTGAGGTAAGCCTTATAAGTTACTTTCTCATCTTTATCCAATTTCTCAGCAAATGAAATAATCTCATCCAATACTACAAACAAGTAAGGTAACTGCTCAGATTCATCAGAACAATTTGCATTGTAGTTCTGAATTTTCAACTGGTCTCCAATCAAGCGTTTTCTTCGAGGAGCTTCCTCAGATACCACCCAATCAAGCAAGTCCATAATAGCTTTTGTACCTGTTGCGAACTTACGCAAGTGTGGTAAGGTAATTTGGTACCAATCCGAATCCTTATTCTTCATATCTCCTGCTACAACTTGAACCTTACGAGGTGAGTTTAAAGCCATCATTTGGTTGACGATACCGGTGGCGAGAACGGATTTCCCTGTTCGAGCCATCCCTGCAATAATTGTACCTGTGTGTTTTGCCAAGTCAAGAAGAATAGGCTCTCCATACTCATCAGCACCAAACACTACTGGGAGTTCATTCTTAGTATCTAAGAAGAAATCTTTGCTTGAAGCAATCAAGTCTCTCAACATGAAGGATGTACCTGTCTGTTTAAAGATAGTAATTGCAATGCGACTACCTTTACCAACCGCAGTTGTTGTTACATTTTCACCAAAGTAATCTTTCATTTGGTCTTTCAACAACTCAGTAATCTCTTTTGCAAAGAGTGTTTCTTTTCCTTTCAACTTCTCTGGACGGTCTGTAATAATCTCAAACACAGACACACGCTCTGTAATAGACTCTACATTTACCCAATCCATCTCAGATAAACCTTTGACACCACCTGTTTGGGCGTCTCTGAGGAAAGTCTCTAATTGCTTAAACTCTACGCTATTCTTTGAAACTTCACGAGACCAATCAGGTTTTAAACTTGAACCATCCAAGATAGATAAGTATTTATCCAAAAGAAGACTTCGAGTTACTAATTCTGGCTCCACTAAACCACCTGCTAAATCAGAAGTGAAAGCACCCTCAGACACCTCTTCTAACTTAGGATGTTCTAACTCTTCTCTTGAACTAGAAGAACCCTCTTCTGTCTCTTCTTGGTTATCTTCATCTTCTAAGTCCTCTGAGTCATTTACAATACCCCAAATGTCTTTGGCGCTTGCGCTTTCTGAGGGGATACCTTTTGAGGGTTTAGGAAATTCCTCTTCCTCATCCTCTAATTCATCAAATCGAGTCGGTTTTGGACGTTCCATTGGTTCAAAACCTTGTCTTTTGGGAAATGGTGGTACATCTTCCTCATCACCCCAACCACCACTTGAACCAAAGTTTCTAAACTCGTTTGGTACTTCTCGTCTTGGTGGCTGTCCAAAACCACTCATAGGGTCGGAGTTTGGTTCTCCAAACCCATCATCTATAAAGTTACTTGGCGCTCCAAACTCAGAAGGTTGAGGGGTTTGTGGTACAGGTTCGTTTGGGGTATCATCAACTAACCCCCACTCTTTATTCTGAGAATTTTTATACAAGAACAAACCACCACTTATACCACCACCCACAAGCGAAATGAAGATACCGGGTGCAGTTGCAAATCTTGTAAATAAACCAAATAAGAAAGAGAACCCACCTACTGCTCCATAATATAAAAGCGCAGCAGTTAACCCTTTTCTAAGCTTGTAGTCACTCTTAAACATATCATCTGACTCAGATAAGACAGGCCAAACATAAGAAGACAAGTGTTTCCATAAACCTGTAACAACCTTGAAAATCTTATCCATCCAATCTTCATGTTGACTCAAATGTTGTGGAGGTTGATTTTGTTGTGGAAAACCTTGTGGTTGACCAAAAGGTGGTCTTTGAGGCATCCCACCACCTACTCTATTTGCAAACGGATCAGGTTGTACCCCTCTCATGCGAGCTAAAGGGTCGCCACCGGGACCTTGGCGCATACCACCAAAACCTCCTCGGTCGCCTGAAATTCCATTTTCAAATCGTTGATTTTCTCGCTCTCTACGAGCATCTGACTGCCTTGTTAGGTCGTCATTTGAATTTCGCCAATCCATACTAATGTTTCCCTCCTAACGTTACTGCAAGGACTACTAAAACATAGACCACACCGACTCCAATTACGAGGAAACGACTCTTCTTAACCTCTTCTTTCAACTTTTCAGAGGTTATGGAGTTTGCGACCCCCCAAAGGATACCCCCTAAAAAGAGAATTAAACTTAATAACATCATTTTTACTAATCACCTAAACTATCTACTGCTTATCTTGTGCAATGACCCCTGTTCTGAACAATGGTGTATCACTAATTACACGTGGAATGTCTGCTTTTACAACTGCAGACTCCCCAGAGTTCAACTTCAAGACAAAAGCTTTTTTATAAGGTTCTGCGTGTACTTGGTCATATCCTGCTACCAACCCTTCATCTTCTTCAATAACTGCACCAATCTCAGCTAATTCATCTGCCAAGTCTGTGATACCGAGGGCTTTACATACAATCTCTTGGTAAACAGGAGACTTAATCTTCCCAACCATAGCTAAAGTATAGTTAGCAAAGAGTGAAAATTCATCTTTTTCAACCAGTTTAACTGGGTCATTGGAAGCCACAATGTTAATATCTCCTGCTTTACGACCCCCTGTGATTGGAGTTTTCAAAATCTCTACTGCGTTTGGAAGAGAACTAAAACGTTGCAACTCTTCCCAAATCTTCACATTATACAAACCACGAGAGAAAGGATACACTGTACGGTAGTAAGCTACGGTTGCAGCGTTCATAGGAATGAGAATAGCGTCCAATTCAGACAACTGACTTTCTGGAACCCCTCTCATATTGTAGTCACAAATAACTAATTTCGCATCAATAATGTCTTTCAAGTACACTGGGTATTTAAAGTAGTTGTTCAACTTCTTACTTGGTTCAAAGTAAGAACCAAATGTTTCCAAGAAATAAATATAATCTCTCTGGAAGTCTTTCAAAGCGGACTTATACAACTCTTTAATATCATCTTCAGTTAAAATCTGTTTGTCTTCTTCCGTAATCGAACTCAACACATCTTCTAAGTTCGGACGGTATTTCTTCAAGTAGTTATAAACCGTATAAATGGAGCAACCATCGAGGGCATGCCACGTGGAAGTGTCAATCGATACCCCATATTCACTGTAAAAGAGGTCAACACCTCGCTCAATAATTAGAGGAATCCAAGCGTATTTCTTTAAGGTTTCTGCACCTGCTACCGCTCTAAACAAATCAATAATGTTCTTACGAGAGCGAGTAAACAAGGTGTTATCCATTTCCTCATCACCTGTAGGCACAATCGGAACTGGGTCAAGGTAGCGACCTGAACCCATACCTAAGTCTAATGAGACTACTTGGAAATCTTTCTCTAGTAGAGTTCCTAACCCTTTATATTCTCCACCTTCGTAGTCATTGATGGTCATAATCATATTGTCATTAGCTGCAAACTGAGTAGCTAATAACTTCATTTCAAATGACTTACCTGACCCAGACATACCAATAACAATAACAATTTCAGCGTCTGTTACGTCACGCTTAAATTGGTGGAAAACAGGAGAGTGCGTTTCAATATTGGTACCTAAATAAGTTGTACCAAAACCTACTACCCCTTGCTCAAATGGGTGCCATTGCGCTCTCAATTCATCTGAGGTAAAGGTTGAGCGAATTTTACGCTTGCTCTCTTTAGACATCTCAGAGTTAAAGGGAGAGAAATCACCCACCGTGTCTGCAATGATACCGGTGACTCTTCGAACTTGCATCCCTGTTCTATGAGAACACATGTGTTCAAAGTCTTTTAGAACATCTGTAAACTCAGGACCTCTACGACCCGTTATAATAATCATTACTCGAACTTTATACAAGTAACGCTTATCTTGGTCGCTCAAAGTCGCGTCATTTGCGTATTCTACCGAAAGTGATAAACGCTCATCTTTTTGAGCCGTTTTCACATATTTGTGTTGAGTAAACCTTGAACCTTTGCTAGACTCCTCTTGGTTTTTCGCACTGACTTCATCTAAGACCGACAAACGAGTTTTAACCTTGGGATCATCCCAGTTAATTTCAAAAGGCTCATTTGACTCAATGAAGTTCATTGAAATACCTTCTGGTACAATGGAGCGAAGAGTTGCGCGATACCCCATTTCAAATTCCGGCGGGAGCTCATCAATCACATAATAAGCCGTTACATTTTGAGTTCCACTATAGGTAAAGTTCGAGTCCATATACAAGCGTCTGCTTGAAGCCAAGGCTCGTTCTGGGTTGTAACGTGAGCGGTATTCGTCATAAACGGAATCCCACATCTTAATCAAATCCACATATTTATCAAGGAAACCTTTACGCTTTTCTTGATTTTCTTGTGTTTTCTGATTTTCTAACGAACTCTTAGAAAGGCTCGTTACTTTGTTTTCTTTCTTCTTAAACATCAATAAGTTCCACCTTTCTAACTTTAATAACCCAAATTACACAACTCAGTTAAGCGTTTCATAATCGATTCAAAAGCGCTACGTTGTTGCAATTTACGAGACTCTTTATCTGTTGCGTAGCTTTCAATCAAAGCGAGGATACCGAGTTGAGATTGTTCTCCATTATCATTCACAATCGTCTCCTCTGAGTTCAACCCTAAATCTCTCATCAGTCTTCGACTTGAAACACTATACACAGTCGTAATTCCTCGACCAGAGACCGCTGCAGTGCGCTTATAAGTTCTATCCAAAATCACATATAAGTCAATTCCAGGACTCATTAAAGCACTCATAACACTTGTTGTTGGAGTTGTTGTGTACATCTCAGACAACAAGTACAATTTAGAAGCTTCGCGTGTAATATTACTAGAGTCTACCTTACGCAAAGCCTTATAGCGAGCATCTACATACTCTGTAGCTTGGTCTATCACAATTAACTTAGCTTGTATCTCTGGCACTTTCGCTAACCAATCAATATAAGCCGACAAAAATGAGGTCAGATACCGAGTGGGAGCTTGCTCTCTAATCAATAAGACTTTGGAGTTACCTGTGTAACTATACTGAGTGTAAGTGTTAATAGAACCAAACCCACCAAATGAAGAAGTTTTTAAGTTATTGATTTCATCTTCTTGTTTTGACAACTGCTCCTCTGCAATTTTCAAGCGACTTGAAGCAGTTAAGAGAAAAGCTTGTAGTTCCTCATTCAACTCTGCTGAGAACACAACTTCCTGTAAGACATCACTCAACTGCTCATAAGCCATAGAAATCTTACGCTCTACTAACTTAGGTTCACCCTCTAACTTACCCCTAATGTATTCATCAACAATCGTGAAGCTATCCGCTAACTGAGTTAATTCGTCTGTTTGGTTGTCCATCTCACGACTAGACATAAACTCTAGTAAGTCAGAAAAACTTTCCGTATTATCTAACAAGGAGCTATCTTGAATGACATAAGCTCCTACTGTTTTCATAGTTTCTAATACAATACGAGAAGGAGTTTCAGTTATGTAAGCAATCTTGGTTAAAGAGTTGTCTCTCATAGCATTTAAAATAAATACTAAGAAATCAAAGTCTTTATCTGTATACGACTCAATAATCAAAGTCGTTTTCATAGTAATACGCTCTATCTGTTTAATGCTAGAAACAGTGGTACAACTAGGATACCGAACGTTTTTTGTTGTTAAAATGTAGTCCATGTTTTATCAAACCACCTACCTAGACTGAGCTAACTGTAAGACTGCGTAGATTTCATTATCTAACTTAGAAACCGCTGCTAACTCTTGTTTTGTGAGTTTCTTCTTACCAAAGACCTTCCCACCATAACCAAAAGACTTCACCACAGAACCATTACTTGCTATCGGTTTAGGAGGTGTAAATGTAGGCTCTTGTGAGGATACCGCAGACTGCTCCGTCCCATACCTCACAACTGCCTTTACATTCTTCTTACTTGAATGTTCTAAGCGAATTGTGTCTAAGGAACTCTTACATAAGTTGTTTGCAATTAAATCCACGTTTACTTGCTCATTTGTTTGTAGCAAGTAATCTGTATAAATCGGTTCACTAAAGAAACTATAATAAGACTCTACAACTTCTAAATCAGAAGACTCAAAATAACGACCAAATAAAACAACCTCAGTAGTTCTAGCATGATCCATTAAAAAGGTACGCAAGTTTTGAAACTCTTGTGCTGAGTTAACATTAACACAGTTAATAATCAAACGCTCACACCGAAGAGCTTTTCGACTTGCCATGCTAAGAAAAGCACCTATCGAAGTAAACCCTTCTACATCTTTCAAGCCATGTGAGTCCTTCACTGCTTTTACTACTTGTTCACTCTTTTCACCAAAAATTAAACCAATCATGAAAGTTACCCTCTACTTTCCGTTCCTAAAATAAGTCCAACTCATCTGAACTTTCATCTTTCTTTACTCCCTTAGAACCACTTGTTCCAAATAAATCATCTGCAGTAACAACATTCACAGATTTTTGTGACTTATCCACAGATGTTGATAAGTCCTCCATAGAGACATCTGTTTCAAGAACACTTGTTAAACCACTTGCTTGTTTTATTGAAGCACTCTCTTCTCCAAACAAGTCTAGTACCTCAACTTGCGTTTGTTTCGCTTTCGCTTTGTCTTTACCTTTAACTTTCTTCTCTTTCTTAGGTTTAGCTTGCGCTTGCTCTGCGGATACCCTTGCTTGTGCTTGTTGTTTTCTATACTGCTCTTCTTGTTTCAAACGAGCTTCTGCTAATGAAGTGTTGACTTGTTTTCTACGATTTTGCGCATCACCTAACCACAGAAGTCGAATACTAGAACGCTCAGATTTTTGAACTGCTTGGTTCATGGCTTCGGTAACTGAAAACTCAGTTAAACCATATAAATCCTCTACCAAAGTTCCAATTTGGTCTTCATTTAAGACTTGGATACGCTTGTAACTCGCAGTCATAAGTGCAGACATCAAAGCAGTTACTTTATCCCAAAAGACCATAGGGTCTCCTGAACCGCGGAGTAAGAAATACTCATACGTCAACTGAGAACTACTTGAGTTATCTTCCCAATGATGGTACATAGAAGACAGAACCTTTTGCATGGTTGGAGAAGACACCTCATTTAAGTGATTGTACAAGTCATCAAAACGCTCATCATAAGAGTTAGCTGCTTGCAAGTCAATCAACTCTGGCACTACATTTAAAGCCGCACATTGATTATAAAAGTTCGCCAACCCTTGACCATGTTGAAAGGCTTTCTCTTGTACTTTACCTACTTGGGTCTTACGCACACAACGGATAAAAATACCAATACTACCATCTAACATATAGCAGACATAAGGTAAAGTCTCGTCAATGTCATAGATACCAAAAAAGTGTGAGAACAAAGAAGTGTCTGTTTTAGACTTCAACTCTTCCCTTAACTTAAACTCTTTCTTTACCTTTCGCTCATTAAATACAAACAAGGAAATTAAACGAAAAGGTAGTGGAAACAAAAGTATCCACAACAAGAGACTTACAAACCAATTCTTTACAATGACTGAAAGAACAATACACAAGACTAAGTACATTCCAAAGAATAAAGCACTCTTACCTAACCTTAAAATACCACCACTAGCAACTCCATAAGCTCCCTCTGCTTCTGCAAAGTTTACCAAGTTTGTTACTGTTAATTTACCTAATTGGGGCTTAACTAACCAGTAACTCTCTGAATAATTTCGTTTTGACTCAGCCACTATCTCAACCCTCCATGTTCAATCTTCCAATAAGTTACTTTACCCTCTTTTACAGTCATTTCAACCGAAACTAAAGATTCTACTCGCGTACCTACCTTGTTTGTTGCAGACACATCAAACAAAGCAAACCACTTATCAGACCCACTTGCACTATACACTCTCGATAGTGACTTTAAATTTACTAACCTATCTACACTAGGTGCGTAGTCTTTCGACCAAGAAAGTAAAGAGTCTCCGACTTCTGAGGATACCCAAGGAAGAGCTTTGTAAGCTCTCTCAGCACTTTTACTATCCTCAACAGAAGCTAAATAAGTCGTATAAGTTTTAGCTAAAGAGTAATCAAAATTGTCCTCTTTTGCAGTCCACTGGCTAGTTGTTAAATTCAAATGTTCTTTTGCAAACGTTTCATCTGCGTAGTTTGATACGACTTCTTTTGTGGCTTTTGCAACTTCACTTTCTCTCTGCAATTTAACACCTTCATTGTGGGATTGAATAATATTATTTGCAATGAAACCAAAGAAACCCAAAGCAACTAAAACAAATACACCTACTATAACATTACGCTTCGCTTTACTAGACAATCTATAATCAAATAGGTGCAAGAACCACAATACAACTGTTGCTTTAATTTTCTTCACTAGAACCACCTACTTTTACAAAATTACCTAACGTGTAATCAACCACAGAACCAGTCGCATCGTAGACCACAGTTGCTTGTCGATACCCCTCAACACCTCTTTTAGTTACTGAAACCCTTTGTACTAATTGGTTTGCTACAGAGTCATAACTATACTCTATAGTCACTTTCTCAATAACCCCTAGTAAATTAGGGTAATGTTTTACTAACTCAGTCATATTTGTGTAAGAACCCTTGTTCTCCAAAGTTCCAAATTTCAAACTACGAGTGTTCTGACCTTGAAAACCTTTACGACCTGTATAAGTTGCAACCCAATTTATGATGTAATTCTCAAAAGGCTTTACTTGATTTTCTAACTCAATTTGTTCAGACCAAGCATTTTCATATTGCAGTTGTCCTCTTGTTTTCTCTTTTGAAACCATAGGAGAAAATCGACTCAAATCAAAGGTTTGACCCCCATCTGAAGACTGTAGAAAATAAGTGGATACCGCTAGGCTTAGTAGAGTTGTACCTAATAAGACACCTCCAAAAAGACTAGCTTTCTGTAACTTCACCATACGGTACAACCTCCGAGTCCTTGGTAGAACTGAATCCATCTGGCATAATCTTAAATTTTAAACCATTTTCGCAACGAACAAGCAAAACACCTAAAGCAGTTACTAAAGAAACCGCTCCACCATAAACCATACCTCTATGTGAAACACCTACTTTACTACCTAATTCAAGTTTTGCAAGCCAACCCTTACGCGAATCTTTAAACATGTTCTTACTTCCTACTACTTTTAGTTAATAGTTTTATTTTACATTATTTCTGAGAAAAACGCAAGAAAGCATTTGCTAAAAACAAGAAAACCAAGCAAACATTTTGTTTACTTGGCAATCCCATATAAGGTTCTCATTTGCTCTCTAACGAATTTTAATTTTAAGTCATATAAAGTTACCACTCAAAGTTTAAAATTGAAACTGGGGCAATCTGAGACTTCTGAGAGGTATTTCTAACCGAATGTATCAGGTTTACCTCCGTAAAGGTAAAGAATGTGATAAGTGTTAGCAGTCTTTTCATAGGACATCACTAAGTACATATCATCATTTTTACCACCTGTCAGTATAAATAAGTTATTGACTACATCAGAATCTTTTGTAGTCCAAACTTCAAAGCTATCTGACTTCAACTTGTAACCTTGTTTTTCTACTGCGTAACGAAGAGAAATACCACTAGAGTCCGCTTTCAAGCGACTATCATCTTGTCCGCCACGGAAAGTTTCGAGCAATTTCTCAATAGACTCTTGTTGTTCTTTAACCTTGGTGCTCTCATAAACTCTATTCCCTTCTGACAAGTAACCTCTTGCGCGTGCTAAGTTTACTTCTAAGTCGCTCTGTACTTTATCATCAACTGATTTTGTTTCTTCTTGCTTTACAGTCTCTTGTGTTGGAGAAGTTACCTCATGGCGAGCTTCTTGCTCACCTTTGAGGTAAAGGATACCGAAAGCTATTAGAGTACCTAAACTCAAACCTCCTAAGACTGTTAAAATCCACTTTACTACTTTCAAATCTTTACTGCTTTCTAATTCTGTTTATTTTAAAACTGGTGCTTTCTTATCATCATAGGCAAATACCATTTGACTGTAAGTTCCGGGTTTATAAATACGGAAATGCCATACATATTGTTCTTTTCTCCAGTTCCAACCAGCTAAAGGGGTGTTTTGTTCAATAGTCAGCATAGAACCGTCTTTAAACACAGTACACACAAGCCCCGTATGTCCATACACTTCACCTGTGTCTGGGTCGATTGCTTGAGTTGGGTCGGAGAAAATAGCTCCTCTTCTTGGTTTGCTAGTTACAGAGTTTCCAAAAATACCTGCCCAAGCATAAGCTTGGTCTTTACCGTTCCCTTGTACATTCTCTTGAGGTCTGCCCCAAACATGGTTCCCTAATGAAATCGTTAAGGCTACACACTGACCGTTCAACTCTTGGTTACTTGTTTGGAACCAACCTTCACCTGGTACACCAAATGACATCCCATAATTTTTAGGGTCAATAATGTAAGGTTTCAACCCTTCTGGTAAGTCCTCAGGACGCCAACCCCAAGCACTAAACGCATCTGCTGGTGGGTTATCTTGACCATCAGTTGAAGAAAGACCACTTGGTTCAGATTTAGTTGAAGTTCCATGATGGTGGTGTTTTGGTTTACACTTAATTTTCTTAATTGCTTTAGTTAAAAGACTATCTTCACTTGAACCTCCACCTTTAATCGCATCAAAAACACCGCGAGTAAGGAATTTAGAGTATAAATCATACCCTTTATCATTCATGTGAACAGAGTCCGAAGTTAAATCGTCCCACTTAGATTTTTCTTGAACATAACGATTCCAATCTAAGTAAGCCATATTTGACTTACCATTCACATAAGATTTAATGGTTTCTGCAATCTTATCATGGTCAACTTTGTTGTAAGAACCTTGACCACCCCTTGAAGCAGTTGTGACCCAAATAATCTTTTTGGCGCTCTTCGCTTCACCTATCAATTTATCCATCAACTCATTGGTTGGTGGTTGGTTTGTACCTAAAGCTACAACCAGTACATCTTTGATTTTCTTCTCAGACTCAAGTTTCTTCGCAGTTTCGATACCGCTAAGTGTACTATCTGAGTTCTCAAAGGCTCTTGAAACCTTACTATCAAAGGTTGATTTAGGGAAGTAACCCTTTAGTTTAGATTCAACACCTACTCCTAATGAGTCTCCAATAAAGGTAAAACCTTCGTAGTTTTTCGCCCAATCAGTTGCTTCACTTGATAATTCTCCAAAGCCAAAAGTTGAGCTATCTACTGAGCTTGATTTTCCCTTGTCTTTATCCTTATCCAAAGAGGAAGAACTAGAAGAACTTGAACCGTCTACACCTTTAAGTTCACCGCTACCTTTACTAGCGCCAAAGCTTATATGAACGTGGTCATAATGATTCTCAGTTTTACTTCCTCGGTCTGGCATCTTGTTCCAAGTGTTAGCTGGACCATAGATATTCTCGACACCCATGTAGAAACGTTGTTTCCAAATGATGTAAGTAATACCCGCTGCTTGCATATTATCAATCGCAAACTGAGCTACATCATCACCTAACTGCGAACTCTCTGGAACCATAACGTCCAAAGCCAAACCTTGTCCGTGGTCTTGAGGGTCGCCCGGTCTATAACCACCAATATCATTTATACCGAATTTCTTATAAATAACTTGACGAAATTCCTCAACATGGGGTTTGATACCCTCAGCCTTTGGTAACTCACCTTCTCCGCCTTTATAGGTGTTCCCCTTCTTCTCATCATCCGACTTCTTCTCTTTGTCTGAATGAGTGTGAGCCTTTACAGTTCCATCTGCACTACAATCTACCGAAGCCATGACTGCTACATAAACCACTGCGGTTGAAGCTCCAATCGTAGCAATCGTAAATGTCCAACCAAAAGAAAGCAATACAATCGAAGCTAAACGAGTTAACCACATGAGGAAACGGTTGAATATTAAAGAAGAACGTAAAGCCAAAATTTTGATACGCTCTTTAGCTTCACTTGAAGCTGTCTCAACTAGAGCGTTCTCTACTTTTCTCTTATCCTTCTCAGTTAAGTCTGCTTTACTTGCAGTTTGCTGAAGTTCTACTCGACTCTCTTTTAAATCCTTTAGTTTTCGTTTTCGCTTTTTCAAAGACTTTTTAGCAAAGTGACGATAAAACCTACCAAATAAAGGATACAGAAAGGTCGCTAACAACAATAATGCCGGCAGCAACAAGAACCTCATCATTGGTTCGAAAAACATACTCTTCCTCACTTTCTTCAAGTCTAAATTTAATTCAGTAAAAGTACAGAGCCGTTATTCCAGACCCTGTACCTACAAGAATATCACACAATACTCTTGACAGACAAGTATTTGCTACGCTTTGTCTGATTTGTTATCTTTCTTTAAGTCCTTATCTAAAGCATCGAACTTACTTTGTGTAACCATAGGCTCTACTTTAGGAGACTCTTGTTTCTTAGGTTTATCAAATACACCTTCTAACTCTTTCTCAACTTCTCTGTTTGCTTGTTTAGAAGCAGACGATTGAGTTCTGTTAGAGTTTCTAGTGCGACCAAATGCTTTCTTGAACCTTGCTCCTGCACCACCCAAGTTTCTACGAGTGAAGTCTGATGCAGAATTTGTAGCACTACTTACTGTATCTCTCATACGACCATTTGAAGCTTTGGATACCGCTGAGTCAGTGCCATCTGCAATATTCTTCACTTTTTCAATGTTCCCTACAACAAGGCTTGCAGCCATTTGAACTCCTGCCTTCATAGGAATGGAAACAATACGAGCATTCTTGTAAAGACCTTTGAATAGGTTTGCAACTGCTACCCAATACAAAGCACAAGCTACGAGAGTTACGGTAATCAATACACCCATTGTTGAACGAGGAGAGTTAAAGGATTGACTTTCCCCTAAACTTCCTGTTACGAGTTGATTTCCACCATCACCCATAAGAATAGAAACTGTAAAGGCAAGTAAAATATTCACAACCAACACCGTAATAAACGGTAACATACACTCTGTGGCAAATGACTTAACCAAAGTCTTATCTTGACGGATAAAGGATGCGAATACTGACAACATCATGGCAATCGGTAAGCAACATAAAATCAAAATCAAGAGAGTCGGTACTAAGTATACTACTACAAAGGAGTTGAACCACATCATGAAGAGAGTGACGAACCCATCTTTCTCAGCTACAATCTCATAAATGTCAGACTTCAAAGTTTGGTTATAAACCAAACTCTCACCTGTCGCATTTTGCAAAATCATGCGAAGGAAAGCGTCCCAACCAAATGCTTTCAACTCAAAACCTTGAGGTTCAAAGACCACTTGTCTTTGATTGAAACCACTTTGTGAGAAGATACGGTTGAAGTCGAATGTTGCAATCATAGCACTTGCAGTGTTTAAGACCACATCATCTAAGGTGTAATAGTTCATAACATTCAACCAGTCGTTACGAACCTCTTTCGTTACCTCTTGAATCTTCTTCTCAACTTGTGTTAAGTCAGACTCTTTCAAACCATAGTACAACATCTCACTTTCTGAGAAAACCATAGGGCGAACTGTGTAAGCTGCTGGGTTCATAGGCTCAGATACCACTTGTTTTTGACCTGCGTATTCAATCGTTTCCGGTTTTGCAATGTCTAACTCATACAAATAATCTACCCAAGTAGTGTAAGTTCTATATGCGTTATCTGAAGAATAGTTGAACCAAGTCTTATAGTAAGCTTCAGACTCCTTATCTGTAATGGCGTCAAGTTCTGTACGCTTTGTACCATACCCCGCATAAGGTTTAGTACCATAAGTGTCGCTCCACTGCAACAAGGTTTTATTTGCTTCACGCAAGTAAGGGATGGTTACAGTAAACAAAGACCCAAAGTCTAGGAAGTCTTTCATTGCACCGTATCCGGGTTTTCCAGCTTCCATTTGATAGTTGTAGAAGAAAGAGTCATTTTTCTCTAACAACATCTTCTTAAACTCACCACTTGAACCTGCTTTAGTGCTTAAACCATTATCGTAAAGACCCCAAGACAAGTAGTAAAACGGAGACTCTGTATAAAGAGCAAAAGCCGATAAGGATACCGCATCCTCTTGGGGAATAGCCGTTCCAGTAGTTGACTTATTAGCTTTCGCCATTTGGTCTTGTAAAGTCTCTTTATGGTTGTTGAAGTTTCGCTTAGAAAGAATGAAATAATCTTCGTTCAAACCTACTTCATCACCTACTTTAACTTGACTCAAATCTTGTGTTGAAGCCTTCGCAATCGTATTTGATGAAATTGGAGCGAAGATACGCTTCATGGTTTTAGTATCTACCGAACCTGTCGAAGACGTTCCTTTACGGTCATTAATGAACCCTAACTTAGAACGTTGTAACAGGGTTTGGTGGTTTGGTTTATCTGAACTCTCTAAGCTCAAATACTCTTGAATAGAAGAACGAATATCAGAAGGATTTACCGAGTTCGAAACATTCAATTTCTTATCCGTTTGAGGGAACATAGTTGCAAGACCCTCAGACCAAGAACCAATATTAAAGACAATCGCACCATTAGTCGAGATATTATCCCCCATAATATTACCGTAATACATACGAGAATAGTCGGCAATATCGGGATACCCTCGGTAGAGGTAGTTTGTGTCTAAACCGGTGTAGTCTTCATTGGACAAACCATTAGAAAGCAATGCTGAAGTCAAAGGAGAGTCAATCAAGCTCTTACCACTTGCATCGTTGTCTGTTCTTTTCTCTCCGTTGTCTTTCTTCTTTTCTTTGTCTTTCTTATCTTTGTCTTTCTTATCTTTATCTTTACTCTCTTCTGCATGAACAATACCCGGAGTAACGACACTTAAACTAGATAAAAAGCTAGGAGCGAGGAGTATTCCGAGGGATACCCCTATCAAAGTCCATCGCTTCATCTTTTTAATTTTATCCATAAAGCTAGAACCTCCTACTCACTCTGCTTTTTCTCTTTATTTGCTTCATCTACACTATTTGAAGTAACTTGTTTTAAATCGCGTTTCACTTGTTGGATATAACCATCTTTCTTAGGAGCCATCCAACGAACTTTAACCGATGCACCAAGTGTCTGTTGCCACTCATATACATCTGTTTCTCCTTCGTTTTCAGAACCACCCCAACCACCTTGGAGTTTAACCAACAGGGCAGTGTAATTATCATAGTTACCAGTTTCAGCAGCTTTTTGAAGTTGTGCTACTGAGTCTGAGTAGTTTTGGTGTGTAGCCATAACCCAGAACAAGAACTTATCTTTGAAGAAGTATGAAGTAATTTGATTACTTAAATGACTAGAAGCGTCAATCATCTTAGGTGGGCTATACAACAGATACCCGAAGGCTAAGATAGACAGAACTGCAGGCACTACTCGAATTTGACCTACAAATAGGAAAATCAACATTAAGAATGATGCTACAATCAAAATAGTTACACCCCAAGAAGAGAATTTAGAATACAAGTAATCTGTAAACTTAATCTCATTCATCTTAGGAATAGTTGCAAAACCTGTTAATTCCAAGTAACGAGTTGTACCTGAATAACTTGAAGCGGTATTTGCTCCTACCATATCTTGTAATGAACTTAACATAGTTTGGTTCATAAAGGTCTTAGACCAACGTTGTTTGTACTCACGACCTTTAGTTGGGTTTAACATGAAGTAAGCCATATTTTTCAATACATGGTCTAAGTCTTCCTCATCTTCTTCTGATGCTGCTTTCAAAGTATCTTCATCAATGACAGAAGAGTTATCTAAGTTGATAACGTAAGAAATGTCTTTGTTGAGAGGATTTGCTCGGACAAGTACAGTTGAAGCGTATAAGTTAATTGCGTACTTCTTATCAGCAGTATCTTTAGGTGCTTCACCCGCAGTATCAACCAAGGCACCTTTAGAACCTTGACCTACCCAATAACCACTACTATCTAAACGAGAAGACTGCAGTGGAATATCTTGAGCTTTACCTAACATCAAAGTTCCATTATCTCCAAGTTTCTTGAACTTATCGTTATTGCCTGCGAAACCTTTATCATCAAAGCTGATAATATCTTCAATAACCGGTTTAGTTACTTTCATTTCGGACTTGAACTTAAAGGCATCATCTGAGTAAGGTTTAGAGTTCATTATTGACCAAGAATCTGCACCGGGTACGTTCTTAGCCAAATCTAAAGGCATCTTCTGATCCCCAAAAATCGGGAAAAACCCTTCGGCATACCCAGCAGGTAGAGCATAGTCAGTTTTACCACTTCTTATTTCAGCATAAGAAGAACCAAAGTCATAACCTGAAATATTCCCTCCACTGTGGAAAATAGAACCATCTTTCATAAGAGTTTCTGACTCGTTACCGTTTCGAATCAACCACTGAGTATTCAAGGCGCTTTGTAAAATTGCACCTAAGTCATTAAAATTGTAAAACTCAAAAGATAAAGCCCAACCTGAATTATCAGCGCCATCTTTACCTGTTACAACAGACTCTGGAGCAATAGCAGAGTAGAACCTCATTTTTCGATTAACGGAACCACCTAACGTAGCGTTTGAACCATCAACTGACAGATACCCTTTACCTTTGAGAAGAGCTAGGTTGTTAAGGTTGTTAATGGAAATTTGGCGACCGACTCCGGTTTCGGAATTATTATAAATCTCAGCCATCTTCTCTTCAACACTAGAACCTTTAACCTCAGATTTTTTCTCTTTGTCTTTGTCCTTATCTTTGTCCTTGTCTTTATCTTTATCCTTATCCTTATCACTAGTAGAACTACTTGCAGTTGAACTACCTTTCTTAGCGTACATCATAGGATTTTGAGAAGCTGGAATAACAACATAAGCACCGCGTTGGTCGGAACCTGTTTCAGAAATTAAGTTACCGAAACCATCTGTATACATACTAGCGGAGTAAATAGATGCTTCATAAAAAGGCTTTAAAGAACCCTCGTTCTTTGTTTTAAAATCCCAAATTAAACCATCTTTATCTTGATATTCAAAACCATTTAAGTGTGCATTCAGTTTTTCAGCCAACCTTCTGTCGTTAGATTTTAACCAACTTACAACCTCGGAGTCTGAACCGTCTAAAGTTAAAACGTTTGTACCCCAAGACTTATCTGCATTTACTGAAGAAATATTAGTATAAAGTGTAGCTTGGGATACCGTAGGCGTACCTTCTGGGTTCGGATTCCACTCATATACAATCTCTTGACGTTTTAAAGAATCTGTATCAGACTTACTCTCACGAACCAAACCTAAAAGAGTTCCTTTACTCTCATCATACTCATATCGGTGTTTTAAGGAAATTTCATCCTCAGTCGTTAATAACCCTTTATGAAACAACCCTACAGACCCAAATAAAACCTCAAAATAAGTGGCTTTTTGTTTCAAAGACTTCCAAGTTTGACCACCATCATCTGACTTAGCTAAGTATAAAGCTTCAGAAGTTAAAGCTCCTGAATTAGCTACCAATTTAGCTAACTCGCCCGCTGGGTCTTCTGCTAAACCTGCGTGATTTTTTAATACCTCTTGAATATCACTCTGTGCATCTGCTACAGTTCCTTTGTTAATAGCAACACGAGTCGTAAACGGAGAGTACCAGTTAGAAATAAAGAATCCTACAGTTTTAACCTCTGCCGGAGATAAACCTTTCGCTCCACCAGATAAAGAACCATCAGCTTCACCCGCTGCAATCTTCAACTGGTCAATAGAACGCTCCAAAGCAGAACTTTTACCACCTTGTGCATTCGCAGCGTAAGCAGTTGTGTAGTCCGACTTCAAACCTAATACAGAAGACCCTACTTGTAAGGCAACTGAGCCTAAAAGTAATGATACCGAAGCTAAAGTGATAGTTTTCCCAACTACACCTCTGATTTTCTTTCTACGACTTTCAATCGCAGTTTGTTCCAATGTCATTGGAACAAATGGACTCGTTGATTTATTTTTATCCAAAGACCTACCACCAATTAGTAGAATCGAATCCTCACACAACGAGCTTACAAACTGTGAGAATTTGTTTATTTCCTTTAATTTAACTTGTTTGTCTTTAAACTTCTTCTTTCCGAACATGAATTTAAAGATTCCTTTCATAAAAAACAGAAACCTCAGTACCGAATGATACCGAGGCTCCCTAGTTGCTTGCAATGAAACTTACCAATCTACGATAAGCCCCAAGAAAGCAACTTATCGGTTAAATAGATTGGCAAAGAATATCGCAAGAGCCGTGGTATTACCAATCATAATATAGGCTAAACAAGTACCTGTTACCACTAGTTTTGGTATAGAGCGAGACAAATACGTTATCATGTAATTTGAATGCGCACCTTTTGAAATACCATCCTTATAAGAGAACCAAGCTTCTGGTGAAATCAACACAGGGCGCTTGTCTCCTTTCTTCATAAAGTGGTACATCAAACTTGGAGTCATCATTGCAAATACATCCATAGCCATAGAAACACCAACCGTTGCACAAATCAAAATAGTTAGAACCCCTAACAAAGTACCTAAAGGACTAGTAAAGAACTTCAAACTGTTCTGTGCTTCGTTTAAATCAGCAGTTACATCTGAGTTGACCGCTTGTAACACACTTGAAATGTTTGTATCTTGGTCTTCTACAAATTTATAAAGTCTAGCTCTATCTCTTGCAGATAAACCACCGGAACGGTCATCTTTTAAATTGCTCAAAGCAATGTCCATGATTTTCTGACGAGTATTCATTGGATACTCTAAGAAGTTCTTACGATCTATAGAGACACGTTTTTTACCACTATTGTAGTAAACAAACTTCCAACCGTCTGAAACTTGGTCAGAACGAACAACTAACTGTACTCTTATTTCATTATTGATGTTGTCAACGACTGAGGATACACCTGCTTCACTGTCTACAATGACAAAAGGCATACTATTCTCACTCACAGTAGTTGCATCAAACTTCGCTCTAGCTTGTACGACATCTACTAAAAGATTGGAGTTTGAGGAAGAAAACCCCCAAAACCCCAAACTAACTACCAAGGATAACAAGGCGACTTGTAAAACTCTGACGAATTTTAACTGTGCCATATAAAACCTCGTTTCTGACGAACCGACCTATTACAATCCAACTAAGGATGCAAAAAGTGTTGAAATCGGGCCGACCAAGACCAACATAGAGTTGGTAGCAAAGAAAATCAAGATTAACGCATAAGCTAACATCATAACCCATGTCTTACCAATGTAGATAAGAAGTGGGTTTCCACCTTTATCCAAAGCTTGGTCGTTGGCAGTAACCGCTTGTTTCGGAATGATACTTGCGATATAACCTCTTGCACCTTTAGCACTCTCAGCATCTTTTACAAAATACTGGAATGAAGGAGTCATGAAGTAGAAGACTGCAATAGCCAAGTGGATAAAGAATGAGAATGAAGCCAAAATCAAGAATACCGCAATCGCACTGTTAAAGAATGGATAGAACGGAGCCAAGAAGTTTGAAGCAGCATCCCAGTCAGCAGCTACATCAGCAGTTGCGACAGAAATGAGATACCCTGCCGTAGATTTACGAACTTCTCTCATGTCTTTCCAGAATTTGTTAACAGTACCTTTTGTGACTGCGTTATTTGTAGCTTCACCTGACTCAATCGCTGTCGCATCTCTGTCAGCAGTCTTTTTAACTGCTCTATTGATGTCTTGAATGACCTTGTTTTTGTCACCCTCAGTCAATTTGTCAAAGTTACTTGTAACTTCACCTTTTTGGTTATAAATCTTAGAACCAGTGAGACCATCACCTGTAGTTGTACGATAAGTGTTTCCTGAAACCTCATCGTAAACCTTCTCTTGAAGTCGACTCATAGACTCTGAACTAGCATTTGCATCAGAACCACCCAAAGCGTGCACTTCTGCAATATCGGTAAAGTTTGTGACACCACTCACTTCAGATATATAACCTGCGCCTACTAAACTAGCAGACATTAAAACTGTTGCAAGAATTCCTCTTGCTGTTTTAGAAATGTTCATAGATAAACCTCAAATCTGGTTAAAGTTGTTGGAGCAACTTTACCTTTTATTTTTATTAGTTTATCCTACTACAATACGAAATAACTTTCGTTCTGCTCTCTTATTGCTACTTCCAATAACAATAAGACAACGGTTTGAGGTGTACGAAAGTACCCTCAACTAAAATAGTGTAAGATAGAAATCCCTCCTAAATCCAACAAGACCAAAGCTAACATACCATATTGTATGATAGACAAAGCTTTTCGTATCGCCATTTCCCACTCCGAACCTGTTTTGAAGGTTGAGATACCGGGCACCAAACGAATAGTTGTGAACATAGGAATGTTTGGAAAGAATATTTTGATGAAAACACCAAGAGCGAATCGGATTCCTTCCGTAGTTAACATATCTAACACTAAATGGGAAATAACCCCAAGTCCAAACCCTGTGACTATTAGTAACCATAACAGAGGGTCAAAACGTCCTGTAAATCCTAAGAAAGTTGGACTGAACATCAACCACAATATCATGAGAAGTGTAAACTCACTATGTGTTTGCCACGAGCGATGGATACACCTCATGAATTTCAAAGTTTTATACAGAACAGAGCTTTTCTTCTGTTTGCTACTTAATCTCTCATCTAGCTTCTTGTAAGGTGTGTTTGCAATATGCAAGACCTTATTTTGTAACCAAGAAGCCGGGTCTTTTAATGGACTCGAATCCCAATGGTGGTCGTTATCCGACCACATACCACCATAAATCCCCGCTGTGTAAATAACCAAGAATTGTAACGCTGGAGAAATCAAGTCACTTTGTATTAAGTAACCTGAGTCCTTCAAAGTTATGAACCCAGCCATTGCACACACCGTACCACCTAATCTGTGAGTTTTGCCTTCCATCAGCTATTTACCCACCAATTCTTTAAAGTCTTTGGTACAAACCAAACGAACTTGTACTCCTACCTGTTTCTTAAGTGTTAAAACTGCTGAACCTACCTTTACCTTATTCCAAGACCTTGTGGCACTTGGGTTAAAGGAAATTAAGTTAATGTAGGATACCGCTGAACCGTTTGCAACTTCTTGATAAGTCAACTCTTGGAACTTTTGCAGTACCGACTGTACAACTGTGAGTGACAAGTCCAAAGACTCGCTCACTTGTTTTAACAAATAAGTTTGAGGTAGCACTTTCCGAGCTTGGTCTTTTGAAACCGTTACTTTCATGAACAAACCTTCGAATACATCAAAGGAATACCCTTTAGTAATAGCTTCAAAGCAAACTTCTCTATAGTATGAAACAATATTATCTACTGTTTCGTACTTCAAATGAACTAATTTACTTACTTCTTTTATAACCTCTACATAAGGCAACCGAGCCTTTGTAACCATGAAATCTGAACCTCATCTTACTAAACTGCGAACTTGAATTTTAGAAAACCGTCAAGTTTCTAAATCCAATTAAGAACTGTGTTGGTATTTCTTGTTGTTGGAATTGAAGTCGAGATTGAACCGTTGGGTTTGATAAGACTTCCAACATTAAAGGTAATTCTTGGTCTGACACCTCAATACAACAATGTGTTACTCGACCTTTCAAAGTCTTTTCAGCTAACTCCAATAAGTCTGCTTCCAAGCGCCTTTTCATTAAGTGAGCGTGGTGTCCACCAAACCTTGAATCTCCACTGTTCTTTAGATTGTTAAAGATTTTTAAGTCTAAGAAAGCCATAAAATCACCCTCTTATCCATTACCTGAAATAAAGTGGAACCTTTGAAAAACCAAATTCCAAGCACCTTTAATCAAGGCAATAATTAGGGATACCGCTTGACCTTGGAACTCAGTCGCAAAGGACGTTCCAAAGATTACAAAGGCAACACCTAGAGCAACCAAAGTTTTCATGTGAAGTGACACATAACGACTTAACAAGTTACCAGTAGAAACCATAGGTTTGTTCTGCATTCCTTGATTCATTCCACCCATGCCCATGCCACGGTTCATGCCCATCGGGGAACCCATGCCACCCATAGGAGAACCCATAGGAGCGCCCATTCCCATACCGCCACGGTTCATACCCATTCCACCTGCACCTTGCATTTGTTGAGAACCTGTGCTCAACCCTGCACTCTCAATGATTTGACGAGCGTCATAAGACAAAGTGAAGAATGAACCAATGAAACCTTTCAAACTAAATCCTTGGTCTTGACTAGGTGGTTTGTTCATAAAGTATTCACGGGGACCCGACCAAACCAAACACAACACATCAACTGAGGTTTGGAAGAAATAACCAAAAGTAGCTAACCCCCACAAAATGTTTGCAAAGAACATTAAACCATACCCTACAGGAGCTAAGGCGTCCATAGCCATGTCCCAACTAGAGTCTCGGCTTGTGTTGACCGCTTTATTGATTTGATCCAACGCGCGATCTTTCGAAGCGTCTGGGATGGCATCTCTTACATTCTGCAAAATGTTGTTGGCTTGCTCACGCGTAATCGTATTGGTTGTATCAACTGCATCGGATACCGCTGATGAAGAGTCGGGGACTCCACCTAACGAGTCTGTATTTGCAAAGGCAGTTGTAGGTAGAAGAGCTAAAGTGTTTAGAAAAACAATACTTTCTAAGGCGAATTTTCTCCCTTTAAATTCTCTATTTAGGACTAAATCCGAAATTCTCCCCAAAATCGACACCAACTTTCTGTTTATTTCGTTTATTTTATCAAAAAAGTTTTTACTTGACAAGCATTTCTTAACAAAAAATAAGAGTGGTCTGCCAACCACTCTTGCCAATCTTTATAAACCTAGACTGCGCTTGATTTCTGCGACTTTGTTTGGTGCGAACCCTGAGAAAGCACTTTCTACATCTTCCAAACCATTAGGAAATGTTACAGGTAAAGCACTGAACTTAGCACCTTTCACAATACGAACGTGTTCTTCGTTATCTGGGTCGTAAGGAATTTCCTTATACGGAATACCCTCTGAGTCGAGCTTACGCCTCAACATTTTACATCCGGGGCAAACTCCATCTTCTGGGCGCTTTGTGAATACTACTACTTCTTTTGTCATGTTTTTCTCGCTTTCTTTATAAAATAACTTCTTTGATTATTGGACTGTTCTTTAAGAACAGTTCTTTAACTTCTGGTCTATCTGAAGGCATCGGATAAACACTGAAGAGTATGTGCTTCTCTTCTAACATATCTACTAAATCAAAGTAATCAACCAACAAAGGGTCACCTTTCTCAATAGGGTAGACAATATAAAATTCTCGATACCCTTCTTTGTAGGACACTGCTTCGTAAGTTTCAGCAAAACCTTTTGTAACTCTACGTTTCAGAACTTTTTCTAACACAAGTGCACCTCTTACCTACAATAGTAAAAACTTAATTAACTGAAACCTAATTGTCTTAGGTGGTTGGAAAGAATCCAATAAAGCTCAAACAAATCTTCAACTAATGGTAAGTCTGCTCGAAAAACTTCTAAAGCATTAGAGTATCGAGCTGAAACATAATCGAACGTTTGAATAGCTCGAAGTCTACCCTCATAAAGTTGATTCTCCCCTTTGGTTAGACGGTAAATAAAATCGGCTAATTCTGGTATAATTTTGCTGTGCAAATAAACCGAACCCATAACGTTATGTGAACCCTTAGAAGCGTTGAACTTCTCTGGGAAATAAACAGAGTTTAACTTCTTAACTTGAATTTCAAGCAACCAATATAAGTTTACTCGCATGATTAACTTATTATCAACCATAGAATAAATCCTAGTTAAATCATTAACTAAATAATCAGTTAAATACAAACTTGGGAATTCTGACAAGTTACTCATAGAATCACCTCTTTGATAATCGGATTGGTTTTTAGAAAACGTTCTCGAACTTCAGGTTCATCAGTAGGCATAGGATAAACGCTAAAGAAAATCTTTTTCTTCTCTAAGCGATCTGCTACGGTATAGTAATCACCAACAATAGGGTCTAACTCCGTATTTGGAAAGAGAATAATAAACTCTCGGAAACCTTTCCGACTAGACACCACTTCATAACTTTCAGCAAAATCCTTAGTGACTCTGCGCTTTAACACTTTTTCCAACATAAGTTTTACCTCACTTAATTTAATTATAAACTATCAAACATATCTGCCATCTGGTCAGTAGACATAGGTTTTAAATCTAACTGTGCTTTTGCTACAGTATTCTCATGGTGTGCCGCTCTGTCTTCCTTATGTTTTTGAGACATTTGTTTACTCTCTAACACACGCTCATTTCCTTTAATTTCGTTGACTTCTGCACCCACAGAAGAAACAGAAGAATGAGAAGGTTGAGGTGCTAGAAGACCTCGATACCCCAATAGGAGCAACTGAGTTTCTGTATCTCCTCGACCTAAGTTGTTCAAGAACTCTAGTAAAGCCAAAACCTCCTCGTTATTGAACTTAGCAAATAAGTCTTTATATAACTTCAATTCATCTTTGGTTATTCCTAAAACATGGAGACCTAGAGAAATGTAAAGACCTCGCTTTACAAACTCTCTCAAACCCTCCACAAAGTTCTTTAAACCAATCTCTAACATAGCAGTGTGAACGGTTTTCGTATAGAGAACGGTGTTCTTTGTTCTTAAAAACTCTAAAAAATCAAAGTAAAGACTTCGGTGTTTATTTACATCAAGAACTTTCACTACATCATCATAGCGAACAGAACCATAAGAACGATAAACATTCTCTAACTGTTTCAAGGACTGTCGAAAAACACAATTAGAGCGAACTGCAATCAACTCCAAAGCCGGTTTCTCAAAAGCGAAACCTTCTTCTGTGGATACCCATGTCATAAGAGCTACATTGTCTGCAACACTTGGAAGTTCAATTTCAATCTTCAAGTCCATGCGAGTTTTCAAAGCATCAATCATCTTCTGTGGGTCGGTTGTACAGAAGAAAAAGATAGACTTAGGAGGAGCATCCTCTGTAAACTTCAACATACTGTTCTGACCATCTTTTGTAATCAAGTGACACTCGTCAAAGATAAAGATAGAATATCCTGCAAAGAGTTTAGGCATAGAAGCAGACTCTACAAACTGTCGAACTGCATCTACGTTCCCTGTCTTAGAAGAGTCCAACTCTTTAACCGAGAACAAATGTGTGGCATCTGCCGTCTCAATATACTTATTCAAGTCTTGACACATCTTACATTGGTTGCAAGGTAGCAAGTATTCTCTATTTTTCCACTTGCGAACTTGCTTATTCTCACACAAGACCAACTTTGTAGACATACGAGCCATAGTGGTTTTTCCACAACCACTTGCTCCTGAAATCATAACACAAGCTGGGTAATCTTCACCATCTTTAGATGAAAAACGATTTAACAGTTTTTGAACTGCTAACTCGTTTCCAATATAACGGTCTACATCTTTTGACCTGTATTTCGTTGCGAAATTTTCTGCCATCCTACAAATCTTCTTTCCAACGTTGTACTTCTTCTTGAACTTGAGCTTTTGTATCATCTAAGGCTTTCCAATAGTTCAAACGTTTTTGTTCAAATAAAATCCAAGTTTCTTTATCTTTATCGTAAGTTTGAATTACAAGGTCAACGTAACCCTCATCAATCAACCGAATCGTTTCATTTAAAGCAAAATTTTCTTTATAGTAGTCCTCATAAGGAAATTCAGAAAGAACTTCAGAAGTTTTACCATCAACGAAACGCACAAGAAGATACCGCTCTTTGTAGTCTCGCTTAACTTTCGCTCTTAAAACTTTACCTAAGTGACCTAAAATTCTACGCAAATCCCAAGAAACAAACTCACAAATATAAGGGTCTGAGACCTTACCTGTCTCTTTTTCGGTGTAAAAGACCAAAGGAGTCTCAAAATGGTCTGTGAAAACTTCTCCATCTTTGATGTAAAGTTCAAAGTCTGCTTGAGTATAAGGTAAAGTAGGCAAAGGAATTTTACCACTTTCAACCATTTCTTTTGTAATACCCATACACTGTACTTTATAGTGTTCATCAATATAGAACAATATTGTGCGTTTCCCTACTGGAAAAGGAGATGTAATAACTGAAACCATTAAAAAGTACCTCATTTCTTATTTTGTTTATTATACCACAAATTAAGGTAAAATGCAATATTTTACCCTAAACTAATAATTCTAAATAAAAGAAAAGAAAACAGTGAGGTAAACCTCACCATTCTCCCGCAGTTTAGACGATTAGACACCCCTATTGGAGTGCTAAATTATAGTACCACATTCTTTTCAATTTTGCAATGTGAAAAGTTTAATTCATTCCAATTTGTTTTTGTGGAGTGGATACCGAACCTGTCAATGCTTGTTGGTAAGCCTTTTGTGGAGCTTTCAAATTACCATTGTGTCTCCACAATGTTTCTTGGAACTCTTGTTCATTGTTCGCACGCGAACCTACACAATTTGTTACCAAGCGAACTCGACCTGATTGTTTGTACATCAAAATGACAACATCTACAGGTACACTTGCACCAATCTCAAAACGTTGTGCATAATGATTCGGTACAGAAACCTTAGAAATATACCCATTTGATTGGAAGTACATATCTGTGTAGTAACCACGCTCAATCTTATCAAACAAAGGCAAGTAAGTTGAGTCTTTACGTTCATAATACTCACCACGGTTAAATAAACGGAAACCGACAACAGTATGACTCAAGTGGTACACAGTAAAGTACATAATGGAGAACCCACCTAAAAATACTAACAAGTTCAGAGCCGAGATTAAAAATCGAATGGTATAAGTTGAGTTCATCAACTGTTGTTCATAAATCTCCAAACCCATATCAGCTAAGAACCAAGTGGATACCGCAAGTGTAGTCCAAAGGGCAATATTTCGACAAAGTGAACGAACTTGTTTCCCTTTTGTTTCTACACGCTCTCTAAACAAATTAGCTAAGTTGCTTTCAACCTCTAGTCGATTGCTACGCTCTTGGTCTTCTCTCATATACATTATGTTAGTCATTGTTCTTCTCCTTTTGTTATTTCCATTTAACTGTCTTTATTATATCAAAAATAAGGCACTTTGTCAAGTACCTTATTGTATTTTTTATTTAATTAGAGTTAGAGAGTATCGGTCACTGGAATGTTTTTGAACCCTAACTTCTCTAAATGCTCAAGACAGTCTGAAAAGTTGCAGAACAAATCGAGTTCTGTAGTAGGTCTCTCAAAATCCTCAACTGTAGACTCAGATACCGCTTTGTCTCTCAGAGCTTTCCTATACTTCAAAACTTCTATCTCCATAGGTAAACCTACTTTGTTTTTTACCATGAGAGGTTTGAAGTTCGCATATTTTGTCAAACCCTTTTCAACCTCTGGATCACAGTCCATCATGAAATTATAAATCCAATTCCAATGAGCTTTTTGTCCTAATTTACGAAGTTTAAAGTACCAATCAACTTGAGGTTCAACATTGGAACCTTCAATAAGACCTACTGCGTAACGTGAATCAAAATCTGTTGTTGAACCTAATCGGTAATTACCAAACATCATCTGAACTTTACGACCACTCCTAGAAGGCTTGAACTTAGTATCATCCATTCTTTGAACCATATACGGCATGTAACTAGTGTTCAAAATAATCGAACCTAACCCGTATTTTGGAGCTTTCTTTAAGTGTGAGGTGGACACACGACCTTTATACAGTTCAACTTTCGCATAAAACGTAATTACAGAACCTAAATACAAAGCGGTATCTTTACATAAAGAAGCGTCTACCTCTGGTAAGAATAACCATACATGACTAGAGAAAATCGGTTGATTTGGAATATCTTGGAAGTATTTACTATCTTTACCGTTGGCTTCTTTAACTAAACGTTTAACCTCTGCTTTCTTACGATTGCCAAACGTACCTACTAGTGAAGGGTCTAAAATAAGGAGTGATACCCCATCTTTAGTTCTTCGCACATCCGTAATGCGCCCAGCAACTCCTACATATTGGTTCAAATAAGGTTGTAAGCCAATTCGACTTGAAGCTGAGGTATCAATTTTACCTTTGTTTCTTAGATTTAAAAATTCAAATGCAGTAATCAAACCGTGTGTTTGCATTTCAAAAGGTGTACGTTCTGCTTTACCCTCTAACTGAGACAAATCATTTACTCTACGAACCATTGAAAATGGAGTATAAGTAAATCCATTCTTTGGAGTTTTGTTTCCAACTTTTTTCTTCTTTGGTTTCTTTGCCATAGAAAATCCTCACTTCCATAGTATTTAATGTTTTTATTATACCATAAAATGTGAAGAAAGTCAATAGTACCAACTGATTGAACAAATTGAGAGAAAAGACAAAAACAAAACCCTTACTAATGTAAGGGTCTGTCTTTATTCTCTCACAGTAACCGATAAAGATATTCCGAAAATGTGGTAGTGAATATCAGAACCGATGTAACACGACTGCTCTTATATAAATATAGCACAAAAGCTAATTTTTGTCAAAATAAAACTTAACAACCCTACAAAGCAGAACGCACCATTTTGGTGCGTTCTTTACGTTTCATTTATTTACCTTGTGTGTAATGTGCAAAGTAATTTGCTAAATTGACTTGTGAGGATACCGCTGGTTTAGTTGCGGACTTATCTTCTTTGTCAGACTTAGGGGTTTGCGCTCTAGGTGTACGTTTTGGCTTCTCTTGATTATACTCATTATAGACACCAAACACTCGCTCAAACTCCGATTTAACCTTAGAACCTTTAACTGCTCTACGAGCACCTTTAACCTCATACGTTTCTTCAAACAAATCAACAGGTAGGAGCAAACCTTGAGGTAAAGCTAGGTTCAAACGGTCTTTCAACATGAGCAATAGCTCTTCAGGTGTTTTGTTTGTAACTAGTTTACGTTTCAATAGTTGTCGAGCAACCTCTTCTTTCAACGTTTCAGTTGAAAGAGCAAGACCAAGCGCAACAGACAAACGACTAAACAAACCTTCTGGATGGTCAGGAACCAAAATACCCTCCCCACGAGCATCACGGACTTGAATAGCAAACTTAAAGTCTTTTGCAATATCAGTAGCAGCTTCCTCAGTCAACTCTGGGTGTAAATCCATCAACTGACTTACAACAACTGGAAGAGCTTCACCAATACCCAAACGAGAGCCGATTTCTTTACATGACTCATTCAAAGCAAGTAGACCCGGTTTTGTGAACACACGGGTTTCACCAATAGCAAACGGAACTTTTGGTACTGTACTTAAATCTTCCGCAGTAGATAAGAGACTTGTGTTTGGTTGGTAAACTGTACTTGGTTTTGCTTGTGGTACTAACACATCATCAAAGACTTCAAGTTCTTCCACTCCATCGTTTCGTAAAATGTAACCTACAACACGAGTTGCATCATAGTATACACCACGTTTAAATACTCGAACCTTGTCCACATTTGATTGAATAATACCGACTAGAGAAATACCTCCTGCTCTTGGAGCATTGTCATCACCCTCAGTAGTTGAGTTTGTAGCAATTGGTTTTTCTTCTTTTGCTTTTGGTTTTTCAATAGGAGTTACTGTAACTGGTTTTCCTACTTTTTCGCCAACTACTCTACTTAGTGGCTCTACTGCTCCTTCTTGTTCTCCATTTGGTTGAACCTCAACAGTTGGAACTGTATGAATTGGTGCAGTTGGTTTAGTAGATTCTTGACCTAGTGCATCTGATAGGGTTTGGGTTTTCTTTTCTTTCTCTGGCATTTTAGGGCTATTTCCTAAATTCAACATTCTAACCATGCTTTGTTTGACCTCGTATCTTTCTGAAAAATTCTAAAATTAGTATAGCATGCCTAAAAATAAAAGTCAAGGGATAAATAGATACCCACCTGACTTTTTCTTATTTTGTGACAGACTCAATTACAACTTTATCTACATCAGCTAATTTACGGTAGCGAACAGTTACTGTGTCACCTGCTTTTAATTGGCTTGCAGTGTCGAAATTGAGGGATACCGAAAGGGTAGTTGACCCAACTGATAAGGTCGCTTTGTAAGTAGCCGCTAAATCACTAGTACCCTCTAAGTGAAGCTCTTTAACTACACCTTTAGCAACTAGAACCTCAGATGAGACTTTTGAACCATCTAAATTCTGAGTAGTTGAGGTTGTTGGTTTATTCTCACTACCCCCTGAGTTCTCAGCTTTCTCTTTCGGTTTTTCCTCAGCAGAACTAGAGCTAGAAGTTTTCTCTTCTTTCTTCTCTTCTTTCTTCTGAGAACCTTCTGGGAAAATACGGTCACTGTCGGATACCGCGGACTTCTTATCTGTAGTACCTTTCTCCACTTGTGTAACTTTGTTCTTCAAGTCACTTGATGGGTGTTGTTTAGCTCTACTCGATACAAAAACCATAATACCAAAGAGCAAAACTGCCACAATGAAAACTGTTAAACCAATAGCCCAAGGAGACCACTTCTTCTTAACTGGGTGCGCACTTGCACTATTATCCATCTGACCATATTGGTCGTAATGATTTTGCTCGAACTGATTCTGAGGATACCCTTGGGGGTTTTGATTGTAACCAGTTGGTTCAAAACCTTGACTTGGTTGTGAACCCCACCCCTCGTTTTGACCTTGGTTAAAACCTTGTTGTTGAAACTCATTTTGGTAAGGTTGTTGAGGTTGCTCATATCCAAAACCACCCCCTCTTTGACCTTGAGGATTGAAATTATCCTGTTGACCAAAGAGTTGGTCTTCCTCTAATGAACTAGTTGTCTCTCTACCAAAACCTTGAGAATTAAACCCTTCTTGTCGTTGGTTTTGAGGATGTGGTTGTTGATGAGACCCCCAATCAGGCACTTTATTCCACCCCTCATCATTACCTCGATGTTGACCGAAATTACGCTGACTCATCTAAAACCACCTCAATCTTTTCCATCTTCTGTTCCGCAGAATTGAAAGCTAAAGCGTAGCTCTCATCGAGGATACCGAGTTGACCTGTCTCCTTATCAAAGCGAAGAACTTCTACATACAAGTCGCCCTCACGTTGATAAAGAATGACTTCCCCACTCTCTTCTTCCTTATACAAGAAGCGGCAACGCTTATCCACAGTTTCTTCTAACTCCAAAGCTAAAGCACCTATTAAACGCATTGGGTTATATGTAACCCCAGTTGGAGGTCGCCCTGCTAAATACTCAGACCAAAGTGTAGATTGCCCTCTGAGAGCTTCTGAGAGAGCGTCAAATCCTTTGTAATAATTCTTACGGATAAATTCCTTTAGAGAGTCTAAGTCGCGAGGGAGGACATTCTGGAGCTTTTGAGGGTATTCGTCTAAAACACACCATTCAATTAAGCTCTCACTAAAGCGAGAAACAAAACGATCCTTTGCTTTACTGTTCAAAACAAACCTTACTGTGTAAGGACTTCCTAAAGGCTTATACTTCTCTAAAATAACATTAAGTAAGTCTAAGTTATGATAAGCCAAAACTTTATCTGCGAAAGCATTTAAGAATAGTTGAACCAATGGAACATAGTTCTTTTTCTCAACCTCAGATAAAACTTGTTCAGATAAAAGATAAGGGTTCACAGTCATTGTAGCTTGTTCAAGGTCTACACTAAACGAAAATGGAAATGCACCTTTAAAGGAGATACCGAATTGGTTATCGTTTTGTCTCGATTTAACAAAGCGCAGTTGTTTTAAGGAGTAAGTCTCCACACTTTGCAACTCGTTCAAACCTTTGAAATATAAATCAAAACCTCTACGACAAGCACTTCTTAAGTCAGTACATCCCTCTAAAGCGTTTGAACCTAACATGATTTTGAAATCATTCTTTTCATAAAACATTAAACTTCTAACCACCTAAACTAATCAAATTTGAAACCTTCTGCAAAGGAAAATTCTTGAACTTCTCCTTGAGCAGAACTTAAACCAAAACCTGCTAAGAAAAGGTCTTCTAAACTGACACCTGATTGAACCTCTTCTTCAACCTCTTCAACTTCTTCTGGTAGCTCAGAAAACTGAAAACTATCAGACGGAGGAGTTTCTGAGATACCGTGAACTTCTTCCACACGCTCTTGAATCATATCAGAAAAACTTGTAGAATGACCTTCTTGCAAACCACTTGCAAACTGAGAAACTGCTTCGGCAATTCTCAATTTATCAAGTTCATCAGCTCGTTTCATGTACTCTTCGTTGAAAGCAAGTTGAGCTTGTTGCTCATATTTCTCAGTTGTACTCAAATGCTTCTCCTCAAAGTGAAAACCTTCAGCTCGATTATTTGTACCGATACCGATGAGGGTTTCTGTGCGATCAACAGAACCAATCGTTCGTATTTGAGACTCAGAGTCCTCAGACTTTACTTGCTCTAATACTTCTTCATAACCTTTACGAAAAGTAGACTTTGTTCTACGTTCTAAATAAGATGTAACCTTCTCTACACTCATTAAGAACCTGCTTTCTTACTACTATCCTCAGTCTCATGTTTAACTTGAGACTTCTTATCCTTGTTTAAGAGAGTGCTTGGATCAAATGTAGAACCCTCAAAACCTTTCGGTCTACGAGAAATCTCTTCATCATATTCTTTGAGAATATTGTTAATGACTGTTTCACCTTCGCTGTACTTAGCGTAATTGTCTAAGTCCATATCATTAGAAACAAGCCAACCTCCTGCACCAGTTTTCATTAGAGTAATATTTACTGTAATGGTCTTCTTCTGAGCCAATTCAGACTTCCAATAGTTACTTACATACTCATACAAGAAGTTACGAGCCTTAGTCGAGTCTGCTTCTGTCTTACGATAAGAGTAAACCCCCTTCAAAAGACCTTCTCTGTCCTCTTTCCAAAAGTCTTTATTAGACAAATCCAAGGCTTTCAACTTAACCGTTACACTACTCTTATCATCCGCAAAAGTCGCTTGACTTTCGATACCCTCAATCTCTAAACTAAGTAGAAACTGTTGGTACATCCCCTTTTTAAAGGACTCAGAATAAGTGAACTCAGCGTCCGATTTAAAATAACCATTCAAAGTCTTCAACACTTGGTCTTTATAGGCATATTTCTGAGCCGTTGCAAAGTCCAAAGTAGACAAGGAACGCAAGAAAGTTCTCAAAACCTCAGTTTCAGACAAGTTTTGGTCTCCTAAAGCCATACGAGTACCCTCGTCAGACCAATAATAACCCTCACCTGCTTCACCATACTTACGAATTAAACGCTTTTGCTCTTCCTCAAAAGGTGTTAACCCTGCGTTTTTATTCTTAGGTTTTTCAACTTGTTCTTCACTTGCTTTTGTGTCTGTGTTCGCTTTCTTAGCTTGGTTACAAGCTCGAACACCAAATAGCAATAATACAAGAGCAAGAACACCTAAAATCGTGTAGCGAATCCCCTTCTTGTCCCACAATTCTTTGATTTTATCCATGAAAATCTTACCTCATTTAAAATTCTAGCTCATCTGGAATTGCCACAGGTTCTGAGGATACCGCTCCATCATTTAGGTCTGTTAGATCGGTACTTCTACCTGTGATAAAGTTATAGCGCTCTGGTTCTTCTTGAATCATATCATATACTACACGCAAGTAAGCAGTAGAGTAATACTCAATACACTCACTAAAGCGCATTTGAAACTCAATCAAAGACTTGACTTCAAAGCGATTTGAACTTGTATCTACATCAGAAACTCGCTTTAAGCGAGCCAAACTCTCTACCAAAAACTCTGTTTGTCGCTCGAACGACCAGTCTTTCGCCAAGTGAATAATCTGTCGAACCATAGCATCCTCAGACATGAGAGCATAGCGTTTTAGCTGTCGAATCTTCTTATCTTGCTCTTCTTTAGCTAAGTAAGTCACTTTACGAATACGACTCAATGAGAGTTGTCTTTGAGGGTAATCCCCCTCTGCAATTCCTAAGTCATAAAAAGTCAACAATAATCGAGTGAGACCCTTCATAATCTTTACTTTGCTTTCTTGGTAAACCGAAGCAGCAGACAAAGAATACCCTACAGTCTCAAAATCCTCTAGCAATAAAGAACCTGTATAGAGTTGAACTGCTACGGAAGTGTCTGCAGTCATATTAAACTCACGTAAAGACCCACCGACACGGTGCGCATCAATCGTAACAATACCGTACTTAGACTTTTCTTTGAGTTTAGAAACATAGCCGTTTACAACTGATACCGGTAGCACCACGTACTCACCCTCTACAAAAGACACTTTCTTTCTAGGGAAAGATAGTTTTCCTTTAGACATACTAATTGTCGGAAAAGCTAGTAAACCTTGATTTAATGTTTCTCCAAACTCTTTGTAAATCTTACTGAGACTTGTCTTTTGTCTGTCTGTAACATCGACTGCGCTCTCTAACAAAGGTAGCGCTAATGAACCAAAACGAACATCTTGCTTCCCTAAATTAAACCCTTGCAATTCTTTTGATTTGTGTGGAGAGGTTACAACATAACAATAAGTGTTTGCCAACAACCACAAAGCAAAACGTAAGTCCTCAAACTTCTTAGAAGATCCAATCTCAAAGGGCAAGTCCGAAAGAGCTTGCGCTCTCATTTTCGCAATTAAAAGTTCTAATTGCGTTCCAGATACCGAGAAACTAGGGTTGAAACCCTCTGAGTTTAAAAATCCCAAAGGTTTTCCTTGCTCTGCTAAGAACTCCCCTACTTTCCACAATAACTGCTCTTGTTCAATTTTAAATACCAATCGTCTAAACCACCTATTCTAATCTGCAATCTTCTGTATCAACTTAGCAAATTCCAACCTTGGAATTTCACTTGTAAAGTCCGGTAAACCTTCTTGAATACAGTTGAACAAGTTGTCACTGTACAAGACATAAAGGAAACCGAAGTAAAACTCAAATGGTAAGTAAGTCTTACAGAAACGTGCATAATCTTGTAAAAAGATTTCTTTAGTGTGAGCATAAATCTCTGAAATATCAGATAAAAGACCTACTGGTTTATAAAACCAAGTTGTTAAAAAATCTCGTTGATTTTCTAAACCGACCTTAAGCACCGATTTGAAAACACTATCAATATCAGTTCTAGGTAAGTCTACAGAACCCCCTTTTACAACCATATAAAGAAATACTGCTTCACCGTAAGTTAAATAAGGTTTTAATCCACTTACCGTTTGAAGGACATCAATATGTTTCTCATCGTACTGCACATTCTTATCTGCAAACTGCTTATAAGCGTTCTCTCTCAATACAGAACCTTGTAGGTGCAAGTACATAGAACCACCCACACCGTACTGATAAGGTAAATACCCCTTTAGTTGAGCATCAATAATAGCACGTGCATCATCTACATTTACACTATTATCAAAGTCTTCATAAACTTCAAGTGGACTTTCTACCTCGACTAACAAGTGAGAAGGTACATTACCAATAAAGTTCTTAGAGTTACCCTCTAAAAGTTGCTTACGCAACGACTCCCAAGACTGACGAAACTCAGAGCTATCTTTACGAGAACTCAACAAGTCTTCCATTTCATCAGAAATACGAGCAAGAGAGCCACCATTTGAACCTTCATTCAGAGCCAATTCAAGCTCTTCCAAAGATTTGATATTAGACTTCACTTCTTCAATGAACTCTGTTTGGTCTTCTGTTAAATCAAGAGAGTCTTTATCAATCAAGCGGTCTGCGACCGATTTGAAATTGGATACCCCTTTGAGAAGTCCTCGCTTGTCTGTGAAGACACCTTCAACTCTGAAAATAATTCCACCCTCAGAAGTATTTAACTCCAAATCATAATCAGATAAATCATCATCTTGTGCAACTCGTAGGGTACTTAAACATTCCCAAAGGTTATCACTAACCGCCAGAGGAAATGAAGAACCTTGTATAATTGTATAAGTTAATTCCTCATCTAACTTCAACTGTTTCTCAATCTCAGCTTGTACTGATTTTTGTTTAAATTTTCGAGAAATATTAGATACCGCAAGGGCTAATGCGTAACCACTTGGGCTATACGAATGACTTGTTTCCGTAGGGTTAACACTATCCAATAAAGCCAAAACAACCATTTTGTTTTGCATCTTCTACCACCTATTTTCTTTCTGTATTGCATTCAACGTACTCCAAAACGTTTCTAATTCGCCAACCTCAGAAAAGACAGAACGCAAATCCTCAGATATTTTCAACTCCAAGAAAGGAAGAGACAAACCACCAAACCCTTCATGAAGCGTGTCTAAGCTAAAACGACCTTTTTCTGTACTTGGTACAACTATGGAAATACTACTTTGAATATCAAGCCCTCCAAATTTAGAGGAAATTACACTTTTTACACAATAGGACACATCTGAAAGTCGCGCGCCAATTTTAGACTGACTAGGTAGAATACCCTCAACCTCTAATGGATAAGAACCTCCTACACTAAAATAAACAGGTAGCAACTTAAAATCAGAACCAAGATAATGAGTTAACTCAATATCTTCTGAGTCCAACTGTTTAAAGGAGGATGCAGCTAACTGCAAACCTCTTCCACAACTAACTATCCGAGTCAACTAAGTAGACTCCTTTCTTTTCTAACCGTTCTAAACTTTGCTTAATCAATTCGGTACGAGTTGGAGCTAAAGGTATTAACAACCCTTCGCCACCAAAATATCGTCCAAATAGCTGAGAAAACTCTTTTAAATAGTCTTCCAAGTGAACATTACCACTATGGAGTTGAGACTTGCTTACCAGCTTGTAGAAAATCTCTTGTTTTCCCTCTTCATTTCTTAGGTAATAAGGAGTTGCACCTACAAATGATACCCTTGTGAACTCACCCCCCAAACCTCTGAAACAATTTGAGTTAGGCAGAGGTTTGTTGTTGTCGTAATCCCAACAAATGTAATTGTAATACAAAAAGTAATTCTTTAAACCACCATGTGAAAAAGAAACCTTAAAGGGTGTAATACTGCGAACCATCAAAGTTGAATCTTCTTTCAGAAGTCTTGTTAAAACACGTGTTTGAGCTTTCAACAAATCCTCATAAACTAAATGATAGGGAAACTCCCCTTTATCTGTACGAAGAGCGTTTAAAACCTCTCGCATTTTCTCATTTTGAACCTCAATAGAACCTCTCAAAATCAAAGGAAGCAATGAAGATTCTTGCGTTCTAGTCACTCCACTTAGAAAAGTCCAACCTGTAGGTATGGATACCCCTTGTTCTTTAGCGACACGTGTTAGAAATTGGTAATACACATTGTGTAAAGACTCCTCAACCTCAGTATAACCATCATGAACCGAAATTTCATCATTCAAGGTCTTAGGTAACCATAACGGTACTTCTCCTTTTTGTTTACCCTCAGAAACTTTGACTTGACGAGTTTGCGGTTTTCCTTTTAGAAAACCTCTATTTCTCAAATCATTAAAGGAGTATAAATTCTCTAAATACTCAACCTCTTGTTTGTACTGTAAGTAAGAGATAACCAAGTTTAAACCTACTTGAAAAGGATGTTTAGGACTAACAACCTTCTGAACATATTCCAAATAATTAAGGTTCAACACTAAAGATACCGCACTACGTTTATCTGTATAATTTGTAAGACCTAACTCTTTTAACTGAGCTACCATGTATTGAGACAATTCAAACTTACGCACAATCGTAGGAGAATAAGTTATTCCATAGTCGTACAACATAACCTTTAAAACTTCAACTGCGCTGCGCATCTGCAAGTACCGATTGTATAAGTCTCTTGGGGTTATTTTTGTTTTCATATTCAGTGAGGTCATAAGCTTACCACCATCAACTCTTGAACAATAATGCCATCTGGTGTAGGAGTTTCCATACGAGAAAATCCTTGTAATTTACTATTTCTCAACCATTGTTCTCTCAAGACTTGGTAAGTCTTAGCAGACAGAGGGTTTGCACGTTTACAACCCTCTTTTTCGCTATAAACAGTTATCTCCACCGAAGTGGATACCCCTTTGAGATATAAGATCGAGAAGACTTGTACAGGTTTGTATCGTAAAATACTGTTACTATCCAACTCCTCTAACTCCACTTGCTTAATCAAACTATGACTCTTATGCGCCAAGGTATAAACTTTAGAATCTACAATTACCTCAACTCCTGTATTAAACGGTTTGCTACGAACTAACACAACACATCTCTCCTATCCAAACTGCATTTTTCTAAATTTTACCATATTTAGAGGTAAAATGCAAGATTTAGGCGATAAAGTCTTATTTATTTCTTGGCAAGCTGTTCTTCAAACTTAGTAGTGAATGTATTAAACACATTCATTAAGTCACTCAGAGACACACGTGAGTCGAGGATACCAAAATAGAATCTCTCGATATTTGAGTAATCTGTCTCTAACTTCTCTCCTGACATAGTGAGAGCTGAACCATTACCAAAGTGATAAGGTTTACTATACTTGCTGAAAACCATACCTCCAACAAACTTCGCGGTGTCATCTTTTCGAGGGTTTTGCTTGTCTGCAAACCAAGACAACTTGTTATAAGCTAACTGAAAATCTAACTCACTGTTCGTATTGGCTAAAGCAGATTGAACCACTTCCCCATAAGCTTCTAAAGTTACTTGTAAGTTAGCAACTCCTGTAAAGAAAGCAGACTCCATAAATTTCAAAATGAGGTCTTTTTCTTGAAGTAAGAGACCATGTTCACTCACCATAGAACCTTTAATAGACGACCAAGCACCTTTATCCTTGTCTTGTTCACTAATGTAAGGCACTAAATCTCCCAAAAGAGAGTACATATTGTACAAAGATACCGCTCCAAAGGTGTTTTCCATAAATCGATAACGTAAGTTATGCGCTCTTTGTTGCTCCAATTCTTTCAAAAACTGCAAACGAAGAGAAACTGGTAAAGGCATATTTAAACTGTTGAACTCTCTAATAAATTTCATCAAATACTCAGTCTTTGAAGTCGATTTTGCAAAACCACCATCAACCAAACTTTGCCAAAAGCTAGGTAAAGCAAAACCAAAGTTCTTCTGATAAGCTAACTGCTGACTGTAAGAATAAGCATAAGTCAACATTTCATTGAAATAGCGAGTACGGAAACGTACAAGTTGATTCTGTACTTGACCTTCAATGTTGAAGAAGTCTTGCACACAATCCACTCCGAACTTCAATAATTCTCCTGTGGCTTCCTCTTCGGCTACGAATTCCCACTTAATATCATGTCCGAGTGTACATTTAGCGCCCGTTTCAAAGTAGTTCAACTCTTTAAAGAACCAAGTACCTCCGCCCATCAAAGTCGCTAATTTAGCAGCTTTTTCTCTGAAGTAGTCTGTATCAGTATTTAATTCCAACTCAATTCTCTGAAGACCCTCCTCATAGAAACTTTCTTGCAAGAACCATCGAGACAAGAGTTTTCTCTGTTCTTCACTAAAAGTCTCTGAAAAATAACGAACGTATGAGGATACCACAGGGTATTGGGAACCTTGGAAATTCTTTAAAACGGTACTTGTTGTACGAGCCAAAACTGGAACCTTAATAGTGCTATTTTCACCCTCTTCAAAGTACAGACCACTTTCTTTGATGTGGTTTAATACTTGTTCGGATAAAACTCGACTCTTATCAATAAAGGCAGTAGGTACACTAAAGGACTTCAACTTCTTCCCACTTTGCATATAAAAACCATAGCGGTCTTTCTCTTTAAAGTAAATACAAACTACTTGTTTAGGACTTTCTACACCTACATCAGCTAAACTCTCAAATTCAGTTAGCAGTTTAGCGCCACCATCAGTTAAACGACTTTCAATCTCTCTAACTGGTTTTCGACTAACCATAAGCTACACCCCATTTCTCAAACGTACCATCACCTTTGGACAAAGAACGTAGAATAACTTTCCATTGGTCAAACAACACTTTCTCTTCCAAAACTAAAGTCAAGCGAGAGAAATCAAGAGAATACCCCAACTGGTATGCTTGTTTTAAAACAGTATATAAAGCTCTAAAGAACTTATCCTCCAAAATGTCTGGTGAGTTTGCTTGAATATAGCGTACAAAACGCTCATAGTCCACCACAAAATGCAAAGGACTGTTTTCAAACAACTCCACTACTGCTTCATCTGAAACCGTAGATAAATCCAAACTAGAAGATAAACGTTTTAGACGAAAACGCAAAATATCTTCTTCCAAATACACTAAACCATAACCTACTAAATCATCTGACTGAGAATTTCCTTTAGGAAACTCAATCAGACCTACTAATTCTTTACTCATTCTTTTACCCTTCTTCTGCTAACGAAACTTCAAATGCTACTGGGTCTAAGTCCATTGTTGGCTCTAACTCCTTATAAGCCAAATTGACAGTTGTTAAAATACCACCAATCTCTTTTTGAATAGTGAACTCATCACTAGGAAATGCTAAACCTAACTCAACCAAACGATTGTACATAGACACAATCTGAGTCTTACATTCTTCAACCGTATTTCCTACAAAGTAAATATTCTTTGTCTCCGTATTTCTCATCCGAGAACGGTCTTGAACAACTAAATACAAAGAAATACCATTAGTTAAAGTCACAGAGCGACCCCCTAAATGGTCGGACACCCTTTTCAAAGATACAGTAACTACCTCAGTTTCTTGACGATATAGAAACTCCTCAGCAACCCAAAAGTATTGCAAAATTGCACCTTCAAGAATCTCATCTTGACCTACATATTCAATCTGTGGGTCTGGACTCTTGTAACCATTTGGCACCAAAATGGAACTAGAGCAAGCAACAAGTCGATGCCCTTTAGATGCTTTGATAGACTGTAAATTCAACTTAGAATAAGCTAAGTGACCTTTCTCGCTAAACTCTTTCTTAATCGAAATAAAGACAAATTCACAATCTTCTAACTCTTTGAACAAATTCTCTGAACTGAGTCCTTTAATTTTTACAAAAGACAACAGCTCAGAACCTATCGGACTTTGTACTAACTCCAAATGGTGCAAACCAAATACTGTTGGACTCATAGACTTAATGTAAGCCATTGTTTGTTTAAACTCTCTCTCAAACACCTTATCCATAAAGGGAGACTGTTGAGAGTGTAGAGTATAAGTAGATACCCCTTCACTTTCAAAGCCTTTAAATTGGAAGGCGTTTAAAGAGGGTTCTAAAACTTCTTCTTCAAACATATAAACCTGTTACACAAAATATACTCAAACGTATATTTCATGACCTTTCTAAATCGTTTTTAGAAATCTTCTTGCTTCAACCTGTCTGATTTTGTCTTTATACTCTGAGGTATAAAATCTACTCTCATTTGATATAACAGTCCACAAACTTAACTTCCCGTGTAACCCACGGTAGTGACCTATTTAAACTGCAGTCAATACAGTATATTCTCTACATTGTCCTAAATTAATAGCGGCATTAACATCTCTATCATGTTTGCTACCACAATTAAAGCAAGTCCAAAATCTTTCATTCAGTTTCAAGTCTTTATACTTAAAACCGCAATCAGAACACAATTTACTAGATGGATAAAATCTATCTACTAGTCTTAACTCTATACCTAACTTTTTACACAAAATTTCCAAGTACAGTCGAGATTGATGCCACTGAGCTTTTGAAATGGTTTTACTCAAATGACGGTTTTTCATCATGTTACGCACTGCTAAATCTTCAATAGCGACAGAGCTTGGTTTTCGCTCTAAAACTAAAGAACGCAGTGCTTTTCGATTATATTCCGTCCGAATACGAGTTAACCTTTCATGAATACGAGCTACTTTCAATTTCTGTTTTTGAATGTTCTTACACTCGGATAAAGGCTTTAACCACTTGTAAGACTTAAGTTGACCCTTCTTAGCGCCTGTTTGATAATAAACCTTATCAACCATATTTGCTTCGTATTTGCGAGACAACTTTCTCTGTTCTCTTCGTAAACGTTGCTCTAGCTTTCTAATACGCAAAGACTTATTGATAGAAGGGATAACTCTATCTTCTGTAATAAATTGGTCTTTCAGACCAAAATCAATCCCCATACTATAATCAGACAAAGGAATACGCTCATCAACCTCATCTTTACACAAGCAAGAAATGTAGTATCTGCCATTTTTCATAGAAATCGTTACAGAGCTGATATTCTTAGGAATATAACCAAACTCCTTCAATCGAATCCACTTTAAAACAGGTACAAATATACGATGACGCTCAACTTTAATAGTTCCAATCAGATAAAAACTCTCACTAGAACCTTTCTTTTTGAACTTAGGTTTACCCCTTCGTTTAGAAAAGTAATCTTTAAAAGCTCTATCCGCATAGATTAAAGCTTGTTTTATAGCTTTACTAGGCACTTCTTTTAGCCAAATAGGTGTGGTAGGGTCATTATTGACTCTTTTTGAGTAATCAAAAGCAGAAATATAGTCTTTATCTGAAGCTAAATTCTCTAAATTTTCAAATACAAATTGATTGTAAATATACCGAGTACACCCAAAAGTTTTATGTATCAACTCAACCTGACTAGGAGTTGGGTCTATTTCTGTCTTGTAAGCTTTCATCTTCCTTCAACCCCTTTTTGTACTTTCTCAAACCATAGATACGACAAGAAAACACATGGATAATCGAAATTAAATCATCTACTAGTTCTTGTTGTGGTGAGGTAGTTTCGTTTTTCACTACTACAATTTCACAGTTATAATGGTTACAAAAACGCTCAAACCAGTCAAAACCAAATCGAACAAATCGGTCTTTATAAGTAATATACATCTTACTTACCAAACCTTTAGCAACATAATCTAAAAGCAATCTATTCCAATTCTTACGATTGTAATTAAGACCTGAACCTATATCCGAAATAACCTCATCTAAATCTCACCTTTAGCGTTTACAAATTGCTTTAAAAACTCAATTTGTGAAGTTAAATCATCTATCTGGTTTCTACTCTCAACTTAACTTTTGGGTTCTAAAGACATTACCACCACTAAAGCGTTGTTGTCTCTAGTCATTTCAGCTCCCATCAAGTGTTGCTTGTTAGGAATACCGGAAAGTTCTACTGCCAATGGTAGTCTACGACCACCTACTTCTACAACTAAATTGTAGTCGCTCATTCCTAGAATATTCACAGATAAATTCGCAAGAGCTTGAAAATCTACTGCAAAAGCTGGTATTTTCTCTCCGCTTAATTTAGTAGCTTGTGGAAGAGAGTTGGTACAGTAAACTCCAACCTCAACTTTTGTTCCTAATGGTTGTTTTGCCAATTTCTCTAAGAACTTACGGAAAGATTCGGCAGTCTTTTTACGTTGAGCAACTGCTTTCTCTCTCATACTTTTATCTTCTGTTAAAAACTCATAAGCTTGAATAGCTCGATTAAAGTCAATAGAAGCTAAAGCCAACTTCTCATTTACAAAATGATATTGGAAGTAATCTTCATTATCCAATACGCTTTTAATCGTTTCATCTGTTCCTTGAACCAATACATCAGACTCCAAAAAGCTACGAGGAATTGGAGACCATGTGATACCGAGTTCTAAGTTGTTCTGACCGTGCATTGTAGGTAAAGCAAGCGCCATTTGACCTGTTGCTGATAGTTTGTTGTTAGCCATGTTTTCTAACCTCACTTAAACTTAATTTAATTTAATTTTCATAAATTATCAAAGTGCATACCTCGAATTAAGTGGCATACCCTATTTGAAAGTGGAAAATGACAAAAAAGAAAAGGCATCCGAAATGGATACCGAACACTGAGTGTTTATGGATTAACTAAATAAGCACCTAAATTGCTCAAATCATCAAAAGGAGCTTGAAGTTGACCTTTGATAACCTTACGGAAAATAGGAACTCCTTCCGCACCTCGAGTTAATCGCTCAAAACTCTCTTCAGAAAAACCCCTAAAATCCTCTACAGTGTCAAAGCCAATGTAATAAATCGACTTAGGGTTAATTCCTTTATCTTTCACGTTTACATCTAAGCGCCTAGCAAACTTCTGACAGTCTGGGCAAGTTGAAACACCTACAAAGACATAGAATGTTTCTCCTTTGTCTGCTTTTGCTATCACTTCCTCTACAGTTGAAGGTGTGAATTGTTCTATTGTAGCCTTGTACTCTCTTACTGCGTTCTCTTGAATCACTGTTTTAGCACCCCAAAAGGAAATACCTAAAATGGCGAGACCGAAGAAGAATTGTAACCAAGGTTTTATATCATAAAATTTTGCATTAAATTTTCTAGCCATATTAACCTACTTTCTAAATGGCTCTTATTTGCTCTCTGACGAGTTTTAACTTAAGATGATATAAATTATCGAACTTAGAATTAAAATCGAATAGGAGCGAAACTGAGAGCTTCAAAATGAAAAAGTGAGAGGTTGTTTCCCCTCACTTTATCTTCACGTGTTTAATTCTCTTTACGAGGTTTAAAACCAACCAAGCCAAAGGCAAATCCAAGGATACCGAGGACACCTAAAGCACTTGCTTTCTCTCCTGTGTTTGGAAGAGTTGCTTGTGCATTTGCTTTAGCAGTTGTAGTTGTTTTACCTACTTGTGCTTGCGCTTGTGGTTTGTTAGCAGAACCATTGTTTACAGTTACAGTTTCTTGTGGGATTTTGTAATCCACAACATTACCTTTACCATCTACTACTGGAACTGGTTTATACCCCAAGTGTTCAAGCTCTTTACGTTTAGCATCTGCAAGTGCTACCAATCGTTTTGTTTCGGCTTCATCAAACTTCGCTTTGGCAGTTTCATAAGCAGTTTTGGCTTGGTCTGCTGCAAGACTCTTAACTTCGTAGTCTACTTTGGCTTTATTTTGTGCCTTGTAGGCATCTTTAAGCTCTGTTTCTGCTCTTTCAAGTTCTGCTTTTACTTCATTCAAACGAGCTTTCGCACCTTTAAGGTCTGCAAGTTCTTTTTCTGCTTGTTTAACTTGGTCTTTGGCATCTTGAAGTGCTTTCTTAGCAGTAGATACCGCTTGGGCTTTATTTGAAGCAACTGCTTCAAGTTCAGCCATCTTAGTTTCTTCTGCTTTAAGCGCTTCTTGTGCAAGGTTGAGAGCTTTCTCAGCGTCTTTAAGAGTTGCTTGTGCTTGTTTAAGAGTTTCCTCTTTTGTAGCTTTTGAAGCAGTCAAGTTGTTGACAAGGGCATTTGCGTTGGCAAGTGTAACCACTGCTTTATCATGACGGTCTTTGGCTTCGTCAAAAGCCTTTTGAGCGTTTGCAAGTGGGCTTTCTCCATTGTTCAAGGCAGTCAAGTGAGCTTGCGCAGTTGTAAGAGCAGTTTGGGCATCTGATACCGCTTTGCTTGTTGCTTCAAGTTTGTCTTGAGCGTTTTTACGAGCTACCATAGCATCAGCAAGGACTTGGCGAGCTTTCGCAATTTCAGCTTCTTTGTTTGTGTTTGAAAGTGGGTTCACAATAGGAGTTTTATCCCATTTTGAGCCGTCTACATTAGTTGTGCGGATGCTTGTGAGGAAGTGAGTTGTATAATAATCATCAGTTACACTTTGTGCTACACCACCGAAATACACAGTTTCATTTGCGTAGTCGAATTGGAGGATACCCTGAGTGTGGAGGTAGTCATTTTTGTGAGAAACAAGTTCAATGAGGTTGTTGTACAATTCCTCTTTCATTTCCCCTACAGTCTTACGAAGAATTTGGTCAGCATCAGTTGAAAGAGCTTTTGGATCGTATGTTCCGACTGCATTTTCATAAGGTTGCAAACCTTTTTCAGCGTACTCTTTAATGGTTTCTTCTGAGAATGTACTATTCAAACCGTACTCTTTAGCAACCTTGTAAATACCTTTAGCGTAGTGACCTGAACCGCCTTTAGCAAAGTTTGCATCACGCATAGCGTTTGACCAATTTGCTTTTACATATTCTTTAGCGATTTTATTTGCAAATTCAAGGGAGCTTTTTGAAAGAACCACATCTGGAAGTCCAAGTTGACGACGCATTTGGTTGATAAGGTCTGCGACAAAGTAGTTCAACTCATCTGTAACTTCTTTTGGTAAGTTGTTGATGTCATAGCGAGTTTCGTCTGCTTGGTCTTTGGCTGATGGTGTGTACTTGTTGAGGGTGCGGTTTTGGAGTTGAGAATCTACGATTTTGTTGTAGAGTTCACGCCCCTTATTAGAAATGTAGTCCTCACTCAAAGTTTCATCTGTACGAAGCTGTTCACGGAAAACCATTTTCTCTTTCACAGCCTTGATAAAATCTGGGGCAAGAGTGATGGTAGCACGCGTATCTTCTTTTTGAAGATTGTTAAGAGTGGATACCGCTTGGTTGTAATCAGCAGTTGCTTTCTCTGCATTAGTTTGTGCAGTTGTTTTCTCTTGAGTTTTAGTTTCAAGGTTTGCTTGAGCAGTTTTAACAGTTTGTTGTGCTTGTTTTAGTTGAGCATCGTGGTCTTGATTTTGTGCTTTAGCTTCATCAAGAGCCTTTTGTGCCATTTCTTGAGCTTGTTTGCTTGTAGCTTCTTCTTTGATAGCTTTGTCTTGTGCTTCTTTAGCATCTGCAAGACCTTCGCCATTGAGAGCTTTTTGTGCGTTTTCTACTTCTGTTTTAGCAGTTGCGACACTAGTTTTAGCTTGGGTCACTTCTGCTTGTTTAGTGCCGACTGTCTTACCTTGCACTGCAACATCTCGGTCTGCATCGTCTTGTGCTTTTTGAGCAGAAGATACCGCTTGTTCTTTGGTAGGAACACTTGCTTTCGCAGTTTCCACTTTCTTCTCTGCGGTTTGGATTGCTTCAGGGGTTGCTTTATCAGCAGTCTTTTGAGCATCGTCTTTAGCTTGTTTCAAGTCAGTGACTTTCTTTTCTGCTTTATCAGATTTGTCATTCGCTTGATCCAAGACTTCTTTAGCTTTGTCTGCATCTGCTTGTGTTTGTTTAGCAGTAGCACCAAGTTCAGCAACTTCTTCCTTAGTAGGAGTTTTCACTTCCACTTTCTTAGGCGCTTCTTTCTCTACCAAAGCTGGTTCGGTTTTAGCAGTTGTAGGCAATGGAATCTCTACCTCATTTGCATGAGCAGTTCCGATTGTTCCGACAAGACTTGCGGTTGCGATTGCTGTTGTTGCGATAAGTTGTTTTTTCATATTAGGTTAAACCTCATTTCTTTTATTTTGATAATTTAATTATACCATAAAGTTTTTCAAAAGTCAAGTAGGTTATACAATTAGTTTAGTAATGTCTACGAAAGACTTAATCTCTAACTTTGATAATACTATTATACCAAAATAAGTTTAAAAAGTCAAGCACTTTTCATTAAAAAGTTTATCTTCTTTCTTCAAAAGAACTTAACGAGTAATTTCACTGTATATAATAACAGAACTTACTAAGGTTTGCAAGTGAAAATGGCAACTTTAAAAATAAAAAGAAAGGTAAGGAGAGCCTTACCTTTCTAGGAACTTAATTTTCTTCTTTGCGCTTTTTACCTACTAGAGATAAACCAGCTAGAGCTAGTAAACCATAACCCGCTACAGACATAGCGGCAGTTTCCTTACCTCCAGTGTTTGGAAGTTGTGGAGTCTTAGGTTTAACTGGTGTTGGTGGAACGTCAGTGTGAGTCTTAACAGTATTTGAAGAAACTTCGATACCGTTAACAACATGAGACACTTTGTTCTCAACGTCACCTGCTTTGATACGAGTCATCTCTACAAAGACATCAGCTTGGAACTCAGACTCTTTCGTGATTGAACGTAAGAACTCTTCTTTCAAACCAACTTCGAGTTGACCTTTAGCTTTGTCCTCTTTCAACCAAGCGTATTGAGTTAAATCATCACCTGCTTTGAAGTGTTTACCATCAGCAGTTACAAAATCACGTTTTGCAATAACTTTGTACTTACCATCAAAGCGATCATGAGTTTCTTGGTAGTCATCTACAAACTTGTACTCGAACAAGTCATCTGCTCGGTTGCTTGGAATAAGTGTTCCAGCAAATGAGTAGTAGAAGGTTTGACCTAAAGTAATTTTTTGACCATCTTTAGAGTCTTTATCTCCAATAGAAATCACAACATCTTTCTTAGTTTCAAACTTAGGAATGTTGTTTACTACTGTTACAGTTACTTCAGCAACTCCAAAGTCTACTTGATACGCAGTATTCTCATACTTACCACCAGTTTTACCAAACTGTTCTTTGACTTTCATTGGGTTGATAATGGTAATTGTAGCACCTGTTTGAACATATTTAGCATAGAACTCTTCAGGATTCTCAGCTTCCCAAACTTGGAATGCACCTTTTGGTTTAAATCCGCGTTCAGTTAAAGCATTACGAAGCACTTCTGGTGCTTTTTCAAAACTTTCGTAAACTGAGTATTTCAAACCTTTTACAACTTGACCTTTAGAGTCATACACTTTAATTCCCTCAGAAAGTACATCTAACACATCTTCTGGGTAATCATCAGCAATGAAGAAACCTTGTGTAATACGAGATTTATCAGCTTGGATACCCTTATATTGTGAATAATCAGCAGTTACATGGTAGTAATTAGTTGAGCCTGCAAATACTTGCTTACCATCAATGTTAACCCCAACTTTGTTGAAGTTCGCTTTCTTAGGACTTGGTTTTACAACTTTATTCACTGTAGTTTCAGTTACCATTGCAAGACCGAAATCTAATTGGTAAGCAGTGTTCTTGTATTCAGCTACCTTACCTAACATTTCTTTACGAACTGTCATAGGGTTTGTAATTGTAAGAACTTCACCGGTGCGAACATACTTGTTGTAGAACTCAGTTGGGTTTTCAGCAGTCAATACTTGAATTGAACCTTTAGGTGTGTAACCTGCAGATTTAAGTGACTCTTGAACACCTTTAGGAGCGTCTGTAAGTGTCTTATAAACCGTAGATTTCAAACCAGTAACGACATTGCCTTTAGAGTCTTTTACAACAATTTCTTTCTCATTGACTGAAACTGCTTCTTCTGGGAAGTCATCAACAATATGGAAACCATTTGCAATTCTATCAGCATCTGCTTCGATACCTTTGTATGAACTGTAATCAGCAGTCAACGTGTAGTAGTTAACTGTTCCAGCTACTACTGGGCGACCATTAATACTTACACCAACTTTGTTTAAGTTCTGTTTGTGAGGGCTTGTTTTAGGTACGTTATTCACTACAGTCTCAGTTTCAGCAATCAAACCAAAATCAAGTTGGTAAGCAGTGTTTTGGTACTTAGCGCCTGTCTTATTCAAATGAGCAAAGACAGTCATAGGGTTCTTAACAGTTAATGTTTCACCTGTGCGTACATACTTGTTGTAGTAAGCCACTGGGTCAACTGCTTCAAACACTTGAATCGCACCTTTTGGTTTAAGATTTCTCTTAGCAAAAGCTTTTTCTACCTTTTCAGGTGCGTCAGCTAAAGATTTATAGATAGTTTGTTTCAAACCTTCTACTTCTTTACCTTTAGAATCAAGAACTTTCACATCTTTTTCATTAACTGATACCGCTTCTTCTGGGAAATCATCTGCAATGAAGAAACCGTTTTGAATCTTATCATCATCAGCTTCAATACCTTTGTATTGGTCGTAACGAATAGTCAATTCATAGTGGTTTGTAGAACCTGCAAGCACTTGTTTACCATTAATATCAACATGAGCTTTGTTGAAGTTCGCTTTGTTTGGTTTTGGAGAAGGTACACTGTTAACTACAGTCTCAGTCACTTTAGCTGAACCAAAATCCAACTGATACGCAGTATTTTCATACTTAGCACCTGTTTGGTTTAAGTGAGCTTTAACTGTCATAGGAACAGTGATTGTAAGCACCTCTCCTGCTCGAACATACTTATTGTAAAACTCCGTACGGTTTTCGAACTCAATTACTTGAATTTTACCTTTTGGTTGATACCCTTGAAGTTTAAGAGCATCTTGAACCTCTTTAGGAGCTTCTGCTACTGAGTTGTAAACTTTAGAGTTATAACCTTTCACTTCTTGACCCTTAGAGTCAACTACCTTAATACCTTTAGTTTCAATGTCAACTGCATCTTCTGGGAAGTCATCAACATAGTAGAAACCTTTCGCTACACGGTCTTTTTCAGCTTCAATTCCTTTGTAATCAGAATAATCAGCAGTCAACGTGTAGTAGTTTGTAGACTCAGCAAGGACTTGTTTACCATTGATATTCACACCTTTGGCGTTCAAGTTTTTCTTATGTGGGTCTGTTTTAGGTACTCGGTTTTCAACGATATCTGCTTGGTAGCCATTACCGAAGTCTACTTGGTAAGCAGTGTTTTGGTAAGAAGCACCTTTGCGGTCGAGCGATAGTTTCACACGCATCGGGTCAACAATCGTTACAGAAATACCTTTAGAAACATACTTATCAAAGAACTCTTGTGGGTTATCCGCCATGAATACTTGGAAAGCACCTTTAGGTTTGATACCGCTACTTTCAAGAATTGCTTTAATACGAACATCCTTTACTTCTTCTACTGAATTGAAGTGGTATTCTGTAATACCTTTAACCTCTGCTCCATTTGAGTCAAAAGCTTTAATTTCGCTACGCTCAATATCAAGAGCGTCTTCTGGGTAATCTTCTACAACACCAAAGCCTTTTTGAATAGCATCTGAACCACTCTTAATACCTTTGTACTTACTGTAGTCCATAGTTACATGGTAGTAGTTTACTGAACCAGCAAGAACTTGTTTACCATCAATTTTCACACCGTCTTTATTGTAATTTACTTTCACAGGTTTTGTTCCACCCGGTGTTGTAACCTCTACAATATTAGAATAAGCTTCGTACTTGTTATTTAAGTTCAAGTGGAAGTTGTTCTTGTAAACAGCATTGTCGTTTGTAACTTCACCATAAACTTTAGCTACCGGAACTTTGTATTCAGTTGAACGATCTGCATTCGCTTTAGCGATACCACTATCTTTTAGTACAAAAGTTAAACGGTGAGCTGACTCATTATAGGTAACTGTGTACTCAGCATTTTGAACTTGAGTTTTCGCAATATTTAAGTGATACCCCTGTGGTAAATCATCACGAATGTCGTAAATCTCAGTAACTTCACGATTTCTTGGAAGAGGTTTTGTTTCCAATTCCCACACAACCTCAGACATCTTCGGTACATTAGACTTATTAATGTTTGTTCCAAGGTTATTCTTCACGTACTTCTCAACTGCCGGAGACATTCTCAAAGTAGTGTAACGAACATTAATTGTTCTAGGCTTCACTGTCTCTGGAATTGGTTTCTCCGTAGGCTTTGGAGGAGCTGGTGGAAGTGGAACATGAGGTACATCTGGAGCTTCCGTAGGAAGTGGACTCAATGGAGCAATAGGAGGTGGAGTAAGAGGTGTTTTATCTTTCTCTTTGTAAGTCGGATTGTTTGGCTCTTTCTCCGTAAACTCAGATGGTTTAGGTGGATTTTCTGGAAGAGGTACATGTTTTGTATTCTCTGTTACAGATACCGGTGGTTTCTCTTGTTTAGGAACCGGTTTTGCAATCGTGTCTTTTTCTTTTTGAGTTAAAGTTGGAGGTACTGGTGGGTCTACTGGTTTTGGAGGAACAAGCTCATTGACTGTAGACTTACCACCCCAAAGTTGGAATGCAAAACCTGCTGCGAAAATCTCATCGTCATTATCTGCTGGTTTCCCATGAGCTTTGTTGTCATTGTTCCAAAAAGTACGATACGCTTCAGATTGAGCTTTAGAATATGGAGTTAAAGACCAATCAACATTAGCTAGGTAGGTTAAGTGGTGTGTAGTACCTTTACCTACACTGAGAATAGACCCAACGGGTATTTCACGGTAATCATCTACATCTGTATAAAAAGGATCACCCTTTCTCCAACGATTCAAACCAGAATCATCATCAGACTCATGAACACCGTCTACTTTCTTACCTGCCCAAAACTTCTGACCGCGAACAGTTACTTCCTCAACTTTAGAACCTTTAGGGTTAATAACTATACCCGTATTGTTAACATCTCCATAAGTGTACCGAACACCTTGATTGTAATCAATATCTGTATATGTATTGATAACACCTAAGTTAATCGGTTTCTTAGTAGACTCATCAAAGAAGTTGATATCCCACTCTACGTTTAGATAATTATAAGGATTAAAGTTTACCGATGTAACCTCTGTATCGTTCGTAGCTTTAGACCACCAAACATTTAGACGAGTATACGTTGAAGAATTACCTTCAATTTTGTGTTCCTGTGTAGGAGTAGTTCTCGATACAAACTTAGCTGAAATTGTTTTACCTGTTTTAGTTTTACCAACATTATGTAAAGTGAAGGTGGAACCTTGTTTAATTCCAGTAATTACAGCACCACCGTAAGTACCTTTAGAATCAGAGTGACCATAAAAGTCTTTATTCTCTAACCTATCATGTTGCAAATCTTTATCTAAGGTAATTGTCGTATTCTTGTTAGCACCTAAAGAACCGTTTACAACTTCGAGAGTCTTATCCTCATCAAATACTGCAGTTAATTTAGAGTAGTAAGCAAGAGAACCACGCTTAGATTCATCAAATTCTCCTACAACTTTAACTCCACCGCCTTGACCTTGGAGTTTTTTCTTATTGTACTCAGCTAACTTACGGTTATACTCTGCTTTTGCTTTTTCATACTTAGTTTTTGCAACTTTATAGTCAGCTAAGTCACTGTTATATGTATTTTGTTTCTTTTTATTATCCGCATCAATCTTCGCATTACGAGCGTTGAGTTCAGCTAATGCTTTCTCATAAGCCTTTTGTGCATCTGCATTCTCTTTACGGATACGAGCATTGTACTCATTACGAGCAGCAGTTTCCTTGTTATAATTTGCAAGGTTTGTTGCATTTTCTTTGTCGATTTGCTCATTACGAAGTTTTGCAGCAGCAAGGTCTTTTTCATACTGTTGTTTTTTCTTTAGGTAAGTTGCCATGTCTGCTTCAACAATATACTTACGCTCTTTCCATTTGTTTAATTCTTCTTCGTATTTCTTCTTAGCAGCTGCATTATCTTTGTCAATGTCTGCGTTTTTCTTAATTTGATCAGCTACTGCTTTTTCAAATTGAGATTTTGCAGTTTCATTTTCTTTCTTAATGCGCTCATTTTCAGCTTGAACTGCTGCAACTTGAGCTAAGTGTTGCTCATGTTTTGTTTGATTGTCTTTGTCAATCTGAGTGTTTTTGTCAGTTGCAGTTTTTAAGTCAGCTTGATATTTCGCTTGAGCGTCTTCATAATCTTTCTTAGCTTTTGCGTTTTCTTCCTTGACAGTCTTAATCTCTTGGTTACGAGTTGCAACTTCTTCTTTAAAACGGTCAGCTTCTTTTTTCACAACTTCAGCTTGGTTGTCATAGTTTTTCTCAACTTCTTGTTGGCGCTTTTCCAAGTCTGAAGGATTTGTAGCAATACCACCATCTGCTGGTGTATCAACTACTACATTCAAGCCTGCGGCTTTCGCTTCGGATACCGCACTCTCTACTTTGTCACGTGGAACAGTTACATCAATCGTTCCTTCTTTAGCTTTAGCGCTTTCTTGGCTTTCTAAAGCACTAGAAGTTGGTGCGTTTTGTACTTGTTTGGCATTTGTAGCATTATTTGTTACTTCATCCGCACTTACAGTACCACTACTTAAAGCAGTACCCAAAGCTGCAAGACCGAGAATAACACCACAAGCACCATAATGTTTCACTTTACGGATACTTCCGTATGTTTTTGTTTCTGCACTTCTGCTCATGTAAAATTCAAATCCTTTCTTTTACATAAAATAAATTTTGGTAAGTAAACCTTACCAACTAATCATCTAAACAACCTCATTCAAACATAAATCGGAAACGAGCTTGTTTCTACTTTAACAATTATAGCACAAGGGTTAATAGTAGTCAAGGTTCAAACTCAAAAAACTTAGAAAAAGCCTATATTTTGCCAATTACTTAATATGCTGAATCTAATAAAAGTTGGGTTGTAGTTTAATAACTACAACCCAACTGAGGTTAAATATTCCAAAGTGTTTACCCCATTAGTATCTTGTGGGTAATACAGATTCAACTGACGTTTCATTAAATTCCACTGATGCGACATATCTAAAACAGTCCAATTTGATAATTCAGATTGTAATAAATTAACAAATTTAACAACATCAAAGTCGTAAGGATACCACTCAACCGCTTTGCTATTACTTTTCAAAGTTGTCCCAAAAGGTTGCATTTTAATCTGCTTATCTCTGTGTAAATAAACCCGCTTTAGAAATAAGGAATTTTCACCTACACCTAAACTAAACCCTTGATCAAACAACAAAGAAGTTCTAAAGCAATTTAAGTCAGAATCAAACATTAAACCAAAATTTTGAAAATGTCTATCTGTATTTATGAAGATTGTATCTAATGTCACAAAAGCTGAGAAATATCTATAACTATCGTCGTAAGAAACTTGACCTTTAGAATACCACCTGAGTATATTTTGTAATTCCAATACTCGGTCTTGAATAGACAAACGCAAGTATCGTTTCTCCATCCAATACCTAAATACAAATAAGCGTCTATCCTCACTAGACTTACTCAAGTATTGTTGATTCAATTTGTTTACAAGTTTTATATCAAAAGTGTAAAGGTATTCTAATACAATCTGAAACATAGGAATAAAAGAATACCGAGGTTTGTAAGACGGACTTTTACTGATATTTGGGAAAATATACCGATACGGTACAAAGTCTTTAAAAGATGTAGACTCTAAAAATAGAGAAATTAAAAACTCCGATAGAGCTTCACCACCAAACGAATCTACCTTCAGAAAGTAATTTCCATCATAATGTTTAGGTTGATTACCTTTAGGAGACAATGACATCACATAGCACCCCCTGCGCGTAATACATCATAGTAAGCTTGGAAACCTTGGTTATAAGGTTCGTCAAATTCAAGCCAAAAACCATCTTCAACATCACAAGCTCTATGCGAAAGCAACTCATCCAATAAGGTAGGGTTTTCTTTCCCAATAATTTGACGTCTTCCCCAATGTTCAGGTATTCTACGAGACTCAAACTCCCCAGTGAAACCTCGCTCAGTTAAATCATAAAAAGTAAATCTATTTGCAAGAGGAACGTCTAAAACCTCAACTTTCGCAACCGAATTATCAGATAAAACTAAGTTTGCAACACTTGTATCGTAATGTTTCAGAACTGCATTTAACACCATAGGAAACCTCCCGATTTTATTATGAAATATTTTACCATAAACCAACCAAAAAGTCAAGAGTCGATACCCTTGACCTTTTAGTTTATAAGATATGGAAGAGCTGTAGTAAGTAAGCAACGATTACAAAAACTACTACAACCGAAAAGATAAAACGTAGGCTTTTCTTAATGGTCTTTAAAATCAATCCAATAATAAAGCCGACAATTAGCAATGTAATAAAGTTCATAAACTTAAGTCTATAAACTCAAATTAGTGAAACGCACTAACTAAAGAGTCCCACAAAGACTTAACCCAATCGACTGCCTTCTCAAACACACCATGCTCTTCCGCAGACTTCAAGAACTTACTTACACCTTCAGCAATATTATCTTTCAAGTCACCTAACTGATTTAAAACCTCTTTCGAGTCAATCGCAGAAGTTTGTTGATACCCTTTAGCGAATTGCACTAGTTGAGAGACTTGCTCATCTGAGATAATTCCATCAAGTTTATTATCTTTCAAAGCTTTCTTTACAATCTGCTCAACTTTCTTATCATCAGCAACTTGACCTTTGTTTTGCTTTTCTTTTGCTAACTCAGTTTTAATCTGAATTAGAGCGTTATCTAACAATTTACTGTCAAAACCTTTTGCGTCTTTGTTTGCTTCAGCAATTTGAGCCGTTGTTGAAACTTCTTGGTTGGCAATCTCAGTTCGTTTTGCATCTACTTCTTGACCGTTTGCTTCAAGAGCTTTAGAAACACCCACCAAAGCAGACTCACCTGTTACTTTTACTGGTGCAGAGACTTCAATCGCTAAATCTGTTGCTCCCGCAGTAATTGCAGCATTGCGATATTGAACCTCAGTTACACGTGTGATGTTTTCTGGAGTCACAATTTTCACAGTGATACCCTTACCTTTAGCTTGCTTAGCAACCAAAGTTGAAGAAATCAAAGAGACCCCACTTGTATCACTCTCATTCATATACTTACCGTAGTCTTTCTCAGAAACCACTTGGCGCTTAACACTTGCAACATCATGTAGGTTAAATGACCGATTCACTTCCTCAACCTGAGAGTCTGTTAAACTACCACCATAAACCAGTGTAGGTTTACCCCACTTCTCGTCAATCGTGTCTGTTTGAATGCTTGCGTGAGCTACTTGCGTTCCAAAACCTAAAGCAAGTAGGGATAAAGCGGATACCGAGAGGTATTTGATTTTGTTTTTCATAATAGAAATCCTTTATTTATAACTAATTTGACTTACTGTTTCGTAAGATTGACTTCATTATAGCACCACTACAAGAAAAATGCAAGAAGAAAACCAAAGCAGTTAACTTTGATTTTTATTTTAAATCTTTAGTAAAGGCTCTTAAACTTGCGTTGTATTCAATTCGAGAAAATCCTAACTGTTTAGCTAACGGATAATAGCTTTTCTGAATTAAATCTAGTAAAGCGTCTTCTGACTCATAATTTCTACCGAACCAAACTAAATCGTTATAAAGTTCACCTAACCAACACAACTCTTTAATTGAGGTCAAGTCGTCAAAGAGCCAACCACCATTACCATCACCTTCAGCAAATTGTAATTCAAAAGTTTTACCTTTCATTCGAGAATTAACATTCACAGTCATTTTAGCCATATTTTGGTAGTTTTTACTAAGAGGTCTAAACTCAGTTTTTGCAGTATTTCGGAAAAGTTTAAGTTGATACCCCAATGCTCCTGATGGTTTATAGTAGGTTAAAATGTAACCTCTTGCATCGTAAGAGAAAACAAAGCAGTTCTTCTTAATAGGTTTATCTGGGAAAGCTTGCATTAGAGCTAAATAATTTGATTTTGCTACCACAATTAAATGAGTTAAGAAATTTGCGAACTTAACTAGGTCTTTTGTACGTTCACCTAAATCTTTATAATTCATTGGAAAACCCCTTAATCTTTAATGAATTTATTATATCATAAAGAACCAATTATAGCAAAGAAGAACAAAAAAAAGAAAAATATCCAACTAAAGTTGGATACCCCTATTTATTAGCTAAATAACTCTTCCAAGCAACGAAGAATTTCTTTCCTATCAAACCAATTAGCATAATTTACAAATTGAACTTGCAAGTTCTTTGTGACTTCACTAAAGTTGAAGTAGAAACCTTGTTCTCTAGTACCACTACGCTCATACTTCCCATAATCATAGTAATCTTCTGAAATTAAGTCAATAGCGAACGTATATGTACAGTCCTTATTTATATAAAAAGTTACTAAAACGTGTTGTACTGTTCCCAAAGAATCAACAAAAGAATCACGGAAAACAACAGGTTCACTACCCTTGGAAACTGTAACAGTTCTACGCAGTTGCTTTAAACACTGCAAGACAGAAGATCGTTTGAAAAACTCTTCAAAATAAGTGCTTTGAAAGTTCTCTAAACGTGGTTGACTGTCTACGAAAAGTTCATTTACGATGCTCATATTTTTACCTCACCTCTAAATACAGACTATCCCAACAAATCCGTAAAAGTAGCTACGGATACCGCTTGTTGAGAGAAATCATGTGTTGCTTCTTCTGTGGAGTCTACAAACTCAGCACCTACAAACTCTGCGAAATCCTTCAAATTCAATGCAGTTTGTGACTTACGCTCTACTGCGAGAGTCAATTTCTCACTTGCTTGTTCGTTAGGAACACGTCCACCTACAGACAAGTTTGTAAGCACCACTGCTCCTTCAACATTAGTTGCAAAGACCATCTCTCGGTCAGTTGGAATACTTGCTTGGAACAAAATAGAACCATCTTCCACTACAGAAGTTGCTTTCTTATCCAATGACTTAGAAATGTAAATCTTACAAGCATCTGAACATAATTGACTATAAGGGTTCATACTAAAGGTCAACCCCTGAACACCTTCAATGAGCAACCCTTCTGCTGCCAAACCTTGGCAATTGAGACAAGTCATATCACCTGTATAAGTGACACCACTTATATTCTCAGAATAGAAACCAACGTGGCGACCGTCTACGCTTTGAGCGTGTAAGTCCAAATCACCGTCTTGGTTCCAGTAGATACCGATTTGGTAGTTATCTGAAACTTCGATACGAGTGTACATAGGGTATGAACCAATGAAAGACTTAGCAGTTGTTGGAAGTGCAATCGAAATATGCTCTTCTGGTTGATAGAATTTCAACTCTTTTTCTGCAAAGCGAGACTTGAAATCTTCTCTAATACGTTCTAAGTACAAGGCAACCACATGGTTCGCTAAACCACTAATAGGAGTTTGTTTGATAGCTTTTACATAAGTTTTACCGTTACGAATACGATAAACTTGGTAATCACCCTCAACCAAGACAAGCAATTCACTCAAATAGTTGTAGTAGCGAATAAGCTGATAGTTTGTGATACCGCTCAGGTCTTTAGGGAAGTCCTTCAAAAGAGTTTTAAAGGTATGGTCTTTGCGAGAGACATCAGACAAACGCTTCATAGCGTTTACTTCTCTTTGAAGACCTAATTTACGTAAGGTCAACCACAACTGCTTGTTTGGTCTGAAATGATCTGCTAAAGGTTGGAGACCTTGTTTTGAAACAAAGTCTTTAACCAAAGACACAATCAAGTCTGTCTTGTCTTTTGATAAGTATTGAACTTCGTGGCGCAAATGGTTGAAAGTCATTTTGTTCTTGTAGTAGTCAGTTGTACCTAAAAGAGTACGAACCAACAAACGAACCAACAACTCTGGGTTTTTAGGGGCAACCTTGTAGCGATACCCAAACTCAATCTGAAGTTCTTTATTGGCTTGCTCAGTAATATCTACACCGTAATGTTCAACCAAGTCTGCCAAGATTGAAATGTCACCTGTAGGTAAAGCCAAGGGTTGATTTAGGAAAGCTCCTAAGTCTTCTCGAACTTCCATGTAAGACTTAATTTGAATAGTGGTTAGATGTGTATTTAAAGCAGTTTGAAAGGCTTTTTCCTCAGAATTTGGAATAAAGTCCGTACCGAAAAACTCTTTCAGACCACCATAAGTCATTACATAATGACAAAGACGGTCAAACACCACTTCTCCCCAACTTAAACCTTTACGAACTTCGAAACTCTCATAAAAAGTAGCATTGGCGTTTCTCAAATCAACCCCATAGAGCTTAATTAAAGCGTCTGCAGTATCCTTAGAAATTGGTTCCAAAGGGTTTACGAGGATACCGTAAGTTAAACACAACTGAGTATTTTTAAGGTCTCCTACTTCTTTTGTGCTTTCTACAACTTTTAAATATTTTGCTAAAGTTTCAATTTGTGCGTAGTTCATTTCTAACTTACTTCTTTCTATTTTTCCAAAACGAAAGCCCTAAACCAAGTGATCTAGAGCTAACTTCTGCGAGTCGTAATAAACCAATCATAGCAGCGGAGACTCATATTAGCGAGTTCTGCAAACTACGATTATTAAATATTTCCTAAGAAAAGGAACGACTTTGTGCAACCAATTCAATTAGGCGAGGTGTAAATTCATCAGCTTTTAAAATAGTTCAAAAGGAACACCTTTATGCCAATTATGTTTTTATTATAGCACAACTTGAACGTTTTGTCAAGAGAAAAGTATACTCTTACAAAACTTTATGATAGTATTGGTCATCACAATCATCTTCATCAATGTAACCACCAAAATAACGAGCCAACCCTGTTAAAACACTCACCGCAACAGAGTCCATACCCAAGGATAAAGTTGTAATAGGTTGATTAAACTCTGGTAAATCACAATCCAAATTCGCTTCAATTTCCTCTGGGTCTAAAATGAACCGAGAATTATAGTGATAGAAAATGTTACGAGTAGTACCGTTAACGGAAATATCAATAAAACCATACTCTTTGAAATCTTCACCGTTGCGATATAAAATAGGGCAAGACAGGCCGTTTACAGTTGTAGTTTTTGGATGATTAGTAGGTTTGTCAACCATAACGTTTACATTCAAAACTGATAAATCACCGATAAATCTACTTACATACTCTAATGCACTTACAATTTCATGCACTGAAACATGACCTAAAAGAGCCGCTTTTGTATCATTTGCCATTTGTTTTTACCTCATGTAATTTGATAGGTTTATTGTAGCAAAAATAAAAAGAAAAGTCAAGAATAAATCTTGACTCTTTTTCTTATAAACCAACCATATAATCGCTATCTTCCATAGCTTCAACTTGACCGAGAAGATACCCATTCCCAACTTGCGAGAAGAAATCATGGTTGGAAGTACCCGTTGAAATACCATTCATAATGATAGGGTTAACATCATCTGCTGAATCTGGGAAGAGTGGATCTTGTCCTAGGTTCATAAGAGCCTTATTGGCATTGTAACGAAGGAAAGTCTTCACTTCTTCTGTCCAACCAATTTCATCATATAACTCTTCTGTGTACCTCTCCTCATTTTCATACAGAGTGTAGAGCAAGTCGTACATCCACGCTTTTAATTCTTCTTGTTCTTCCTCAGATAGCTCATTAAAAGCGAGTTGGAACTTATAGCCAATATAAGTACCGTGAACACTATTTCCAGTTATAACTACAGAGCCACTTTGACTACGAGTTACCAAATACCCTGAAGGAACTTGGATACCGTAAATCTGCTCACCTTCAAGCTCAGTTCGTGTCACCGCAGCACCATAACTAGTGGAACCATTAGGTAAAATAGTTAAAGAATAATTAACAAGACCCTCTGCACTAAATGGTGAACGATCTTCAAACTCTCTAATACGAGTTTTATACCCCAATAAACTACACAAAGCTTGTACATAGTCTACACTCTCTTTGTTTATAGAACAGTACCTATAAGAGTTATCACTACATTTAGCACCTACCCAATCAAATAGTGTTTCTAAATATTGTAAGCACCATTTCGAGTCTACTTCATTCAAAGGACGTTTAGGTAAAGACTTCAATTTGTCCTCTTCGATACCAAATTGGTTAAACCTAGAAATACGCATTACAGTACCATTCCCTTCAGGATAAGAATATTCCTTGTAAGTTATATTCAAAGACTCCAACAAATCTTCCATCTTCGCAATAACCTCTGGTTTACTACTGCTCAATACTAAATGTTTACTTAAAGCACTCTCTACTACGGTTCCAAACTTAGATAGACAAATATAAAACTCTTCCCACTTAGATAAAGGCTCAACCTTAGAGTTTGAAGGTAAAATTTCAGTAGGGTGTAACCAATAAGAACTGCTACCTAAAGTTAAATCTGCTGGTCGAGTAATCAATTTATCACTTGTCAAGGCTTTACGAATAAGTCTATGACTAGGTGTACATTTTAAATCGACATAACCAAGTTTAGATTTAAACTGATAAATCTTAGGCGCGAAGTCCGTAGAAATCGTAGAAACAGGTGCAAAATTCGTTCTGCGAGTTTCTTTATCGAACTGCAAGACCAAGTCTTGTGGGCGAATATCGGCTACGGATACCCAACCTTTAGGTGTTAGCACCTCTTGGTCTTTTGTCATGCACTCATCTCGAATAATAAGCTTAATAATCTCAGCCACATTAGGGAGTTTGTTGTTTCCTAAGTACCATAAAGGTGTAAAGAAACCAGAGTAGAAAAGGAAAGACTCTAGGAAGACACTTGCTACTTTCTTTTGAAGTGGGGTTCCATTGTCATAAACCTCTTTGATAATCTCTGCTTTCTTCTGCAAATATGGGTTGTTGGCAGTCCACTCAAAAATTTCTTCAATCTCAGACTTGGTGTTCAATGTGGAGAATATTGAGGAGTAGGACTTGGCGTGGACACAGTTGCCTGAGATAATAGTTTTTCGACCTGCAGATACCACTAGGAAATGAGATGGTACTTCTATCCCATATACTTCTTCCCCTTCTAGTTTCTCAAAAGACAAACTTTGGAGTTGAACATCACGTTGGTTTTCAGAAGATAAAATACGGACAAAGTAACTATTACTAAACTTCTCTGATCGATTATCTTCTCTAACTCCTGAACTACAAACATACCCTGCGAAAGTACATAAAATCTCTACAAACTCAGCATTTATTTGTTCTTTTGTATAGTAAGTCATGTAACCTCTGGAACCATCTCCCTTGTAGTGAATATGAGAATCCCAACAAGAAAGCTCATCAATGAAGTGTTGCGCCTTTTCTGCATCAAAATCAGAAATCGAGAACCAATTAGTGAACAATTTAGGTTTTAAACTCAAAGAACCCAACATAGTAAAAGGTACAAATACCTCAAAAACTCGTTGAGGTTTACGTTTACCATAACCTATTCTACCCTTAATTTCCGTATAAGATATATCTAAATCTTTACATAAATTTAACAATTTCGATATTTTAAATTTTTTAGAAAGACTAAAACGAAGAGTAAAAGTTTCAGTTTTTAAACGAGAGTCATTATCTCTATGTTGTTGAATACGTTTAATTTCCCTCTCAGAGATTGAACCATCGGCTTGGAAAGCAATCAATAACTTTTCAAAAGAAGTCAAAGGAGACACTAAGTTTTGTGTAACAAAAGGTCTGATTAAAGGAACACGACGATAAGAGGTTTTAGGCAATTTCACAAAATCCTCAGCAGTTACAACACCACACTTATAAGATTTCCACGCATCAGAAGGAGCGCCTGATTTCAATAAAGTCTCTTCAAAAAGCATACGGTGTCCGGGAGATACCCTTAAATCTATTGCTGAGTTATATATGCGCTCAATATAAGGGGCTTTATGTCTAGAAGTCTCTAAAACCTTTTCAAATCGTGTAGTCTCTGTCTTAAGGTCGTAAGCTAAAACAATATCACCTACAACAATATCAGCAATCGGAACCCAACCTCTATCAATCGTTAGAAGTTTATGGTCTTTCGTATAGCATTCCATAAACTCAATATTGTTCAACACTGCTTCTTCATGCTGTGTACGAACATCCGGTTTAATCGCGGATACCCCATCAACCGACTGCAACGTATCTAACAAGGTCAACCCACCAAAGACTTTAACTACTAAATCTCTTTCTTTTTCAGGCAACTTGCGCCAATCATCTAAATCATTAGACAAAGGAATACGAGTATCTAACCAAAATTGTTCAGTTAGTTTTTCCCAAGTTGCTTTATCAACTACGTCCTCAATGGCGTTCCAATTTATCGCCTTGTAAAAATCTGGTTCTTGTGTCAAATCCTTCTCACTTTCTAATCGTAATCTCATTTGTAAAATCGTTTTGCAAAACTCGGAAATGAACCTCAGTTATTGCACCACTCTGATGAAGATTGTATAGATTAAAATGCACATACCGTAAAAAGTAGACTTCATCTTTGGTTAAGAATAGGTCATTTAAGTAGTGAAATTCTAACCAATTTAAAGTCTTTTCAATCTCAGCACATCTAAAACTTTTCAATTTAGTAAGAGGTGTCTTTAATTCTGTATCAAAGGCATATAAAAATGATAAAGCTAAAGACTCACTTGTGATTGGTATAGAGGAAACATCAAAAGAAACAATAAGTTGCTTAATCATGCTAACTACCTTTCTAACTCAATTACAAAGTCAGTTGAAGTTGAACCGAACCAACCGTAGACAGTTCTCTTACCTCTAATATCGCCTATTTTACCTATTGAGTCAGAACCATAATAGATAGTAAAGGGTTTAAACGCTTTAAGTGAACCTTTACGGTATTCTTTTGAACCGCTGCGAACCTCAGTAGTTAAACTATCAAAGTCTGGTCCTTTCCATCTAAGGTCTTCAGATTTTACTAAAACAATGAACGACTTGGTATCACCTAATAGTGGATCAGAAAGTTCCTTAGTCACACTACTATACGGAAAATCTTCAATCCGTTCATGATAATCTACGAGAACATGTTTATCAAAATTAAGAGTCTGATATAGGGAACTGAGAGCAATAATACTCATAAAAAGAAATACAAATTTATTCAACTTTACTAAATTGGAACCGAAATTTGAAGTAAATCCTATATACATTAAAACTAAAGCAAGTAAAACTACCCCTACAAAATAAAATGTAGCGTAAGACCCAAAAAATACATAAGGAACCATCAAAGGTAAAGATACCGCAAGTGTTATTAAACCTAAATAAACCCATTTGTTAGAACTCTCTTTAAGTTGAGACCACAAATACTTTAAATCTTTAGGTTTTTCAGCAATTAGAACCGTGTCTACATGTTCAGTTGTTTCAATCATTTTATCGCTCATCTAAATTCAACCTTTCATCATTTCAAAGAACAAAATGGAGAACTCTAACCGTTGCCACAATGTTTCCAATCCACTCTCACGAGTAAACACAAATTGCTCTAATTGGCGCTTGCGCTCTTCCTTGATACCCTTGGTGTTTTCTGCTAATGAAAACCACTTGTTCTCCAACTGATTCAAAATAGACAATTCTTTCTCAGTCTTAGAACCTTGGCGAAACTGCTCAGTTGCTTTTAATTCCAGCAAACGGTTTCTGTAAGACTCGGTTAAGAGTTGCGCTTCTTGGATTTGGTTCAAGTAAGACAAAATTGTTTTGTCTGATACCAAAACTTTTGTCTTTAAAGCTAAGGGGTGGAATTGCTCTCTTGTGTGCAAGTAAGCAAAAACCTTATAAATGTTTTCTTCACGTTTTCCTGCAGACAAGGAACCCATTTCTCTTAGTTTGTTTGCCATTAGTTAACTACCTCACTTCTATATTTAGCAGTTCGAATCATTACAACTAAGGAAAGTAAATAGTTTTCAACTAACTTCGCTTTCATAAAGTAAGCAGTTTCAGCTCTTCTTAGTAACCACAACTCAGCTCTCTCAGAATTAGTAAATTCAAAAGTTTTAAAAAAAGTTTGTATTTCCAAATAAAAATCTTTATCTGTATGCAATAGTGAAACCTCAGCTTCTGGTATAAAACGATAACCATCAAAAGTCAAATGATACCCAAATGCGGACAACACTACCTTAACCTCAAAATCAGCGAAATGTTTAAAGCAAGCACTTAAACAACCTATTTCTATTTTCCCTTGCTCTACATTTCGAGGTAAATTTGCGAACTGTTGATCCAATTCTTTGCGCCAGTTTCGACCTAAAATACTAGGGTTTTTCTTGTTCTGTTTTAACATGAAGTAATATTTCCTCTATGAAAAATTTTATAACCTCATTTTAGCAAAAAATAAAAAGAAAGTCAAGGAAAAATGACTTTCTTGGTTGAGTTAAATACGAATTTGGTAAGAGGTTGCTGCTTGGAAGAACTCAGCAAAACCGTAGTCAGACATACAGAAAGATACCGAAGTGGAGAGCCAAACTTCAAGGTTAAGTGGAATAACATAAGTTTCAGCAAATCTACAAAACTTACTGTATAGACGATTTGCTTTGAGGACTTGTTCTAAGGTCTTAGTTGAGTCTACAACCAAGATATGATGCGATTGTTTCAACTCACCAAGAATAGTAATGTATTGGTTTAAATTCAAATCGGGATTGTCTATATCGAAAATATAGTTTGCTTTATAGTAATCAAGTCGTGACTTCAATTTAGCAAAATCGTAAATGTTAGGTAAGATAAAGTTCTTTAAATCTTGGAGGTCTTTTTCACGTGTTGAGTAGAACTTCATTATAGCGAGGTCTTCCCAAGAAAGTACAAAAACAGTTAAGTTGGAATAATTCATTTCTTTATCAAATGAGACCTCAGAAATGTCTGGGACTACGAAAATCTTTTCGACATCGTTAGAAAGCTGAAATGTTTGTAACTGCTCAACAGTTAGTGGTAAAGACCCAATATAGTCAATATCCCTTGTTTCTCTGTAACCTCCGGAAAGCAACGATACCGCGGAACCACCTGTGACAATGATTTTAGCAAATTTGTCTTGGCGTTCCAACTCTAAGTTTAGTTGGTTTAATTTCTCTAAAATCTTAGTGTAAGACAACGTCTGATAAGGAATAAACATCTTCTTCTCCTAATTCTTGTGCAAAAGTACGAGTAGACCAAACCCTCTTTGGTAAATAAATAGAACCACTCAAGATTAACTTACAATTCTCCTCAGACTCAAGCCACTCTAAAGCATCAAGCGTCTCTTCTTGCCTTGGTTTATCTAAAGAAAAATAAAGAACTTCGTGCCTTAGAATTAGGCGCATCTTATCAATCAAATCAAGTTTTTCCAAATTAAGACCCTCCGTTTCAATAAAGGTAGTTTATCACAAATAGAAAACAAGCGCAAGGTTTGTTAAGTATAAATCTTAAGATGGTAATAAATTACGAATAAACCGATTCGAAACTCCACTAACATAAGTTTCGATAGAAGTATCAAAATACTGAGCTAGTTTTTGTAATAAATCTAAAGAACTGTTCGTATCTAGTACGCAAATATACGTTTTAGACGAACCTAAACTTCTACTCTCAGTTACATTTCCCTCCACAGTAGAGTACGATAAGGCAAATTCTTCTCTTAGATACCGAACAATGTATTTGTTTGAGGTTACATAGGTACTAAAACCTGAACTATCAAAAGAGAAAGACTTGAGAGAACTGGTAACTACTTCAACTCCAAAACTCTTTAAAAGTCGAAATAAATCGGATTCTTCTAATACCCCATCAATAGAAATAAGTGAGCGAGAAAACATAATAAAACCTCCAAAAGAATTAAATTAAATTTAAACCCTTTAATTTGCTCCAGATCGCATTTTTAATCTTTAAGGTGTAATTCTACCTCTTTGATATTTGAGACGAAACTGGAGCAAATTAGGACGGTTTACGAACGAGTTAGGACAACTCAGAAGGTGAGGATACCGAATGAGTATATACTTCTGATGTGTAAGGTGTTTCAAATTTAAAGGTGTGACCTTCTTTAAACTTCCTAGTCTTTCGAACAGGAGACAAATCGTAACCTTCTTCATAGTCATCACAATCGCAATCCTGACCCCAATCACGTTTACATCTACACTCAAATTTTCGGTCTAATTTGTACCATTTTTCTTTGAACTTAGCCAAAGACAGAAGATAAACTGTTTGAGTTGTAAAACCTGTAGTTTTATCGGTAGACTCAACTGTGCAGTAATGTAGTTCTCTTGGAGTATAAGCAGAAACAAAGGCGAAGAATACATTTAAGGCGAAACTACCATCTTCAAGTATATTATACTTAGGAGTACAACTTTTCTCTGCAAAACTTACTAGACTTTCTAAGTCCATAACTGGAATTTCAACGAACTCATTGGAGTTTTGGATACCGAAGTCACAGAACTCAATAAGGAAAGTACCCACTTCATCTCTTGTTAAGTAAGAGTAATCTTCAAAATCTATAATCTCAGTTAAACCGTAGTTAGGAGAACTAGAACGTTGACGCTCTGCTTGAAATTCTTCAAACGTACAGAATCCTTTGTAAAAAGTAGATTTAAAGTCTGATTTCTCAGTACAGTATAAATCACCAATCTTATAAGTCTTAAAGGTGAAGTGGTTTGCGTACTTCTCTAAAAAGGCAATTAAGGGGTTCTTACCATAACCTGCGATAAAGAAGTCAATTTTATTCTGTTGAGCATAAAATAAAAGTTCTTGAATGTCTGATTGTTTTACTGTTACTGTATTCACCACTTATAACCCCCCATTACTCCAATCTACAAAACTAGTTACAACTGAACGTAAAACCTCTAAATAATTTACCAAATCTTTCTTAAACTTTAAAGTGTGTTGATTTTTATACTTGAAAATGTACCAACGTGTTAAACGTTTTTCTAGGGATACCCTAGAATCAAATAAAATAAGTTTTTCTAGGTTTTCATGATAGTCAGACCACTCAATCTCCAAACCGGGAAAAACAACAATAGAATCAACTAACGTTTCGAGTCTTGTTAAAGCGGAAGTCATCCTAGACACATCATAGTAAGGATAGTTCCTATTAAAATTATCTAACGTTACTAAAACATTATATATCGCCCAATTCAATTCTTTTGAATATCTTTTTACTTTGTAATCAATCATATTGCAACCCTCATTCCTAATTTTCTTTATTATATCAAAACTAAGTTATTTTGTCAAATAAAAAGAGGACTTCATGTCCTCTAAATTTTAACCTTTGGAAAATTGTGCATAAAGATCAGACAACAAATTTGCTAACTTCACATAGTCTTCATAAGTGGAGACTCTACGATTTGCATGAATGGTTTCAATCAAAGACACTTGTGTTCCTGTTAATTCAATGTTAGGTTCATTTAAGAACCTGTATAGAACCGAGCGATAAAACGTGTCTACATAAAACTCAATGAAAAGGTCAAGCTCATCAACTAACTTTTGCAACAAAGATACCCAAACTTCTGCTTTTCTAAGTTCTACCTTAGATTTAGTATCTAGGTAATTGTTGAAATAGTGCAAAATCTGAAAGATTTCGCTGTCATATCTCTTTTCCATGCTTAATCTCCAATCAACCTTACAAAATTAGAACCCTTCAAGTTCAAGTCGTTGAAGTGTTTGTTTAGTTCCATGAAAGACATAGACTCAAAGTTTTCAAGTTCTTCTTTGCTTGCTAACCAATAATAGTTAGAGTGCCAAGCAAACTCCTTACTGTAAATAGAGATAAAATCAAGACAATTTAGTGACTCTGCAACTTCAACTACAAGCTTATCCAAATCAAAGTTCAAAAAGTCATATAATAAACTGAGTTTGTCCTCAATAAGTTCTTTATCCGTACCGTTTTCAAAGAAGACATATAAGTTCTTATGTGACCAGTAAGAGTCTTGAACGAGGATACCGCGAGGAATTTTAAGTTCTTTTAGCTTTTCTTCTACTTTTGTATACAAGACTTGTAAAACTTCCTCAGTGCACTTCTCTTCCAACTGTTTATCTTCTAAGAGTTTCTTGTATTCTTCTTCCGTTTCATAAGGAATATAGTTCCAAGGTGTTTTTACAAAATCTTTTAGAGAACGCAAAGTTGCATAGTAGTCAGTTAATTCAAAACGCTGACCTTTATCAATGTATTGATTGTACAAAGGAGACCACTCAGCTCGTGAGGGTTTAAACTTGTCCAGAATGAAAAGACGTTCACCAAAGATAACAGGTAATTTAACAACATCAATTACAGTTTCACTATTAGGACTCTCATACAAAATAACTTCTTTGTACCACACCCCAAACAAAAACTCTGGGTTTTCCTTGAGTTGGAAGTGCATCATCTCATGAGAGTATTTATTTTCAAACACAAAGTAACCTTTTGGGTATTCAACATTAAATGGAGTTAAGCCTAATGTCTTTAAATACTTCAAGGTGCTGTCCATCATATTTTTGTTTTCTTTAGTTGCAAGTTTTCGTTTAATTCGTTTGTTCATTTGAATTTACCTATTTTTCTACCACTTTTTCTCTACGTACTGAAACAGTACCTTGAGACGGACTGTCAGATAAGGATACCGTGACTTTGTAAACAAAACCTGTTCCCTTCTCTCGGAAAAGATTTGCATAATTTTCCATAGCAGCTATAGCATCATCTAAACTAAACCATCGAGTTTTAACTGTAAGACCTCCACGGTCATCCACAGTTACAACATTCTCATAATAAACAACTGAAGTCAACGGAAAATCAACTTGAGAACTGTTTTGGCGAACCTTTTCTATCTCTTGTTCTTTTAAGTAAGCTTCTGCTTCTTCTTTGGTTTTAAAAACCTTTGAACCTACTTTATATTGTTTAATTTCTTCTAGTTTCATTTTTAGCTCCTTGAAGTTAAATAACTGGATTTGCTGGGAGAGTTTCGAGAACTGGGATACCCTTGGTGCTGAGTAGAATAGTTAAAGCGTCTACTCCTACCTTTGGAATATAGGCTAGTTCTAAGGTTTCTTTGTTAAATAGATAAACTTTATCTTCTTTTTCCAAATGCGCTTTTTGTATGTGGTAAGCACTCACTTCACTCAAAGAATTGAACTTAAGGTATTGCACTGTGTAACTATACCCCACCAAATCAAGAACTAAATCCTCTAAGCTTTGAGGTGTTTCAATTACTAAAGTAGGTGCTAATGTGAATTCTATTGGTTTCATCTTTAGTCCCCTCCGTTTGCACGCTCTTCTGCATTTGTTAAAATTGATCCAATTGTTTGTAGTTCATCTAAAGTTAAAGTTTCAAGCAAACTAAGTTTTGTTTTAACTAAAATAGTTCTTTTTAGCTTTCTTGTTAAGGCACTTATTTCAGCTTGTTCACGTGTTAAATGTAAGCAATAGTCTTTACTGTAGGCATCTGCAATCAATCCGTCCTCATAACGATACCGATTTTGGGAGCTTGTCGTTACATAAGTAGTTCCTACTTTTTCAACTACTTCCTCTTTTATTTTCCCTACGGTATCTACCATGTAAGCTGAAGATGCAGCGTTCTGCTCAATATAAACAGTCTGACCTACTTGAAAGTCTTTCTTTGTGTATTTCGCTTGTTTTTCTGACATAATCAAACAATCCTCTTCTGATTTATTTTCTTTATTATAACAAAATAAAGTTATTTTGTCAAATAAAAAGTAAGATTTGACCTTACTTTCTCTTACTTATTCTAAAGTAGGTACAAGCTCAACATAGAAGTTTCCTTTAAATGAATTACTATCTTCTACTGTGTATTTAAAGTAATTCTTATCTTTTCTATTCCAAAAAGCGTTTTGCAAACGCAATAGCAAGTCAAAATGATCTACAGAGTCTACATACTCAGGAAATTGCTGTAATGTAAGGTCTAATAAAACTCTAGGAACAGAAGAAGTAGAGGATACCACACCTAAAACATCATGAGACCACAAATTCAAATGTAGGTCTGTTAACTTTTCTAAACTAATTACATAAACCATAACTTATCCTTTCTCTACTAAAGCTTTTACAATAGCAGCAATAACTGGTGGGCTTACAGAATTACCTACTTGCTTATACATCTGATTCCTACTTGTACCGCACTCTTGGATGTTCTTCACAAACTCAAGTGGATACCCTTGTGCTAGGAAACACTCAACCTCAGTTAATTTCCTTACTCTTAAACCTAAATCATCAGATAACATAATTCGAGGAGAATCTTGACGAGCAGTAATCGTAGGAGCTAAACCTTTTACTGAGTGGACTCTACGATATTGCTCTAAGTTTTTATGTACTTCCCTAGGTAACAACCCTAAACGTAAAATCGAGTTAGTTCTAGGTAAAGTCAAACCAAATTCAAAATCCTTTAAATAAAGCCTATCTTCTGGTTTAGTTATTTGATAATGCGTATCGTCTACAAAAGGCTCCACTATATCTTCCAAAACAGATGTAGTATCACTAGGTTTTAAAGAATTAAACATATTAAAACTTGGAAACAGAGGTTCTGTTAAGTTTGCTAATGTAACAGAACTTAACTCCTTTTTCAACTTGTTAATACGAGAAGACCACTTATCTTCCTCATACAAAGAACTCTCACCTTTATAGATACCACAAATAAAGGTTCTTTCTCTACTTTGAGGAACACCAAAATCCTTAGAGTTTAAAACTGTAAAGTCTATCACATAATCTAATTCAGCTAAAGAATCTAAAATAACTCTGAAAGTCTTACCATTATCATGACTGACTAAGTTCTTTACATTCTCTAAAAGGAAGTATTTTGGTCGCTTTTCTTTTAAGATACATAAGACATCAAAGAATAACGTACCCCTAGTGTCTTCAAAACCTTTTCGTTGACCTGCAATCGAAAAAGCTTGACAAGGAAAACCACCAACCAATAAGTCATGGTCTGGTATATCTCTTTCATCAACTTTAGTTATATCTCCAATTAAGACACTACTATCAAAATTTGCACCATAAGATTGTTGTGCAAATTTATCAATTTCTGAAGCAAAGACAACCTTATGTGGAATATTTGCTAAACGCAACCCCTCTTCAAAACCACCGATACCACTAAATAAGGAAACTACTCTTAATTCACTCAATTTATACCTCTTCACTAGCAACTAAAGTCATAGGCTAAAAATTTACCAGTCATCAACGGAATGTAAACCGTACCGTTGTAGTTATCGTCAAAACCTGTTTGGTAGACAAAATAAGATACCGAAGGTGGGTTTTGCTCTACAAAGTTAACCACTGTATCAATCTTGGAAACTATACGGTAGTTTCTACAATTCTCTATAAAACCACAAGAATAGTCAGTAAATAAAGCACCTACTAATCGGTTCACATATTCATACAAAACAGAACAATCACTATAAACCTTACTTGAAGTCTTATCTGTTAATGTACAAATCATCTTAGGCATAGCAACATCTTCAAAATCCTCCAAACCTACATACAAAAATGTACCACCCAATTCATCTTGGTTTTGGTGTAACTCAGAGTAGGTACGAACTAAATCCTTAATCTTCTTGGGAAGAATGACTCCCTCTTTTTTCTTCTGTCTTTTGTTCATCTTTTATCTTTACTGCTTTCCGTATTCTTTCTTTGGCAATTTCAAAATATTGCTCAGTCAATTCCATCCCAATAAAGTTACGATTAGTATTTACGCAAGCTACTCCTGTTGAACCTGAACCCATGCAATTATCCAAGACCAAATCTCCCTCATTGGTGTAAGTCCTTAACAACCACTCTAACAAAGCTACAGGTTTCTGAGTAGGATGATAGTTTTCTTTCTGCTGATCCTTTGCGAAGATCTGAACACTGAGGGGATACCGCTCTGTCGAGTCGTAATCGACTTGACTTTCTCCGTAAGAGTTGTAATTGGAAGCTAAAACTTCTGATTTCCCTTGGTGTCTCTCTACAGACTTTTTCCTACTAGACTTACTCGACACCTTACGAGGATGCCCCTTTGTCATCTGAGGGTTATAAGTTGGTAACTTCTTATAGAAAACCAAAATATTCTCATGCGCCTTCATAGGCATCTTTTTAGCATTTAGAAAACCAGTTGGAGCAGTCTTTTGCCAAATAATTTCATATCTGAGGTCTTTGAGGTTGGATACACCTAGAACCTTGTCAAATGGAGTTTGTGCGAATAAGAGAATGGCACCATGCTCTTTAATAATGCGGTTGTATTGTTCCCAAAGGGAATCCAAATCAAGTACGCTATCCCATTTATTCCTTGTTGTTCCGTAGGGTAAGTCACACAAAATTAAATCGATACTTTTGCTTGGGATGTTCTTCATCAGCTCTAGGCAATTACCTTGTCTTAAATCAATAGAAACCATAAATTAAACCATACCATTCAAAGAAGCAACTGACTCTGGAGACAAATAGAGTGAAAGAGGATTGTCAGAACAACTTCTATAGCTACTTTCAAAGTGTAAAGGAGAACCATCATTATACCAGTAACGACCACCCTTATAACCTTCAAACGGTCTTCCAGAACTTAAACCATCAAGTGCATCTGCTAATGTTGAAATAGGTACATAATCAGAATCCACATCAAAATACAAGGCAGGTTCAGAATAGATACCCCTCCAAGAACCATAACCCTTCAACGGACGAACCATCAAAGGTAAAGTTGTTAAATATTTGCAATAGTTAATATCCATTTTTAACTCCAAATCTTATATAAAAATTCATTTTAGTATATCACAAAAACCTTTTAAAGTCAAGGGTTTACGCAATAAAATCAACTAACCAGTTTGAACGTAAGTAACTTACAAATTCAAAATCTGCAATCAAATCAACATTCTCATAACACACCTTTAGTTTAGCTAAAAACCCGTCTAACTCTTCCAACGTAGGAAACCAAAGGAAACAGTTTAAATCATAATAATTAAACAATAGATTGACAAACAAAGTTGCAGTTCGCTTATTACAGTCATGGAAATATTGTCTTCGCATGAGAAAAAGATAAAACATTAAAATTTGCTCAATTTTTACATAACGACTGGTATCATCAGAACTTAGTATTTCTTGTACAAAAGACAATAAATCGTTAAATTCAGCTTGCGCTTCTTTTCGAGATACCGAAGGTGGTTGATAAGTTGTACCACTTATGTTTACTGGGAAATCCTCAGAACGGAAATGACCTTCTAGTTGAGGTTTGTCAGTAACTCCGTTTGAAATTAATTCATGTAAGTCCTCAATAGCAGTTATGCTCACATCAGAAGAACTAAAGAGATGTACAAAAACCCACGCTTCATAAAGGTTTAGAAGTTCTTTTCGGGTTTTGTAACCAAAAGGAAAGGGCTCAAAATGAGTATTTACACATTGTTGGACTTCTTGCTTTGTTAAAACGTAATCTTCAAAGACAGTTGAATGAGCTACGATGTCCAGTAAATTATGTCCTAAGTAGTCTTGAAATAGAGTAGTCATACTGTTTACCTCAATCTTCTTTGTAATCAAAAGTCAAAAACACGTCACCAAAGTAAGTGTGGGAAATCTTTAACCTTAAAGGGGAAACTACGCTTAATACATCGTTAAACTCCACTAAATATCGTGCTGCTAACATATTCATTCTTTTTCTGAGAGTACCCTCTCTGGGAAAATATTCTGAGAAAATAACGGAAATTGGGAACCAAGAAGGATACCCAATGAAGGTTGTGGAAAGTTTTAGCTGACCTTCATAGTCAACAACCAAGTACAATATTTGATATTTGTGTCCGTATCGAACATAACGAAAACTTTGCATAAGACTTGTATCCGTCAAATGTGCAGTTAATTCAAACGGACTTTGGTACTGTGCTAAAACTTCTCTCAAAAGTGCTACATTTTTAGGGCATTCCCACAATTTCGAAACGAACGCTAAATCGCGTTCTTCTTTTGTTTTGAACAATTTAAACATCTGAAACTACTTCCTTAATTTCTTCATTTTTTTTTATTATACCAAAATAAATAAAATTTGTCAATATAAAAAGAGGTTTATACCTCTTTTCTTAACTATAGTTTACCCTTCTGGATTACCTGTGAATTTATAATAATACATAGAAGCTCCCGATAGATTAGTTTTGTAATTAAACTTGAGATACCCTTGCTTAATCCACTTCTCAGCTTTAGCTTTCGCTAATTTTGGAGAAATCTTTTGCCAACCACTTTGATATTGTTGACTTGTCAACAAGTAACAGGCACCGTTAAATAAAACGTTATCACTTTCTGTAATCGTGTATGTTCTGCGCCCGATTTTTAACTCAAAAGGTTCAAATTTCATAAACCATACCACCTTTCTCTTACTTTAAACCAACAACTTTCTTCGCTAGTTTATCGACTGTTTGGTTAATCTTCAAACCACGATGACCTCGCACCCAAATAAAGTCAATTTCCTCAATGCCACTTTCTTTTGCTTTTTGTAACAAGTAAGCGTGGTATTTCCCAACTGGTTTCTTCAAAGAGGTTCCCCAACAAGCCTGTTCGTTGACCTTGACAGTTTTAGGCGCAGCCCACCTAAAGATACCCTCATAGTCGCAAACCACAGTTATCTTACTAAGTTGGCGCTTAATCGCATCTTCAATCGCTAAACCAAACCCACAAACTTCACCTGCTACATTTCTTGAAGTAGCGAAATTAGGTTTATTATTTGCGATGGCTTGAGCGTCTAACAAAACTCCATTTTCATAGCAAGCAAACGCTCCACCATAAGTTTGAGTTTGTGTATTGAAAGAACCGTCAATCGAGTACAGAATACCATCGATACCCCAAAGAAGTGGGTCAGAATCTTCTGCCATTTTGATAGTTCCTTTAATTCCATTATCTGAGACATAAGGAACAATTTCAGAGGTTTTCTTCATGGACAAGATTGGTTCCTCACCTCTCAAATAAGCTTCAGCTTGTTCTCTTGTAGGAAAACTCTTGAACTCAATACCTTTTGTTCCTTTTACTACTTTTTCACAATCAGACCAATTTTCAAAGATTTGATTGGTGTTTCGGACTGCGTAATATTTCTTTTTCTTTTGTGTCACTTACTATCTCTCCTAGAAACTAACCAATGGACTCCAAGTATAGAAAATACAACTAAGCTATAAAAGTATTCAAACACCACAATTTTAAGGTTTGAGACCTCAAATTGTAAAAGCGCAAAATCTATTACAATCAAAATAAGACATAATATACACAAAAACCAAAAAGCAAAACTTAAAAAAGGTCGATGTTTATTATAGGTTGAAAATCTACCAAGTCTAAGATACCGCTGACTTGCTGCGATTAAACTATATAACCAAATACAAATCAGAAAACTGGATAAAACAAAATAAAACATAACTAATACCTTTAATCTAAACCCCAATGTCCTCTAACGTATCTCCAAATAACACAGAAAATTAAAGTAGATATAAGTGCGTAAATGTAACCAACTACATCAAACCATTTAGAGGATAAAGACGAAATCACACCTAACCCGATAATTAATCCAACCCCTACTTCCATTGTGAAATCTGAAATTGCATTCAAGTCACTGTCTTTCAATTTAATACTACTACGAAGTGAGGGAACAAAGAGAGGAACCCAAAAATATAGCACGTGGAAAATCCAAAGACTAGCAAAACCAATGAGTAATCCTAAGTTAAAAATGTTATTTAGCTCTGGGTTGAAATTCATAATCAAATCCTTTCTCTAAATCAACTCAATAGAGAGAACTACAAAATTTGGTTGTAGACCTTCAAAATCTCGAAGAATATATGTTACTTTAACATAAACAGAACGTCCTGTGTAAGAACCCTCCGTATATTCCATCAACTTTAAAATATCTCCAACTTGAAAGTTTCTATCGTTGTAACGCACCTCGAAAGATTTTTCTTTAGTGACTACTTTCTCAAAGTAGTTAGGAGCAATTTTTAACTCATGTACCATGCCTGAAATACCTACCTTTCTTATATAAAGAAATAAGCTGCTTTACCTATTGTTTTCTTAAGTGTGTTAAAACCATAAGTCCTGTAACTCCTAGACCACATTTCAGCAATATCAAGCAAAATCAACAATGCGGATACCCAAATATGGAAATTGGAAAGTTCAGTTAAAGACTGAAACTCAAAGAAAACGACAAAATAAAACAAAGCTAACAGTGACTTTAAGGTAAACCGAACTTTGCTAAAATAACAAAAGTAACTTTTAGTGTCTGGCCAAAGTGCAAAAGTAAAGCACACAAGATAAAAGAAAGCGACAACTGTTAGGTGGATTGCTCTTAGTAATAAAAACCAAGTAAGCATTAAATCTCCCTTTCTAAAACTTAACAGACTCTTTAAATTCCTTTGGAAAAACCTTAGAAACATATAAATTAAAGAGGTTCATAAAATCAATTTCAACATTACCGTAAAAGTCTCTTCGAGTATCATCACCAAATAGTATGTATAAGAAAGCAACGCAAAACATACTAGAACAGTAAATTAGTAAAAGTACCAACCCAAGCATTAAAAAGTTATAGGTAAATGAAACCTCTATAAATAAAGAGCTTGATTTAACTAAGAGAGTTAAAATAAAGTAAGAAAGTAAAGCACCCAAAAAGGAACCTACTAAAGAAGTCTTGAAAGCGTTAAACCTATGTTTTAAATATTCTCTGGACAATTTAATTACTCCAATCGTAAGGTTCAGCCGTATCAAATTCTGCAACCAACTGAGGATACCCCATCTCTGTTTTTATAGCTCCGTTTACAAGCCCAAACAAGTTTAGACGACCATCTTCTGAATCATCAAATCCTGAAATCTTTACTTCCACAGAACTTGTCGGTGAAAATTGTGACAAATAAGCAATCAATTCTGAAACAGTCATTATACTTCACCCTCCTGTTTAATCAACAACTCCAAATACTTGTCAATAATCTCAACACACTCTTTGAAAATACGCTCATTATCTAAACTCATTGTCAATGTTTGAGCTGTTCTCAAAACACCTAATTGTTCTTCTGACAAATCTGAAAAGTTCTCTTTGTTTACTTCAGGTGCTAACTCTAAATACTCAGAAGCGCTTAATTTAGGAGCGCAGAGAGCAAGGTACTTATAAGAGGCTTTGGCTTTTCTCAACCAAATACGAGCTTTTTCTAAGTCTTGGATACCACCTTTATGCTTGTAACGAATCACATATTCTGTAACTGTAGCAATCATATGAGGAAAGCAAGAATACAAAGAAAAATCCCAAGACTCAATTTTATTTTGTGTATAGCGAGAAGGGTTTACCAACTCTTCATTTTCAACATACTTCTTAGTCATAGTGTCTAAACCACCTATCTAAATTTAATTTATTATAGCACAAAACTCCTTGAAAGTCAAGGAGTTTGCTGATTTAGTAATAAAAATCACCATAACGTTCTTTGTAAGGATCAGACCAAGAAATAACTCTAGCTTTTGCAATTTGAGACTCGAAGTTCAAGGAAAGTAACCATTCACCTGACGGATACGCAAAGTACATAGGGGAATCTTTATCAACGACTACAACTTGACAACCATAGCGTTCACTGTAACCAAATTGGAGGACTTCTTGAGTGGAATATTGAATTTCTCCACCTTTTGTTTTATATTTTATCTCAATGTAGGAACCGACTATCATAACTATACCCTTTCATAGTGTTCAACCACAAAATCAAACTCATTTTGATTATCTTTCTCATAAACCGTGCTAGAAATTAAAGAAAAATTAGAAAAGTCAAAGTCTTTAGGGAAATAAGTATCCCCATCTACTTCAGCTTGAACTTGTGTAATAACCAACTCATCTACATAAGGTTCAAATAGTTTATAAACTTGACTGCCACCTACGATATATAGGGTCTTATCTTGATTTTTATACCAATCCAAAACTTCTTCTATACGTGTTACAATAGTTGCACCGTATACTTGGTAGTCCGATTGTGTAGTCAAAATCAAAATTTCTCTGTTAGGGAGAAGTCTTTTGTTCATACCCCCAAATGTGACTCGTCCCATTAAAATAGCTTGATTTAGTGTTGTCTCTTTAAAATGCTTAAGATCTTTTGGTAAGTACCAAGGCAAGTGATTATCTTTACCGATGATACCGCTTTTGTCTTGCGCCCAAATTGCTACGAGTTTCTTGTTCATCTTTTCCTTTCCAAATAAAACCTTCTAAAACACCCTCTGTTCCAGTTTAAATTCAAACTTTATAAGTTATCGAATTTAGATTTAAAATCGAAACTGGGGCAATCTGAGCGGTTTTAGAGGGGTGTTTTCTATTATCGTTTATTTGCCAAATGAAAATCAATCAAATCATTTAGAGAGGTAAATAATGTTTCTTCATAAATATAATACTCAGCAAGCGTTTCATGGTTTAATTGCTCATAAAGATAGTCTAGGAAACCTGTTGCAGCTACATCGTTGTCTGTATAAGCTTGAGAAATAGTAAATTTGTCGATACCGTAGATAAAGAGGTTACGCTCCGACATACGTTCATCTACTTTTATACTTTCACGTCTTAGAAAGACTAGTTTCACTGCAAATTCTCTATCGGTGTAATCATCTGTGGGTAACATGTGTCCAATATTGTTTGAGAAGTAATAAACTTGTGTATCTTCATTAACCCCACCACTAGCAACTTTTAGTAAAGTTAAACCCTCATTCAAAATACTATTGGCAACCAACTCTGTCACTGCTTGGGATACAACAAAATTATTTACATTAGTTCTATTAGTCTCTAACATATATTCCACCTCAAAATTTTCTTGTATTTAGTATAGCAAAAGAAACTTTATTTGTCAAGTAAGCATAGAACATAAAAATCAAAAGAACCCCAACCGAAGTTGAAGTTCTCTAGCAAGAAAAACCTATCTAAGTTCTCTCACTTCAAGCGCCAAATTCCGATTCCAATCGAAAATTCTCTGTGCTTGTCCTTCTGCGCTTGACTTCATCTTCCAAAAGCGAATAGAATGCAAATCACGTGTGAACTCAATGTCATAACTTTTAGTCTTACGATTGAAAGCTACATAAGACACATATAGATCGTTACTTGGATTATATAAAGCAAAATTTCGCATGGGGATACACTCCTAAGTTTCTAATTTGTATCAAAACGAAGAACGTGGTTTTCGTAAGTTTGAAGCTCTAAATGGTCATTGTAATTATCTTTCAAGACATAACCATCTAATTTAACCGCTCTATCCAAGAACTCTTTCAATTCAGACTTCTTCTTCACATAGATTGTGTATCTAGGAGAAATGGCAAATCCTACTCCCATTTGCCCTGTAATTGCGAACTTACGACCATCTTCCAAAATCACAAATTGGACAAAATCATAACCATAAGTGGTTTCAAAACGAAATTGAATGTTGTTCATGTTTTACCTACTTTCTTTGTTTAATCCCAAGGCATTGTTTGGTCAATAGCTTTCAATTCCTCATAAAATTGAGAGCCATTTACTTCCTGATACCCCCAAGTAGTTAGGTCTTTAACAACCCATGACAAATCTGACTTCTTCGCTACTGTAATCTCAGAAAAAGCTGAAATTGGCGCGCCTGCTCCATAAGAAGTACCTGTAATCACTAACTTACGACCGTCTGGGAGAATGACTGCTTGTACATAATGATCTTTGTATTTTAATCTAATTCCTCTTGTTGTCATTTGTTTTCCTACTTTCTATCTAATCTTCCCAATAAACAAAACTTCTCAAATTGAGATACAACGCATCTCTAAAAGCTACTACGCGACTTTGACTTGAGATACCAAGAATTAAATCTACCAAACTCGTTTTGACTCCACTCAAAGGTATATCTACTTTTCGGTTTGTTTTAGTCTTATCTACATAGTATAAATGTACCCAAGGGGCATCTTCTTTGATATAAACTTGAATAGTGAAGGGTTGAAGAGCTTGATTATCTAATGTAACCAAATCCATGTACAGAGCGTTTTCGCTCTGTGAAGTGCGATATGTTAAACCTAAACGAGAAGATCCTTTTACAAGTCTTCGAATATCAACAGGTAGACCGTGTTTCGCCATAGACTGACAAACCGTAAACAATTCTTCTAAGAGAGCTTGTCTCTCTTTATTTTTAAACAAAGTTTCCATACTTAACACCTTTCAACAATAATCTTGAATAGCTGTCAAACCTAACCAATACGCTAAAACTAGGTCTTTCTTACGAATATAAGGTAACAACTGTTTAGTGAACATAGTTGGACTCATTTGTAAATCATCCCAATCACAACGAAGACTGAAAGACTTACCAAACCAAATTTCTCCAGTTTCTTTAAACGGACGACTTGTAAGCTCTACAACTTGTCTGCTACCACCAAATTTATCAACTTTGATATTGTGGTAGTCAACCCCAACTGTATCTTGCAAGGTAAAAGAAATCGTCCCCTCAGAGCAACCTACCCAAATCAAATATTCACCTCTGGAGGGGGAGGAGATACCAGTAGGGAATTTACCCATAGGATAAGTAGATTGACCCTCTAAATACTTCAAGAAGAAATTTAGTTTCTCTACTACCAACTCTTCGAGTTGGTCTCTTTTTAGTCCTTTGTATTTACTCAAATCTTATCTCCTCAACTACATCAAAACCGAAACCCGAAGAACGAACACCTAAATTTAAGCACTCAACTTGTTTAAGGGTTGCTACATTTTCAACTAGAGAAGTTAAAATATGGTTTAAATCATAATCAAGTAAGTTAGGGAGGTAATACTCATTTGAAACACGCTTTCGTTTTCCTGTTTTAGTATTACATGACACACTTTCAAACGTACCTCTATCCAATTCCTTGTCGAAATAAATCAGTATTTCATGAATCAAGTCGGTATCTAAGTTTGTCTCAATCGTGTTTTTCAAGAGTCTTAGTCGAAATACAGAATCTTTTAGTAGAATTTGAGTTTTATACCTGACTGAGACTTGGGATACCGAACTCATAGGTTTAATTTCAGCACCACTTACAAGTAACTTAAACCCCTGATATAAATAGTACCAAAATTCTGTTGTCTGCTTGTTAGTTAATCTATTCATTGCACTTAAACCTCAACTATATCTTTCTTAGTTCAATCCTTATCGTAATCTTTAAAATCAAACCCATACATTTTGTCGATTACATCTCTCTTAGTTTTAAAATTTCTGTAATAGCACGTAATTCTCTTACCTCTATTAGTTACATTGATAAACCTATATTTACTTAAGTCCAATGTATCTAAGTATGACAACAAATGGTCTAAGTAGTTCTCAATAAACCATACAAAGTCTTGCTTACTTGCCTTAATGTTGACAATCAAATATCCCTCATAAATATCGTGGTATTGATTATCCGCAGAATGGTTAGACAAGCGAACTTGGTAGTAATCATAGTTCTTATAGGCACTGTCTAAATGACTAGAGATAGACCAACCGTGCTGAGAAAGTTCATCAAAAGCTTGACCCAACTCATCCATAGCTTGTTCGTATTCCCTACGTTGAGTATCACTTCTATTAAAACTACGTTTTCTATAAGCGTTATATCTGCTTTTTCCATAAGCCATATTTACCTCCAAAATTTAAACTTAATCTTCCAAAGCACTCAAGAAACAAGCTACTTGAAAATCCGTAGAAATCGACTCTACCAAAATCTCAAAACCACGTGTAAATTGTGGAGTTCCTTTTGCTGCATATTGGACAATATGCTCCAAAGTTTTAGCTGGTAACTCACTTTCTGGTCTATAAAGACTACCTGAGAAGAAAACATCTAAGTCTGAAGATACCGAAATGTGTAAATCATGAACTCGTTTACCTGATTTCTTATTTTCCAACGAAAGGTAAACTAAGTCTTTTGCAAGTTCTACATAAACTAAGTATCTATCAGAAACCTCGATTGTTTCTCCGCTAACTTCATCTGCTAAACCAATAACCTTATCAAAGGTTTTCTCCAAGGTTTGTTGGAGTTGTTGTCTTTTAGTGTTGCTCATCTTCTTGCTCACTTTCTAAAGCTATTTTAATCTGCTCCGCAATCCTTGATACCACCGGTACCGCAACGCTATTCCCCACTTGTTTGTACAAGTGACTATTTGCCATTTTCTCTGGGAACTTATACGAACGAGGGAACCCTTGAGTGTTAAAGCACTCTCTTGGAGTCATTTTCCGAATATCACCACCAAAGGTACGAATAATAGGTACAATGTTACCACCCATACCCATTCCTGCCATCAGAGTAGGTACTACTCCACTCTTATTTTCACGGACATATTGACCTCTTCTGTACTCATAAATTGAATTACTAGAAGTAATCTCAGAGTCTAATAAAGGATAGTAGTGCTTATCTTCACGGTAATAAAAGACCTCATCTACTGGGTTTTCAAAGTCAATTACATCATGAATCCTAACTGTTAAAGATATTTCTTCTGGGAAAACAAATCTATCGGAAACTTCTTTATCTCTGAAACCGACTATGTAAATACGTTCTCTACCCTGAGGGATATTGCCATACTTAGCTGCGTTTAAAACTTTATAATGAACATAGTAACCTAAGTCCTCCAAAGTCTGCAAAATCACTTTAAATGTATTTCCTTTATTGTGACTAACTAGGTTCTTTACATTTTCTAAGAAAATTACTTTAGGTTCCTTTTCTTCAATAATGCGAGCTAACTCAAAGAATAAATTTCCTCTACCTTTCTCATCATGGAAACCTTGTTGATACCCCGTTATGGAGAACGCTTGGCAAGGAAAACCACCCATAATAACATCAACATTTGGAATATCTGAGGCTGAAACTTCTTTAATGTCTCTACCATCCAACTGAACATGAGGAAAGTTTAAAGCAAAAGTTTCTCTTGCTTTTTCATCAAATTCATTTGCGTAGATTGTTTTAAACCCTTGTTCTTCAAACCCTAAATCAATACCTCCTACTCCTGCAAAGAAGGAAGCACACGTTAATTCTAAACTGCTCAAAATTTACCCCTAATCTAATTTGTGTAAGCCAACAAAACCTTTAACCCTTTGATAAAGGCATCAACAAAGGCTACTGTAGGTATATTCTCTATGTAGTTGCGAATGATGGATAACGAGAGGTTGTCATATCTTTCGTAAGGTATCCTATTAGAAATCTCTGTTTTAGGGTAACTATTGCTTGTAATGTACCAACCATTTAATCGCTCTACCTTGTAATCGTAAGCATTGAATGAAATACTATGTGATTTCTGTCCCATACGAACTACAATTCCTAAGTAAGTCCAAGGCGTATCTTGAACCTCAAAATAAGTATTATCCGAAACTTTGAACAAACCATACACTTTAGCACCTGTGCTATGTAGCTGATGTAGCCGATACAGTAACTCTGCTAATAAATCTTTCTTTTCACCAACAACCATTCATCTGACCTCTAAAACTTCAAATTTAACTGATCTTGTAACTACCACTTAACCATATCATTTGTCAAAACAACTAAATCTAAAGAAGTACACAAGTTTGTAAGGCGTTCTTTAGATGTAATTGAGTTCACAATCGCATCTAACTCAGAACCACCCAAAATCAAACTATTTTTATTTACAAAGATAGTAAACATAGTAGAAGTATCTATTTTATTGTTAAGATGAGACCAACCACTCACGCTATATACATCCCCATAGTCATCCACAGAGAAGTAATAAGCAAGGTTATCTTTACAATAAAGCCCAACATAAAACCCTTTAAGATGAGTTTTATAAGAAAGTGTATATTTTCTATTGTTTAAAGGTCTTTGCGTGTCCTCATAAGATACAAATTTGGACACTTCTTCTAGTATGTTCTCAACTGATCTTTTAAGACGTTTCACTTCTTTATCTGTAAACTTCATATTTTAACCTCTCTCTCAATCTAAAACCATATCAAATTTAAACCCATAAAACTTAGTCAGTATAACAGAAATTAAAACATCTAGTTCCATTTCAAACTGTTGTGATAAAGGTATTGAAACCTTCTCTTCAATCGAAATTGGAAGTTCATCACAAGAAAGATACCCTCTCATGGTTTTATAGGGAACCAACTCAAATCCTTGAGTCTGACATTTGAAGAATTGAATAACTCGAACTGAAGTTAGTTTCTTCTCAGTAAACTTAATTTCCACATGAAAGTTCTCCGTAGTTTTAACAACTATTTGGGTCTTCCCTACAAAATTTACCTCAGTCACATTTAGAAAAGGTACTAAACGCAAAAGAAGTTCTTCTGTCAGAGTCCACTCTCCTCTTTGTATAGAATAAGCAATAAAAGAGTCTCTGTTGAAAATATAAGGGTTGTAGGGAAAAGTAACCCCATCTGACACAACTAATAAACCATCTTTTGAATACATCTTAAACCTCAGTCTTTCCACTCAAGAAAGGTATTGTTTTGAGAAACTAAACATAAAGCAGTATACAAGTTTATAAAACGCTCTTTAGAGGAAATAGAATCAATGATAAGGTCTAAATCTCCCCACGTGATACACTTATCTGATAAGTCTATAAATAATGTAAATGCGTTTGAGTTATCTGGTTTACCTTTAAAGTAAGACCAACCTCTCATCACATAAGCGTCAGAATCAGAATCTAGCTCAATGTAAAAATAATAAGCATCTCTACCCTCACAAAATAAACTAACATAAAGTCTGTTTACATCTTGAATATAAGAGTAAGTATATTTCTGATTATTTAAAGGGAGTTTCTCATCTTTATGATGTTTAAACTTAGGTAACTCTTCCAATAAACCGTTAATTACTGTTCCAAAGCGACATAGCTCTTCAGATGTTAAATTCATCAATCTACCTCCATCATTAACTCTTTCAAAGCATTTAAAAGTACACGTGCCATCTCATCAGAACTTATAAACTCAATTAAATCTTCGAACTTACTCAAATTCTTTGTTTTAAACTCTTCATAGTTTAACTTAAATCGAACCTCTTGATACTCACCATCTTTTGTGTAACCTTTACGGATGCTTCGGCAATAGACATAATCGTCTTCAAGGTCGAAATTTAAAACATGCTCTCTACCTACATTATAAGTATACAAAGTAAGCTCAATTTCAGAACCCTCTCTCAGAAAGCGAAACTCATAAATAAGTGAAGTGTCAAAAACTACCCCATATTCATAAGGTTCTCTATCCCACTCTTTACGCAGAAAATTTACTAAATAATCATTTAATGCTTGTCTATTTTTCGTTAAAGTCATCTCTATACCTCGCAAAAATCATGAATATTTGTAAACAATTTAGGTAAACCTTTATAAAAAGCATCAAGCACCTCAGATTTCTGAATAGCACTCAATAAAACCATCAATTCAGAGTGTTTAACTTCAGTAACACTAATTTGCTTAGCTAAATGATTTTGAGGTCTTCCTCTATAACAAGGAACACTCAAACCTGAAAAACTAGGAGAAAAACCAATGCCTGTACCATTTACCTGTGTACTTGAAGATACCACTTCTTCACTTAAAGTTAAACGATGTACTAAAGTATTAGTGCCTTTCCGATAAACATCAAAGTTTAAATCAACTAATAATGTATTCTCCAAAGGCATAAACATATTTGAAAATTCTACATTGTATAAAAAATTACCTTCAGCACTAAACTGAATATCATATCCCATAAATGTATCAAAATGCTTATCTAACTGTTTATATAACTTATCTAATGCCTGTAAGCAAAAATCTAACTTTTCTACTCTTGAAACTCGAACACCCATAATGTCAACCTCATTTATTTAATCAACTAACTAAACAGTTACATAAACTTCATGTACTGCAAACCTTCTAAGTAAGCTAAAACCTGCTCATCAGTTAAAGAGTTAACTACTTCTACAATATCAGAACGACTAAACTCTTTCGTATAGTTTATGGATGTAACATCTACAACACTAGAACTTCTCCCACCTACATCATACTTAAATGCTTTAAAACTATACAACAAATCCCCAGCTTCAATCATTTGTAAACCAATAATTAAACTACAATGTTGTTTCCAACGTTTACGCGTGTATAGAGTAAAAGAAATAGATAAATTTGTATAATTCTCAGTGATACCCCACCCAAAAGTTAAACGATCATTTACCTCAACCATAGGAGGAACTTCCGGAAACACAGTCGATTGAATGTGTAAACCTCTAATCATATTATCCAAAACTTCTACTAATTGTGTTCTATCTTTATAAGACATATTTTAAACCTCATTTACTTAAATCGTGACCTTTATCTTATTCAAACCTTAAATCAGGAAGTTTCTTAACTTTATTCAAAATCTCTGGTAAACCTAAATAAAACGCGTTTAAAACTGCATTAGATTGGATACCCTCGGTAATGAGTCTAGGTGCAAACAAAGCCAAAGTATCACTAGACATAGAACCAACTCTTTCCCACTCTTTAGGTTTTCCTCTGAAGAAAGGACTACTATAACCAAAATAAGTATCTGAGTTAGCTGAAGGTTCAATAGCTAACCAAATGCGAGGTTGTATAAGGTAAGAAGATTTACTCACAACTTCAATACTAACCTCCCCTGCATCATTATTACCTTTATTTGGTTCAGTAAGTGTAACTTTTAAGAAATGAGTAGAATTTACATCCAATGCCAGATCATACTGTGGAGAGCCGATGTAGTTTCGTTTAAATTCCTTATTTCTAAGTTTTATAACATAAACTGCTAATTGCTCTAAACTTTTAATACAAACCTCTTGCTTTTCTTGTTTTGTTACCATAAGTTAAACCTCTTATCTCTTTACGGATTGCGCAACGGAATCTTGTTTAAAGCTATTTTGAAAGCTTTTGCATGTGATTTAGGCATAGATTCTACAAGTTTCTGTACTTCTTCCTCAGATATCTCAGATTCATAAACCTTAACATACGATTTATCGTGGTCAAATTCCCCAAATCGTGTAAATGGAAAAGTACCATAATCGAAAGTACAACCCATGTTGTAATTTAAACCTACAAACAACTTTCTAACTGGTTGTTTAGTTGTTTGAGAAAGCAAGGTCACATGCAAAGAAACGTTACTGTTTTGATGGTTCAGACTGTAAGCCACATGAAACCCACCTGAGACATCAAAGCCAATTAACCCATTTATGTCAGTATAGGTACTAGGACTAAGTTCATAACCAACTTGTCTTAGTAGTAAGACCAACTCCTTTTGGTCTTTTGTTAAAATTGTCAACTCAAACACCTCTCAATCACTAAACATCTTATTGTATTCAATTAAACCACAAGCTCTTTCTAAGCACGCAACTAATGGAGTAAGCAAATTATCTCTTTTATAGCTTGTCAGAACCATCTGACGAATATATGTCTCAAATGGAAATTGTGTTGTGAAACTAACTTTCAAATCATCCAAAGCCTTACCTCTACTATAAGGCAAGCTTGTAAAAGCACAATAATCAATCGGATTGTTTGAAGTCTCTGGTATATAAGCAACTTCAAAACGATGTAAAGTCGCTCCCAGTGAAGTTAAAAGACTGATACCGAAAGTTATTGAGGTTTGAGTGCTACTAAACTCTATCAAACCTTTATAGTTTTCATACTCTTTTAACTCAAACAAAATTTCAAAAGGTTTTCTATCCTGAAAACTTAAAGTGAGTTGGTTATGTATAAGTTGCAGTCTATTTACTATTCTGTCTAGTTTTTCTTCTTTGGATTGTCTTTTAATCAAACTATAAACCTCACATTTCCTTCAAACTTGGGTACAACAAGTAAAGATACCCCAAAAGTGCTTTCCCTAAGTAATCATATTTCATAAACTCTAACAGACCAACCAAATCTTCAAGTCTGCCATTTGGAGAAACCTCAAAATGATTAACCTCAGTAATCTCACCTTTTGAATCGTAATGATGCACTTCTACAAAAACAACATAAGGTTCAGTCGGTTCAGTTAAAACATCTAAGTAATTTGTAACAACCAACTGGAAAGTCATCCGTTTACTTCGATTGTAAAAACGTAAATGGAGATTTGGGTTGCGTCTTGTAATATCGTTATAAATCGAACCGATAATCTTACCATCACTTGTCATAGGCATTTTTGGTAAGTGTTTATTCAACACTTTACTACTCAAAAAATCTTGAATCAAAGTATCTAAACCTAAACGCAAATGGCAAAACTCTTTGTCTGATAACATCTTTACTACCCCACTAAATTTCAAGCTACAACAAGCAATCAAAACTTCAATTTAATTCAAATCTTATAAATCAAGTTTACTACAAAAATTGAAAAATTGCAAGGATTTCACATAAGAAATTTTGATTAATTTGACAAGAATAAAAACAAAACAAAGCAATATAAAAGAGCAGTATAAAATTATACCACTCCATTATGTGTAAGTTCAAAATCTCAATCTTCTAAGTCTAAATCTTTGTCTTCTGGACCAAGAATACCGTAAGAAAGTAGAGCTTGCATGTGGTTCTGTACAAAATCTCGAACTTGAGGATGTTCTCTCTCTATTTCTTCAAATTCTTGGAACTGTAAGCTTGTAAGCACTCTCTCCGTTACAATACGCATGAAATTGAAAAACAATTCCTTTGTGATTTCATCTTTTGATAGACCAAAAAATTCAAGAGACTTGTCTTTATCAAATAAACCGATACCTTGTTTCAATAGAAGTTCAAAAATTGGATATAAATTCTCCCTAGGAATAGCAACAAAAGAAGTAGCAGACAAAGTATCATCTTCTGTTCCAAACAAAGAAAGTTCAACCACACCTTCTAAAGTATCTTTCTTTTTCAAAATGCTTTGGTTGAACTTCATAAGGTTCTTCAACACCTTATCTCGATCAGTATGTCCAATTTCCATTCTTTCCATCTATCTGTCTTCACTTTCTATTTCTTCCTGATGAGCTACTTGGATTTCTGGTAAAACTTGTGGATACCCTACAACTTCTCCTATTCTTAAATTCGCAACTGCTTCGTGACCTTCTACCAATGCTTGTTTCTTTTGGTACTGCTTAATCTTCATAGCAGTTCTATAACATGTACCGAAATAAAGCTCTACATAATCTAACAAGGACACATAAACCATGCGAACACACTCATCATCCTTACCACAAGAAACAGTCGAGTTCCTAAAAATAGACATAGACTGCTGAAAACCTACTGGTAAGACAACACCATCTTCTATCTCTGGGTAAACTACCTCAAAAAGTAAATCAACTAAGTACGTTTTATTACCTTTAGTATCTCTATCAACCACTTTCCAAAGTAACTTATGTTCAACTAAATAATCAAAAGTTTCTAATAGAGAGTGTCGATTAAACTGTCCCTTCTTAGACTTAAACTCTTCCACACTTAACGACCCGTTCGCTAAGTTTTTAAATTCAGTTAAAACAGTCACACCAACACCTACCTTTACTACTTTCTGTTAACTTTAATCTTCTAAAGATTCATAAATTCGTTTAAATAAGACTTCCAAACAAGGAACTGCAATCGAGTTACCTGCTTGTTTGTATAACTGCAAATCTGATAAACCTGTCTCTTTTGCTTTTTGGTAGTCTTCGTAAGAGAACCCCATAAACTTCCAACACTCGCCGGGAGTCAGATACCGCATAGAATAAAAACCACTTAAAGGTTTCTGCTCTTCTGTCTGATTATCAGACAACATCAAAGCCAAATTGAACAATCCTTGAGGTTTGTTTACAATTTTCTCAGACAACCATAATACGTTTGGGTCTTTTGCAAGTTCTTCTCGTGTTGAAGAAAGACCACGCTCATATTCTACAAATGGACGAGCTAGAGGGTCACTTGCATCTGAAGGGTACAACTTAGACGGAACTTCACAACCTACACCCTCTACAACTGTTTTAGGGTACTTATAGTCAGAAGCCAACATGCAGCTTACTTTCCCTGTCGGAAAAAGGCACTGAGTTCGCATTCCAATCGACTCTTTAATGGTTGAAAGGTCTATGTCTTCTAAACCTTGTTCTTTCAATTTGTCGATTTTGTAATCAACTGGAACGTTAAAACGACCGAGGTAATGCACGATACCCTTATCTCTTAACTCATAAGTAAAGCGGTCAATGTTATACTGCTTGTGCCACTTCTTTGTATCTAATTCACTACCTAACAAGGGAACCATAGTTGAACCATTATCAAATCCATTTGGAAAACGATACGGTTTATGTTTCCCTAAAATAGAGACTACGAAAATACGCTCTCTATTTTGAGGGAGTCCAAAGTCTTTTGCATTAAGGACTCCATAGTAGTTTGTATAACCTAAACCTCTCAAAAAGGAGAGCCAAGAGTGAAACCCATCTCGAAACTTAGCACTGTTTAGAGCCTTTACATTTTCTAATAACAAAACCTTTGGTTTCTTACCCTCAATCAATCGCTGACACTCCCATAAAAGAGAAGACGAAGTTCCTGAACCCTTTTCAAATCCACGTTGTTTTCCTGCAGAACTTAAATCCGTACAGTTGTGTACAATACAGTTCTGAACAGTAAATGAATGATTATCTTTGACACTAATATCATAAACACTAGCTTTGTATGGAGTGTAACTAGCCGACTCTACGGATACCCAAACATAATCATCCTCAAAAATCATAGAGTTTGATTTAGTTTCCAAGTCACTAAACTCGATACGATAGTGTTCGTTGATAGACTCGCTAATTGTAAACGGTACTTTGTAAGCTTTCAACACTAACTGACTTATACCGTAGAACAATTCTTTACCTGTAACAAATAAAGTAGAGGTAAAATCTACGGTTTGTCCTGAGACCCTCTGGTAGCCCCATAGAAGCGCTCGAATTTGTTGTAAGGGTAAATCTACCCACTGAGATTGAAAATGCAATCTGTGCCGTTTTAAGGCGCTCTCACGCAAATAATTTACAAGAGCGCAATTTCGGATACGGAACTCAAGCTGTGAGTTACCTAGTTCTAAACTTGAAGTATCAAACAACCCCTCAGTTAAGTCTCTTAATAAGTGATAATGTTTATTATCTACTTTCAAAATCAATTCTTCGCCCTTTACCATGAAAGGATAAACAAGTAAGACACCTAATAAGCGCCAAAAATCTAAGTTCTCAAAATGGCTCTCTAGTGATGGATACCCTTGTGGGAGTTGAGACTCTGAGTTAATTGGAAACCCTAAGTAATCTGAGGTACTTAGCTCCCTCGCTTCTTTCCATTGTGGAGAGTTTAAACCCTCTTCAGATTTACTACGCACATAAAAGGGATGGTTTTCTGTGGTTGAAATATCTCTCGTAAGTTCTGAACTTACTGAAAATAAAGGCTTTAAACCTTGGTTATAAAAAGCAGTAACCTCTTTATATTCACCTGTGTGAGTTAAAACCGAGTCACCTACAACCACATTCTTAATAGGAACGTAACCTTTGTCTTTTACAAAGACTAAAGAATCTCCTGTGAAACAAGGGAAAGAGTAAGTAAACAAATCAAAATCTGGTAAATCCTCTGGCCACAACTTTGAAATGTCTCCAAAGTTAGGAGTTTCCCCATGAATAGCTTCATAAGCCTGATGGGCGAATTTGTCAATTTCGGATACACCGACTACTTCGTAATCAACACTTAAATTTCTCAGAGCCATGTGTTGAGAACCAACTCCTGCAAAGGCTTCGAACACTTTTAAATGTACCATATTGTTAGCTAATCTCCTTTGTGAACATACCGCGAACTCCATCAAATCGACTGCCGACATTAGGGTATACTGCTACCAAGATTGTGTTTTCCTTCAATTCATCAATCGGAAACCCTTTATCTTGTAATCTGTTATAAGTACCAAAGGACACTCGATCTACTACCGTAAAGTCGAAACCTTTCTCTTCACCCTCCATTGGAGAGAAAATTAGTGTATATTTCAATTTCCACTCCTTTCTTAAATATGGATTTGGAACTTGAGAGCTTCAACAGTTAGTAAAGCTAAGTCCAACGGTGGAATGATATAATCAGCACCATATTCTAAAGGTTCTAACAGTCGATAAGGTTTTCTTCGGAGTTTTGGTTCGCGCATATTCAAGAAAGCTCCATTTAAGTTCATAGCTCTATATCTATCCTTAAACTGCTGACCTTCTTCCTCAGTTAAACCATGTTTCATCAAAACTGAAACCATTTGTTCAACCTTTTCAGTTGGTTCTTCAATCTTCACAAACCAATCTTTTGCTATAAACAAAGGAGAGAGACCTTCAGTTGAAAAAGGAACTTCGGCTAGACTAGGTAGAGTGTATCTGTCAACTTGGCGCTTATACGGAAGTGTTGGATACCGCTTGCCTGTTGGCTTGTGTTCATAGAAGACTTCACAAGGTTCGTATCGAAACTCTTTGAAATCCTCTTCCTCTGCGACTTTCTGTAATAAGTCAACCAAGCGTTTTGGTTTTCGATAGAACCCTTTCATACAAGGAATTGTATCAGAACTATCCCCACGGATAATCTTAGTTGCTAACAAAGTGTTATAGTCTGCAAACCCACCTAACTTCTTAACAGAAGACTTACGCTCTAACATACGTTTATAAGTGCGAGGAGTAATTTGCTCGTAGTTGTTGAGTTCGGGATACCCTTGCTCTGAGTAAGTTTGAGTTGCTGGGTACATATAAACAGACACTTGTTCATCAACCAAAGGAACCATATCCAAATCTCCGGTCAATACACAGATTGGGTTATTTGGGTACTGAAGTTTAGCAACTCTTACTGCTTCTGCAATCAAGTCATCGGCTTCGTAGTTGTCTTTCTTTAAAACACATACCCCTATCTTTTTAAGGAGTCGCAAACACAAGTCTGCAGAGTTCCACCAATCTGGTGCTAACTTCGGACGACCTGATTTATAAGTTCCACCCTTACCCTCACGTTTCAATAAATCTTTCATATACTCTTTGCGAGACCAAATCTTAGAGTCAGCACAAACCACCATAGGGTTATATCCTGCTCCTGAAAGTCGGTTCGCAAAGAATTTCAACATAGCAGACAATACCGTAGTATCTACTACAACTGTTTCTGTATAAACAGACCCCATAGAGTCTAATCTCTCAACTTCTACCTCCGCAGACAAAGTGACACCTTTGGCACGCATTCCTTGGAAATATTTATGGACTAAGTGGTTAAAATCGACCACCCAGACGATTTTGGACATGTCTAAATTATTCATCTTATTTTCTTTCTAATCTTGGTCTAAACTGGTGAACGTTTGGCGTTCAATGAGAACTATTATAGCATAAAAAGCGAGATTTTGCAAATCGGATACCGCTAAAAGAAAAGGAGCAACCGCTCCTTATGTAATCTAATCTTTCAAATCAAATAAGTTAGTCGCAACTCCTACATAGTAAGAGAACTCATTGAGCAAACCAACTGTCTCAAATCCTTTAAATAACCCTTTCACAATTAAGTCCACTGCTTGCTCTGGAAAGTTGTTTGCTAGTTTCAAGTAATCATCAAAGGTAGCATGAGGATTGTTCAAGTCGAGCGTATCACGAGCGATGCCCCTAAAGTAGTTCTCTACGGAAATATAGCAATGACCTTGCGATTGGTGTTGCATGAGAATACTTGCAAAGGCGCAATCACTACCTTTGCGCCATAAATGAAAAGTCAGCTCATCTGGTCGGATGTAAAGGTTAAACTTGTCGTTTACATCCCGTTTGAATGGTTGAGAAACCGTGTAGTTTTCCACCCAATTAGAGTAAACCTTCTCTGTTGCCATAAGGGCAATCGCCAGTTGTGTTCTGTTGTCTAGTGTTTGGAACATACTTTCTCCTTTATTCTACACAAGTTAATTGATAATTGTAATCATTAGCTAAACCAAAGTGTTCAAAACCTTCCGACAAACCTCTAAGTAGAGAAGTTACTGCTTTCTCTGGAGAGTTGTTTGCCAAAGCTAAGTAATCATTAAAAGTAACCTGAAAATTAGTCAATCCAAGTTTATCACAGTCAACACCTCTAAAATAGTTTTCCGAAACGAAAATTAAACTATCCCCACCTTTAGACACAAACTCTAAACTTGTTAAAGGATATTTTCCAGAGGGTCTCCAAATAAGGACAAGCAAACTACCTACATTCAAATGAAATGAGTAATTCTTATCAGAATAAACAAGAGCAGAACCTCCTGTATAGTTGCGAAGCCAATTCAAATAAACTTGTTCACTTGCCTTTATTGCATGTGCTAATTGTGTTCTAGTATCTAATTCGTTAATCATAAAGCCACCTTTTATTTCACATAACCAAGCGAACTATAAGCAGACCAAAGACCTACTTTTGTGATCAAAGACTCAAACTCCTTGATGAAATCTAACATATCTTCTCCGGGAAGTAAACCCGTTAGGCGATTAGCATCCTCATAAAACATACCGTAATCTGTAAAGCGACCTAAAACCCCTTTATCATTCGTTAAACTATAACTGTATTGATCTCTTTCACCTACGGTTTTAAACATGTTGAAAGTATAAAATTGACCTGACTCAGTTGAAACTTGGTAACACAAACCACGAGCAGTTACATCTAAACTACCTTTTGGAGTCTATACAGAATAAGATTTATCATCCAACATAGAGTGTAATAAGAGAGTTTTATAAAATTCTGAAATGCGAAGAAATGTTATTCTTAACTCTTTTCGTGCATCTACTTTATCTGCATGTTGTCGTTTTGCTAACTGTTTAGCAGTCGGAAGAAATTGCAAAGAAGTTGATAAGAAATGATTAAATGTTTGAGACCATATATTATCCTCACTGAAAATAAGCAGCAAATTATTTACAAACGGAGCTAAATAGTCAGAAGGTAAATCTGAAGCTAATTTCTCAAAATCGCTATGTGCAGAGAAGATACCGCGTGTAACTTCATTAAATTGAGGGTTGTTTCTAACATACGGAGTTACTGCAAAAGCTAATTTGTTATCTTTGTTAAAAGTGAAACTAAATGTGTACCATGTCAAATAATTTTGTCTGAGAACATTTACAAAGCAACCTTGATTATCAACGTTCAAAATCATTGTATCAGCGTTAAATTCAGCCGTAGCAGGTCCGTTTAGTTCTCGTCTAAGTTTCTCCCAAGTATCAACCAAAGCAGTCGCTACTAAGGCAAAGCGTTGTTCTTTTGTGTATTTCTTTAAATCAATCATTTTAAACCTCCATTAAAATCTGTCCAATACACAACTTGATTAAATTGTTTATTCAACCGATTTAATTCATCTTGTAAAATCAGTTGCAACTCAAATAAAGAATCATAAAAACTCAATCGTTGTGAATTGCTTATAGGGTAATAAAACTGTCGAGTAAACTCATACCAATTAGAATTATACTCATCAAGTGAGGACTCCTTAAACTCAAACTCTACTTTACCATTACGATAAGAGCGAAATGCAGCGGAGAAAATTAAATCTGAGGATACCCCGTTGATTACTTTAGAGTGTCTAGTAATGGCAAGAGTTGTACTCGGTAAACCACTAAGTCTATAAGTTGCTAAAGTAAATTCTTTAGAGTTTATAGTGTAGGCAAATGTGGAACTCTCTGAACTAAATTCAAAGTTTTGAAAAGGAATTAAGTCAATCCAAGTGTTTACGACTAGTTTTAGTATTTGATACAAGTCAATCGGCTCAAGTTGTTTAGTTGCCATGCGAAATACCCTCTCTAAACTCTACTTCTCTATCCAACTGTGTAAGAACATCTCTTAAAGTCATTTCTAGTGCGAAACGTTGAGACTCGTTTAACTGAGCAACAATTTCTGAAACGTAAGGGTACCACATAGAGGAGTCCGTACCTAAATTATTTTTCCAAAACTCAAACTGCACCTTATCTCGATTGAAAAATCGCACACCTGACTTAATCTCATAATCAGAAATACTATTAACCCAAAAATCATAAGGAGGACAATTTCCATTCAAACGAAGTGAAATACTTAGGTTTAGGTGTCCATTCCCCCTAAAAGTAGTTACAACTAATGAGGAATTGTTTGCATGAATATCATAAGAAGGAGAATTAACTCTAACGATGAACTGTGGAAATCTACGACCCTCCAACCAACGGTATAGAACCTCTTGAAATAAACTATTTAATTTAACTACTTCTACTTCTGATTGAACCATAATATCCTCTTTTCTAGTACAAGTCAACATCTGTATTTTCCAAACTAGATTTATTATAAAGTAAATCAGCTTCAAACTTCTCCCAAGTCTTTCTTATAGCTAGTGTCAACAAGCCGAACTTTTGTTGTTTTGTGTAACCTCTTAGATTTAACATAATTGAAACCTCACTTAATATTAGCTACAATCTGGTCAACTTCTTCAAGTATACCGTAATCGGCTAGACAAACTTTCAAAATATCTAAGGTGGACTTAGAAGAGTTCAATGCAAAGTTCTCCTCTAAAATCTGCTCAAAGCTTCTTAAATCCGTAATAGGCGCAATCTTAATCTGAGAGCGATCTCTTTCATTATTGCGATAAGTCGAAATGGAAAGAATAGAAGATGCAACTACCTCAGAATACCCAAAGGAAATTTCCTTGTATTTTTCATTTTCTTTATAAACCAAAAGTGCAAATAACCCATCGTAAAAGACAAACTCACAAGGTAAAGCAATTTCAGATGTAGCGTAACTACTTGGAAGAAGTGCTTTTCCATAATGCCCTTTGTCTCCGTGCCACAACAAGTAAGTGGCATATAAATATTTAGCTAATTCGCTGCGATAATTTTTACTCATTTAATTCAACCTCTTTAATCAATCAATCCAATCATTCAAAAACGCAAAACGGTGTTGATACCCTTGGAACTGTGACTCCAAACCAATCAACGTAAAGAAGAAAGGTAAAGAACGCAAAATAGGTACATATGCTGGTTGCGGAACAGTATCTAACAAAACTCTAAAATCTTCAACAGAGAAGGCAACACCCTCAATTGAGCGTGTATCTACCAATTTCCCGTGAGAGTAAACTTGAACCATCAAACTCAATTCTAAACCATTATCCGCTACTGTAAAATATAGAGAAACAAACGGACGTCCATTTTGTCTCAAAACTGTGTAATTAAAGGTATTAGAAGTACAATACCATTCAACCCCTGCTTGTTTCAAACCATCAGCGCTAATACTTTGCAAGTAACGACTGTTATCAAACCAAATCTGAAAAGCAGAGCGCATTGCAAGTAATACTTGTAAGTTCTCTGGGAGTTCGTTTACATATTGAGCGACCATCTTTCTTTTCTCCTTAATTATTGATAAATATAGTATAACAAATAAACTAGAGTTTTGCAAGTGATAAAAGTGGAAAATAAGAAAAAGTTCCAACTTTTAGAGTGGAACTGAGAATTGAAGGATACCGCAAGGTAAAGAAAAAGAAAGCACTTTAGACCTTTAAGTGCTTTCTTTTCTGAGTTATGGGGTCGAAAACCACTCGACCAATACATAGAGGTTAGTCTTTTTCAATAGTGATAGTGAATTTTCGACCGTTCATATCCAAAGGTAAGACCGCGCCTTCTTTGTTTTTATCGCTTACTAAGTCCAAGAGAATTTCTAAAACCCCTTTTCCAATTAGAAGTTGGGTTTCTAAAATGTTTGAATCAATATTATTCATCAGAACCTTCTCCATCTTTAGACTTACCAAGCAAACGATCTGCACTTGCAAAGTGAAGGTCAAGTAAGTTGCGAACATCTTCATTACCCTCAACCAAGGCAAACATGCTTTCATCATCTTTTGGAAGTTTCTCAACAATTTGACCAATGTAAGACATGACTGTGTTCTTAACGAGATCATCTGCGTTCAAACCTAGTTTTTCGAAAGTTTCTTTAGTACCAAGAATACGGGTAAGGGCAGTTACCATTGTGTCCAAGGTAACATATACTGAATCGCTACGAACGTGAGATTCACGAACTGAGCTAAAACCTTGTTTGTCTTCTTGCTCGTAAGTCGCTAAGGATACGAGGGACATTGGTTCTAGTGTTTCTGCCTTACGATCTTCCCAAAAATCTTGTTGTTCTTGCAAATCCCAAGTTGCATTGTTTTTTGTTGTCATATTTTCATAACTCCTTAATTTTTAAGTATAATTCATTATACCACAAATAAGTAATCTAGTCAATAAGAAAAACCACTTTCGTGGCTTCTCTTACATTGTTAAATTGTGAGTTCGTTCTTAGTTTCGATCTAACTTGCACCACCAAGCATCCTTGACCGAATTGAAGTCTTTCACTTACTTCTAAATTAGTATAGCATAAAAGGGTTGATTTGTCAAGGGGATACCCTACTGAAGTTACTCTTCATCTTCAACAAAACTTAATCGAAGAATTGACTCATAATGCTTATCTAAAAACTCAATAATATTCTCATCTTTTGCAATTAAACGGTCAAGTTCTTCATCATCGCCAATTTCAAGACCAATTTTATCTTCAATCAGACCAATAACGAAACCTAGTGCTTCAAAGCTTAACTCAGTGGTATCAACTCCAATGCTTTTCAAAGCGCCATGTTCATCCATCGCAGCAAGAATCGTGCTAACCGCAGAAAGTAACAACATATAGTATTGATCCGGTACGCAGTTCAACGAACCTTCACCTGAAAGTTCTCCAGTTAATCTAGCTTGTGTAGTCGCAACAGTTAGAATACCGGGAACTACATCCTTATGGTGTAGTAAGTTGTGAGCAAAAGCCATATTATCTTTAATTAAAGACTGACCTTGCTTGCGTGTGAAAAGGTTAAAAGTTCCTGTATGCTCAGTATCGTCAATTTGTGACGGAATCGATTTATGGGAGTTATCAGACATAAACTGTCTCCTTTATTCTAATTTCTATAATGGTATTATATCATAAAATGCTTGGAAAGTCAAACGAAAAACGCACCGAAGTGCGTTCCCATCTGTTCTAAAAGGAATTTCTAAAGAAAAACCAAGCAATAAAGATAATTACAAGGCAAATCAGCGCCCCTTTTGTATGGTCTTGTAAAGAAGACCACCACCGTTTGAAAAATCGAAACATCTTAAGGATACCCAACCTTTCTAACTACTTAATTCCAACCATTATCAGACTGAAACCAATCTTCATCTACTTCTACTTCACTCACAACTAGTTTTTCCTCTTGTTCTTCTCGTTTTAGGTATTCACTTCTGCGCACCCATAAGAAATAAAGGAATCCACAAATCATTGCAAAGCACAACAAAGTTAATACCCACAAAAGGATTTCATTACTTGTGTAACGGAACCAAAATTGCATGATTGTACCTAACAAGACCAAAATCAGCTTGTAAAGAGTAAATAGCAAAGCCAAAGATACCGCTAGACCACTTAGACCAAAGACAAATAGTCGAGTTTTTCTATGTGTCTTAAAATAAGACACCAAACGCTTTAAAAAAGGCTCTTTTGGTTGTTTGACTTGCGGAGTATTGGATACCGAAAGAGAATTAGCTTTAGGAGTTTTCTGTTTACGTTTAAACATTTATCAATCCTCCAACTCAGCTTTCTTACGAGCTTCAAGCTCTTCTTTTGCCAAACGCTCTAACGCTTTTTGGTCTGCTTGGGCTTTGTTCTCTACGAGTTTCTTCGTATTGCGCTCCATTTTGCGTCCATACTGGTCGTAAATCTCATCACCTAAAGCATTGATATAGACTGCTTCATGCTTGTGGTTAAACGATTTACCCCACATCAAATTCAAAGTCTTAGTTTCCTTAGTATTAAACCAATCGACCATTTCTGCAGTTCCACGTGCAGCAATCTTCGAACGCTCTGGGAGACCATACATATTACCAGTTCGGTTAATTAAGTTCTGCTCTGGGTCAGCTAAAGTAAATTCAGAATCGACCTCAATTTCTTTATCCGACAAATTCTCTACTTGGAAGTGAACAGTACCTAAAACCAAATCAGAAACATTGGTAAAGCCTTTGTTCTTATCGTTAAAGGTTTGAACATCTTTAATAGCTTCATCACCCACTAACACCTTAGTAACAGTCACTCTAACATCTTGATAATTACCTGATGTATCTTGCATTTTTGTAACAAATGGGGTGCCTAAAGTAACTGGATCATCATATTTTCCTGAACCAATGTGAACATTTGTACTCTTCGCATCGCTTTCTTTACTTGCAATGTATGTTGAACCAACCCACCCATAGGAAACAACTTTATCAAGGTTCTTTTCACCATTGGCATAAGTATAAGGACTAGGTTCAACTTTTTTCAGCTCAAGCCATGAAGATACCGCACTGTCATAAGTGGCATTATCTAACTTATCAAAGGTATTTGGGTTTTCAACCTCTACTTGCTCAGTTCCCTTATCTGTTTTCTTAGTTTGTTCCACTTTACGAGCTTTTAACCCCAAATAAGGGCGTAAGTTGTTGATATAAGTGGATAACTCTTTCTCTCTTGCAGACCACTCAGAATGAGCCTTACTTTCACTCTTTTCTCCGTAGCTATCCTCAGTTACACCCACAAAGAAATCTTGTGAAGTGTGCAATTTCTCAGCACTAAAGACTTCTTTATCAAGTGTAGTTGTGAACTCAGCAGTGAGCTTGTTGTCTGAAGATACCGCTCCTGCAACTTCTGTTGTTTTGTACGGTTTTGGAATATCAGAACCTTGCATATATGAAGCTACATAAGCGTTTTTGTACTCTAACATATCTGCTAAATTTTGTGCGATATACTTAGCATAAGCGTCTACTAAATCATCTTTGTAAGTGTAAGAGTCTTTCTTCAAGTCTTTTGTTAAAGCCTTGATTTTATCATGGTCTACATGTTTTACAACCCAACCCACATAATCCCAGTTAGGCGATTTAATCGTAGCATCTGAACCATTTAATTCAACGGTTACTGCCTTAGACACTGCACCTACAAAGTCTGTTCGAGAAGTGTTGGTGCTTACATAAGTAAGGTTTAAATCCCATAAAGAAATACCATTAGTTTCAGAAGTGTCTGAAATCTCAGCTAATGAAAACTGTGATACACCACTTGAAATTTTATCTTGCAAGTCTTTTAAGGCATCCTCTTTAGCTTTCTTCTCAATCGCTACCTTTTGATTGTGTTTGTAAACCATAGTTGACCCCACACCAATGATACCGAGAGTTGCAAGGACACCTAATGTTATCCACAATTTCTTATAAGACTTCTTAGGTGGTTCTTGTTGAGGGTTCTTGAATGGTAAACCTCCACCACCTTGGTTAAAGTTGGAATTAAACCCACCACCTTGAAAACCCCCTTGAGAGGGTTGTTGTCCTCCAAAACCACCTTGGGAAGAAGACCCTCCACCAAAAGAGTTGTTAGGTTTGGAAGACGAACTATTACCAAATAAATCTACTTGACCACTCATTTTCTCACCTCACTTTCTAATATCCAAATGCGTCCATTAGAGCTGATGTATTTACTAGAGGGTCAATTTGAGACTCAGTTGAAGAAACCTCTTCTGAATTAGTAGACACCCCTTGCGTAGATTCTTCTACTAATTCAGTTAGTTTCTCATCTTTTTCTACAACCTCATTTTGAGGCTCTGTCGCGCCCTCTGGTACATTTTTTAGCTCTTGGGGTGTACTTGTATTCTCAATCGTCTCAACTGCAACCAGTGGCTCAGTAGGAGCTTCTGATGTAGGTTGTTCTACCCCTTGATTATTTGATTTAGTAGAAAGAATTTCATGAACCATACTTGCTACCAAATCCTTTAAATCTATAGGATTTACAGTTTGACCAACCTCAGAAAGTGTCGATACCCCTTGAGGGATATTTTCTATCTCACTAAGGTTATTTGTAGTTGAACCTTTCTCAACTAGTTCCAAACCTAAATCATCTAGCAAATCTAACAAAGCCGATTTAACATCAACCAAAGGCATATCAAGACCCCCAAAGTGCTTAATTTCAGCACTTCGAAGAGTGGATACCCAATCTGCAAATGGTTCTTCAATTTTTAAAGACAACCATTTCTCATACAAGTTTGCTTGAATGGTAGACTGTTGTAAGTCATTATAAGCCACAGACTGGTCAGATAAACCAAGCAAGAACTGAGTGGTGGAGACCCTATCTTGAAGCAAGGCACTCAACAACAACGAAATGTAACTACTTAACTTCTTTTCTGTACGAAGAACCCCAATCAAGTTTGACTGTTCCTCAGTTACACGTACAGATAATGTTTCTCTCAAACTCAAATGGAAACCTCCTCTACAGAACCTTCGTGTTGTCGAACAACACGCGACCAAGAACGCTCACTCAATGGACTACCTGAACGCAAGACTTTGGCTTGTTTATCTAAGCGACTTAGAAACTCAAAGACACCTCTATTAGTCTCTAACCCTAAATATAAAACAACCGGGCGATTTAGACGAGCTAAATCTTCAAACTTACGTTCCCAATCCACTTCTGATAGGACATTTACGGGTAGTAAAGCGTTTGGAGAAGTCAATAAATCCAATCCTTCTGCTACTCTCAGTTTAATCTCATCATAAGGAGAATAAAGAGAACGAATGTTTTGCTCTCCCAATAACCATTTCGCAACACGGTTGCGCTTTGTAATACGAACTAGAGTGTCCATAATGCTCTCTGGTGATAAGTCTATTACTAACGTATCTTTCATATTAACCAACAAATACTGATAAGACGGAACTAAGTCTAAACTTGAAGCCGTTACATAAACCTCTACATTTCTAGGTACACTCAATGGTGTTGTAGGAGTTACTGCGCTTTCTTTTAGTTGAGCTTTCAAGTCATCTACTTCAACTTCCAACTTAGCGTAATCTAGTTTCTTATTGTTAAAGTCCGACTCAATCAAAGTTAAGTAGTCTCTTGTCTTTCCATGAGACTCTTGTTCTCTAACCAAATCTTCTTCTTTTTCCTTTAACTGCACTTGTAAGGCTTGCAGTTGCTCTGAGGATACCCCTGAACCTTGATTTGAGTTAGCAGTTTTCAAATCTCTATGCAAGCGCTCATTGTCTGCACGCAGAACTTGAACCTCTTCTTCCAGTGTTAAACCAAACCCATCGTCTACTGGAAGAGGAGTTTCTTCTTGAATTGGTTCTACCAAAGGCGTTTCTTCCACGTGTGTAAACCCACTAGAGCTTCCACTAGTTTCCATTTTGGAAACAACTGGAGTTGCCCCGTATTGTGGAGTTAATGAGGATACCGCTTGGGAGTGTGGAGAATAAGTTGTATCTTCTTTAGTTAGTTGAGTTGATAGATTTGGGGAGGTTGGAGTTGCACTCAGATGAGGTGCAACCTCATCTTTTTTAGGTGGAGCTACGGTTAAAGACTCACCTAATTCACTTTCCAACAACAAAATCAACTCATCAGCGGTTGTAATTACATGCGCTCTATCTGGTCCTACAGTATCTCGAACCGTAGCGTTTGCGTCCAACTTCACCTTCTCATCAGCAGTTAATAGAAATCCTGCCGTGCTAATCTTCTTAGCGTGACTTCTTGCTGCTAATGGTTGAAACTTCGACCCACCTGAGACAAATCGAATATCAGTTCGGTGCGCTCTGAGAAGTAAATTCTCAACCTCCGAAATAATCGACTTACTCAGTTCGAAGTAATAATAGTCAAAATCTGCCATCTAAATACCTCAACCTTGAGCTTTTTGTGCAAGTGCTACCCCTGTCATTAACCCTAAAATGTTCAAATAGCGAGGACTTGTAAGGTCAAAAGGGATGCCCTCAATTTCATCTTCCTTCAAGTATTGCAAGTCTACCAAGTCTAAGGTTGGAAGTTCTAGTTGCAACTCAGACAACAAAGCTTCAGAAATAGTAACTGTTGAACCATTTGAAACAACACCACCACCCACTAACAATAGTCGGTCAAATGAGGAAACTTCAACCTCAGCACCTCGTAAGTAAGTAAACACCTCTTGTGCAATATCAGAAGCTACTGAATAAATCGCTTGTTCTACATCTTCACGGACTTTGTGAGTTGTTGAGCCATAGCGAACTTCACACGTTTTCAAGACATCTTTGAAACTTGCAATAGGAATATCTAAACCAAGTCGCTTGTTTACAGAAGCCCTTACCTTACTTAAAATCGTAGAACCACCAATTTTAATGGTGTGTTTCAAACCATCAAGCAAGCGCTGAGAGGATACCCCAATTAAATCTGTAGTTCCTTCTCCAAAGTCAATAATGAGAACATTTCGAGAAGCCAAATCTTCATAGTGTGGGCGAGGATTTAAGTCTCCGTAGCTCAAAAATACTGAGTAGAAAGAAGAATACCCCTCTGGGAGAACTTTCACAGAGTTGACTTGTAATTGGAACTCTGCACCATCATACAAGTTCTTATAAGTAAAGGTTCGAACCAAGTTTTGTTCAAACACGCTACGAGCTGAAACTGCTTGTGCTGGTGGAACTAGCACCGCTAAATCAAACACAACTTCTTTAGATAGTTCTTGTTTTGTGCTTGTCCGGTAAATCGTATTTGCCCAATCTAAAACTTTGTCCATCAAGTTAATCAACACAACATAATTCAATAAGTTATCCGCTTTTGCCAAGTGACTTACAGGTGTTCTTAGTTTCTTAGGTAAGTTTGCAGTCGCTAAGTCACCCCACATAACCAATTTGTCTACCTTGTTAGCTCCAATTTGTAAGGAAACCTCAAGTACATTAGAGTCCAATTTGTTAAAGTCCTCAGATTGAATATAAGGAGAATAAGTTTCCTTAGTCGCCAAGTTCTCTACTACAAAGTGGTTATCAAGTAAATAACCGCGAGTGTGTTTGACGATACCACCGTCAACAATCTGCGCTACTGCACGTGTTTCGGAGTTGCCCAAGTCAATCATCAGTTTTACATTTGTCATTTTACTACCTGTTTTTCTTTCTATTTTTAAATTTGTAAAAATAAACCTTAAAATCAAAGGGAATTTTCAAATATTTGAAAATATCTTACTTTCTTAATATCAACTTCAATTCATCACCATATAAATAAGGCACAATCAAAGCGTTCTTAGGGTTTAATTCCTTATCGAATGAGTCAACAAACATACCATCTACCTCGTAACCTCGTTTTTTAGCTGATTCTGCAAATGTAGAATAAGCTAAACCACTATATGAGATAGAATGGTAGTGAGAACTCAATAAAAACTCATTTTCATAAGCCAATTCTTTCAATCTATCAAAGTTCGCTAATAAATTCGACATTACATGAATGTTCGAAGCTTGTTGAGCTGCACCTTGTTCGAGGATACCGAGGTCTTTATCTAACTGAGGGAAGTTTATAGCATCTTTTACAGACACTAAACCAAAAGCCCCTTTGTGACCTTGTGCATCAAAGTTGTGATGTTCAAAAAAGTCTCTATACTCAACCTCTGAGTGAAACCCTCGAACCGAACCTCTAAGCCACTTACCATTTTCAACTGCTGCAATCAAAACAGTTTTCCCTAAATCTCTCAAATATTGGTTCGCAATCAGACCAAGGAAAGAAGTATACTTAAAGTTATACTCTTTCGAGTCAGAAGTCTCTGGTATCTCTGCTACATCAATCGCTAAAATAACCAAATTTTCAAGTTCTGTGACCTTCAGATAATCTTTCATGTGGTTTAAAATGCGAGTCCGAATCGTTTTAGCCGGTAAAGAGTAAAAGAAGTCCGTTTGGATACACAGTCGGAACAAATACTCACTCAAATTTAACTGATATGAAGCATTTATGTAAGGTGACAAGCTAAAGTCCACGAAAGTTCTATCTAACTTTTCAGGGAACCTCTGAAATGCAGTAGGTACTTCTGCTTGGCACACATGAACCAATTTTCTTAGGACAGGGATTTGAAGTAATGGAGTTTCAAAAGTTACCTTTAAAATCTCTCTTGCTAACGGATTTTCAATATCTCGTACATCAGAAAGCAAAGTAACTCCGTGCATGGCAATCCACTCTGTCTCAATTTCAACCTCTAAAATCTTTGATAGAGCATTTAAAACAACCCCTGTTCCAGACCAAAATCTCAATTCTTCTGGTTCAAAACTATATTGGTTGTTAATGAGAACTGCTTCACCAACAAGATTGATACCCTCTGAGGTTTCCTCTGTAGTAGACCAATACTGTTGGTTTGGGAACATAGGATTGCTTTCAACCTCATGGTGGTCTAAGCTAATCACAAAATTCCCTTGCTGAGTCAACTGTAACATTTCCTCTGCCGAAATGGACGAGTCTACGTTAATAATAATTTCATTTTGGTGGTACTCTGTGGGAATATAATAGTCATATTCTCCCCAACTGCGCTCTTTTTTGACAAGTTCTTCTTCGACCATGCCGTGTCTTCTATCTGTGTTGACACAAGAGTGGAAAGAGTAACCTGCTTTCTGTAACATCTTAGCTCCTACGAACCAAGCCATAAGACCATCAACATCCGGGTCGCCTTTGAGGACTATTGGATACCCTCTTGCTAAACCGTTTGCTAACACTTGTTTTGCTAAGTCTACACCTTGTAGTGTGTAATCTTGTAAGTTCAATCGTCTAAACTGCTCCTTTCCGAGTTCAATAGGTTTATTATAGCAGATTTTAAGGGGTTTTGCAAATCTTATGACAAGTGCATGACAAGAAAAAATAGTCTATGACAAATAAGTCTGGAAGTAAGACAAGTAGTGGGTAATTTAAGACAAAATAGTGAAAATTAAAGACAAAGTTAAGAGAAAGTGAGACAGAAAGTAACCTAGTTAAGACAGAAAATACCTTTATTAAGACATACAAAAAGCACCCTCAAAAATGAGGATACCGCTAAGTGGGTTACTCTTCCCACAAAAGAGTGTTTGAAGTCTTTACAAACAAAGGGAACGTATGATTCGTGAAGTAACTCTTTGTTTCTTCGTCTACGTTTTCTGGAGAATTGAAAACGAAGGTGTGACTGTTCCAATTTCCTTGAGCGTCAGTTGCGCTTACCTCTACAAGTCCATGTTTCGGAAAGCCATTTGCGCTATCTTCGGAAGACTCGGGGAAAGCAATCTCAACGTCCCAAATCTTGTGGTTTTTGAAGTTCCCCACAATAAAGTTTGTAATATCTACTAAGAATTGTGTACTTGTATTGTTCATAGTGTTTTACCTTTTATCTTTCTAATAAACTTTAGTTTTAATAGTCATTACCAAAAATAATCTTTTAGAGCCTCTTGATGCTCCTCAAAATAAACACTTAACCAATCAAAACCATAAGCTGAACCGAAGCCTTCCAAAAGAACGGAAAAGTCTAAGTTTGTAAAACCTAATTTCTTCAACTTCTTATAAGTGTTAATCGGAGAACGAAGCTTTTTATACTGTATAATGCTTGCAATGTCCTTAAAATCATATTCCCTCAAACTAACCATTTTCATACCTAATACATACTCTATAGGTGCTAACAAAACAGTTAAGTTACTGAAAGAATATAAAGTTTCACAAACATCAAGTGGAGGTTCTGGGTTTAAGGTTGCTACATCATTATTGAGCCAAAGTTCCCCTTGATAATTTAAGTTAAAAACTTGACCAACTTGAAAAATAATCTCATGTATTTTTCTATCGGAGGTATAAAAAGCGTCTACATCATGAGTAGCACGTAAGCCATGATACTCCAAAACATAACCACCAACACATAAGAGAGTTAATTGCAAGCCCTCTTTAGCTAACTCTTGATTTAATAGTTCAAATGCTTGTAGTCGTCTATCCATGTCTATACCTCTTCAATAAGTCTTGCACCTGACTTAACTGTGCCGGTTTACCTAATGATACCACAAACTCATGAGTTGGAGAACCAAATTGAACTGCACACTTTAAACTAATTTTTTGAAATTGAGTTAATTTATCAGAGTTCAACAGTTTTTGAACATCATCATCAGTTAAATAAGTGTAATCTTCAAAAATAACTTTCCTTAAGTAGCGAAACCAATGACTAGAACTAAATCTTGAACGCTCCGCTGCAAGAACCATATAATTAAAGTTATCCATAACTAATACCTCTAGTTCTCTACGATTTTTCTTCCAACAAACTTAGAAAAGTCTCCATATCTAAATGATTTGGATCATAATCTTCTAAATCGAAAATCGGAGGTTTAAGGGATACCCTATAGTAAGGGGAACCCCAACTATCTACTAACCGAACAAGTAAATCACCAAAAATGTAAGTTTTACTCCCTTGGTACATAAAAGTGAAAGGAATGTCTTCAACCTCTACTCGGTTAAGCATGTAATCTGAATTTACAAGCCTATTGTTATTTCCTTGAATAACAAACCCGTTTTGGTCACATAAGTGGTGTAGTAACTCTGTTTTGTACTGTTCCGTTTCTTTTACAATCCTGCGGACTCTAGCAGTCATTCGTTTGTTAAAGTGTTCTTTTGTTTCCACTAAAAACACCTCTCTTATCAACTACAACTATAGATTTATTATCAATTAAACCAGTAGACCAATAATCAGTCAAAGTCAAACCCTTACTATCTTTAATAGGACTGTTTGTCTTACCTGTTCTATTTCCTATAAAGAAGAACTCTTCTGCCATATTTCACCTCACTAAAATTCCAACCATAAAGGACTGATACCCAAACCCGTACCTTCAAAGCGAGAATGTAACTCATCTAAGACAGATTTAGGTACATACCACTCCTTACCAAGTTTCTCTAGTTGAATATCAACTCTTTCTTCTAGTAGATCACCTGACTTCAAAAGATTTTGCAAGCGCTTTGCAGTTACTAAATAATGATAGTCACCATAAAATTCAACGAGGTAAACTTCTTTCTTTCGATTGTGAACTTGTTTTGCCATATAGTACCTCACTAATCTAACCTATCAGCAATATATTTACCTAAATTCTCAACAACCTCAACAACTAAAGCATTACCCATAAAGAACTTTCTGCGAGTGTCTGATACCACTACTTCTTTGCCTTTACTTAGTTTAACCTTAGTCCAATTATCGGGAAACCCCTGTAAACGCTCTGTTTCAAGCACAGTTAGAAGTCGATACCCTTTGCTATCTTCTATCAAATGAGTTGTACGACTAATAGAACCCTCAGAAGTCAATAAAGTGCGAGAAGGTAAATCAGAACTATCCACTAAGTTCATAGCACCTTCAGAGTAAGTGTAAGTAAAACCCTCTGAGTTAGTACGCTCAAACTTCTTAGCACCTCTCAAATAACGGAATTTATCTACTTTGTCCTCAGATAAATAAAGAGAGTTTGGTAAATCTGAAGGGTCTTCTAAAATATCTCCTAGAACCTTACAATAACCCTCATATTTTGGCTCTAGCTCTTTTGTAATAACTTTACCCTCTATCATACTCCCAGCGTTCCAAAACTGCGTAGAAAAGGAATCTGAGACTTCTACAATGTCTTCTGGGAGAACAAAGGAACTACTTCTATCTTTTACAATTTCATATTTAGTTTCGTGAGTTTCCTCAAAGATACCGCTAGTACCAACTCCAAAATCTTCTAAACTTTGTTGTTGCTTGAAATAATCAGTGTCTTTTCGATAAACAAAGAGAAAGACTCTCTTTCTTCGTTGACACCAACCGTAGTCTGCAGGGTTAATGACTCTCCAATCGACTCCGTAGCCTAAGTCTGCAAAAGCTCTCAACATAATAGCAAAGTCTCTACCTCTTTGCTTAGAGGGTGCTTTTAGCAAACGATCTACATTTTCAAGGAGTAAATACTTAGAGTTACTTAGCTTAGTAGCTCTCACAATCTCCCAAAATAGGACACCTTTTCGACCCTCGATACCCTTTTCATCTTTCTTAGTTCTTGCTACAGAGTAGTCTTGACAAGGGAAACCACCTACAATCAAGTCTACTTTACCTTTCAAAGCAGAAAAGCGCTCATCGGAAATAGTAGCAATATCTTCATTCCAATTTTCACTATCTGGGAAATGATAATTGTAGACCTCAAAAGCATCTTGCGACTTTCTCGATGGCTCAAATTGATTTGACCACAAGGTTTTAAAAGTAGGACTTGCTTTTTCAAGACCTACTCTAAATCCACCTACTCCTGCGAATAACTCAAGTACGTTCAAAACTAAACCTCATCAATATTCCACATACAAAATCTCAATTACTTCAAGAAGGAACTGTTCTAAAACTTGCTCTGCTTCAACTTGGGGATACCCAAAGACAGGCGTGACCTCATTTTCAGACCAATAAGGTTCAGAATCACCTAAAATTACGACTTTTTCTGTACCATCTACAAATTCAACTGAAATTTGCGAATTAGTTAATTTAACAGAACAAACTAACGTATAGGTATCCCAAAGTTGTTCTTCTTTATCTACACTATGTACTACAAGTGAAACTAGAGTTGCTACTAGGTATTCTGGAGCAGTTTTATCCAACATGTAATTTTCGTACTTTAATTTCATTTATTGCACCTCTTCATATAAATAGTCTGTAACCACTTGTTTTATCTTCTCCAATAAACGAGTTGAGCTAAGGCAACTAGAACCAAAGTCCGGTTTAATCTCAGTCTCAGACCAGTAAGGTTCAACATCACCTAGAATTAAAACCTTAGTTGTACCGTCTGTAAAAACAACTTGGATGCAAAGACGAGATAGATGCACTGAGCGAACCAAGTTTAAACGATATTTAAAGCTAGACTCAATATCTGTAGTAAAGACAGTGTAACCAGCTAAAACTTCACTTAATTCAATTACCAAAGCTGTCTTTTCCGTATAATCTTCATGTTTTAATTTCATTTTCTTTTCCGCCCTTCTTATAATAATGTGAAAGAACTTTCTTTTTCAAATATTTCTTCAAATGAGCAGAATTGGACACAACAGAGGTATGTTTTTCATTAGACTTCCAAAAGGCTCCATGTTCTTCCAATCTCAAGGTGTTTACGACACCATCAGAAAACATAAACATAATACCAAAGTCAGTTTCTCGAACCTTCCAAATCAAATTCTCCACTTCCACGTGACCTACAAAATTCCGCACTCTATTTAAACTTGTAAAATTTCTAAATAACTTCACTTTATTTACTGGTTTTTCTCTTCTAATTAGCACCACATTAAACCTCCACAACTTTGAAGTGATACCCAAGAGACTCTACCTTATCTTCAATCTTCCAAAATGAAGAAATTCCAAGTCCTGCAAAGCTCTGCAGACCAATCTTCGTCACAGACTCCAAATCTTCAATGAAGGTAAACCCTTTACTTTTCAACAAAGCTCGAATTTTAGAATTAAACAAGTCTACTGTGAGACAAGGTTCAATCTGAGAACCTGTGTTTTTCGGACGATAAATCACAACACCCTCAACCTCAGTCAATGCTTGACCTTCTCGTAACAAACGCTCAGAAACCCTAGAAGAAGACCTATAGCGAATGACCAAACCTTTATCATTGATATACCAAGACTTGCTAACGTTTTTGATAATGTTAGCGATTGATTTCTCAACGAACGGTTGGCGAGTTGAGGATACCCGTTGAGTGTTTGAAACTGCAACTAGAAAATCCCCTGTGTTCTTAGTAGTCAACCAAGTTGAACCTTTGAAGAACTTCTCAAACCACTTCTGTTCTGTTTCATCTACACTTTTTACAACTGTATCTACAAAAGGTAGAAAGCTAGAAAAGAAATCATCTGAAAGCTCTGTAACCTCAGAACCAAAGACCAAGCGACAAAACGAGCCGAAAGCCGTTTCACTCATATTATCCAGTAAATCATGGTTAAATACAAGAGTATTTTGCAAAGGAGCTACTACTCGACTATTCGTCCAAGCACTCTTATTTAACTTCTTACGAGCAAAGCTAGAATAGTTTACTCCTAATTGTTTTTCTGCTTCACTTGCAGAAATTCTATTTGAGAGAAGAGCAGACATGATGTTGGATACCCTATCCGCTTCTTCTTTTACCGCTTTATAAACTTCTTTATCTAAGTTAGACACTACAATTCTCCTTTTAAATTACATTTTCTAAAGTTGCTGCAAAAAGAGTCTTCTTTTCTGTTACATCTGTTAGAACTACTAAAACTCGACTTGGGATAAGACTCTCATTATCGTAGAAACATTCTACCCCATATTTGTAAGTGTGAGTGTATGCTTCAGCGCTTCTGTGAACCAAATCTCCTACCGCACGCTCGAAGTCATCAAGAGACAATCTTTGAGTATTCTTAGAATCAGCGAAAGCAAAGGCATTTGTCGATACCGCTTGTAAAATCTGACGAACGTTTTTAGCGTGGTTTTCGTCATCAGGGATGAACTTAATATCTGCACGAAAACCACTATTTAGGCGAGCCGTTCCGGTAAACATCACATCGCCAAACTCTCCGTCATTCAAACAATATCGAAACGGAACTAAGTGAGTTCTATGATAAAGAGGATACGACTGATCTTTGATTTTAACCCACTCAGATTTCACCAAGTCAAATCCGGGAACTTGGGCGCTCTTGCGAGCTTCATTGTCTCGACTATAAAACCCTCGTTTAATATCTCTACCGCGCTCATCTATTTCTTCGCCTGTAAAGGTAATCAAACCACCAACGATACGACTTAGCGAGTCTTTCTTCGCTAACGTATAGGAGTTGGTTTTAGGATTTACCAAAGCTACATCAGTTAGCAACTTGTGGAAATCTCCTCTAGTCGCAACCTCATCATAAAGAATATCGTTGTTATAAGCTAAAAAGGTGTGCTTGGGGAAATTAGCATTCTTGCGCTTCATGTGGGCTTGTCTTTCTTTTTCGATGTCAGGTTTAAAACCCTCATTTAAGTTCCCCTTTTCATCAGAGTTTTTAAAGAGTATAGCACCTACTAAAATTAAAAGAACGACTCCGATAAGCCAATATGAGGTAAACAACATAATTGCACCACTAACTGATAGAAACTGCACTAATCGGTACATATTTTCTCCTAAATTCTAAACCATACAAGGAACCAAATTAGTTTCCAAAACGGACACACACTCCATAAAACTAAGCAAATCAACTACAAATTGACTCTCTTTCATAGGGCGAGAAGTCACAACACCAACAGTCGGATTGGTTGAGTGATACCGAAAAATGACTATATCGCTTTCGACTTCCCACTCAAACTCTCCTTTTAAATCCAAATGGTGCTTTTCCTTTAACTTTTTAATCGTTTCAAACATCAGTGAAACCCTCTTTCTTCTATTTTTAGTTTCCTTTATTATATCACAAAAAGAAAAGAAAGTCAAATTAAAACGAGGTGAGATTATAGCTCCTACCTCGTTTCTCGTCTTTTCTAAACTACAATTATTGCTCCGATAAAAAGCAAAGTTAAACCAACCGTTCCTAAACCTGCTAAGTATAAATGTTCTCTTCTCATGTTCTCTTTATTCTTTACTTCTTCGAAAATTTGAAGTTCTTTCAAAACAAAGGATACCCCTATTCCAAAGAGAAATAAAGAGTTGAAAACAAAGAGAAACCATAGATAAAAGCCGTCCATGTAGGTTTACCAAAATGCCCCTTTCGGTTTGTAAGACTTAATCTTACTTGAAAGCTCACCACGTTTGTTCTCATCAGCTTTCTTGAAGAGTTCTGTACGAGCTAAAGCCATCTCTGAGTCATTCAAAGAAGGGTCTGCGTATAAACGATAGTCTAAGTTAAAACGCGCACCTTCTACCAACTGGTACATTTGGTACTCATTGTAAATCGGAAAACCGTCTTTATCGGTACTACAAACCAAGCTCAAACAACCGAAATCTGAAGCTCTCCAACACTGTTCAATCTGACCTGCAGTGAAATTCTCATTGATGTAATGTTGAATGAAGTCCACTACAGACATCTTCAAGCGACCTCTTAGAATCGCCAAAATTTGACTCTCAGACCAAGAACCCTCCAAGAACGGAGAAATGTCAACTCCTGCCATGCGAAGAGAAATCAGAAAATCCAAGTAGTCTTTGTCGGATACCGCTCGACTATTCTGCAAGTCTGCAATTTCAACACCTTGCGCTAAAGCTGAAGCAAAGACTTCAATCGTAGACAAAGGAATCAAGGTAAAATCCACCTTAGAAAAATCAACGTTTTCAAGCGCCAAATCTACGAGGATACCGAGGGTTTTAGCTTCTACTACCAACTCAGCAGTTATGGAGTTGAAATAGTTAGACAGACCACTAGAGTCCAAAGTCCTATGAGCGCTATACAACTTGTAAAGATGAGTTAAAATCTCTGTATCTAAGTTTGCATTAATCAAATACTGGGGAACATCATGCTCCAAACACAAGCGAACTGCTCGTAATAATTCAAAGTCTACTTTATCGCTTGTTATAAAAGCAGTTAAATCCAAGCCGTGAAGGAGTCCAAGTGTTAACTCATCCTTCACGTTTTGGTTTACATCTAATGCTTGCAAGTCAAAGAAAGAAAGACCTAAATAGTTGTTCTTACTCAATCTGTTTACCACACAATCGTTTAAAATCATAGTTCGAGGTTGAAATCAGTAAATGCTCCAAGTTGTTCTTCAACCTTGGCTTTTTGCATTCGTTCTTTCAAACTCAAATCTTCCTTTAATTTTACAGTTCTTTAATTTTGTTATAAACTTAACTCTTGCTTTAATTGTACAGTTCTTTAATTTCTTAACAAAATCAAAGTTTCCAATATAAGTTGTTTCTCACCTTACTCTTGCGCAGTGTACTGCGCAAGAGTCGGAGTTGAGGTGACTGCGACTACCCTCTATACAATCCAAGACTTATACAGTCTTATCATGTTTTACTTTTTAAATTCTAAGCAAAATTGACTAATTTAGGATTTACCATAAACTCAACTAAACTTTGATGTAATCCATCCGCATATAAACCTCCTTTAGTCAAATACTTACGACCAATATTTAAAGAACCATTAACATCAGCATTGATACGGATACCCTTAGAGGTTTTAAACAAACCTCGTTTGACGCGTTTTCCTTTATACTTTTCATGATGTTCTATGGACTCTTTATCTAAGAAACTACACTTACTTGTATGAGCTTCTTCGGTTACAATAAAGCGAATACCTTTAAGTTGGCACTTGTACTTTAATTGAGCAATCAGTTGTGTAAACGGAATTTGAACGAAATTTTGATTAGTTACTTTACCTAAGTTAATGTCTTGTTTCTGCCCAATATTGTGTCCGAAAATGACGGTATCAATATTGTGCGAATCTAAATGATTCACTAACTGAGTAGTTATTTTATGTAACATATCTGTTATTCTTCTTGCTCGTTTATTATAAACAGACTGCAAAAGAGGAGATGTGTATAACCCTTGAACACTCAATTTACTTTTTAAATTAGCTATCTCTTTATTAGCTAACTGATTTATTGCTTTTAACGGTTTACCATTTATTAAAATAGGGTTAAAACAATTACTTGTAACTGTCATTAAATTATTTAAACCCGGATCGATAAAAGCTACTCTTTTAGGTAACTCAGAGCGCAAAGGTTTACTTACAACCTTATATAAAATTTCAATCACATAGTGATTCCCTTTAGGTACAATACGAGCACCTTGTATATTTTCTTTTGGAACGTTTGTTTTAACCACGATTGAAGTTTTAGAGAGTTTTACATAACCGTCAACTTTTAAACTCAAGGCACCTTTAGGGTAGGGAACTGTACATCTACCATCAGTTTTATCCAAATACTTAGGAGGGTTAACTTTAGGAGAGTAACCTTCTGTAGTTTTCTTTTTAACTAAAGCAAAAAATGACTTAAACGCTCTATCTACCAACATCTGCACTTGTTTAGAAACTTTAGTTGGTAAAGCTCTATAATCTGGTTGATTCGTATGAGTAAACTCTCTGTTTACTGCGTAATAGTTCTGAAAGTTAGATTCAAATAAACTCTGTCTTTGATAATACAAAGTAGAATTATATAAGTTCTTCGCTAGAAAAGACAAATTATCACATTCTGAAAATAAAGGATTAGTAGGTTTAATAATATGGCGCTCACATAAAATCAAAATATCACTCAATTTGAATCTCCTTTTTAATCTTATGTCTTAAACCATACAGTTTACCTGAGAAAGAATGAATCAATGCGATTATGTCTTCAGCAAGTTCTTCAGATTGACTTATAGTCTCAGTCTCATCAGAGACAACAACTATAGAAACACCATGAAAATCGCAGATTTTCTCTAAATAATGATACCCAAGTCTTGTTAGTCTGTCTTTAGAAAAAATGTAAAGTCGATTTATTTTTCCTTCTTGAATTAAGTCTATTAAGGAAAGCAAACCTTTACGATTATCATTTAGTCCAGAACCTACATCTGTTTTGACAAGTAAGTTATTGACATTTTGCTCAATCGCAAACAATTTCACTTTTTCTACTTGTCTATCTAAGTCTCCATGCTCTGCTTGTTTATGTGTAGAAACGCGAGCATAAATGACATCAGACTTAGTTGCAAAACTATCCACGTAAAGCATATTCTGTTTGTCTAAGTAAGTGCAAACATCAGTAGCTAAAATGCGCCTATGTCCTGATTCAGTTTTATGATAAGGGATTAACCCAAGTTTACAATATCGAATAACTGTAGGTATAGTTACACCAAGTAAATTAGCTACTTCACCTGTTTTATAAGTCGACTTCTTCAAAATCTCAGACTTCTTATACAAAAAGACACCTCCTTTCTTATTACAACTAAAGTGTAACACAAAAAGGTATAGGTGTCAAGTTTTATATTGAAAATTTTAAAAATTTTACTGAAAGTTTAAGTTTTGTGTAATCATTTGGAAACACAATCTTAAAATCAAAGCTCTAAGTTGAAATCCGTGAACGCTCCAAGTTGTTCTTCGATTTTGGCTTTTTGCATGCGCTCTCTCAGACTCATTTCTTGTTTTAATTGCACTCCATTTAGAACCATTCCGTCAAGTGGAGTCCATGCTTTAATTGGAACACCCATCTCTTTCAAGAACGGTGAAGCTTTTCCTCTACGAGTGAGGTAAATAGTCACTTCATCTCCACGTGTTCCTGCTACGAAATGAACTCGACGCTCTTCTTCATAACTCAATTCTCCACTCAATGTATAAGGAAAAACACCCTCAGTATCATCAAAGATAATATTGACATTAGTTTCACGACCTTTGAAACTAAACGGTGTAGCAAAAGTTAGGAGCGAAGTTCCACCACGTTTTGCTTCACGAATTTTATTGTTGATAAAGTCCATGTTGCTAAAGAAGTCTGTGATTGTATCACTTTCTTCTGCTAAGGTTGAAATCGTACCAACAACCTCAGCGTTTGCTGGTTCACCCCAATAAAGCACATGAGCCAAAAGCTCTTTAAAGAGAACCATCTCTCCGGGGAACTCTGCTCCATAAGTGTTTCTCAATTTATCAACCAAAGTTGCTAAAGACTTAAGCCCATATTCTTGAGCAATGAAGTCCATAAAACCATAGTTATCCGAAAATAAGACATTTTTGTTCTCTGGAATAGCGTTCATTAAACGTTCTGCCAAAGTTTTGGCATCCCAAGGTTTCAACTCTGGTGCTAAGACTTTCAAGTTGTTCTTAATATCAACTAAACCGCGACCACGCACCAATTCAATGAGGTTCCAAACTTTTCGATACCGAGCAGTGTTGAAATCTCTTACATCACCTAGCAAGTTGAAGTCTCCTTGGCGCTTGACTGCATAGAGAATTGAAGACGGGGAATAAGTGAAGTTAACACGTGATTGAACAGAAATAGTCTTTCCTTCTGCTAAATACTTATCAATCAACTGAAGAGAAGCGTCAGCCATATCTTTTACAGAGTCAAAGTGGTAAGCTTCAAGGACTCCACCCTCTTTAAAGGAACGAAGAGAATGTTCATAGCGATTTGAGTTCTTCTCAATCGATTTAGTGATTGGGTTCAAAATGTTTGAAGGGCAACGGTAGGATACCGAAAGTGGGTACTTGGTAGGTTTGTACTCTTTGTCGAACCACTCCATGACTTCTGGATTTGAACCTCGGAACCCATAAATCGACTGATCTGGGTCACCTACAATAACCACGCGAGGACAGTTCTCAAAAATAGGCTTCAAGACTTGGTACTGCAACTCAGACATATCTTGGGCTTCATCCAACATGAAGTATTCATAGCGGTTTTTATAGAAGTTGACCCAAGCAGTCTGAACTGGATCATCTTCTTTCTCAACGACCATGTAATCGTAAACATAAGTCATTAAATCATCAAAGTCAATCACATTATAACGCTCTTTCAGTGCTTGGTAATCTTCTACAACGGCAGGAAGTAGATTTCTTGGAAGGTTCAAGCGTTTTGCCGTGTCTGCTGCTTCACCAAATTGGTACTCAGAAATAGAACAGTTACGGTAGTTGGAAATAATAGCAGCTAAGTCTCGCTTATCTTGAAGAGAAATGTAGCTACTACCTTCTTCTCCTAAGTCATGTTTTCGGAAGAGACGACCCATAATAGAGTCGAAAATGCGAGAGCTTTCACTGTCTCCACCACCTGTGTCTAACATGCGAACATAGTCTGAACTTGTTTTATCCGTTAAATTAAACCCTCTAAGTCTTAACAACTCAAAGAACTCTGACTGTAAGGTGCTGAATGTAAGGTCTGAAGTGGATACCCCTGTGAGACCCAACTTCGCAAAAGTACGCTCTACATTTTGCTTAATCTCTTCTGCTCCCTTGCTCAAGAAGGTTGTGACCCAAGCGACTTTCTTCCCTCTTTTAGCTGGGGAAAGTCTTCCAATCGTTTTATCCTTTGCCAAAATCAAGGAAATAGAAGTGGACTTACCTGAACCTGCAGTCGCAAACAACTCTGTGCGACCCTCAGAGCGGATAATAGGTTCTAGCTCTTCTAAGTTGTAACCTTTAGAAGCGACCAACTCCAAGTATTTCTTCATGTTTTCTTCGTAAATTTGCTCCTCAGTAACTTTTTGGTCTGAATTTGCATTAGGTTTTACACCTAGCAAACCCTTGTCATTACTGAGGTTGTCGAGTGCTGATTGATACATTTTTGACCTTCTTTCTTCTATTATATACTGAATTATTTTTCTGACTAAAATTCATTTGATTTGTTTTTGTATAAATAAATCTTGTTGTTTTATTTTTATGCTAAAGGGGAAAAGAGCTGAAATTTTCATCAAAATCGAAAATCCGATTATTGGCAAGTTAGTGCCAAGTTAGTGTTCGGAAAATGGAAAAATTTCATAATGTTAAAAGGATACCCACCTACCGTTTCTTATACTCTTAGAAAGACAAGGAGTTACAAGAATTTTCTATTTTTCAATTAGTTTTAGTGGCAAAGAAATTTAACTTTTAAAAGGATACCCTCTGAGAAGTTGGGGAAACCTTACTAGACCAATGTTTTTCTACGTTGAACCTATTTTCACCTCTAAGACCTTAAATCTGAAAGACAAATTAGTGGCAGAAAATTTTGCACTTGCATGAGATACCCTCTGCTGAATTGTGGAAACCTTTGTCAGATAAGAGGTTTCTTAATTTTACCTATTAATTACAACATAAAGAGGGAGACTTTGTAACAGAGAACTGCGCACTTATTTTAGATACCTACTTTAAGTTTTAAGAAATCTAAGTATATCAACGGTTCTCCCAATTTCAATAAGAAACCCATTGAAGTTCGAGTACAAAGATAAAATTTAGTGGCAAGAAATTTCGCACTTTCGTGCGATACCTTCGAAACGCTTTTAAATCAAGGAAATTATGTTTAAATTTATCCAAAACCTCGATAGTATTGAATTTCTGAAAAGTCAACCTCACTTGTAGTCAATTCTCCACATTTAACTTTCTAAATTTAGAGAAAATTGAGAGGTATGATGCGACACCCTCTTACTCTTTTACCAAAACCTTTAACACCAAGGTTTACCTCAATTTCACAAGGAAACCTAGTTTGAAAAGGCAACGTAACCAATAAGTGCGAGCAATGGAACCATAATAGCAGCTAGAACCCACAGAATAACAGTATTAACCTTTGGTTTACCCTCTTGTTTTTCCTCTTCCTCTGTCTGAACTGGTAAATGGTGTGCAGACGAGTGAGGATACCCATATAAAGGGCGGTACAACAACATATTTACAGGAGTGTCTGAGGAATAAAAGGTTTTTACTGTATTCTCAGAAGAGGTGAAAGACGGAACTGAAGTGTGTCCACTCTTAAATTCAGCTTGTGAACTCAATGATCGCCAAGAGGAAATTGGCGTTCCTATCGCACTAGGTCGGAAAGACCGACCGTGACTTGTACTGTGGGAACTAGAGTGTGAACCACCTTTAGAGCCAGTTGAACCCTTTGACCCTCCACTAGAACCTTTAGAACCACCGTGACCACCACCATGACCACCACCATGACCACCTCCATGACCACCTCCGTGACCACCACCATGACCACCTCCATGACCACCTCCGTGACCACCTCCGTGACCACCTTTAGCAAACGCCAAGGTAGGTGAGGATACCGCAAGCACCCACCCACATAGTAACACTACTTTTGAAACTCTTTGCCACATTTTCCTAGTCTCCTTATGTAATTCTTTTCCAACTCAAAATAGTTGGAAACCAAAATCTTGTACTTATCCGAGGAAATTCTCTTATTATAGAGATAAAGCTCTGGAACTGCTACTTTGAAAGCTTGATGTAACAACTCTAAAGGAAAAGTCTCACGTAATGTTGAGATACCCTCGTGAGAGAGTCCCGTTAACTCAAATAAATCCTTGTGCAACAAGCGATTAGAGTAAGTTGCCAATTTCCTTTTCTTGTAGTCAAAAGGGTAAGCCAAAATCTCAAAGAGACAAGTGTAATGACCTTTCCCACAAGTTTGAACCAAACCTCTATAAAGCTTGTGTTTAAAGAGGTTCACACAAGAAACAGTACGCTCCAAGCCATCATCTACGACTTCCACTTTATATTTATAGGTATCTTTCATCTAAATCACCACTTTTTCTAGTAAAGTTCCTTAACTTTACAAAAGTCACTTAAATCATAACCTAGTTTTTCTTCGAGTTGCGAGGTATAAAAGGACACCCTCTCTCGAATTTGTGAAACCTCTACAGAATACTGCTTTTGGTACAAATCCTCGTCAAAGGAAACCCCATAAGACAGCAATAAGAAGAGAGTTGCAGCTTCTATCGGTAAGATTGTTGTTTCATAGTGTAAGTTATCATTCAGAACCGTAATCGGTACAGAATAGACCGATTCAACTGTAGTAATAAAGTAATGTTCTGCGTAAATCGAGTGGTTTGTTTGAGCGTAGTTGACCCCTAAAGTGTCCCAACCGACTTCTACTCGGCTCACAGTTAGTGAAGGTTCAAGAAACTCAAAGTAACTACCATATAAGTCTTGAATTGTCTCTGGGAGACTTTCAAAGTCTTCTAGCAACGCTTCTCTAGTCTTATAGAAGTTATAAGTATGGAACTGAACCTCTGTATCTGTGACCTTAGTAATCTTAGCTAAGTGAACCTTGTTGATAAACTTGTTAGTACCTTTACTGCTGCGAACCTCTTCATTTGCTACATAACCCTTTTCATACAAAAAGACAATGGAGCCGACTTGATACCCTTGCTTTTTGAAGAGCGTTTGTTTCTCTGATATAGGTAAGACTTCTTTGTTCATGTACCCATGAAAGCGAGCCATTTCAACGTATAACTGACTGTTAATCGTATCAATATCTTTGGCACTTAAGTCATAGTCAATAGGTAAATACTCAAAGAGTTTGAAATAGTAAAGAATACTAGACTCAGCAAGTTCAGAAGACAACCCCTTCACACTCAAATGGAAGTCTCCCACAATTACATCAAGGTAAATCGCAAACCACAAGACTACCGAGCTATAAGAGAGTTGGTAAGGGAAGTTACTAGGCTTCAAATAAGAATAGTTCTCTTCAGTAATAACAAAGGAAGTAGTTGAAACCCTAAACTGCTCTACAACTGTCTCAAAGTGAGCTAAAAGCTGACGGTAATCATAACTTGGGGGAACTGCTGCTACTGTTTCCTTTAAGGTTATCAGTCTACGAGCAGAAGCCAAACTCACGTATGGATACCCATCTAGTTTACTGAGAGCCTTTGGCTCAAATGGTACTTGTGGAATGAACTCTGGAGGTGCTTTGTAAATCTCAGTATAAGCAATATTGTAGAAAGACCAATAGAGAGCCTTATAAGGAGAGTCAATTGTGTATTTATCAATCATCCTAAATACCTTCAACCTTCTCAAAGTCAACTAATTCGAGGTTTGGGAAGTTCTTCTTCTGCAGTTCAATAATCAAATCAGCAGAAAAACTCTTGTTCAAAATGTGATACCGAGTAAGAGAACCCCAAACTTTAATATCTTCAAGGTTGTCTAAAAGGAACTGCTTGATTTGTTTCTCTGCCTCTAAGACCTTAGCGAGTGAGTAAACCAACTCGTCTGTAGATTTGTTTCTAATCAAGTCGGTTTGGTAAAGCTCATTAGACTTCTTATCTAATAGACTTGGAGTGAACTGCACCAAAATGGAATTAGAAATCGTCTCTATAATAGAAGAAACTTCATCAGAATTAAACTGCATGTATTCTTCAATAACCTTGAACTGGCGGTTTTTCCAAAGACTCAGTAAGCCCGTTGGGAACCGAGACTCCAAACTCTCTTCAACCTTTTGACTTGCGTAATAAACTTGACGAGAAGTTAAATCAGACAAGTCAATTAACTGCTGACGAGTTAACCCCGATCGATACAGTTTCAAAAGACTAAGAGTGCTTTCTTCATTTGACTTACTCAAATTTAAATAAGAACCGCTCTTCAAAAAATCAACAAGCGTTTTTGCAAATTGCAAGTCCTCTACTGTTTGTAAGACCGAACTAGAAGGAATGTGCTTGTTATTCTCTATTCTAGTTTGGAATAAAATAATATCAGAATAAATCTGACTTAAAGTATTAAATATCGGTTTCTTTTTACTCATAAAAGTTAAAAACCACACAAAAAACTACTATTTTATGATTTACTTTTAAAGTACAAAATAAATCATTCTACTTTTCTGTACTTTATCCTCTCTATAAAATTTTCAGTCGGAAACTTAGCTATATGGCTAGAAATTTTCCTTGCTGAATTTCTTAAGGTCTATTATACATTATTTTAAAATAAAAATCAAGTAACAAGATGTACAAAATATAAATCAAAATGAGATAAGTTCATTATTTTTAGACTAAATGAAAGAAGTTTGATTGAAATGAGGTTTACTATAAAGAAAAAGGTATTTTTGGGATACCGAAATGAGAGATTGGGAAGTTGGTTTTAATAAAGGAAACTGAAAGGTTGAAGTCTGCTTTTGGTTTTTAGTCTTAGACTATCTGCTCTCTGCTTTTACATTTCAAACTTCAGCACTCAAGTTTTTGAGATAAAATCCGTAATTTAAAAACGCACGCGGACTGAGGATACCGCAGAAAAGTTTTCGGACTTAGTTCAAAACCAAGCGAAGTTTGAGCGTTCCGAAAGTTCTACTGAGGTTCAGTTTAACACTCAGTTTAAACTTACTTTGTAAAGGTAGCACAGCAAATCTGAAGCCCAACGAAGGTGGACGTTCCTCTTACTTAAAAGCGAGAAGCAAAGAGACTGAAGGTTATTTATAGGAAACCTAAACCTATTAGAACACAGAAAGCTCACTCAGAGGAACTAGGTGGAGTTTAGGCGCTCCTTAAATAGTAACCCTAACTTTCAAGTAGCGAAACAAAAGGGAAAGTGAGGATACCGCGGGGAGTTTTGTGAGGTGAAACTCAGAACTCAACCTGCAAACCACACACAAAACTTAAACCTCCAACCAACCACTTCAAACCCTTAAACCCGCAAACCTCTTTAAACCAACTGCCACCAAACCCTTACGGATTTGGGGCGTTCCTTTATTTTTAAACCCAACTACACCCCCAGCAATCGAAAAGCTATGACAAATATTGAGGTAAATTAGGACAAATTATAAGTGGATTATGACAAATAAATCTAAATCTATGACACTTTAGACTAAGTTTTAGGACATAAATTTAAGAATCTATGACAAAAATAAACCAAATTATGACAAGTAAAACTCAACTTATGACAAATTTAAGTAAAAGTATGACAAACAGGCAAGGTTTCTATGACAAATCTTAAAAGTTTTATGACACCTTAGAGAGAATTTATGACAAATAAAATTAAATCTATGACAAATTTAAATGACCTTAGGGCAAAGTAAAATTAACTTATGACAAACAGACACTATTTTATGACACCTTTTAATAAATTTAAGACAAAGCTAAGACAGAAAAATATAAAATTATGACACAAATTAGAAAGTGTATAACAAAAATAAATAGAGGTATGACAACCTCTAACTACTGCTTTTCAGAGAGCTAACTTCCTTAAATTAAGGATAAAAAGAACAGAACTATGCAAAAGTCGAGGACATGAGGATACCACTGAGGGGGTTTGGAGGACTGAAAGAAGTTTCCAAACTGAACTGCAGACAAAATTCCTAAAATCAAATTTAAAGGCTCATATTTGTTCCGTGTCGCGTTTAAAATTAAAGTTGGACTTATTATACCATAAGAGGTTAAAATCGAATCTGAGGCAATCTGGGGCTTTTCAGATAAATAGAAAAAGTAGAGACCGAAATCTCTACTTATCTTCTACGTTTGTTGGCTCTAGGTCTAGGTTCTTCTTCAAAACAGTCTGTGAAATCAACTTCTTTTGAACGATACAGAAAACCCAAACTAACCAAACTTAAAACTGCGAGTAATAACCACAAAATCTTTACTCCCAACCGTCATCTGAGCTTGCTGCACTCTCATAGTCAACCTCAGCTCCGTCACGGAAACTCTTCTTGGTGAATAGAGAGTAAATCCACAAACCAAAGTACCAAACAGTCACAACACCAACTACAAGTCCGAGTGGAACCGTAGCTATAATCACATCAAGATTGGAAAGACCTGTGAGACGAAGAATGAAAAGTACAATAACTGCAAGCATTGTAAGAATCATTGTTGTCATTAAAATTGCTAACGGTAAGTTCCATTTGTTGATAAATTTCATTGTTTTAACCTTTCTTAAAGCCTACATTTGTACTCGCGCCCTGCGAGGTGATACCGCAGTAAGTCAGAACCTTGGGTAACTAAAACTTCTCTAGTTACTAAATCAATTCGTTGACCTAAACCATGTTCTAGTAAGAGTTCATAGGCTTCTTGTAGGGCTTTAAACTCTTCATGAGAACCACCCTCTACATCTGGGTGAACTTCTTTGGAGCGCTTTTTATACGCTTGTTTTAACATGGTCTTTTCTACAGTTACAACATCTTCAAAGCCGAGTGTTTGTAGTGCTTTCTTAATTCTTTGTAATTCTATCATAATCTATCTAAACTTGCAAGAGTTTCTTTACTTGTAGTAGTTGGCGCTCGCCACATAAACGTGACTAGGGTAGCGACCTACTGTGTAAGGGTGTTTCACAACCTTGTAGTTCATTTGACTGTCTTGGAATTTGAGGATACGGTAAGGGTTGTCATCTACAAAGACCGTAGGTTCAGACCTATCTTTTGCAGACTGAATCAAACGAGCTAACATCTTTTCTTCTTGTCTCAAATTGTAAAAGGAGAGCAAAGCGGAGTCGCTATAACCTAACTCATTCAGCAACTCTCTTTTCTTTTCAGCAATCTCCTTACTAGGACTCAAACTAATAAAGCAAATATCACCAGTGTGAGAACCCACGAGACCTTCGAGATACCGCTCTACTTCTTCGTTTACCTTAATCTCACCTACTTGGTAAAACTGAGGGTTTGAGAAGTGTTTCAGCAACTCTTTCTTCAACTCATAAGAGAGTTGTTTCTCTGGTTCATAAGTCGGTTTGAAATCAACCAAACGACTTGCTGAATCCAGTAATGTATTGTCTAAATCTACATAAATGCGCAAATTTGCACCTCACTAATCTTCTTCTAAAACTGCTGAATAGACCTTATTCTAAGGCGATAAAGACTATTTCTTCCCACGTGAACTTAGAAAAGAACTTTAGAACTCTTTCTAAGCTAAATTTATTGATAGTATTCTCCGAGTTCTTCATATAAGTCTCTAAATCAAACTGAGGGTAAATCGTTTGATAAACCTCAGTATCTAAGCGAGAACCTAAATGTGAGACACCGCTATAAAACAAGGCGTCTTCAAGACCCATATTACGAACCCACTTACAAAACTGCAAGCTCTCACTTGGAGTCAATTTGTAGATTTTATTGGTCTGAACAAGTGAATTAGGCGCTAAAGCAATCAGCACCTTATCGAGAATACCCTCTCCTTCAATCCACAAGAAACCAAGTTCTTTCAATGCTTGTAGCAACTTGTCTCTCTCATAAATTGTAACTATTAAGTGTCTGTCTTCCATCTGACACCTACTAACCCTAAACCTTACGAGGTTTAGGTTCTTCCTTGTTCTTATGTAAATCCTTACAAGAAGTGTCTTTACACTCATGTTTGTAGTCAGTCACTACTGAAGTGTAAGCTGAACCCTCTTGTTTTTCGGATTGAACTTCTGTTTTCAAAAGGTTTATTCCCCTTCCGTTCTCATTGTTTTCTTGGTCTTTAAAGTGCGAGCAGAAACCTTGGGTTTTGAAGTTTTCGCAACTTTAGGAGTGTCTGCTTTTTCACTAGATTTAGTGCTCTTCTTGCTCGAACTTGAACCTGTGCGAATAACTTTAGGTTTTTCAACTTCGCCAAACTTTTTATATAAGTCAACCAATTCATCATTGATATATTTTTCCCTCAAAATACCCGATTGAGAGTAGACAAGGCGCACGGTTGCGCCATTTTCAAGATACCCTTGAACAGTTTGGTTCATAGAAGTACGAGTGACACGAACCTCTCCAACTAAGTTATTCTCCTTGCGAATTTTTACCAAGCTTTGATGAATACGGTGAAGTTGAATCTTGAAGACTTTCTCAATCTTGCTCGTGTAACCCAACGGAATGTGGTAATTACGCTCTGGGAGAACAAACTCAGCGCCTAAGTTACATGAAGGTAAGTTCTTCAACATGTAAGGTTTCAACTTAATATCCACATCTTTTGTCAACCACAAGTGGAGCTGAATAGGAATTTCTAAACCTTCAACCTTTAAGGTAATGGTGCGGTTAATGGTAATATCTAAGTCCAAACCCTCTTGAACATATTCCAAATCACCCCACAAACGTGTGTTAAACTTGTATTTCTTGTCATGGTACAACTGTTTTAACACATTATTGACCACTTGCTTTTCCCAGTAGTCTTTAATTTCCTGTGTGACCTTTACAAAAGGTGTAGAGGGAAACTTCGTCAAATCTAAGTTTGCTTTCTTTTCTTTCAAATAGTCCAACTCCCTCTAATTAGTTACCGAACATGAACTGTTCTTGGTCTTTTGCAAATTGTTCTGTGTAGCGATCCAAGCGCATGTACATCGCAGCCTTTGAAATCCCTTGTTTTTCCGCCCACTGGACGACTGGGATACCCTTGAAGTAAATAGCTTTAATGTCATCGCGCATTTGCTTCGTGGTCTTGTCTTTCAAGTAACCTTTCAACTTAGTTGGCGAAACTCTAAACAAGTCGTTCTCAACTTCTTTAAAGGCACTTGCTACTACATTGTAAGGGTAAAGCTTAGACAGAACCTCTGGTGTTGCTTCTTGGTAAGCTACAACTCCACTTACCCTGTTTTTCCGAGACTGCACTTTAACCTCTTTTTGAGCTTCAAGCCACTTCTTAAAGGGAACTTCAAGACCACGTTTAAGACCAACTAAGTAAATAGTTTGCTCTTTGAACGGAAAACAAGTGAAGTGCAAGACATCGATACCTTCGGCACTTGCAAAAGCGTGAACCAATGAAGACAACTTAGACAAGCGAGTAACTCCTGTAACCTCAGCAAGTTCATGAAGTGAAATAATCTCACTATTATCAATTTTAGAACCATCTTCCAAATACTTGTCGCTCTCAATAATCTCTCGATCCGTGAGGGGCGCTTTGTTTACATAAGTTAACCCACGCACACGCGACTTAACCTCTCCTGTTTGGAAAGGTTTACTTGCAATACCAATTCTACCGCTTTGCAAGTTGTAGTTAAAGGACGAGTCTTGAATTTGGTATTTAATTCTGTACTCGCTCCTTGTCAAACCTACTTCTGCTACCATAATCTAAAAACCTTTCATCTAATTTCAATTTTCTCTTTATTATATCACAAATTTTAGTAAAAGTCAAGAAAATAAGGTAAATTTGTGAAAATGGCTTGGAAATGGTGGAAAAGAAAAAGGAGAGAACGCTTGTTCTCTACCTTCAAATCACATCATAACAAAGGGTAATCCACCACAGTTGCGCCCTCCTCAGACGGATACCCTTTGACACCTCTGTACAAGGCTCTTTCGAGTCCGTCTAAACCATGTGACGAAGAACTTACCAACTGTGCTGAGGAACTACCTAGCACAGACTTCAAAATGTTAATGGTACTATGACTTACAAAGCGTCTAACAACAACTACCACATCAAAGTTCTTTAACTTTTCTGGTGCAACTTCTGTATCATTGTGAGAACTAGAAGCAATAAATTCTAGTTCTTCTGCTTTCTTCTCAATCAATACAAGAGACTTAAAGCGCTCTACTTGAGACTTTGGTAAGCCAATAATAGCAATTTTCTTACCTTTCAAATCAAAGTCGTACTTTGAGAAAGTTCTAGGAGAACTAGAGGATACCGCAGCAGTGGGTGTTGAAGTGGGTTTGATTTGGTTATCGTGGTGAACCCAAGCAATTCGTGGAATCTCCCCTTCTTTTACTACTAAGTCCACAGAAAGCGCAGTAGTTAGACGGTAGTTCTTAACTAAGTAGTCATTTAGGTTAAAGACACCACAACGAGAGCCGTGGTCTCGAAGAGAATTACCATTTTCATCAGACGGAATGTAATAACCCTCTTCATCTTTGTTAATAGGACAATTTGGAATATAAACCATACCGTTATTGACTTCAATCTCAGTTTCATAAGTGATGTCAAAAATTCGGGGACCTGAAAGGCTAAAGGAAATCACTAAACCATTACTTAAATCAAAACGCTTGTAAACCTCAAAGTTATGAGCGTAAAGAACTTCACCTGTCTCTACATCTTCAAGCTCAAAGCCACACTCCGTCAGTAAAACGACACCACAGAGGTTTCCGTTAGCACCTTTGGAGAAGACACGTGGACACCATTTGTAACTAGGTTCTTCTTGATGTTCTTGTTCTTTTGAGGAACCAACTTCCTCTCCCTCTTCAGTTATAGGAACTTGTGGAGCTTTACCCTCAGAAAGAAGGGTGTGGTCTTCTAAGGATACCGCAACCATGTTTTGTGGAGTTTCTGAGTGAGCTAAGTGGTGATGTATTGTTAGGTCTTGCTCTTCTTTCAATAAAGGCGCTAAAAAGTCTCCAAACGCTTTATTATCAAAGCCTAGAAACTCTTTGGCGAGTTTTAGGCGTTCCAAGTCACCATCTAGTAAAATATCTTTAATTGTTTTGCGAAATTCATTTAAGAAATCTTCTCTGAAATTCATCTGTTTAAACCCTCTTGTTCTTTCTATTTTGCTTTCTTGCTTTATCTAGTATCGGAGTAAATTGTTGTCCGAACGTGCAAATATCATCCCACTTTACTCTAGGTTGTGGGTTAATTTCTAAAGTCTTTGGGTCTACAAAACTCTTTGTGACCTTACTGCAGTTCTTATACCTTTCTTTGTAACAGTAGCAACAAACAAAGAAAGTTAACCCTCTTTGATTTAAAGTAAACAACTGTCTTACCTTACGGTGGCAAATATCACAAGGCGAAGTAAGAGGTGCTTTTGAAGATACCGTAACTGTGGGTGTAAGCGAATTGTCAAAGGTAGTTTCAATATCGAAAGCTACCGCTTTTGGAGAAACGGTAACTGTAGGCTCCGAACCGTTGTAAAAAATTGATTCAGGATCGAAATCCCAATTCTTCTTGTCTGGGTTTAAGAACGACTCAAAATTGATAAAATCACCTAACATAAATTTATTCCTATTTTCCTTTCTAAAATATAAGAAACCCCAAAAATTTTGGGATACCCAAAGGTAGTTTTATACTGGAATTCTTGCACTATGTAAAAAGCTTTCAATCTTTTCCATAGCTGCATTTATTTTTGTTATTACTCCTGAATTAGAGTAAAAATTACAAGGAACACTAATCTTCGCAGTAATAAGCTCATTAACAGAATTTGAAAAATCCAACACTAAACCTTCAGAACCCAAATTAAACTTTATAGCACGTGAACCTGTAACTTCCTTAGAAACTTCAACACGACCAAGACTAACGCTAGAAAAATCTGTCACAACTACTTGAAATTGCTTGAAATTGAATGTAATCATAGACTCTTTAAAATCATATTTTAAATCAAACTCATAGAAACGACCACCTGTTAACTCAAGCAGAACTTGAAAAGCGTTTACTAACCCTGAAACATCATTAAACCAATATTGAATAGGACTCATAGTAGTTGCAGTTCCCAATATTTTCTCCATTTTAGCTCGCACTGCAGTCTCAGAATAAACTGCAATGGTGTAAGAGACATCAGAACAATGTTGAACCAACTGCAATGTACCTAGAAATTGGTTTACTACAACTTCCATCTGCAATTTAGAACGTAAAGTAGAGTTCAAACTATCAAGCTCTTGTTGTTCCTTTGTACTTAGCTGCAATAAAGGAATTTCAAATTTCTGAGTTTGTATCTTTTGTTCCAATTCTTTTAGAGTTTGCAGCTTAGACATTTCACTTTGTAAGTCCAATAAGCGGTTATCAATAACATCAATTAAATCCATCTTAATTTACCATCTCTCTATGCTTAAATATGAGTTCAAATGACTCTAAAATATCAAATCTCCTACTAGGATGTAGTGTAAGTCTATAATAACCACCACTTAAACTAAATTTCAAACCTGCCTTGTTCAACTTCAAAATAGTATCTGTGTCTATATGAGTCTCAAAACCAACTACACCAACTAGGTTTAACTTATTATCAGAACCTAATCTAATCTTAGAATATTCACTTAAAGGAATTTCAAAATCATCTACCTCATTTTGTACAAACTGCAGACTAGTTTTAGTTAGAACAGGTAACAAATACTCTACTAACTCAGCTCTTTTCTTACTTGTAAAGCAAAGGCGAGGTGTAGTTGGACTAGATGTACTTACATAAAAGTAAGGCTTCATAAGGTTTCTCACTTTCTTCTTTATTTTCTTTATTATACCAAAAAAGATATAATTTGTCAAAGAAAAAGAGAGGATACCGAAAGGTAAATCTCTCTTTTTACATTCTTTAAATTTCTTTCGCAAGCTGAAGATACCGCTCTAAAGTTTCTTCGAAACTTGAAACTGGGTAATGTTTCAAGCTCAGAGTCAAACTAACAACCCCGCTATCTAGTTCATAGAGCAAACCTTTATTATAAAGGCGCAAAACCTTAGTAGTATTTACAAAAGGTTCTGGATCGTAATCTTCAACTAAGCGAAGACCACCTTCCTCAGAATAAACCAAATCATAACGATTGTTGATTTTAAATCTGAAAGAGTCATCTCCTGCTTGTTTTAATTCTAAATCGTAATCAATCATGGCTTTGTAAGCTATAGTTTCTAGTGCTTGAGCCACAGTTTCGCTCGTGAAAGTGTGATTGCCGTAGACTGTTTCCGTGACATAAGTTGTACTCTGTTTTACCATTGTTTAACTTCCTTTTCTCATTTTATTGATTTAATTATATCAAAAAGTTTTAAATTTGTCAAGCAAAACGAGAGGACACCGCTAAGGTAGACTCTTCAATTAACTTAATCTACCACAAGGAGAATGGTGCGCTCAGTTGTCTTAGTGTGACCAAACCAATCCTTTCGTGTCTCCTCAATGACCACTGTGTTTATGTGGTGTACTGGTGTACCGTCTGTGAAAGTTGCTTTCATATCAACATTATCGAGTATTAAAAGCTCTTCTTCTCCTTCGATGCGGAAATTTACGCTACGGAGACCTCGTGAGAAAGCTCTCGAATCAACTGTTCCATTGAAATCTCTTGTTTCTACAACTTGTCTACTTTCAGTTGTTTCAACCCCTCCAACATAGACTGCTAAGAGGAAAAGAATAAGAGACAAAGAGCTGATTTGAGTTAAGAGAGTCAAGAAAGTCATGCGATTTACATTGATACCCCTCAACACTGAGACCAAGGCTCCTAGTAGTGCAATAAAAGCGAAAACTCCAAAGAGTGTACTTACAAGCCAAGACTTATCAGCCACACCAACTTTAAACAAGAAAACCAAAACAAAACCCCACAAAAGTGCTGAATACCCAAGGAGAGTTAAGTCCTTTTTCCCATCTTTATCCAATTTAAACATAAGACCTCACTTTCTAGGTACCCATCACTTTGTACAGAACCCAAACTGCGCCTGTAATCAAAGCACCTACTATTGCAACTCCCATAATAATTTTGCCAATTTTCTCCCAATCCAAATAACCTTTGCTCTGAGTAACTGTGTCCTCCACCTTTGGTTGAGGTTGACTGGTTTGTGTTGTAGAAGTCAAAGCAGCGTTGGTTAAAGGAGTTTGGTAGGTGTTATAACTGTTGTAAGTGTTGTGGTTCGAGTTATTGAAAAGCAAGTTGTACCAAAGCAAGTTCTCAAAGAAAGAGTTACCTCCAAAGGTTGAACTACCTCCATAATAATTATTGGTAGTGTAGAAAGACTTGCGCTCTTTCTCATCATCTTTTTGGTTATTATAACCACTACGGAAAGCGCTACGAGGGTAGAAAGAACCCCCTCTAAAAGAGGAACTACTACTGCTTGACTTACTTGAAGAGGAACTAGACTCATTTGATTTAGTTTCTACTCTCTTTCCCACATGTGTCTTAGGGTCAGCCTTTGAGGGCGATTTTGGAGATACCGCTGAGTCAGACTTAGGTGTGTTTCCGTTGTTTGAGGACTTAGCACCTCCACCACTTGATTTAGAACCGCTCTCAGACTTATTACCACCTGTTTTAGAGCTACCACCTGTTTTAGAGCTACCTCCGGACTTGGAACCGCCTGTCTTAGAGGAACCACCAGACTTGGAACCTCCTCCTGATTTAGAGCCACCACCAGACTTAGCGCCACCACCACTTCGACCACCATGACCACCACCGTGACCACCACCATGACCACCTCCATGACCACCTCCATGACCACCTCCGTGACCTCCCCTTGCTTCAACGAGTGTAGGGGTACTCGTGAATACCGCTAGGAGACTTAAAGCTAGAACAGACAACAACTTCAAATGCTTTTTCATCTTACTCTTCACTTTCTTTCCAAACAAATAAGGCACCCAAACTATTCAGAATGTAGAAAAGGTACTTACCAACGTTAGCAAAGTTCCCTTGAATAAAGGCTTTTGCTAACTGTACGAAATTGTAGAACAACCAAAAGCTCCATTGTGTTGAGAGCTTCAAAACATTGAGTCCATTGGCTACCAAAGATAAAGCAAAAGCTACAGTAGTCACATAAGCGAGAGGGGTCATGTTACCCTGATACCCAATGTAGTTTGTAAGGTAAGAGAAAACAAAGGAAATCACTACCAAGGCTGGTACAATCCAATTTAGACGAGCTTTTGAAATAGTGTTGGCTTTACCATCTTGCGACTTATTCCACAAGTAAATAGCACCAAGGTAAATCAAGAAAGTTACCGGGTAAGTAATGATTGCTGCTTTGTTACCTAGGATATAGTCAATCAACCCAGACAAGACTGCATTGATAATACCTAGATAATTCCCTAACTTACTTAATTTACCTGTAAATCGAGTGGACATCATAGAAATCGCTACATTTACTACGGAAATCCAACCAAATGGAATGAACATAGTCCAAGAACCCCAATCTACTAACTGGTTGAGCCATTTAGTGTGATACCCTGCAGAAATTGCAATGGCGAGAACCATTACTACACCTAGTAAATCAAACCACTGCGAAGTGGCGAATTGTTTTAGTTTTTGTTTCATGTATTTTTCCTTTCTACTCAGTAATCAATGTGACTTGTACAGTTACTTTATCATTATCTTCGTTATCTAATTCTACCAAACGAGAAACTAGAGAGTCAAAAGTTGACTGCAAATCAGTTGACGAAACACCTTCTTGCAATGCTTGTACTGTTGCACTTTGTACTTTATTGAATTGAAGAGTGACTTTAGACTCTGAGTCTTTAGCGTAAGGTAATAAAGTGATCGAATCATCACAAAAACACTCAATTTGACCCTCCAATTTAACCAAATAGCGATCCACCTGAGAGTTATAGGAAATAAAGAGTTGAGAGTCTAAAATACGAGGTAAGTTAGAACTATAAACATAAAGAGAAAGTTCTCCCCCAAGTTGTCCTTTAAAGTAAGGTGGAACACCAATATCCAAATCACACAAGAACTTTAATAAATCAAGTTGTTGCTCCACGATAGACAGTTGCCCTAACAACTCATTACCTTTAGCAACTTCATCAAAAGTGTAGACCAAAATCGGTACAAAAACATTACCTTTACCATAATAAAGAGCAAGTTGCTTGTAACTTTCTAATGGGAGTTCTTCTTCACTAAGAGTTACTACCTCAGACTTGCGAGCAAGGAAAAGTGGGATACCACTATTGGTAAGTAAATCATTTACGTAAGCTAATTTACTTTGTAGTTGGACATCTTCAAATAGTAAATCTCCTTTTTCTGCTGCTTTTAGTTGTTCTTCCAAAGGTTTAATTTTATGAGAAAAATCTAAACAAGCGTCATATTCCTCTCTTTCCCAATATTCAATTTCTTTTCTTAATTCTTCTGTTGTTTTCATTGCTATTTCTCCAATTTCTATCAATCAAAGCTATGCTCTAAAGTCTCATAAAACGTAGCGAGTTTATCTGTTAATTCTTTTGCTACTTTACCTAGCTCAGTAAGTTTTGTAAATGAGCTTTCTACGGTTAGTTTTTGTTTAAAACTCCCAATGTAGTCTTCATCATGAATATAGTCTGAGTTGGTTTGGGTCACCAAGGATACCCCACCCCCTAAGAAATAAATACTTGAAGACTCAGCATCAAAGTTGAGTTGTTGGCTCAATTTTAAGTTGTAGGGGTGTTTTGCAGTCAAAACACAGTCATAAGAGTCCAATACGAAATGACTCAAGGTAAAGTAAAGCTTATCGAAAACACTATCGTAAGAAGTAAAAGTAACTCCATAAAGATTATCTTGTGTCAACCTTGATTTAACTCGCTTTAGAAAACCAACAAGACCCAAAGCACCAGCTAACCAAGTTCGAATACTCTTAATAGTAATCTCGTCGTTGTAACTCTCTACAGACCCATAGAAAATGCACTTGTCTTTAAGGTCGAGAACTTTAATCTCTGAAAGACCGTCTTTTGATTTGCTATCTTTGACCAAGAATACCCAATTCTGTTTGTAATTGAGACTTAAAGCTAGACCTAAATCAGCTTTTGATAAATTTTCTTGCAACTGCTGAAGGAACTCAACCAAACTTTCATCTTCAAGCAAGCTTGCTGCTTTCTCTTTATTTAAGCTCTCCTGTGCTCGCAACAACTGTTGTTCTGCTTTTAGAGAACTTAGTCTTGCTTCTAACTCTTTAATCTCTTGATCCACATTTGTTGTCATAATCTTGTCCTCTTTCTTTTCTCATTTATTTCTTTTATTATATCAAAAACAAAAGAAAAAGTCAAGGAATATCCTCGACTTTTGTTGGATTTGTGGGATACCGCTAGGTAATTTAGCGATAAGGTTTGAAACTACGGTTGATGTAGCGTTTATCTTTGTGTGCCGTCCATAAAGGACGGAGACCTTCTTCTGTTTGAAGGTAAAGAGTCTCTACCACACTTGTTAGAGGTCTGTGATCTGGCGTGCAAGCAGTTACTTTGCTATGGAAAACTGCAGTGAATTGGACGTCTTCTCCTTCTTTGGTTGGGAGGTTAAAATCTCGGATACCGAGAACTGTTGGTACTTGTTGTAATTTCATTTTGTTATTTCCTTTCGTATATAGTTCTTTAATTATCATAGGTCTTCAACTCATAAGCAATCTCTACAAGTAGCAAGGCAAATACGATCACCAAAGAAGCACCTATCCACGTCTCTAAATAGAAACGAAGGTGTGGATTAGTTGCAAAGTGCCAAGCTAAAAGAGAGATAATAGTTGGAATAAGCGCTAAAGTGCGAAGCACTTGTACCTTGCGACCAAAGTTCAAAGACTTATAAAAGTTTATTACTGAGTTCATTTTCTTACCTACCTTTACCAAATTTTAATGTCCTGTGAGCCACAATTTGAACAATGCAAATCTTCATTTTTTTTCTCCTGTGAATATAGGTGTCAAAGTTTTATAACCACAAACTAGACACTCCACTAAAACGTAACCTTCATTCATTAAATCTAACCCTCCGATTTTTAGTCTATTTTCTACTTAAAAACAGTAAAATGGCTGCACTTGAACTAATGTAAAAACCTAAAGCAAAGTAAAACATAACCTCACTTACATGACTATAAAATGACTCTCCGAGAAAGAAGGATACCGCTAGACCAAGAAATAAACCTAATGAAACCCTATCTAAATAGCTAATATAATGTTGGCACTTATTTCGAATTTCCTGCGGAAAGCAGTCAATCAACTTAGCTAAATAAGAACCATCCTGTAAAATAGGTATAAGCACTAATGTAACTAACGAACCTAAAACAAGCAAAGTCCTAACAAGCAAACTGTCTTCTTGTGTGAAGAATAACCCCGCAACCCACTGAGTAAAAGTAAATAAACCTAAGTAACCTAAAGGGTAACTCAATAATAGCAATTTCTTTTTATACATAAAATACCTCAAAATAAAACCGTAACCTACTTCTGATTAGTTTCGTTAAACAGAAGCTTCACTAGAAATTCCGGAGAAACGTTAGAACCCCAATTTTCGACTAGGATACCGAAGGTCTCTTTATCCACCGACACTTCATAAGTTTTACTGAAGGGTACGAGTAAATCAACTTTAGTATCACTATCGACTTGTTGACCCTTTGAAAACTCCTTAGACACACCCTTAATTGTAAAGTTTTCTTTACCTAATAGAGAAGTGAGAATTGTTTCTACATCTTCAAAATCTTTTACTAAAGGATTGTCTTCTACCAAATTAACTAATTTGTTAATCCAGTTTATGTTTAGAATTGACATTGTAATTACCTCTTTTTCTATTTTCTCTATTATATCAAAATAAAAAGAAAAAGTCAACAGAAAAAGAGCAAAACTGCTCTTTTCTTAATGTTTAGTTACATCAGACCAACGTAAAACGTTTTTATTGTAAGGACTATATTTACTGTATCGAGTGAACAACAAAACAATACCCAGTGCAATTAGCAAACTACCAAAGAAAGTAAAAGCTGGCACAAAACCATGCGTATTTACATAGGTTTGAAGTTGACTCCCCGAAATAGATGCACCTTCAGTAGTAAATGGAGAAGGTACAGAGAGATCGTAAGAATCTTTGAATACCCACATCACAAATTTATTAACTAAAGGACTAATTAGCAAGGCAAGTAAAACAGAAGCTAGAAGCATCCAATTTTCTAAATGACTTAGGTGCTTATAAGCTTTAGATTTCTCTTTAGCACAAGTCAAATACAAGCGACCTTTCAACTTAAAGTATTTACAGTAAATGTAAGGACTTTCGAGTTTGCCCATAATGATACCCAAATAATCATATTCCATAGTGTCAACATCTGTTACATCAACTGTGAAATCAACCATATCAAGCTCTTTTGCTTTTTCGACTTCTGGTTGAATTATGGAAGTTAAAAGTTCTAATTTCTTGCGTTCTTCGTTAAAGGCTGACTCATCTGTTAAAAGTAGAGTATATTTAGTAAGCAACTCAGAGTAGGAGCGCTTTTTAAACAATTTCATATTGTTGTCCTTTCAAATTTTGAATAAGTTTAGTTTAGCACAAAACAGTTGGTTTGTCAATATTTTCAAGCTTATCGAAGTACAAATCTCTACGAAGAAATTGAGCTACTGAGGTTTGTCTAAATAACCATAGATAAAGTTCAATAAACAGTAAAACCATTAAAGCAGTCATGAAAAGCATAGAAAATATCGCAAACCAAAGAGGTGGTTGTACAACTTCTGTAGATTTTGTACCGTAGGTAGACAACAAATCAAAGAAACAATACAAAAAATCCATGCAAACAAAGGCAAACAAAATAGAAGTAATATAACCACCTACGAAAAGAGCAAGATTTAAGCGATACCGCGAGTCTCTTGGAGGTTTGTCTCTATACAAGTTCAACTCATATACAGAGCCTAAATTCTCCCACATGTAGTAGTTGAACTCACAACCAAGTAAATCTAAAACCTCTGGGAGCAAACCTAAGTCAAAAGGTGCGTTATCTTCAATTACAATCGAAGTGTCTAGCAAATTTCCGTTTGAGTCATAGTGAATAAACTCCTTAATTTCCTTAGACATTACTTCAATCAACTTGTCTTTTACGGCTCGAGTAATAGGAGAACTTGTATAAGTTCTAGGCAAAAATTCTTTGAAATCATCTATATAACCTTGTAGTAAATCAATCATCTTCTACCACCTCCTCAAATCTAAGTGTATTCTTGAACTCATCAGCGAGCTTAAAGTGACGGAAAACCAAGGAAGAACTGATATTGGCGAAAATCCAAATGACGGATACCCCAATAATGGTTAGTATGTAATCGAACAAAGTTGGAGTAAAGAAGATAGGTTGCAACAAATCCAAATAAGTTTTGGAAAACATATAAACTGGAACTGTGAACACCAAAGCAAAAACAAACCAAAGTAGAACTCGCAAAATATACGTTCTGTGAAGCCGAGAAATCGCTTCTGGGCGATTGTTATAGATAGTGAGTAGGAATTTACCTTCGAACTTCTCAAGTCGTGTATAAGCGATTTTAGAGCCGATTTTTGATAGTGCTTGTGAAAGCAAACTATAGTTGAACTTTGAAGGATTTACAAGAGTGAATGTCAAGTTCTCCAAGTTGTTCTTCTTCATAAAATCTAAGTGAGGTCTTAGTTCCTCAGTCATAAAACCAAGTATTTCTTTGTCATGCTCTGCTTGACGGTCTTTCTTGCGTTGTTCTAACTCTTTTAGCCTGCGACTTTCATCGCCAAATAGGAAACCCAACCAAAACATGATTATAGTCCTTTCCCAAGCTGAAACTCCAAGGATATGGTGTGACTACCTCTAAGTCCTGTAATCGTAATTTGCTCAGAACTTGCAGAGAAACCAAATGGGTATTGGAGAGCTTGTCTTACCTCTTTTGTCGTCAAAGGAAGTAGATTATTAAACCAAAGATGAACTTCAGTATCACTTAAATCTGTAAAATCCAAGTGAGCTGAATTGTGCATCACCTTTTCAATTTCAGTAGGTGAAATAACTGCGACTTTTACCCAATTAGGTGCCAAAGCTTGAATTACTGCTACTACTTTACCTCTTAGGTAAACATAAGTGTGGTAAACATAACCATCCGACATAGGATTAATTGAACCCTCAATCTTAAAATCAAATTCATAGTTGTTAAGCTTACAATAACTACAAAAATCTTCACTCACTAAGGCTTGTTGAATGAAAGCGGAAAGTTTTCTAAACGCACCTTTCTGTTTCTGAGAATAAGGGAAGGTTTCAAGTAAAATTGTATCCATATTTTGTCTTCTTTCTAAACTAAATCAAATTCAATAAACAAGTTAAACTCATTCTTTCTGCTATGAGGGGTAAGCCACAAACCTTTAACCTTATAAGGGTTTTCACTACGCTCAAGGGAACGCATGAGACCATGTAGTTCTTTCATGTTGTCAATGTAGTAATGTGGACTTGCACCATAATTATAATTTTCAACTTTACCATATTGGCGCAGTTTAGAGCGGGATACCCCATTGGTTACTCTCAAAATGTTGTAAAAACGCTCTCTATCTCCCATATTAGACGAGAACCAAAGTTTGGTTGAGTTCATTTTAAATATCTCCTTTATTCAATTTCTTTAATGTAACTCTTAGCAGAAGAGTTTAATTTTTCAATAATTTTTACTACTGCGTCATCCAAACAAACTTTCTTAATACTTATGTAACGTGTAAGCTCGGAATGTACATTTGAAAAAGCTCCACCCTTTATTTTTAGAGGGGTACTATCTGGTAAACCTAGTTGAATATTTGGACTAGATAGTAAAGTAGCAATTACCCAACCCGTAACAAAGTCAGACCCTACTTTAAACTTAAAAGTACCCTCAATTTCGTAAAAGTCAGTACCTTCAATTTCAAATAAAGCAACTAAAGTATAGTTGGAATTAGTATAGTCCAAAAAGTTTGCGTTCCAGTTTACTTTCTTACAAACTGCAAAACTCTCAAGAGTTCTATAAGAAATTGCGCAATCCAAATAAAAGTCTAACCACAATTCAAAATCAGCTACTTTATCCAACTCAAAGACTTTATAAACTCTATGTCCTGCAAAATCCGGGAAAATAGAATCCTCAATTTTCCAATGATTTGAGGAACCCCCTAGGTTGGATACCGATAACTCAAAGTGTTGAGCTGCGAACAAAGGTTTATACTTATCAAACAACTCTTGTTCTTTTTGAGTTAAAATAGTTGGATTCATACTAAACATCTCCCTTATCAAAGCATAGTTTCAAAGCAAACTCGGCTAGTTCATCTGTTGAAATTTCTCGAACTGAACTGCCGTAACTATCTTCATTTTCTAATGCAGACTTCAAAGCTGCAAAGGCTAAAAGTCGGTCTCGCTTATTCATCAAGTCTTCTACGGACAAGAAAACTTCCCCATCAAAGTCAAAAGAATCTTCGTCTGCTTGATGGATACCGCTAGGTAATTCAAAGTCACCTACTGTAGTTTTAATCAAACTGTCTTCAATCTTTGCTACATAGCCAACTTCAAATTGGTTATCTGAATAAATAGACCGAGGGCGAGACTTGTTCTCATAGTGGTCTACATAAATTTCTTGACCTAATGTAAATTGGTCTTTTGATAAAACTTGGTCTAACATTTTCAACCCTTTTCTAACTTTCTAATTCAAAACATCATTTAAACCTAAATTCAGTTGTGTGACTTTCTCAATTTCTTCCCACTTATTCTCAAACGTACCTGTGTACTCAGCAGAAGGTGGCTGAGTTTTAGAATAACTTACAATAGCTAATAGTTCTTCTAAAGTTAGTTTAGCTAACTTCAGGGGATGTGTTGGTTGTTCAAAACCATCTTCATGCACTACTGTCTTTACAATCTCACCTTTGTCCGTCATGTGAATCTTATGTTCCAACAAGACTTTACCTAAAGGGTCTACGATAGCGTGAGTCCCAAAATGTTCCTCACTTAAAGCCAAGTAATTCAACAAAATTTGAACATCTGAGCCAACAGTTTGTACTGCTTTTAATAATTGTTTTGTGCGCACCTTTTACCTCCCTTAGTTTGTGACAACTGGAACCAAGTTCCATACAAAAACAAAATCCAAATCAGTTTCGTGGTCTAAATAGTCCGACTGTCTTTCATAGTTTCCAATATAGCTACCCCACTTAGACCAACGAAAACCACCATAATTGCTTACATCATGCTTGTTCCAAATAGGAGACAACAACAAAACATAACCAAATTTAGTAGAAACCCCACAATATTCAAGAGTGCGAGCTAAGTGTTTTCCTAGCCAATATAAGGTACCACCACTAGCCGAATTATTTGTAAAGTAGACCTCTAAAGCCTTCTCTAAATAAGCTTGGACCTGCGTAGCATTATCAGATACCCCAAAGAAGTTACTTGTACCTTTAGTTTCTCTACGAGACAAAACTTTGGAAGTTGTTAAAGGTTCAGTATCTTGTCTTCCGTTTAAGTGAGTCAAATAAACACCTTTAGTAGTTAAGTCTCTACTATCTTCTTCAACAATCTTTGTATGTTGAGTTTCTAAAGACTCAGAATACCAAGGAAACTCTTGATTATAGACAATCTTAGAGTGAGTTTCCTTCAAAATAGGTTGCCAAGGTTGAAACCGCAAGGAATCATCATTTTTCATACCTAACAATCGAGGATTTTCTTCTTGCATCACTTTCCAAAGAAACTCACGCAAATCTAACTTAGCTTGATCGTATTTCAAATCAGTGTAAGGAATAGTTGGAAGAGTTGGGTGATACCCCTTGCTAGTTACGGTTATACTATAAGGTTTATTTGCACTCACTTCCTGCAAATATTCAACTAACTGTTTAGAAATCTCTACAACTTGAACTCCTGACTCCCCTAACGGAACAGATAAATTAAGACCCTCTAAAAAGGTATGAACTTCTTTTTCTGTTTCAAAGAAAGAGTTTACATAATACTCATCTGAGTCTTCTAGCCAAGCTGCGTAATAAGGTTTAATTGAAGTCATAACCTATTTCTCCTTACAATCCAAAGCCTTTTGGAACTCTTCCAAGGTATGAGCGGTTCCACCCTTGTTTATCAAAACATAGTAGTCAATTAAATCATTCCAATCTTCAATATAAGAGTGGACAATGCTAATAGGATACCGCTTTAAAGTTAACCACTCCTGAACTGAAAGGTCAGTTACATAATACTGCTTACCTTCAAAGGTAATAGGGAACTTTCCTGTAAGAAAATCCAAAATTGCAGTAAATCGTTGTTGACCATCAAAGAGAACATGGTCTATTTTTGCACGTTTTTCTTCATCATCAGACCACCACTCATTTACATAGAAAGAACCAATCGGAAGACCATGCAACATAGAAATAATCAACTGTTCTTTCTGCTCTTGTGTCCAAACAGAACCACGTTGAAACTCTGGGAACCAAGAACCATTAGGGAAATCTTCATAATAAGTTGTATAAATGTTGTACAAACTCTCAAAACTTGAAGAGTAAGTATCACATCGAACTGTCTTAATATCAACACCTTGATTTTCTCTACTTGGTTTAAATTTAGATAAATTTGACATCTAACGCACCTCTTCAAATTGGATGTTTTTCAACTCGTTCTCAAACATAATATAGAAAAACTTCCCATGCCCTACATAATTTCTAACCGCACGTACAAAAGCTAATTGTCGTGTCTGAGAACTCTTAAGTTTCAACTGGTTCGTTTCATTTAATTTCAAGTTCAAAATGCGATTGATGTATTCTTTTTGACGATGTGAAAGGTCAGAAACAGACCAGATACCCAATTCACGTGCAAATACTTTTCGTAAGTCTTTAAACAAAGCTTTTCGATTTCGTTGACCATTTTGGAAAGCTTCCATAGGCTTGCAATCATACCCGTGACCTTTAAATCCTTGGTACTCCCCTTTAAGTACATTCGATTCCAATTTATTAAAATCTAACAATGTTGGTTTCATAAACAATCATATCCTTTTCTAATTTTCTCTATTATATCAAAATTATTTAATTAAGTCAAGCGAAAAGAGAGAATATACCTCTCTTTAGTAATCTTCTAAGTACCGTACATCTTCTAAGTTTGTAATAACCACAGTATAGTATCGATGTGCTAAATCTTCGTGTAGAATGTTACCATCTTGTAAGGACGGAATGGTTACTTCAAAATCTACACTAATTGAACGACTTCTGCTACCTCTATGCAAGTTGGTAGGTAGGCGACCGTCTTCCCTATAAAATTGAGCTACTACTTTTAAGTCAGCTTCTTCAGAGCCGTACTCACAATATTTAAAAGAGTCACTTAAAGACAGAAACGTTTCAAAATCACTTACAATTTTAGTTAGGTTATCTTTATTTAAAACATAAAAATAGTTAGAAAATGAGTAAGAATACCAAGAAACCCAATTCAAAAACTTTTTAAATATATACAATTCAGTCTTGTCTTCTGCAAAAGCGACATAAGTTTCTCCACGATACGACTCTCTAAATGTGATTAGTTTTGTGTTTTCTTTAACTTCCATAACTACACCTCACTATAACAAGTTATCTTCAAAATAACTAATTAGTTCATCAACAGTGTCAAACGGACGACTAATGACAGTTGCAGATTTTGGATGATTAGAGGTATCTAATTCACGTAAGTCTTTCAAAATCTCAGACCATTTGTAAACTAAGTCGGAAGTTGCGAAGGTGTAGTAAAACCCCATTTTAGTAATTTCGTTATAAAGTAACAGTGTGACCCACTGACCATCATTGAACGTTTCAATAACTTTTGCAATACTACTCATAGTTACTACCTCAATTTCTATTTTCTCTATTATATCAAAATTGATTTATTTTGTCAAACAAAAAGAGAGGATACCTCTCTCTTTCTTTATTTTGGAATTGTAATCTTCAGAATTTACCTCTAGTTATCTGTAATTTGTGCCGTTTGATATACAAACATATCTTCAAAGTTCTTATAATCAGACTCAATTCTAAGCAAAGTCTCCTCAACTTCTGTTTCATGAATCATCTTTCCTACACTACATTTTGTCCACATAGGGTTCTTTTCCTTAGGAACAATCACTCTTTCAAGTTTCATCGCACCAAATTTAGTACCCAACTCAAGTAAGTCTTTTTCGTAGTTTTTAGAGCAAACTACAAGTAACTGACCGTTCAAGTAACCAAATTGATAAGTCAAACCATTTGAGGTCAAACCTAAACTACCATCATCAAGTTTGATAAGGCGAGCGAATGCGCCTTTAAAATGTGATACCAACTGTTGGTATAGGAACAAGTTACCTTCGTGATAATTTAACCATTCTATAAGATCGTCATAGTAATCGCTAATTTCATAATCAATGACATCAAAGCAAGGCTTTTTCTGATAAGTCAATCTAATCAAACTTAACTTCGGTTCAAATTCAAAGCGAAGTTGAGGGATACCGAGTTCAGTTAGTCTCTGATTAAGTTGCTCAACTTTCAATTCTACTTGTTGTTTTCCGTCTAAATACATACTCTCCCTCAATTCTTAATTGCTTTGGTTTACAACCATCTCTTCGAACTGCTTAAACGTGCTAATAATATAATCTAAATGCTTCACTACTTCCGTCTCAGGACAAACTCTAGTCATAGAAACCTTAGTACCTAAAGGCTCTCGGCTATGGGGCATTCCAAGTCTCTCTAACTTCAATTCACCCAATTTAGAACCTGACTTAGCTAAGTCTTTGCCAATGTAATTCTTGTAAGCAAAAATAACTAAATGCTCTCTATCGTAACTGAAAACATAAGTCAAGTGACTTAAAGTCAAAGTTACCGTAGAGTCATTTGGAATAATTGCATGTGCAAAACCACTCCCAAAATAAGAAATCAGTTGCTTGTACAAGTAAAACTGACTCTCTTGAACTTTCAACCAATCCAAAATCTCAGACGGTGTGGAGTCTACAACGGAACCTATCCACTCATAGAAGTTACAGGAACTCAATTTGTAAAGTAACTGAACCACTTCACCCTCAATGTCAAAATGGAACGAAAGTTGAGAGATACCGAGGGTTGTTAGTTTGTCATTTAATTGGGTTACTCTCACTTCAATTTGTTGTCTTTCTTCTAAGTTCACCAGTAACTTCTCCTTCTATTTGGTTCTCTGATTGGAGTGCCTGTTCTTACATATTTGTAAGTATTATCCAAATCCACAACCTCATCATTGAAAATAGGAACTCCGTTACTTGGTTGGACATAGCCAAATTCTTTACTCTGCGCCTTTAAGTCTGCAGTGTGACGTTGTTCGTACTTATCATTTTGGCGACTAATCTGAGTAGCAAACAACCCAGTCAAACGCTTGTGTTCAGCAACTTCTTCATAATCTGTAAAACCCCAAGTTAAACCTACATCAACAACCATAGAATATAGGTCAACTGTCTTTAGAAATTTTCTTTCTTTGGAAACCATAGTTAGTCACCTACTTCCTCAGAAATCAACTCTTCGTATTTGATAATATACGACACTTTAGACCAAACTCGCTTGTCATAAAAAGTAATCGGAATAAAAGAGTACAAATCGCCTACTAAGTATTTGTAGAGCAATTTTAAAGCGTCTTCTTTTACCGAGTTATTTAAACCACTTGGGTCAGAACAGATAAAACTACCTACAGTTACATCATCAGCGCTCAAATCTGCAGACTCAAATTCTGAACGCATAAAACTGATACCGAAGTCTACTACTGCGGACAAATCTTCGCTCTCGATTATTTGTAGCAACTTCAATTTAAACTCTGAGTCTTTATCTTTTGCGAGGGAATAAGGTTCCCGATATATCTCAATTCTATGTAGCATCATCAATCTCCTATTTCAAGCAAACCCTCACTAAGCATAAAAAGTAGTGGTGCTTGTTTTAATTTTTCTTTTGGCACACACTCAGACAAAGCAGACTCCGAAGCACGAGCCATATCTATTAACCAAAAATCTGATCCGTTTTGCATAATATCAATCGACCATTGACCTTTCAATTTACAGTCTTTGAGCAGGTTTGAAACCTCAGATACCACTAAATCCTTGTTTTCTTCGTAGCGCTTCATCAAAGTTTCTTCATGGTTGATGTAGTTAATATAATCATGGTTCTTTTGAATAGGCGCAGATACCCCAATATCAAGGAAATTTTCTTTCATGACTTTGGGATGCCAGTAAGGAGAAATTCCAATCACCTCTTCTGTATCAAAATCCACAAAAACTCGGTATTCTGTATGCAAAGGTAAACCATTGTAAATTGTTGGATTACCTTCCACATCATCAATAAACTCACGTACAACCCACTCATTATTGGAAGAAACACCGTACATAACCTTATTATTCAAAGGCGAAGCCATCTGATTTGCTTGATGTTGGATGTGCCACAAGTAAGAACCTAGCTCTAAAACTTCTTGACCTTTCGTAACTTTGGCGTTTCGAAAGTCAAACTTAGACGAGAAAGTACCTGTCTTGATAAAGTAATCTTTCTCTTCATCTAAGTCAAAAACCTTTTGTGCATAACGATTGATAATCTCCAAAGACAAAGGACTTAACTCCCCAAACTCATAGACTCTTGTACTTTGCAACAAAGCAAGGGGTACTTTAATAATGCGAGTTTTTGGAATTTTGAAGAATTTAGTCTTATCTACAACTTCTTTAATCGCAAACAACCAATTTGACATAGTGTTTGGATCGTGGTTCAAAAACTCATAAACAAGAGGGTCTAAATCTAGAATATCTAACCCTTGTCTAAATAGGTTGTAGAACAACATATTGCCCGTTTTTACATACGATTTATATTGGCTCAAAAGAGCTTTAGAACTAGGTTCTGGAATATCCTGCTTACACATATACCCACTAAACTGAAGTCCTTGGTCTTGCAAGGAAACGAGAGTTTTCGCATTTTGCAGATACCGAACAGGTTGTGGTAAAGGCAAAACTTTGTTTTGTGAAGAGTCCCAAACAACAGTCTGAGAAACTAATTCTTCAACAATTTGCTCCACTATAACTTCAGTTTCAGCAGATAAGGAGACAAATTTATCAGACTTATCAATGACTTTTGCTGCATTTTGTTGGAATAAGTTCAAATTCTCTGCATCAACCTCAAATCGTTCATAAAGGTTTTCAAATTCTCTTTGTCGGTCTGGGTTGTCTTTAAGAAGTAAAGCAACCATATCTAGTTCTGCCTTAGTATAGTTCGTAGAGAGCGACAAATCCAAAGAAGGTTCTCTTTTAACTAAATTTCGTAATTTTTCAAACATAAAATCTCCTAAAGTATTTATAAACTAAAACTTAGAAACAAATTCAAAGGTATGATACCCTTTCCGTACGTTTCTAAGGTGCAGAGCTAACTCTTCCAAAGTTTTAAAGTAGTTGGTGCGCTTAATCTCACCTATTTCACTACTTTTATGCAAGACTTCAATTACTTTGTAATCCAAGTCTCTTGAAATAATACGGATATGGTGGGTATTGAAACCTCGTTTTAAGGTGAAATCACAAAGCGAACCTTGACTTTGAAAGTTAGGTTCGTCAAAAATTTCTTGAATATCTGTTGTTAAATCTAACATACCCAACCCCTTGGACTCAAATTAAACAAAAGTAAAAAATTCTTCAAATAAGCAAATGACTTGAACTTGTGTGTTTTGGAAATACTACTTAACAATTCGCTAGAGGTATAAGTTTCAATAACCTTAACCACTGCTCCATCTTGTACTAAAGTAAGCACATATTCATCAGCACCTCTGTTGAAAACAAGTGTTAAAGCATTTTCCGTCTGCTCAAGCTCTGTATAAGTCAATTCCTTTTCAATAAATTGTTTAACTTCTTCTAACATACTCTCTACTCTCTAGGTGAAAAATACCCAATCGGAAAACCATCTATAATCCCATTCGACTTATAGTTCAAGTTACTCACTGAACCGTCAGATTGTTCAAAGTATACAGACACCTCAGTTGGAGCAACCTCTTGGTACTCAATCTTTTCCCCAACCCAATTTACCAAACTTGTAGAATAAGTTGAAACTTCAACTAAGTAACCATAACTAACAAAACCCAACAAAGATTTATAGACAAGACCTAAATGTTCTGGGTGAAAATAAGCTTCTGGTTTAGGAAAATTAATCTCTGTACGATTTGATAAAGCAATCAACTTAACTACATTCCAATATCTATCTAAATTTTCACTAGAAGTGGCAGTTACAGATAAACCCCCTAAATCGACTATGGACTTACCTTTAAGTTTAGTCTTTTGACTAAATTCTGAATAAATGTTTAGCATATTCTTACCTCACAAACCTTAAATCATAAGGCGCATCAACTTCAAAATACCCCACTGGCCAATTATGGATACGACCTTGCTCATCAAAGCGCAAATCACGTCTTCCACCATCTACAAGTTCAAGTTGAATACGAACTTGGTCTGTAGGAACTGAACCTCGTAGAATACTCTCTCCAACTAAGTTAATCAAAGTACCGTCATGAACTGAAAAGTCAATTGTGACTGCACGTTCCATAATGAGATACCGCAAGTATTCGTAAACTTCTCTGAGGTGTGTAGGGTGGAAATAACTTGTCATATTAGGGAAATTAACTACTTTACCCCCAAGCTCATCACTCTGAATAAGAGGTTTAATTTGAGTTGTAAACAACTCTAAATTTTCCAAAGAAGACTTCCGAGTTGAAAGTCCAAATAAATCAACAAGTGATTTTCCACGTAACTTAGGTTTCTTGCTAAATTCTGATTTTATAATAAACATATCACTTACCTATCTTTCTAGTGCCGAAGGTACTTCAAGCTCATACCCATAACTTTTAGCTACAAGAGTTACCTCTGAATAGTTGTTCTTCACAAACAATTCTTGTAAACCCCAAGCTTCAAACATACCCAAAACTACCATTCCATCAATTCTCACAATAACCTGAGTTTGATATTTATATATCTTCTCTATCAAAGACGGAATAAGGTCAATCGTTAGTTCAAACGTTTCACGATCACCATGCAATACCAACTCTTCACGCTTACCTTTAGAATCCCATAACTGTCTCAAAAACTGAACCATAGCAGCAGATTTCATATCTTTTACATTTTCTGATTTATCCAAAATGATAACCCCTCTGTATTTCTTTAAATTATTTATTTTATTATACCAAAAAATAAATATATTGTCAAGAAAAATCCTTAAAAGAAAAGAAAGTCCAAGCTCTCTTTTACTCTCATTTACCAAATGGACAATTCAGATAACCGTTGCAACTCTTGTAAAATCGGATACCACTCTTGACTTTGTACACCTCGCTGTGGATAACCCCCAGATAGCTCCTTCCGAAGTACACCTAAATATTTAGAAGCAACGAAGTTATTATAATTTGGATAAAGCTTTCGTTTCTCATTGGAATCAGTTATTTCAACACCTGTCTCAATGTCATATTTATAGACTTTACCGTATCTCTCAGTTGTAATATATTTTCTACCTAAAGTAGCTACGTACTCTTCTCCATAAAACTCAAGTACTCCACCAATAGAAACACCATCTGAGTCAATAACGTCCACAAAAACTTCATCGCCAACTTTTAAAATACTCTTTAAATTCATACTTTGAACCCCTAATTAATATAAAGCTTTTAAATAAATAGAATACTTAAATACTAAAGAGAAAGGGCAAATACCCTTATCTCTTAGTGTTTAGATTTATTCTGCTCTCTCCAATTCTCAGCAACAGAAGAACCTGCTTGACGGAATACCCTAGCTGCTTTATTGAAGAAAACACCTATATTACTTGCACCTTGGAAACCAACTCCAAGACCTGCACCTATAGCCGAAGCGACTGCTCTACCAGTATGACCTTCAGCCATGTGTTCTCTTGCTTTCTGCCAACGTTTTTGACGGAAAGATTTCCCTTTGCTATTTCCTCTACGGAAAACTTGTTGTCTACGGTCATAGCTTGATAAGAACGGTTGTCTTTCAAGTATCATTTCTTCAACCTCTGCTCTTGTAAAGGTGTATGTACCGACTTGTAAGTCTTGCAACATAGAATAACGCTTAAATGCAGTTTCTACAACTGCTTTAGAACTACTAGACTCCATAAGGTCAAATTCTCTATAAGCATAATCCATAGAGTCAAAGACTAAAGAAGTTGGGTTCAAATACTGTCTAATCAGTTTCCAATCGAATAATTCTCCGAAACCTCCACTGTCCCATAAAGAAATAGAGTATGGGGAAACTTCAGGACTAAATTGGATACCCTCTTTCTCTGGTTCATAAAGTAAACCATTGAAGTACAACTGACGACCAATAATTTCAATCTTACGAACTCTACTCCAATCACCAAAGTAAGTGTAAATATCCTCTAACAAATACTCTCTCAAGTCTTGGTCATCTTTAATGACTACACCTGCTTGATGTGAAGCAACTCGACTCATAGTTGTTCTATCATTCAATTCCTCAGTAGAAACAATCGTCTCTACTTTAGGAATACTAGCACCTTGCAAACCAAAGGCAGACTGCAAAACAGACATAAGTGCTTGTTCGGATACCCCTAATTGACTTGCTAAAGTGGAAGCAACATTTACAGAGTCAGCTACACTAGGTGTTTTCGCTTGTGCGCTCTCATAAGGCTCAGATTGCTCTCTGGTCCATTTTTGAGGTTCAACCTCTAAGTTATCGACTGATGAGTTTAAATCGCTCTCAGACGAAACTGGAGATTCTGAGGTAGGCTCTGAGATAATTTCTTCGTGAAGGTCTGAGAAGCTTGAAGTGTCTTCTTCCTCAGAAAGAGAGGTTGGTTCTTCTACTTCATCTGCTTTGACTTCTTTAGTCGCAAACTCTGGACGGAGGTCTACAATATTAGAACCCTCAGAAACCTGATCAGTTGCTCCACCACTTTGTTTAAAATCAACTAACTCAGTTAATAACTCATTAACTTTGTAGTAAACAGTTTCTTTTTTCTTAGCTAAATAAGCGTCTTGGTTGGTGAAAGCCATAACGACATCTTCACAAGAGAAGTTCCACTCAGGTCTTAAATCTAAAAGGAACTCTAAGTAAGAACCCTTATAACCCATTTGTGCTACAACCAGGTCAGCAATCTCTCTTGCACGTACAAAAGAACGACTAATATCACTGGAACCTAAAGCCTTCAAATACCCTAGAACACCAATACGTTCATCCCACTCACTTGGATTGTCTGGATTTGAATTGCGAGACTTAATAGACTCTGCTTTGCTTCCTAAGTTCTTCTCCAACTGAGTAACACAGGAACCTTGGGAGTCACCTAAAATCAAATAAGGTTTAAAGTAGACTGCCCCACCCTCCATTTGAGAGTTAACCGAGCGAGCTAAACCTTTATTTTGTGGATTTTCGTCTCGAATAGTTGGGAAATCTACACTACCAAAATAGGCAAATCTACGAGAACTTGAAGTGAGATACCGCTTAGAGTCTGACCCATTTTGACTAGACCAATACTGAGACTTCTCAGTACCTTTGTAACCAACCATGAAGCCTGTGTCTAAGTTCAACAATGTATACAACCAAGGGTCTACTACACCATTCTTATAGTCACAAGCTGCTTTAAAGGAGGATGCATCATTTCCTTTATTTCTAGGAAGTCGTTCAAAACCACCTATGTTAAAGCTCTGACCCACTAAATAAATACTTGAACGTAAACTCTCCTCATTTTGAAAGCCTGCTTTTTTCAACTTGTTCAATAGTTGCATACTTTCATCTAATTTATCGTACAAGTCTCTTAAATAAGCTCTATCTCTATAATCATCGGACTTTTCTTCCAAAGCTCGTTCAAATTTGCGAGTTGCTTGTTCTTTTAGTAAACCACCTAAGTAATTTTGACCTAAATCTACAAGCTCATCTAATTCTGGATCTGACATAATACTTTGGAACCAGCCACCATTAGAACTCAAAGCCTTAGAACCAAATAGGTTAGACCAGTTTGTAACCTCGTCGAAAATTCCGAGGATACCTTCATCACCTCCAAGTTTTTCATAGAGAGCAACATCACTAGCTTTTACAGTAGCACGGAGAGAAACAATACCCATGACAAGTAACATGTGGCGATAAAAAGCCATATCTCCCCAAGCACCTGTGTAACGCTTTTGAGAACTGCTCACACCACTAAACCACTTAGGTATAGACTTGTCGAACCAACCCATAATCGTTGGGTTGTTATCCCAATCCAACTGCTCAGAAATGTTGTTGACAACGGGCATAGCAGACTTATTGAAAACACCAGCTTGGATAAAGTAACCTTTCGGAATTCCATTAGAATCAGCTCCACCAAAGGCAATGTAGTAAGGAACCATTGTGTCTGGTTTACCATCACCTCCAAATACTGGACGACCGTTAGCAATCGATACCGCTAAACCATTAGAAATGGAAACTCCTTTCCCTGAGCGAGAACCAGCCCAATAAGTGAGCACCAACTTTGCTCCAGCGTTTATAGCTGCTGTTAGTTCATTAGACGAAGTTAAAATACGACCATCAAGACCTTTACCTAACAACTGATAACCATAAGTTAGTTTCTCACCTTTTCTTTGTAAAGACTCCAAAGCTTTATAGGCAAATAAAGGCTCACTCTCTGCAATTTCTGGTTTTGCAATATGAGAATAGTGACTCACTCGAACATCTTTAAAGTCTTTGACTAAAGGAGCTTCAAAGTCGCCACCATAATCAAAAACATCAGTGTATAAAGCACTAGTATGATTGAACTCACTGTTTTGCAACTCCGAAATTGGGGCTGATACCACCCACTCAGCGGACGCCCATTTCTCGTCTTCCATCATTCCTACATGGTTTTTCAAGATAGAAAATGTTGAGAAAGTAGCTTTGAACTTAGCTAGATAATCTTTGAACACTTGGTTGTCTGTTGGAGTAATTGGTCTTGTCGCACCTTTACCGAAGTAAGCAACTTTGTCTGACCAAAAATACCCATCTTGGTAAGTATCACACACCAACACCAAATACTCCCAAGCTCTCTTTGTTAAGTAATCTTTAATTGATTCACGCTGACCATCTGAACCTTTCCACTTCATAGGAACTGAAGGGAAGTTCAAATCATCTTTTTGAACCGTTACTTTACGACTTAAAGCAAACTCCAACATCTTGTAAGGGTAATAAATAGGTTTACTTGACTCTACAATTTCTTTTAAGTCTACTTGTCTTGAAGTGTTTACCGAAATAGAGCGAAGAGGAGAAAACATAGCTTCTCCTGCATAGTAAGATGCAGTATAATTTGGTTGGACTGCTTGTTCTCCTTGGATAATCACCATAGGCAGATCAGGTAGACCAACTACGACCCCTTCGTATTTATCTAATTCATAGCCTGCTTCAAAAGCAAAATCATAAATATCAAGCAAAGAGTCAACCAAAGAAACCACATCAGCGTTCAATTTACTTGACGACTTTAAAGCCTTTATTTTTCTAGCGAAAGTCTCATCTTCAACAGAAACCAAACTGTCTTTGATTTCTGAGGATACCGAAGTGGGGTCAAACTCTAAATCTAAAGCCTTTGAAACAGTCGCAATATCATCAATTAAGAAGTGTTCTAATTGTTCGGCTTTTAAGTCTTTCAAAGAATTAGAGCGCAAGTCGGAGACCGCTAACTGATTTTTCAGTTGGTTTTCAACAGAATGAACTGCTAACTCTGACTCTAACTGAGTATAAATCGGTTTTAAGTCACTAAAACCAAAGGTAAACCCGCTTGCTTTTCTATCTAAAGAAAGTTGACCGAAGGCACAAGCTAACATACAAGTAGCATAGAAATAAACGACCTCATCTGAACCTTCAAGTCCGTTTTCTACTAATTCCTCTACAGAACTGTAGACTACATCTACAATCTGTTGATTGTCTAAACCTAAACCAAGTTGGTTTGAGATTTTCTCCATCTGGTCTTGTACTTTACTCACTAATCTCACCTTCTTTCTTCTCTACTAATTCTAACGCTTTTTGGAAGACTCCACTAATATCTCTTACTTCGCTTGGTGGATAGTAACTGAAAATGCTACTTACCACCTTCACAAAAGTATTAGGGTCAATAGTACAACTTAGGAAATCACCCTCTTTGGTTAAGTGTCTACTACTCAAACGACTAATAACATCTGCTCCAAATTCTTTTTCAAACTTCTCAAAGTCTCGACGGAAACGGTAAGAAACCCTTGTAGTATTTACCACATCTGTTAAAAACTTACTTAGGTTAGGTAGTTGAGAGACTTTAGGTAATGGAACACCCCAAGCGTTGAAACCATAAGCAGAACGTAAAACATCTACTGCTAAGTAGTTAGGTGCAGTCAATAACTCCACAGAAACTTCATTAGCGAAACGGTCTGCAAATTCTTTAAAGGACGGTCTAATTTGTTTAAACTCAGAACCTTTACCTTCATTTGCAAAATACTCATCTAACTCTGCAAACTGCTCTTTTAGTTTAGAGTGTTTCTCTACAAAGTCATTATAACCCTCAAAAATAGAAGTGGACTCTAAACCAAAGATACCGAAACTTGCAAGTTTAAGTGCTTCTTCATCTGATAAATCAAGGTCTTTTAAAGAACAAGCTAGTTGGAAGAACTCTTTTTCGTTAAAGAAGGTATCGAAAGAGTAAAGCGAGTTCATAGACAACCAACTGATTACTGCAAATAAAGGAGAAACTTCTCCTACTGTGTCTAACACACTCTCTGGTAAGAAATCTACACCCTCTAAGGTAAGTTCTCTCTCTAAAGGTTTAAAGTCTACACCCTCTAAATCAAAACCGAAACTATCTAGTTTATCATAAAGTCCTTGGTACTTCTCAATAAGGTTGTCTTCTTCGGTTGGTTCTTCTTCTGTCTCTGAAGGTTCTTCTGTTTCATCTGTTTCATCAGACAAGTTACTTAAGTACAATTCTAACCCACTCTTATAACTTGAAACAAACTCAGAACTCATAAAATCAAAAGTGATGTTTTCTAAAGCCAACTCCAAGCAAGTGGTGAGCGCAGTGAGATACCCCACAAATACGGAATCAACACCTTTACTCAATCCTACCTTATCTTTATTCTTCAAAAGGTAATTAGCTACGGAAACTGCTCTCAAATAAGTTGTGTCAGAAGTGATAGTCACTTTAGGAGTCGGATAAGAAGTAATATCTCTATGCTCTTTCACAAAAGCAACCATCGAGTTTACATACTCTTTTGCTAGAGCTTTGTTATGTTCTCCAACCTCTAAAGTCTCTTTTAAAGTTGGAAATTGAGCTGAAATCTCAGACTGATACCCTTCAAGGACACGTGCTAAACCTAAGAAGTTGTTTACCAAAGTTAAGTCTGAGTCTTTTAAGAAGCCTTCGCCAATGTTCTTAGTTTCAACAGGTTTAGTTGTTTTAGGACTTCCCTTTTTAACCTCTTGGAAGTAGTTCCATAGAGCGCCACCCTCTTCATCCATTTCATAATACTGAGGACGAAGAGCCGTGTGGGTATAATACAAATCATCATTGAACAAAGCACCTACATAATTCAACTCGGTGTCTCTCAAAATGAGACCATAAGGGTCATTGATTTGTTCTCTATGACTTTCTACAAACTCTTTACAAGTTATGCTATCTTCCACCAAACCGACTGCTCTCAATCGTTTAAAAGAAGACTCTACGGTTTGTTTTCTACTTGAGTCTAAGAACCAACCGAGACCGTGGTTGTCTAAAAGATACCCTTGAACTTCTGGGCTACTGCTCAGTACAATAATTTCTTCAACACTAGAGAAGACACGAGAACCAAAGAGAGAACGACTATCTCCTCTCAACACCTTAGTAATTGGAGTGGACTTGCTTTCTGCTGATAATTCCGTACCTAACTGCTCTGTAAAAGTAATTGGTACAAACTGCTCTTTCGCCTTGAAATTGACCGGGGAAACATAGAATTGAACGTAAATACCATCTAACCCAAGCACTACTCTACGCACATTATTAGGCGAGAATTTCGAAATGATACCCTCTGTAATTCCTTTATCTTTTCGCTCTTTTAACTGTTTATAAGCTCCTGCACACAAAAGCCTTTCAAAATTTTCAACATATTTATTGGTTACTTTTACCTGCACTGCCAACTGACCTTGTTGGGTTTGAGTTGATACAGATTGTGAACCTTTTAATAAATCATACATTTATCTCATCTCAACTTTCAAGATTTTCTACTTACTATCCAAATGAAAACAAGAAAAAATCCCGCATGCCGACCATACGAGACTAAAATTCTTATTTTTCTTAATTTTGATAGATATAAGTTACAAAACCTTCAGAGGTTGTTGTTGGGTTAAACCAACCACGGTGGTTGCCAATGTAACGTTTTCCGCCAACATTTGATTCAGAGACCTGAATGCGTGTAGCTGATTCTACCGCAGTTACAACTGCAACGTGACCATACGCACCATCGTTCCAACATGCAATCGCACCAACTTGAGGTGTTGAACCTGTTCTAAATCCAGCGGCAGCAGCACTTGTCGTCCACTGCGCTCCATTACCCCAATAATCTCCAGCCCAAGGTGCTAATGTTTTAGCTCCCCACGTACACTCTCCAGTTGGATAACTTGAAGCGTCTGTGTTATGTTATCATTTTATTTAATAAAAAGTTTGTTAGTCAATATCATCAAACAATACCTACTCTAACTGGATGTAACACTACACCCTCTATCCCATCTGTAAATACATTAGGGAATACTTTTTTCATAATTTGAAATGCAGCATTAACATCTGCATTGATTTTAATTCCTTTATTACTTACAAACAAACCTCTATGTACTCTTCTTTTCTTGTTATAGAACTCTTTCTGAGGAAGTTCACCATCAAGAAAACTTGTACCACTTGTGTAAGATTCTTCGATCAAAATAACTTGGATACCGCAAAGTTCTGCTTTATAACAAATTTTATCAATTAGTTTTTGATGAGGAATGGAAACAAATGCTTGATTGGTAACTTTACCTAACGAACTTGACTGTTTCCAATTCTTATTGTTTCCAATAATAATCGTGTTGATTTGATTTTCAAGAGCGAAGTCAACAATGTAGCGACTTACCTTATGTAAGTAATCTTCTACTTTTAAATTACGTCTTTGAGTCAACCTATACAAACGATTTGTGTAATGTTGATTATTCATCTGTTTTGCGACACTCTGATAATGAGCCTTTTTCTTATTGTAGTATTGATTAGTTGATTTTAGACCTTTACCGTTGAAAATAATTGGGTTTAACCCTATATTTGTAACAACAGTTGCTAAGTTATCTAAACCTAAATCTATACTCATATATCTTCCATTATCAGAACGTAACTCAGACTCTACTGAAATACTATACACAACCTCCAAACAGAAAAACTGACCTTTAGGAACTATTCTAACTTGGTTGATTTTCTCAAAGTTATCTAAAGTTATACACCTTGGTTTGATTGTAAATCCACAAAAAGACTTAGGGAAGTGTAATAAATCTTCTTTTACTTTTACTTGTTGGTTTGTAAGAGGTAGAATCATTTTTCCATCTTTTGGTTTATACTTCGGTAACTTGGGTCTTCCTGAATACTTATCTTTATTTTTAGACCAATCTTTAATAGACTTAAAAAATGACTTCCAGTTATTATCCAACAAATGCAAAACTTGTTGAGCGGATTGAGCTGTAGGCATATTGCGATAATCTGGAAACTCTAAATTTTCTCTTAGACTTTTTTCTAAAGTTTGAGAACGCAACCATTTACCTGTTTCTTTAAATTCCTTACGAACAAGGTAATTAGCATGGTTGTATAAGTTCTTCGCTAAATGTGTGTACTCACAGAACATATTGTAATAAGGGTGACTCTTTTTAATAATGTGTTTTTCTACTTGTTGCTTAATCATTATCTTTAAGTAACTCCTTAATTGCTTTGTTCTTTCGCTTACTGTAAAGTTTCATAGAGTAACAATGCAACAAACTAACGATTTCTTCAAAAATCTCTTCACTGTCTAGTTTAGTTGAACCAACCGCACTCATTACAACAATCTCACAACCATGTTTTGCAAATAAGTAAGAAAATAAGTCAAAACCTACCCTTGATAGTCTATCTTTGTAAGTAATTACTACTCGTTTAACTTTTCCAGCTAAAACTTCATCTAGCAATTCAAAGAACTGAGTTCGTTTTTCAAAACTGATACCGCTTGCTGTATCTTGGTAGACACCATTTAAAACATAACCGTTTTGAAAACAGAAAGTCTTCAATAGGTGTACTTGGTTCTCTAAATCCTTCTTCTGCTTTGCAGTAGAAATCCTTGCATAAATGTAAGTTTTACGTTCAATATCTTTGTTCAATAGCTTATAGACACTATCTGGGTCATAATCGTACTGACCATTAACTTTTACATTAACCTTAATTAAACCTTCTTTAACATACTTCGTTAGAGTTGGACGTGTAACTCTTAAGATTTGTAAAACTTCTTTGGCTTTCATGTTGTCACCACCTTTCTAGTTTAATTTAAGTAAAGTATAACACAACAAAACAAGAAATGCAACTATTTTATTAAAATAATTGCATTGTTTTTATTAAAGGTTATTTACTTATGCGGCTATAGGCGGTGCGAGGAGAAAAGTTACTTCCTGCTCACTTACTTCTTTAACTACAACAACCTTGTTGGAGTCCGCTCTGTTTCTATAAAGCCTATTTTCATTCAAATCCAAGACTTAAACCACCTTTCATTTCTTCATTCTTCTAGTTTAGCAAAAAGAAAGAAAACAAGCAAAGAAAAAGAGAGGATACCGCAAAGTAAACCTCTCTCAATCCTAAGCTACACCCTCAGTTGCAACTTCTTTTTCCTCTGGCAACAGTGGATATTCTCTCGAATCCACAATGTTGGTGCGCTCTTTCTTGTTGTCGAAAGCCAACATCAACTCTTTACCAAAGTCCTCAAAGGTGTATTCAATCATAGTGAATTGACCACCATGACCTTCAAATTCAGCAATACAACGTTGGACTAGCTCTACTGCTTTCTCGTGAAGACCACCCATCAACTCGTCTACCACAAACAACATACGGTGGTTGGTAATCTCAGTCAATACTACAGAGAACAGAAAGGCAATGATTTGACCCATACCGTCTCCTGTCTGCTTACCAATCACCAGTTCGTTCCATTGACCATTCTTGAACTCCAATAAATTCAAGTGAACTTTCTGAGCTTTCAAGTCTGAAATCAAAGAGAACTTGTAGACATTTTCTCCAAAGACCAAAGCCAAGGCTCGGTTAATGATACCTTCCATATAGTCACGCAAACCTTTTGTACCGTCATTACTCAACATAACAACGTATTGCAAGGCTTTTGCTCTATTCAAGTAAAGAGTACGCAAATCTTCTAGTTGTGCAATATCATCTTGGCGCTTTCTAAGTCTATCCTCTTTCAAGGAGTAGTCTTGTTTAATCGCACCTAAACGACTTGCGAATGTTTCTGAAACCAAGGAAACCCTCCTTTTCTATTCACTAACCTCGGTTTAGTTACTACTCATAGCAACAGACCAAATGTTAGATGAGTCAAAACTCTTGATAAAGACATATTTACCTGCACCTGCAAAACCAAAACGAATGTCATCAGCAAACTCACCTTTACCATACAACAAGTAATCAAAGTAAACTGGGGAAAGTCCAAATTGGAAACCTCCTAACTCCAACTTCGCTTGGTTACCTTCTGTTACCTTATGCACGTGTTCAATAGGGGCAGTCAAGTCTAAATCTCCATATTTGAAGGTTACATTCTTCAAATCCTCAGAAATAATGACTTGAATACGCTCTGCGGACATGAGACCACTCAAAGCGTTAATACGTTTCAAGTACATTTCAACAAGAGGGCGAGATAAAGATACCCAAGGTAAATCTCCAAGTTGATCCAGAGAGTTTGGTGGGTAAGCAACATCTACATCATAGAGGACACCAATTACAGTAGCACCTTGTTTCAAGACAAAGAAGTGTTTTTCTTCATCTTTATAAAACGAGAATAGACCCTTAGCCAACAAGTCTTTCAAAGCAATCAAACTCATTGGACGAAGACCACCTTCTTCCAAGAAGAAGTCCATATTGTTCTGAACACTAGGCATATAAGTGTCTTTGTAAAACTCCAAAGCCTTGGTAGTTGGATTGAACATCAAATCGTTGTGAATTTCATTGGTTGTTGGAGTGTAAGGAGCTAAGTCATTCAGGGTTTGAATCATATCCTCACGTTGTTGTTCTGTCAACTCTACAAACGGAACTTCTTCATTGTCTGCAACACTAATATATTCCAAACGGTACAAGTCTGAAATGTAGAACGGAGGAGTGGTTGCAATGAGAGAAGAGTTACGAATTTCTTCATCCTTGTTTGGTAATTTCAAGCTCTCTTGAACGGTAATCGCAACCTCAATATCTGTTAGAGGGTGGAAAGTCACACTCAATGGAGTTGTCAAGTCACTAGCTGCATAAGTTGAAATCAACTTCTCTAAAGTAAGAGCTGGTACTTGGAAGTAAATTGGTTCTTCCCCTTCAAATTCTGTAACCTCTACCGCAGAAGTGGTTACACTGGTTTTTGCAACCACAATATCTGTAAGGGCAAGGAAAGATACCGCACCACTAGGCTCTACTTTTACCACCACGTTTTTGCTCTTAGGGTCAATCATAGAACGCTTTACTGTATCAATCAGCAAGCGACTCTCTTCTCGTAATGTGTCAAATTCAATTTTTAGAAACATACTAAGCAACGACCTCCACTTAATCTAATTTGAACCCTTGTTCCCAAGAAGCAGTGTCAAAACCTGCGAACGGATTTGAGTCGGTACTTGGTTTTAGTGTTTCTTCTGCTTTAGGAACTTCTACTTCTACCGTTTCAGTAGGTGTAGCTCCACCAAAGACACCACTCAATAAGTCTACTGCACTTGTGTCAGTTGTAGCTGATTGATTTTCAACTTGTGCAGTCTCTTCACTTGTTGGAGTTTCTACTTGATTTGGGGATACCGCTTGCTCAGTTGTAGTTGCTTGAACCTCTTCAAACTTAACCTCTTGTGTTGGTTCTGGCACCAAAGGAGACTCACCCTTAGCAATATCAACGACTGCTTCATTTTCCAACATTTGAGTGGTAATCTCTTTTGCTTCTGCTTTGACTTCTTTACTATCAGCTACCTCAACATCATAAGAAACTGAAGAAACATCTTCTCCTGTAATTTCCTTAATAGTGTCATAGTCTTTCTTCTCAACTGCTTCAAAGAATTTTTCTAAGCGCTCTGCTTCTGCAACCTTTTCAGTTAAAATCTTTTCTGCAAGAGCTTTGTAAGCTTCAATAGACTCTTTTGTGAACTCAGTTTCATTAGCGAGTTCCATTTTTAAAGGATACCCAAGGGAGTTGAGGATTTCAACTTCTTTCAAAATAGCTTGAATACGAGCCATTTTAGACCCTCGAATTTCTTGTTCCTTACGGTTATGTTCTGCCGCTTTCTTGTTTAACGACTCCAAACGAGCCAATGTGTTTTCTACTGACATTTGTTGTCCTTCCTATTTTCTTCTTGTTTTCTTCGCTTATCAGCAGTTACTGAAAACTTTACAATTTCAATCATAAGGTAGGAGAGTTGAAAAAGAATCAACAAACCTACTGCAAGTACAATCTTCACAAGACCTACCTAAATATGTTAATTAAGCGCTAAATAATGCTTAATCAAGTCCTTAATCTCTGGTTCCAAGACCATAAGATTTAAACGTTCTGAAAGGGATACCCCTGCCCAGTTGAAATCTCTCAAGCCCTCTAATGCTTCGGATAGTTGAGCTTGTTTCCCTTCTGCTTTTACTTGCTCTGCTACAGAACCTTCTGTATCTTCTAAGAAAATCTCAGAAGGTGGTTTTAATTCAAATACTTGTGGGTCAAAGTGAACCTCTGGTAAACCTGTAATTGGATTCTTACGCATCTTCACAACTGCACACCACACAAAACTGTAATCCTCCGAGCGCTTCGGTCTTGCCATGCAGCCTAAGTTCATAAAGGTGCAAGACGTTCCACCCTCAGTCTTAAAGGCTTTTAACTCACTAGGTTGATGAATGTGACCATTCAAAATTAGGTCTATTCCATAAAAAGGTTCATGAGTTGTTAAGTCTATTGCTTCCGGGTTGTTTGTAAAGTTTGTCAAACCTACTCGGAAATCGTAGTGGGTTATCGCAATATTAGTAACACCATCCACAATATCCAATTTTTCAAACTCTTTCCCGTAAGGAACATAGTGGAAGACCACCCTTAATGGTTCATTTGTATCTGGATCAATCAAGTCAGGAGACTCTAACATCACTCGACCTACTTGCTTATCTTCCTCTGCTAAATGCGCTGGAGAGTCAAAATACCCTAGAGAAGACAAGAACAAGTAATCATTTCGCTCCTCAGAACCATGCAAATCATGGTTTCCACGGTTAATTACCTTGTGACCTTTAATTGAGTCCAAGAATTTCATAGTGCGACTTAACATAATGCGGTCACCAGAGAGCCAAGATACCCCTGTGCGAACCCCAATAAAGTCGCCTGTTTCATTATATAACTCTGGTTCGAGTAGTTGGACTCTCTCCAACGTTTTATCCATGCACCAATAACAGTTCTCTTGGTAGTTGATGTGTTGACCTCTATACACATTTTCAATGTGGCGGTCACCAAAAGTAACTGAGGTGTTGCCGATTACTTTTTTCAAATTTACTTACCTCTCAAAATGCCCCCCATTTGCTCTCTACTCGATTTTAAATCTCAAAGGTACAAATAGACCTAAACTAATTTAAAATCAAATCTGAGCCAATCTGAGACTTCCTAGCTATGCTCATGTGGACTTACTACAGTCGAACCAATCTCAAAAGGTTCCGTAATTGAAAGATGACCACAATGTGAGCAGACACCTACTGGATACCCTTGGGTTTTTAACTCTTGTAAGAGTTCTTCGCTCTCTTTAAAGCAAGACTCTTTCTCTGAACCCTCAGTCTCTAACTGTTTATCCAAATTTTCCAATTCTGAAAACTGAGAATCTAAAGCCAAGAGAGAGTGAACTTCGGCACTTCTGCTTTCTTCAATCAAACCAAAGCTAGGTGCAGTATTCAAATCTTCCAAGGCTGAGTTCAAAGTTGAAATAACTTCCAAAGCTTGAGTTGAAGAGCTACTAGGAGCTTGTCCGAAACTTTCAACTTCACTTAAAGCAGTCAACCCTTTTGAAATCTTGTCAAGAACTACTAAATCAGTTAAATTTGCAGTTTCAACAATCGGTAAGGAAACCTCTGAGCCAAACTCTTTTAACTTCGTTTGAATAGAATGAACTTGATTGAGTGCTTTCAAATCCACACCATCAATCGTAGTCGTACCTTCTAACTCAGACATAGCTTTCAAGTCGCTTGCGACTTCGAGGATACCCTCTGAGCCTTTTTCTAACTGCTCAAAAGCAGTTGTTCGACTTTCTAACTGTCTAATAACTTCTTTAGTTAAGTGTCTACGCTCTACAATATCTTGAGAATAAACTCGAATACGACCCTCTACAACCTCTAACTGTTGGAAAGTCTCCTTGTTGTCATCCGTCATTTGTTTAATCGCTTGTTCTGCAGTCTCTAAGTCTGCGGCTTGCGACAACATCTTATTAAGTGAAGCTGGTGATTGTTCCAAAACTGGAAGACCCTCTGCCCCCCGCATTAAGTTTAAATATCGACCTCCAACCTCTGCTAAGTTGAAGTAACGCTTTAAGAAACTTGGGGTTTCAGAGACTTTTACGAAACGACCATCTACAAGAGTGTTATAGACTTCTTTGCGAGTACCGTCTTCATTCAAGTACACTCTATAACCGTTCTTAAACGTAGAGCGAGGACTCAAACTCGTTCGAGTTAAATAATATTCAACCTCTAACCCATCAGACCAAAAGGTTGTAATCTTTGCCTCTAACGCTCCATGTTTAATAAAGCCTTTCGCCAGTTGCAAGCCGATACCTTTGGTAGTTAAGTTATACTCCAAAGCCTTCAAAGCATTGGACTTCCCAGTTGAGTTGAAAGCTTTAAGTAACAATACCCAATGAGAACCAAACTCAAAGCGTTCTTTCTCATACTGAGCAAAGTTCTCAATTTCCCAAGCCAACAACTTAGCTTTCTGACCTCTAGCAATAATACCTTCTAGGTAATTTCTGTGCTCTTCTGACTCAAATAGTGAAGTCTGTTTCAACTCACTTTTACTCTCACCCTTACTAACGTGTAAGTCAGCAAATAATTCATCTACTGTTGCCAAATTTGTTCTTCTTCCTTTCTTCTTTATCTTCGCAAAATTCCTAGAAAAGACTAGGAACTTAGAGAAAACAAAGAGAAATATCTCTTTGTTAAAGGTGAAGCCGACTTGACTTCACCTCGCGGTTTTATAAGACATACCTCTCTACCAATTAAGGAGAGTTTAAAGGCTAATGACTCTTAATAATGGAGTTTTTACCCTTATTCTTCAGCACCGAAGTCCAAAACACTAGCTGGGTCAACATCTACACCCGGAGGAAGTTGGCTTGCATTAGCACCTAGTCGGTTCGCTGCAGAATTTGTAATTGGATTTGCAGAACCCCCTGCTGCAACACCTTTTTTAAGGTTTTCGGCGGTTGTTTGGATGTTCTCAACCTCAGCTTTCACTTTGTCAAGACTACCGTACATCTTATCCAATTTTTCATTGACTTCTTCATCAGAAAGCAATTCACAGTTACGAACTGTTTGCACCAAGTGAAGAGCATTGTAGTGAGCTTGCGCTTCTGCGTCCCACTCAGCTTGGAGTCCAAGGTATTCAGTCAAATCATACAAATCAGTGAACGGAGCCACTTTTTGCATTACTTGAATGTTCAATGAAGTTGCTGATTTAGCATCTTCACTTTCATAAGCTGCCCCACCGTTGTTCTTCGCTTTTTCAAGAGCTTTTTCATCAATCTCATAGTTGAAGAGAACGAAGAACCCACCAAGTTCAGTGATACCCGGTTGTTGAGCTTGTAGCTCAAAAGCTTTCATCAATTTGTCTGTAAAGGCTTTTGTTGTTAGCTTGTGCCACATAACCTCACCCTCAATCGTGTGAGCGAAGGTACGATCTTCAAACAACTGATTTCCATCATTATCAGTCAATGGTTTTCCATTCATTTCATAACGCGGAATTTGTTTTGTCACAGAAGTTGGATTTCCGTTTTCATCTAGCAAAGGTTTTGTCTCTGGCGTAGTTGTAAACTTACCATGAGCATCCTTTGTAGTTGGAATCACCACGATAGGGAACCACATGTCTGAATTGCTTTGAACCTGCAAAAAGACATATTCCATAAACGTTTTAGTGAAGTCTTTTTCTTCTTTGTACTGAGGTTCGTTTGCAACCAACTCAGCTACAGAAGAATATCCTTGACGAGCTACTTCAAGCTCAATTTTCGCACGGCGCATGTCAAATGCTGCAGAGATAAACTCACGCAAATACTCATTGTTACCGGATTGACCCCAAGGGGCAAAAATCCGGTTCTCTTCTTTAGCTTCCTCAAAGTAAGGCATTGACCCTGCCCAGTTGCTATCTTTGTCACCATTGTTGAATTTCTTCATAGTGACACTACGCATAGGAACACGGAAAGGAATCAAATCACCCTTCTCGTCAACAGTTGGGAAGCCCATGCGAGGGATATAAACCAACAATTTTTGATTTGTGTAACCGTCTTTCGCACGGTTGAAAATTTTGATGCCGAGTTCTTCTCCAAGCTCAGTGAGTGGAGAGCGTTTTGCACCAGCAGTGTCTTTTGCTAGGACTGCTTGCATTTGAGCCATTTGCTCTTGCGAAATTTGTGTCAAGTCGATTTTTACCATGTTTTTACCTCAAGTTTTTCTAAGCATTATTTAGCATTAATTAGCAATTTTTAGCAATTTAAAGCATTTTCTAAGCAATTTTAAGCAATAGTGTCTATCGTTAGTGTTCTGTTTCTTTTGTAAAGCTTTCTATTTAGTATTTTAGTAAAGTGAACTTTGCTAGTTAAACTAGCAATTTGTAATTAAATTTTTGAAAGAGGAATTACTAAGCAACCAAAAATCAAACCACCAACAAATTAACAAAATCTTAGTCTATCATCCAGACCTAACGACAGACAGTATGTGCCTTTTGAGGTAATCTTATAAAACCAACTGTTCGGCTTCTCAGCCGTACAGAAAAAGCCAACGAAAATGATACCCCTAACGGTAGTTAGGCAGTCTCTACATTGGCTTTGGCTGTCATCTCGACGGTCAAATAAATTTGTTGTCCATTGTGGACTTCGGTAAGTTAGGCTTACCTATAAGCTACAGACCTGTTACAGTCTGTAACCTGAAAAAAAAATATGGAAAGGAAAAGGTTCGATGAGAACCATCTATGCGAAGTTAAGAAAAATGAATCCGAAAAACTTAACCTCTACAACCTAAAGACCTTTTACAGTCTCTAGGCTCAAAAAGAAAGTAACAATATGCGTATTGCCGTTTTTGGTAAGATTTGTGCTTACCTACAAGCCACAGACCGTTGAAAGTCAGTGACCTGAAAAAAAAATAGAAAAAGAAGGCAATTAAGAAACGTACTTAATTCACCATCAGAGAGTAACTTGTACTCTCTATGAACCTTGCACCTTTAACAGCGCAAAGCCCCCGAAATAAAATAAATACTAGGAGAACAATCAATGAACCGTTAACATGCACGTTGAATGTTCTTGGAACCGAAGTTCCAACAAGTTACTGACCTTTTACAATCAGCAACCTAGTCTATGCATCATAAGGAGGTATGCATGTACAGAAGGAAAATCCTTCTAAGAGTAACCACCCTTCGAAAAGTGGATACCCTGAAACAAAGTTATGCGAAGGGGAACTGTCTGACCCCCTACAAGTTGCAGACCTTCGACAATCTGCAACCTAACTCGAAAAAGAAAAGAAGAACAAAATGTTCTTTCGGTAAGGAAATGTCTCAAACCTTACCTATCAGTAGCAAACCTACGACAGTCAGCTACCTAGTATAATTAATAAGGAGGATCAGCCTAACGAAAGCTAATCAGTTCGAACTACTTCAAGTAGTTCTATTAGCTGCTAACCTCTCACAGTTAGTAGCCGAGGATTATATGAAATTGAAAGCGGTAAGGGAAGAATCGAAAACCTTACCTAAGAACTACTTGAAGTAGTTCAATAAGTTGCTGACCGTTTAGAATCAGCAACCTCAACATATAAATTTCACAAAAGGAGATTGTGAGTCAGTTTGCGAACCTAAAAGAAAGGTGACAAACCTAAACATCAAGAACCTTCGACAGTCCTTAATGCGAAATCTTGGAAGAAATTCCTACCGTAACTAGGACAAAACGGTAGTGCAAAGTAGTCGAAACGTCCTTAACCAACTTTACTTATTCATTTTATCATAAAAAGTAAGATGTGTCAAGAGTTTTCTGTATATTTTATTATCAGTTTAAACAGAGATTAACCAAACTATAAAAAGCAGTTCAGTTCAACTAACTTATCTAATAAATTCAAACATTTTAAACGAACAGTCAATCTCCTTGAATAAGAGCATCAGGTCGCATACGGCACATTGTTAAAAGCTGAGTTAAAGCTCTCTTAACATTCCCCTCAGTAGGCTCCCAATAGTCACTGGAAACTTCATCAGAAAGTTGGGATACCGCTTGTTCTAAATGAGGAATCGCTTCTAACGCAACCATACCATATAATGAACGAATCCCCGTTTTAGTCTCAGAAGGTGTTGTACTAGGTGCTAAAACTTTATGTAAATGCACACTATAGTTATAAGTTATATTCAAACTCAACTCAGTAGAACCACCTACTCTGTAAGTTCCACCTCGCATAAAGTGAGGATTTTCAACTTGTAAAACCTCTTTGCTTATAGGGTCTACTAAATCAATATCATAAGACAACTACTATCACCTACTAACTAACAGACTTGCTCTAATTTTAAATGCACAACTACTTTACCTGCATAGTCTGTACGGTCTATATCTCTCTGCAAACGATACGAAATATAATGTTCAGCAATATGTAAATACCCCGCTGAAAGTAACTTATCTTCCACCAAAGCTTGAATCATTGAAATAGTTACATTTTCAGAATGTGACTCTACCAACTGACCCTCGATACTTTTTGCAATTCGAGCCAAGTTTTGTCTTAAATCATCACTTACGACATAAACTGACTGTACAGCTTTAATCAAAGCACTATAAATCTTATTTGCATCAAAGTCCTCTAATTGACCATTACGTTTTACAATTTTCATGTGTTACCTACTTTCTTATTATTTACGAACAAATCGTCCATCTGTGAATTGATCCGTTGGGATAGTTTCCGTAAAGCTAGGAAACTTCTGCTGTGCATAATCTACAACAACAGACTGAAGTTCATCTGAGTAACGAATACCTACAACTGTAACTGTCACAGGTTCAAACTCAACTGTTAACCACTCAGAACCAATACCAATCCAATTCTTCCAATAATTTACCTTATCTTCTACTGTTACTTCCATGTGTTACCTCATCTTCGAACAAAACTTCTCTCTTAAAACGACCGTCTAAAAACTCATCTAATGGACGAAGCCAATGTAGACGAGAAGTGTCTCCAAGGCGCTTGTAGGATACCGCAAGGGTCAAATTAGACTCAACTACTACAATATCTTTAACAGTATAGAGTGTATTGGTCTTTAGGTGTCTCCAAAGGGAACCTACTGGGACTTCTTCACGTTTATTACTCAAATCATAAAGTAAAATATCTAACACATCACTCATAAACTCAACCTCTCGACTACTGCTGCCTTGTTTTCTACCAAAGGAACTAACACCTCATGTATCTGAGAACCAAACAAACTTAAAAAGTTGTCTATATCCTTTACTTGAAAAGAAAGCCCTTCGCCAAATTGATACCGCTTCTCTTCTACATACAAGAAAGTCGAATTAGTCGGTACTTGCCACTTCTTCTCTAGTAAAGCTCTTTGCCCTGCTTTATCATTATCCGGGACACAAATCACTTTATCAAATAAGTTAAGAACTGCACCTTTATAAGCGTTTATATCAGCCCCCATAGTCGCAATAGCGGGTACACCATAAGCGTCCAAATGAAGTGCATCAAATATACCTTCAACCACTACGACAGAACCACGATACCGCTTATCTCCGTTAAAGGACTTATCCAAAGCCCTATCTAAGTTGAACCAATGACTTTCTTTAGAGAAGTCTTTGTCAGCAATCGTATAATACTTGGGAAAGCCTTTTCGCCAACCTACTAAAGTTGCAATCGCACCGTCTGCGTTGCGAATAGGTACAACCACTCGACCTTCTAAGGTAAAAGTTCCTTTATCTAACCAACCTACCTCATCTAAAGCGTTCATCAACTCAATGTTGACCGAAGGACTTGTTGCAAAACCTAAGTAGTTCTCAGCTAAATAAGATTTAATCTCTTCATGAATGTACTTTCGCTGAGTGGCGACTTCTGATACCGAGTCTAAATCTATTAAGTGGCTCTTTACTAATTCAAAAACCTCTTCTTTAGTTCTCAAATTTTGAGTTCTTCCTTTCCTTCAAATTTCCTTTATTATAGCACAAAAACGCAAAGAAAACAAGTCTTGGACTTGTTTCTAAAACTATAAATACTTTGCAAGAAGTTTATTGTCCGTTGGAACAATAGTGTCTTGTACCTTAATAGATTCCAAAATTGCTTGAAGCTTTTCAGAAGGTTTGAAATTGATAATCTTTAAGGCATCTTCATTTGTGAGCTTTATCTCACGTGTTAAACTGATTATAGGCATTTGTTCTACAACCTCAAAAAACTCTATCGTTGGGCACATTTGAGCTTGCTAAACTTAAAAGTAAATATTTAATGTAAAGCAAACAAACCCTATGAGATACACCATTGACTGCGTCTTTGGGTTTGAAGTTCTTAAAGGACTGTAAACCTACCTCTAAAGCATCAGATTGCGCCCATCGAGGATTTAACTTAAAAGAGCAACCATAATGATTTAATAAACCTAAAAGCTCACCTTTAGTAATTCCATTTGGGTACTTATAAGCAATAATATTGTAAACATCAACTTTATCTTTTGCTCGACGATCCACATATCTATTGCACATTTGAATTTTTCTTGCTAAAGAATGTTCAATCGGAATGACTTCAGACTGCCAAGTTCCAAGATTTGAACTAAAGTCAATCTTCAAACAAGGAGTTACGCAAGTACCGTCTGTTACTTGGAACTTGTAAGTAACTGAAGTATCTCGAATTTTTATCGGTTTGAAAGATACCGTTAGACCTAGTTCATTGATTCGCAATGCAAAACGGTCTTGAAACGTAAAGTAATCAAGCTCATACAAGCCACCAAAGTAATCTAAATCTAAGTCTGTGGTTTCTCGTGTTTCCTCCGCTAAGTCAATTAACCCTGCAAAGTAGTTGGAATAAATTGCATGCGCCCCTACTACTGTAATCTTATTAGCTAAACCTAAATCTTCTTGCAAAGTACGAAAAGCCAAGTTTAATAAGTCATTGTAAGCGCGTTTTGTTTTAAGATTAAACAATGTCTAACTCCTTTCCTAATAGTTTTCTTACTAATTATTATAACGCAAACCACAAGAAAATTCAACTCTCTACGAGAGTTGACCGCCCCAAACCTATTTAGTTCTTCAACTGTTTTAAAACCTCAAAGAGCAGAGTAATGTCTGGAGCCAAAATAGTTTGAAGAGACAATAAAGCATAGTCAATTACGCAAAACGCAATTATGAATACCGCTAGTTTCTTTAGCCAACGTTTACGAATAAGGTTAACTTCTTCCTCAGAATCATAACCTAAATCTGAGTGGTATTTTACACCTAAATAAACTGAAACCCCTAACATCACAAAGACTGCAAAACTCAGTACATCGTTCCAAAGGTCAAAAACCTTATAAAGTTGCCACTGTGAACGTAGTTGTGGGTAGTTTCCCACAAATTGTTGCACTAAGTCTGTGCTTACATTTAGCGATTTTGCTAATTCATCAAAGAGTTTGTCCATGTATATTACCTCCAAAGAAAAGACATCTTTAATTTTTTAAATGATTTATAATATCTAACAACACCGTGACATCCGGTGCGAATAAAGGTTGTACTGAAAGCAATATGCACGTACAAACAATTAAAACCACTATACTAATTATCAAACACTTAAACCAACGTTTGTAATGAGGGTTTACCTCTACTTTTCTATCAGTATTAGTTACTTCCGAATGATATTTCAACCATAAAATCCCTACTACAACTAACAATACAAAAACCGAAAAACTTAGTAAATTAGCCCACCTATCAATAATACTATAAATAGTGTATTGCGAACGTAACTGTGGGTAATTACCTACCATGTGTTGTACAAAATCTGTACTCACATTTAGTGTTTTTGCTAACTCTTCAAATAATTTATCCATTTATCTTACCTCCGAAACGTAGATTTACCTAATTCATCACAATTAAGAATAATTAGTTTATAGTTTGTATTCACAACTTCTAGCGAAATGCAATCTTGAGTTTCACTTACAGTAAAAGTTACATAACTACCCAACAAAAGCGAACTTACAAGTTCAATAACGGTATCTACGTTCAAATAAGACTGCTGATAAGAAATAGAATCATGTCCGAGTCTGTCCTCTTCAAATTTCGACACCACATAACGTGCATTTTTCTTCAAATGTCGCCTCAATTTCTTAATGACTTTTTCCGTTGAGTAAACCGTTAAGCGTTTTGGTTTAGGCTTAAACATAAATACCTCCTTTAATTTTGTTTAATCTTTTATACTAAGTTATCTTCTCTACACCATATTTAGACATGAACTCTTGCACAGGTACTCGATAAGTCAGTTCCCAAAAGTGATTTAAGACATCAAATTCAATCATTATGGAACCTACCTTACTGTTATAATAAACATCTGCAATCTGGCCTATGTATTCGCTACCTAAAATTTTAACCGTCCACTTAGAACCTAAATCTAAATGAGACCTCCAACTTTGAATTGCTTGCTCTAAACTCATATACTAAAACCTACCCCTTTCTACAGTTTCTCAAACCTTATCTACTCAGTGCTTTACACTCAATCTAAAGTAAATTTTCTAATCAAAAATAGTCTCTGCTTTTTCCTGTTCAAAAGTCAAACGTAAAACACCCTTTATAGTCTCAAACCCTTGAACTTTACCTTTTAAAAATCCTAAACGATTTCGATACCCTTTGAGTTTTCTATATTCCACCTTAGTTAAATAACTATCTAAATTCTTTAAATCTACCAATTCACTCACTATAACATAAGCTGAACTTTGTTTCTTATTTTGCTTATGAGTAACTTTACCTACTAAATCCCCAGAGCTATATCTCTTAAGTTCTTCAAATAACTTTTCCGTCAACATAGTGTTAGGAGTTAAGGTTACAAGATTATGTGAACGAGTTTCCCATGTTAAGGAAAATACATCAGAAAAATCAAGCTTTCGGTTATAAACCGACACCCAATCTTTTTCATAGACAAGCTCTTGTTTAGTACAAGTCTCTAAAATAAAGTAAGTTAGTACAAAAACAAGAACTGAAACAAACATTGAAATTGAGAAGACGTGCTCACCACTTACTACCGAACTTAGTAAAATAGCAACACAAAGACTCACGATTACACCTAAAACACTCGATATTATACCTCGGTAAGATTTATTTAGCAACCAATCAAGCATATTTAACCACCCTTCTTTAAATAGTTAAGAACAACTCACAACCTTAATGGTGTAATCAGTATTCACCAAACTAATCTTACAAGCACCTTTAGAACCTACAAAATCTACAATAGCAAATCTATAATCGAGATAATCAAGAACTTTGTCAACCGTAGATTTTTTATCTAGCTCGGAATCCTTGAACAAAGGATAATCATTTTCACAAAAATACACCGAATATGAAGTATCCTCATGCAACTTTTTCTGCAGTTTTGACTCAACATTACTCGAACCATAAACGGTTAAACGTTCCACACCTTCTGAATACATAATTTTTAACCTCATTTTCTATTTTCTTTATTATATCAAAAATAAATACATTTGTCAAATATAAAAAGCAAGACCTTTAAATTCTTGCTTATTTTGAGGATACCGAGAGGTTATTTTTCTAAAAAGTAACTTAAATCCTCACTTGTTGTAGTACCTTCCCCGCTATCGAAAGTCAAACGCAATTCTCCGTCATACTCTGATTTTTCATGTGAACCTATAAGATTAAACAGTCTGTTATAAGTATAGTCAATTTTACGATATTCGACTTTGACAATCTTTGCAGTGCTACCTGTTTCACCAACCAACTCGGTCAATTCAGCTTTGCGAGTTATGCTTACATTATCTTTCTTTAAAGTCAAGTAGTGAGTGTAGTTTAAAACCCTTGAATTCTCGCCACTATTGTAAATCCGAGTATTGGCAAGAGGTTCATTCAAAGGAATCTTGTAATCAAAATCATTATCGAAAGCTAGAGACAAATCAATGTCTTTATCGTTTTGATAGATTTGTTTCCAGTCTGTTGCGTAAACCTTCTCTTCCTTTAAGTTTAGTGCTAAAAAAGGACACGAACATAACAGTAAAACAAATAAAACTAGGTATGTGTACCTAAACCATTTAGGACGGTTCCAATTAGACTCATCATCTACACAGAACATCACAATAACCGCAAGTATAAGTATAACTAGAAAAGAAGCTAAAAACTTAGTTGAAATAAGCCAACCCATATTAAATCACCTACCTCATTCCAAATCTAAATTCAACAAATCTGAACCGTTTGTGAACTGTTTAGAAAGTTCGAGAAGTTCAGACTTGGAGAGGTAAGTAATACCCTTACTTTTGATGTAAGACCACGTTCTATTGTACATTTCATCCGGGACTGAAAGCCAACCATAATCATTTCTAAAGAAAATCTTTAAAATCTGATCTTGAACCTTGAAAATGGTTTGGTCTTTGTTTTTGAAGTTGATACGGAAAGGTTTGTTTTCTTGTATTTCTATCATAGCTTTTAGTCCTCAAATTCTATAACTACAAGCAAGTCTTTTGGCAACTTTAAGTTAGGTAAGTCCGTAAGCAAAACCCCTGCTAACACTGGAAACGAATACTTGTTAGGGTCAGAAGCGCAAAACTTCACAAAATCCATAACTCGACCTAGTGTAGTGATATAGCTACTCTCCCTACGCACAATTTCATTAAACGCAGTGAATACTTCTTGTGTTAAAGGCTCAAAAGTGAACAATAGTTCTCTTTCGTTCGTATCCAACAACTTATCACACAAACTCAATGGAATTTTCGTGTCTTTGAACTCAGACTGTCTAACATCAGTTACATGTAAGTGAATCAAATCAGTTAGTCTCCAAACCATACCTTTTACCCCTCAAAATCACTGCGAACTTCTTCAACAAAATCTTCTGAAATTAAACCTTGTTTTAAAGCTTCTTCCACTACAAATTCCTTAACTAAAAGCTCATTTAACTCTGTCAAAGGTAAGGATACCATTTGTGTTTCTATCATACTATTTTCCTTTCAATTCATCTGTGTAATAAGTTGCTAATTCTTCCATGTACTTTGTTGTCCAACGCTTGATTTTTGCGAGTTGACTTGCACTCACTAAACTAATATCACTCAACGGTAACATAGAGCTTTTACGCAACCAAACCAAACTTGAATCCGACCAAATATAACCATCACAAAGAGTTGCCCCACCAAAGGATGTATCCTCTATCTCAACATTTAAAGGACTGCTAGTACCCGAGTAAATAGTCACCTCTAATATAATGGATTTATCCTTCAACTTACGTTCAAGCAAGTTCTTCAACTCAATCGAACAATATTCTAAGTTCTTAGGGTCTATTTTTACTAAATTTTCTTTTGTCATAAAACCTCCCCTACTCCGGTAAATACTGCCAATAAAATCTTTCGCAATCGAGGATACCCTCAAAGTAGTTACCGTGTCTAACACTAAGCATGACTTGAGAAACTAAATAAGAACCATCAGATAATTTCACAAGAACTGGTTTGTATAAGCTAGGTAAGTCTCCAACCAAAGGGAAGGTAAACTCCTTTTGTCTTTGCTTTGCAATCCAAGACTCATCTTGCATTTCTTTCTCAAAAATCGAGCGTCTATCCCAAACAGAATGCCACTCATTACGAGAATTAACCTCTGCACCTTCTGAAACCTCAAAGAGAACCATAATGGAACTAGCTTGCAAAATGTAGTTATTATCGTAATTATCTAGTGACGAAGTGTGTTGATATTGCACATCTTTGATAACAACATGAGGATTCTCAGCTACCCAAGCGTTAAATTGGTCTGCTGCTTTGCAAAAATCTGAAGGGGCACCATCTGTATCACTTAGAAAAATCTTTGTTTGTAACATAAGTTATCTCCTACAGTTTATTCATTCGTTTCGTAGAGCAAACAAATCGACTCATGGAAGTCCGAAGCGGATACCCCACTATCAGCGAAACCTGAAACATTGGCTTGATAGCGCATATCTAGGACTCGAACATTTGGGTTTTCCGAAAGCCACTTGTTTGCTTTGTCATCTGCACTTACCCAATTTTCTCGAAAACCAGAGTCAGTTGTGAAAATTTTAATTTGTTGCATTAATTTAATCACCTCTACCTAATCTACGAATATTTTTATAATAGTAACTATAAAAACGAGACTTCAAGTCTGTAAGCTCTTTATTTGGAAAGTATTCACCAATAACAACCTCACCTTCGTAATATGAACTTGTATAAACACCAAACTCATCAATGTAATAGTAAATCAAATTCTGATTATTACCAGATTCCATAGCTAAAGTTTCTAAAACACCTAACACCAAAGGATGATTTGTTTTAACTTTTAACTCCACACCATTATCAGAAAAACAATCTGTACTCAATACCTTTTCAGTTACACTCTCAATTATCTCTTTAGGAGTCGTTAAATCAGTAAAATTAAAAGACACCGCGTCTCTAATAATGCTTAAATTATATCCTGTATAAACCTTCAACATAACAACACCTCTAACCTATATTAAGTAAATCCTTTTCCTTTATCCATTTTCCATCTACAACCTTACCCTTACGGTCTCTTATCTCATCCCAAGCGTGTTCTACACAGTCAGTTAAATCCCAACCATAATGTTTTGCAATATGTTTTAAATCTGCAATGACATCTCGTAGAACCCAGATACCGCTTGCGCCTGACCAAATTAAATTAGTTGAAATAGCAATTTGGTCTAGGTGGAAACCTAAGTAATTAAACTCACCCTTGTCAATCCACCAATATTCTTCAAAGAAATTACGCTCACCCTTTGAAAACTGCTGCACATAAATAATCAAAGTGACTACGATATCACCTAGAGAGTCTTTTAATAGCTCTAAATCTCCTCGATAATAAGCACCAAAAAGTTCTCCAAACTCTTCCATGATTTTGTAGCGTTGGGTTTCATAAGGTAATTTGTCGATACCCCTAACCTTTGACCAGTTTTCAATCTTCTCAATTAAGAGAGGTACTTCTTCTAATTCATTTCTTCTATTCACTTAACAAACCCTCCAAATCAATGTCAAAACCTTGTTTTAACAAGGTAAACAATAAGTCTGTTCGAGTTGTTGGAGTCAATTCTTGCAAGTATTGAGACAACCACAAATCTCGATCGATTTCAAAGTCTGTTATAGAAATCTTGTAATTTATTACACTAGGTAAAGCATCTAAGGAAACTTTGTAAGGTAGGCTGAAGGCTAAACCATTACCTACATCTAATTTCAAAGATTCACGGTGAGGGTCATAATAGAAAGATGCATCTTTGGTCTTGAACAACCAACCCTCATTGTGTTTGGTGTTTTCTAAAGAGCAGTCTGCTAGGTTTTCTCTGTTGCTATAAAAGACCACTTCTTTTGGAAGTTTAAAATAATCGCTGCTACGAACCAAAATATCTACTTCGTCTGGTGTTAAGTTGTTAAACATCTAAAATCCTTCTTTTCTATTTACTAAAAATTTCTAAATACTTAGTCTACGCACCGTAAAGACAGTCTAAAACATCATCAGCTGTCTCAAATTGAATTTCATCTGTTGCATAATTCTTTAGAGCAGTTGCTAACGGAGTCTTATGATTTACACAGTAATAACGAATTGTATATGTTCGAAAATCTACTCGGAAGACTTCTTTTACATTATTTGCCTTCAAGCGTTCAAAATACAGTGTCCACTTAGTTTTACGAGCAATGCGTTCATAACTAGTATCCATTACTTGATTTAGTTCATTTACTAATTCATTCATCATTGTAAGTTACCTCATTTTTTTCTTCTATTAACCACCGTAAAGGCACTCAATAATACCCTCTACAGTCTCAAATTCAATTTCATCATCTGGGCGTTTCATTTGGATACCCTTAAAGTCGGTGTTATGGTTTACGCAATAGTACCAAATAATATTCGACTTCAGATAAATTCTGTAAATTTCTTTCACATTATTGGCTTTTAAGCGCTCAAAGTACAACAACCACTTGCCTTTACCTGCAATTCGTTCGAAGTCACTATCCATAACCTTAGTGAGTTCATCAACTAACTCGTCCATTCTGTTCAACATATTTCAACCTCAGTTTTGCTCCGGATTTACAATCAAATCCGTGTTTTCATAAATGTTCCCTACAATCGTGAAATCATCAGACAAACGTAGAAAATCACTCAAAACACGCATATTCTCATCATAAATCGAAGACCACAAAGCTGAGTCCTCCAATAGACCATATTTACTTTTAGTAAGCAAAAACTCAAATCCATCAAATTCTAAAGCAAAGTAATTATCAAGCGGAGTTTCACCATAAGCTTCATCTGAGTTTTCACAAAATGAACCGTCAGAGAAATAAACTGTATCAGCTACTTTAATAATACTCCCTGCAAACAAAGGTTGACCCTTAGAGTCTACAAATGGAGTCTGAGGTAACAAGATACCCTCAGACATTGGAATGAATCGTTTAAATTCATCTTCATGAATTGGGTAAATCTCCCCTTGCACGTAATCAATCCCTGCTACTTCAAACATCTGCTTTGTTTTGGTGTCCCAAACTTTGCAACCTAATTTAATTGAGTCCATGTTCTTGCAACAACTCCTTATTTTGATAAATATTTCCTACAACTTTCACGTCAAGTTGAGTGTCGGACAATAACAAGTCTTCTAAATTCACTTCATAACGGTTCATAATGTTCAAACCAAGTGTAGTACGCTCCACAATACCGAGAGACATAAAGGTAGCTTCATATTCAGAATTATAGTCCTCAAACTGAACAATATCACCTTCGTAAATCTCTATGGAGTTTTCCGAGTTATCGAAAACGTGGAAAGACTGCGTTACAAACTCAGAAGATAAAGCTTGTGCAATAGGGAGTTTCTTACCTGTGAATGGAGAGACAACCTCATAGACTTGACCACTAACACTTCGCTCTAAACAATGGTCAGGAACCATGAGACAAAGCTCTGGGTCCCATGCTCTCATTTTTGGTACGGTCATTTATTTAACCTCACTTAACAAAGCTTGCAAACTATAAACAATATTGTCATTTGCCATTTTCTTAATAGCAGTTGGGAATAAGCGTTTCAGCTCACCCCTCACTAAATTGTCTTCGCAGACAAGCTCCAAAGGAAGGATACCCCAAGGATGCTTAGACTTAATTGACAACAACAATCGTAAGGTAGAAGCGTAATAAACATAATTATTTTGCTTTTCTGCTACTTCTTTTGCGTACTGTAAGTGGTCTAATGCCATCTCAAAGTCATCTTGTTGATGTTGAGTTAATTTAACCCCACCTACAATCTTCTCAATTAACTCAACTGTCAAATCGTCTAGTGTAAACTGAGCCACCTCAACCGAAGAACTTGTTAAATCAACACCTTCAGAAATAGCTTGTTTCAAAGAAATTGCACTTGCAGACTTAGAATCCTCAGTTGGTAAGTACAAGATTGTGTGACCCAAATACTTATATCTACCCCAACTCAATTCAACGCTATGTGTATGACCAAATTTCTCAAAATAATGATGAACAAACTCCTGCAAAGTCAAACTATCTGCACCATCGATAGCATGAGCAATCAAATCTTTGAAAATCTCAGTAGCGATACCGAAACCTTTGTCTCTATCATCTCCATAAGAATGGTAAGCACCTATCTCTTGAGGTTTAATGGTCATCTTTAAATCAATAACTTTACCGTCAACCTCAGTTGAAATCTCTATCAAAATCTCACAAATATTGGTACGATTGTCTGCGAAAGTTCCTTGAAATTCATGTACTTCATGAACTGTATCCGTGATGTTCTCAATCGTGAAATCTTTAAATGTAACAATAGACATAGTATTTCTCCTTTAAAGTATTAAATCTTGATATAAAACAATAGAACTAAAAAATGTCTTGTTTTAGTTGTTTATGATATTTAAACAAAACATTTAAAACAACTTTTTCTGAACGGTCTAAATAATCTTTTCGATATTTGTAATCGTCATTGATGTGGTCATAAATTGCTTTCCAATTTATGTATGAGTTATCAATATTTTCTCGGACTACTTTTTCGAAATCTTCTGCTTTGATTTCCTCATTATATTTTTCATCATAATTTGAAATATATTGGATTAGAATGTATAAATCACTATAATAAACGTACAAACGTTTCCAATCAACGTCTTGAGAATTTTGTAATACTGTGGATAACTTTCTATAACCATCTCTTTCAAAGGAATCCCATCTATCTTTACCAATGCGACAAAAATTGATGAAATTACAAATCATAGCATTTTCTATAAAGTCAGGATAGGTTTTTGGCATACTAATCTCCTTTGTTATGGACACGCAACCCAAGTTGGGTATTCTAAGTCGTACCCAACATCATTTGGAGAGAAGAGTACATCTTCAATATATGACTTAGAGTCCTTATCATAATGCATCAAAGTCAATGTCATAGAATGTTTAAATGCAATTCGAATGACCGCAGTTAAAGCTGGTGTTAAACCTGTCACATAAATGACTAAATCATCACCATCAGTAATACCTAACTCAGTGAATCTATCTGCTACTTGATTTCTCAACGCTTTAGGGTCGATAGGGAAGCTAATATCACCCTCAGCGAAGATGTAGGTTGTTACATCTTTTATTTCATGTCGATTGTCACATAGACCTAGTTTGAATGTTGTAGCCATATTTTTATTCTCCTGTTTATCTTTATTTTTAAGTATATCTTATTATAACACAAATAAAAGAATAAGTCAAGCACTAAATGACTTGACCTACTCCCATCACAAGTAAAAGCAAAATAAAGGATACCGAAAGTAAGAAAATCAAACCGTTTAACCACCACTGCACAATCTTTTTCTTTTCTGCTTTAGTTGATGCGTGTTTGAATAACTTCCAACAAATGCGAGACCAACTTGCAAAAAGTAAAACCAAAAGACCGATAAAAACATAAGGATGTTGATCTAGGTAACTTAAAAATGTGTGAGCATAGTTTTTAAGGGTATTCCAAATTTGTGTATAGTTCATGAGTATAATTTTTCTAAATCAGAATCAGAAAGCAAACTTAACTGAAAACTATCTAACGTATCCAATAAGCTGGTATTCACTTCAAGGTCGAACCATTCACCTTGAATGTTAATTTTATAAGCATAAGGACTGTAAGACCTATATCTTTTATTCAACAAATAAATCAAACGAAGAAACAACAAACTATAATGTTGGTCTAACCAGACCCAAAAGGAGTGCTCAATTAAACGGTGTTTAGAATCTCTTATATTTCCCCAAAACTTCATTTCCTTATTCGTAATAGAGACTTCAATCGCCAACATATAGGTATCTTCAAATTCGTAAACGAACTTAAGCTCATCACCTAACTTGTGGTTATTATCGAAATATTGGATACCGAGAAAGGCTAAAACCTCTTCGAGTGTAGCTTCTCTCATCAAATAAGTAAGGTCTTTGTCTAGCTTTTGTAATGTTTTTAGTGTCATACTTGCTCCTATGTAAGAATTTTTAAACCTTTATAAGAGTAAAGGTAGTCAAGCAAACTAGTTTGAGTTACAACTTCTCCTAAAGATTTATTTAACCAATAAGCTAATGAGTCTTTACCAAAAAGATTTTGCGTATAAGCTAACAACCTAAGCGACTTTAAGAAAATTTCCAAAGAAACTGAGTTATCTTCCACTAAAATAACTTTCTTTTCTTTTCGGAGTCGTTGTTTGATTAAGTCAAATTGGTTTAAATTTAATTCCGGTAAGTCTGAATTGAAGAAATAATAGTCTTTATAAATCTCAATCTTCTGCTTTAACTCCGAGTAACTAGTTAAACGTGGAAATATGTACTGAATTAAATCATCCATATCTTTAATTCTAGTAGAGAATAACTTCATAACCGCTAAATCCTCATAGGATAAAACCTTTACATTTAAGTTTTTGAAACCTTTTAACTCTATCGCACTATAAGCATCTGTACCATATAAAGCGAAAAAAGTTTTCACATTACTAGAGAACCCAAGGCTCGAAAGATACCCTTTAGGTAAGAAATCTAAAGAACCGATAAAATCCACATCTGAAGTAAGTCGAGGTTCACCCAATAGAGCCAAAGCTGAGCCACCTACAATGAGGACTTCGACTTTTGGGAATACCCCTTCTGACTTTAAATCTAATTCTCTCAATCGCTCTAAAATATCAGACTTGTTTAAAAACAAAACCAGCACCTCCTAATCATTGTCTCGCTCAAACCACCCACCAAGTGCCATTTGAATATTTAACCAAACCTTGTGTGGTAATTCTTCTTCGCTCATATCCGCAGAATAAGTACCATTTTCAAAAGCTGAAATCAATTCAGTTAGCTCTTGATACCGAATTTTGTCTGCCATGAAGAGTCTCTGAGCCTTTAGAAACTCAATTACTCTCTTGTCTTTCTCACTTAGCATTTAAAACCTCTTATTTTGCTTTCTATCAAATTTTCTATCTGAGAGGTAGAAATTATCGACCTCAACTTTAAAATCGAAACTGAGGCAATCTGGGACTTCTGAGAGTGCTTTAAAGTTTTTCTCTCAATTTACGAAAAAGAGCAGACTTCCATCTGCTTTCTTCTGTCCAAACTGCGTTTTGGAAATGAGAACTTGAGGAGTCGAACCTCAAACCTAGACCAACTATTGTTGAACAACAAGTTTACTAGTTCTCACCTACTTCTTAGTTCTTCTAAAAAGTAGAAAACATGAAACATCACAAATTACATCAGAGAAGTGGTTGCTAAAGACTAGTAAAAGTCATGTAAGAACCTTTCTAAGTATATAAATTTGTTCACGTAAAGTAATCAGCTTTACGTTACCTACTTAGTTTATCATACTAAACAGGTTTTGTCAATAAAAAATAGCTAAATTATAAAAATGGAGTTAAAAAACAATTTTCTATAAATAAAACGTGGAAACTTTAAGATACCCTTTGAGTTAAAATTCATCATAATGTAAACCTAAGAGGTGAATTTCTTCAATTTCTTCTTTAGTTTCTAAGAAATCTTCCCACTCTTCTTGTGTAGCTTGCTCTTTAGACTTGTGCTGACCTAATCGACCAACTCGGTTTGAGTATAGCAACGGTTTATCATTTACAGTCAGTCTACCTATTTCACGTTCAACTGAGATGTTTGGTTCAGGTAGACAATCAAAACATACCCAATAGCGAGGGTGTAACCTAGGGTTGAAAGTGTAACATCTAGTACCTTTTGCCAAAGTGCAGCCACAATCTTTACAAGTACGCTCTGCTTTAATTTTTACAACCTTACAATTTGAGTTAGGTTCTTCAAGAGTTATTTCATTTATTTCAACAATAGTTTCTGAGAAGTAACGTACACCAATTTTCTGAGTGTTTATTAGTCTAGGCACTCTAAATTACCTCCACCTCAATAAATGGTCGAACACAAACTTGATTATTAATCGTAGACTCATAAGTGTAAGGTAGAACTTCTAAGGAAGATACCCAAGCAGAGTTGGGAAGTTCTACATAGTTAGAACAAGACAGCCAATCCAAAACTTTACTCAACTCATGCAAATGCTCTAACTTTTCTAGGTAAACTCGTTTTCCTGCACCTTTGTTTGTAATAAAAACATCTTCAATCGAAGTTCTAAATTGAACCGAGGTGATTTGAGGAATAGGTTGTTCAAATCGAAGAACATCACTACCCTCAAACTTCTCCGGGAAATCCCAATACCCTGTCAGACAAGCTAAGTCAAAACCATCTTCGAAACTATACCAAACATGAGACAACAATTTAACTGCATCGTGTGTGGATACCGAGTGTAGCATAGGAAAGTCTGCGTATTGACTTGTAATGACACCTAACTCAACTTCCCCTCTGTCTTTGACTGTAACTACGAGTTTAGCCTCTGAAACAGAAATCTCTACAATATCGAAGAAGAAACGTTTCAAATAATGAGTTAAACTATCAGACAAAGCATTTGGATTGCACTTTCGTATAAGGTGCTTATACTCGTCTACAGTTGTTTGCGAACTAAACTGATCTAAGTAAGTTTGGTAATCATGTTCCAGTTTCTTAGTAAGTTTCATTTTCTTTGCTTCTTTCCAAGTTAGTTTTCTTAATTATACCATAAAAACCTTGAAAAATCAAGGTTTAAGTTGGTTAAACTCAAATTTATCAATGATTTCAGAAGTAAAATATTCCAAGTGAAACCTTGTCGTATCGGTAGAAGAAGTTAAGTCTAATTGGGAAAGACTTTTAAAACCTATAGTTTCAAAAGACTGAATCTCAAACCTCGTATCCGCACCATATAAACTTAATGAGTTTAAATCAAACACCTCAACAAAACAAATTACAACTGGTTGGAGTTTATCTTTACTAATATAGAGACCTGAAACAGTTATATCTGTAAAAGAAATGGATAAACCTAACTCTTCTTTTACCTCAATTTGAACTGCAGAGCGCAAACAATCAGATGATTTTAGGTCAGTTAAAGTAACTCCACCTGTAACGGATACCCCAACTAGGTTTGGATTTAAAGAAACAGTTGAACTTCGCTTGGTTAATAATACTGACTTTGAGTCATATACTAAAACACTAACCGCTATTACATTTGCTAAGTAAGGGCAAGAAAGATAATTCCCAAGTGTATCTGGAGTTGTCTCTATAGGAGTTACTAATAAGTTACTTGTCAGAAAAGAATAAAAGTCTAAAAGTGAACAAGTTAAAGAAACAGAACCATCTTCACGTTGAACTAAATTCTCTAACCTAATAGTAGAACCATTAAAGGCAGTTGGGTATTGGGTGGAAATCCAATCTTGCTGAAACTCTTTAGAAAAATAAGATTTGTAAGTTGAAGGTACAACTGAAATAGAATAACCCTTTTGAAAAGAAATAAACAACTTAACTTCCTCTTACTACTACAACTGTGGCATCATCTAAGTTAACAGAACCATCTAAATGTAACTTTTGAAGTTCAGAAAGTGTCTCGCTTACCGAACCAAACGTGGAAAACATATTGTAAAAACCATCTGTCATAAACATCAACTCTTGACCACTATAAGGAAAATACCCTTGATTACTCAAATAAGCACACTCTGGATCGAGACTTCCAATTTGATACCCTTGAGGACGGTTTGCTAAGTGACGAGTTCGTTTATACACTTCTTTAACTTCGAACTCTAAATCAATATCTCTGAGAGTTTTTAAGTGAGCAATTTCCTCTCTATTAGCTTGTACAAAGGGAGCAAAAGATGAGTCTGTAATTATATCTACCTGACTACAAATCAAATAACAATCACCTAAGTAAATATACTCAAATAAATCTCCAACAAAACGACCAAACATAAAAGCAAAGGTTGGTAACTCAGAATAGTCATAAGTTAAATCAGAAGATAAATAGGTAGCTTGCACTTGTGAAATTGCAGAAGCTAAAATATCTTTTAAACCTCTATAATCTTTACACTCATTAGGTAAAACTTGATTTAAAGTTTGCATGACTTGGGATACCGAGAACCCTTGCTTGCTAGGTGTGTCAAACAAATCTGTAGCACCATCCATTACCCAAACATAGTTCTTATAAACTTTGTAAATATCTTTGTTATCATGATTTGTACCTTCAATAGACTGACTTAATAGTTTCTTCATAATCATAAAATAACCTCTTTAAAACCTAAAGCCAACTTTTCTTCACTATCATCAACAGAATTCTCTGGAACACCAACTGAGTTCCAAGTAGGCATTACTCCAGTTTCACGGTACAAGTCATCTAAAGAGTCAGCAAATAACTTACCACCTCGAAATGGGTTACTATCGACTTTTCTAGGATAAAATACAATGTGTACATCCCAAAAACCATTTTCTTGTTCTTTAAAGAAAGTTCTTACACCTTTCTTAGTATATCTTTTATCAAATAATTGTTCCAC